AACACTGATCTCTGATATAGACAGTAGAATCAAGATGCTGTCTAATCAGATGAAAGAGTATGTATCTTCATTTGAGTCGCTAGGATTCTCTGCATATAACGATATAACAGAACAAGAGTACCTAGTTGCTGTAGAAGCATTAGAGAAGATCAACAACTCTATCTATATCTTAGCAGATAAGTACTCTCAAACAGATAGAGAAACCGCTCTGCAGTATCTAAACAAACCCCTAGTAGAAGATGTAGATAGTGAAGCATTAATAACCTCTCTACAACAGAAGGTTATAGAGCTTACAGATTCTATCAAAGAGCAATATAGAATCAAAGATGCTTCTAAAGCATATGATGATATACCTAAAGATTGTAACCATTTCGATGATTGCCCACTAACCCATTCTATTAGAGAATCTAGAAAGGGTATGGTATCTAAAGAAGTACTAGAGTCTATGGAAGCTAAGAGGGATGATCTAATATCATCTATCAATGATCTGAAGATAAAGTCTGAAAAGTTTAAGATTACTCTATCCGCTGTCAATGAGGTGAAGTTCTTAGTTCAATATATAGAGTCGATGTATAAGATCATATCCAAATTTCCCAATACATCCTCCCTATCTTCTATCAAGAACATATCTCACCATATCTTGAATACCGTACCTATCAATATCAATATCGAGAAGTACAAAGAGTATTCAAACTATATCTCTCTCATATCTGGATTGAATGATGATATCTTATCCCTTAAAGAGAGAAAGAAGAAGATAGAATCATCTTCTAAGACTTCTATGATGCTTAGAAGCAATTTAGATAGATTTCATAAAGATTTAGACGAGATATTGAGTTCTAAATTAGGCTTAGTCGGTAAGATTACGACACTCAAAGAACGCTATTTGAAGATTAAAGCGATGGTGCAGTCTATCCGTACTGCCAAAGCCTTAAAAGAGCGATATGACGAGATTTCTACTAAATTGCAGTCTACTACCACTCTGGTAGATAAGCTATCTAGTTCTACAATAAGAGCTAGAGAGTTAGCAGAAAAGTATACAGAAGAGAAGACAAAGTTGAATAGAATATCCATGCAGGATATTCCAACATTGTCTAATCAGATCGAGCAGAACAAGTATAGAATGGTGATGTTTGACCAGTATAAGAAAGACTATACTGAATATGAGAAGATGTATACAACTCTACAGTCATTGAGGCACTATACGTCTATCAATGGTATACAGACTGTATATATGACCATGTTCATGAACTCTATACTACAGTCTACTAACAATCTACTACAATTGTTGTTTAGTGGTAGATTTGTACTACAACCATTCATCATCAATGAGAATGAGTTTAGAATTCCATGTATAGATATAGAGGGAAATCTCAGGCCAGATATATCTATGATGAGTGATAGCCAGCTATCTATGATCTCTATGCTTATCTCATTTACTCTATTACACAAAGCATCCGAGACATACAACATTATCAAACTGGATGAGGTTGATAATAACTTGGATAATGAGAATAGATTGCAGTTCTCTCTATTGATCAACTCTGTTATGGATATACTGAACTTCCATCAGTGTATCATCATCTCTCATAATAATGAGATAGATCTGTCTAGTGCAGATATGATTCTGTTGAAGATAGAGAACCAAGAAACATTGGCTTATCTGAATACCAGTGGAGCCAATATCATCTATTCGTACAATGAATAGATTGCCTATTATTTAAGGAGGAAATTTACCATGAAAGCAAACCTTATTGTCATCTCAAGATCTCCAAAGAATACCAGAGATCATTTTGAAGATCAGATGTTTGTAGAGTCTAATCTTGGTGCCAATATAAAGAGTACTGGAGTATTCGAGTATGATATATCTAGAGATGGAAATTTTAATGGAGAATATAATAATTGGTTTATGTCTATAGACTCTTGGCCTAACTATCTGGCTATTCCAGATATGGATTATCTGGACTATTTGCCAGAACCAGTGTATGATCCCGAGACCAATTATAAGAATGGAGGATATGTTACTCTTAAAGATCTTTTCCATATGTATCAGAAGATCAAAGGATCTGACCAGAATATACCATACGCATTAGGGTTTGATATCACTAACGGCAGAGTTATAGAGACTCTAAATGGTACTATAAATTGTATTATGGTTGGATCCAAAATCCAGATACTGTTCGACATGCTAAAGAAAATACCTTCTATTGGATGGGCTATTTAATACTATAAAAAAGTAGTATAAAAGCATCTATAGCTGTATATTATAAAAGTGATATATGAGGTTGTACTAGCGAGTCTCTTCCATTCTTATGGTTTCTTTGAGAACATTGTATGACCGTATATCATTATGGTCAGTGCACATTCACTTAGAGAAATAAATCTCTGGTGTACTGATCATATGTAACTATTCTCTCAGTAGTGACTGCCGTGCATGTAAAACTTGCATTTAGTGATGCCAGTATGAAAATGGTTACAATACCAAGGTACCACTTCGTGTACCTTGGTATATTTTTTGTTTGATTATAAAAGGAGATGGTGCTTATATGGATAGGATTATAGAGATCAGGGTAGAGAGTCATACTGGTCCATGTGATATCAGATGTTATCCAAATGCATATAGGGGAAACATATTGGATCTGATACCAGAGGATATGAGAGAAGGGTTTAAGTTTAGGCTCACCCATAAACTCTTGACTCCTTATCTGGTTAATGTGAATCAAGATACTTCAGAAGTCGTTATAGAAGATGACTATACCGAGACATGGGAGATTCCTAACAGTATGAGTGCCATCATGTTTCCTTATAAGTATAAATTTGTTCTAGATGCAGGGAACAAGCCTAAATCAGGAACTATGTATTTCAAATTGGGTGGGGATAAGTTCAATCTATCTCGAGAGTATACTGCTGATCTGCTAGGTCCATACTTAGAGGTTCTAGAGAAGAACTTCTTCTCTACTATTCTAGAATATGCGGGGTTTGATACATAATGGATACTAATATGGAATCAACTCTTGATCATGCTATGCCAAGTGAGGAGAAGTTCTATACCAAACCCTCTTGGTTTAGTATGAAATATGCAGAGAATGATATGAAAGAACAAGAGATCTCTATACGGTATGTGAGGATGTATAGAGACTATGTAGAGGTATACTACTATAAGACTAGTGAGAAAGATGAAGTATTAGCCAATATCTTACACTCAAAGACTATATCTGAGGGTCTGTTCGATTGTGGTGGTATACTAAATGAGTATAACTACTTAGAGACACAGTCTGATGATCTAAGCTTAAAGTTATATAAGCTAGATATAGACTTTGAAGACAAGTATGATCCAAAGTTTAAGTTCCACTATAAGCTTAGCCAACGTTTTCCAGATATAGGATGGGTAGAGAAAGAAGACTCTGATCTAGCATACAATCTGAAGATATATGGTATAAGTATAATACAAGAGTGGGCAAGAAGAGCATCTGTCTATGGTCATGATTCAGAATTCGCTGATATGCTGTTTCTAGACTCTACTATCAGATGGTGTATATTGGGAGTATGCTGAAATACTTCTTTCATTCAATTATATACTATAGAAGTGTAATCATATACACTGTCTATATAGTGGAAGGAGTTGTATTACTATGGCGTCAAAGGATGATATCAAAGAGATCAAATCAAATCGGAAGATTGTTGAGAAGATCATACAGCAATGTATCGATGCCTCTTTCAAACTCACTTCTGATGATGCAGGAGCTGGTAAGATCTTAGATCGAGTTATCGATGATCTCAGCGAATGTGTATCCGATCTCGAGAACAAAGAATCCTATCTCAAGACAAATCCATACTGATGGGAAAGGTTCTACAAGGAATGGGTACTACACCCATTCCTTCTTTTTTGTAATTTTAGTCTCAAGTATATACTATAGATTTGGAATAACCTAACGATGGTTGTTTCGACTCTTTTTCTAGTGGTGTCTGAATACTGTGAATCGTGAGCATTCATACCTCTTCCCTATTTGGGCACCATACTATATTTAAGATCTAAATGCTTTTATTTTTGTCATAGGAGGTGAGTATAGTGGGCCAAGTGATTGATTTAACCAAAGTTCAGGATATGAACGTCAAAGAGCTTCTTGATATCTTTGATGAGATCATTGAAGAAGCCCCAGAGATGGGGATGCCAGAGATGGCTGTAATGGCTGCTGGTACAAAGAGAGAAATTCTTACAGTATTAAGAAAGCATGCTAAAGTGTGATTATTTGAAAGGAGTTTTCTAGACTATGGACAACAAAAGTATGATCTCTATTGTAATCGATAAGTATTTCTTGTTAGAGGCGGTGTATATTGATACGCTTCCTAATGCAAAAGATATCTTCTGTGGGGATATGACAGATATCGTCATTCCTACTGGAGGGAAACCTAACTTCATCAATGCATTCATAAACCCAGGTCCAGAGGAATTGCTCAACAGAAACCATCCTGATATAGAGGATAAGTATGTTATCGTAGTATCCTTTGAGGATGGCAAGCCATACAATGCAGTATTGGTTAGAGCTGTGAAACTCGTAGATGGATATGAGAGAGAAGAGCAGTTCAATCCTATACTGATAGAGGCCGATAACTGCAAACTTGATCTTCGTGTTATATGGGGACTGCTGTCTGAAAGTCCATATACTGGATGGCTTGTCGATACCTTTGATGACTGATTGTCTCATTAAGGATTGAAAATCCTCTAAACTCGGCAATAATAAAGAAATGGAGGATATCAACATGACACGACTTATCCATGTTAAACTGTCTAAGGGTACCGATAAGAAGAATCTGATCGAGATCGTGTACTCTAACGAGGATGCAATCAAGACTTATATTGGATCCTTTGGTCCTAATACTTCATCTGTGTATGATGAGGTTGCTAACGGACTCATCACCAAACCTGAATTTGCAAAGTATATTCAGCTTGGTTTCGAATCAGAGAAGTCAAGTGGTATTCTTTCAGTATCTACTGCTAACTCTGTCGTAGAGACTATTAAGCCTCTTAAGAAAGATGCTGTTGATAAGATCATCAAAGCTCTTAAGAAGGACGAAGTTATCTGTGGTATCTATACAGAGCTCAGCAAGCCTAAAGCAGAGTTTAGTCCATATCTTAGATCTATTGAGATCTTTGCTATGCAGATTAATGTCGGTATTCTTATGAAGGGCCATGACCAGACTGGAACTCCTATTACTGCAGAGGATCAGTTCTCACTCTCCAATAACCTCAGCAAGGTTCTTATGTCTAGCTCTATTGTTACCAAAGATGGAGATAATACCATTAGCAGAATCTATATTGGATTCCGAGATGGTTCTGTATCCAATATCGGGTTTGGATACGTAACTGCATCTGGTGCTGTAGATGTTGTAGGAGTAGATGGGGTACTGGTATCCGAAGATGAGCTTGATAATGCAGCTATCATGGAGAACCCCATTATTAAGACTCTTCTTAGTGGTGATAAGGATAGTGTCGTATATGATATCCTTAATGCTATCAGCGAAGATCCAATTGCTTCTTGGATCATTGCCTGATGGTATAAAGCAGAGATGGGGACTATCCCCATCTCTTTTTTGGAGAATATAATATGGGTGAGAACACATTTGAGTTTAAAGGTCTGACTATAGAGTCAGATAAGACTATACCTAAGAACTCTACCATGATACTATTTGGGAATATCAATGGAGATAAGACTACTATCACTTTGGATATATTCAAAGATAAGAATCTCTTGTCCTCCATTGATAAGATCATGAATACTCCTTATCTGATTGGTAAAGGGCCTAACAACACATGTATTGTTAAGAGGGTTGTAGAAGACTTTGAGTATCTCAGTAGCAGAGATGCTATCATGTTACCATTCAGTTTTGGTGTAGAGTTCACAGAGGAGAAGACTCTTAAGGCTACGATCTATTTCAAGTTTGGTTGGGAGCCAAGCAACAACCCGGTTGCCAAAAGAGGATTTGGGTCGGCATATATGGAATCCATTTGGCCTAAGATATACAACTATAGACCAAGTCTATTCAGCAATATACCAGAACTTCATCCTGATAGAGCGAAGTATGTATAATATATGCTATACCACATATAGCATAGAATCTTAGTAGGGAAGCTAAGGGGATGTATCATGGACAAGAATCCATCTCTTTCTATTCAAAATATAATGGTAAACTATTTCGACAGCAGAAAAGAAGTGATCATTAACGCTATCGCTTTGGATAATAATAAAGAGAAGATAACGTTTGAGTTACCATTTGATGAAGATAACGTACTTCTTATGAAGCCTAAGAGCATACAGTGGTATATCGGTAATACCAAGGATTTCCCCATTACGAGATCTAAACACTTTAGCAATGGCAATCTCGTATCCAAACTCCTTGGAGTATTTATCAACTTTAAAAAGCCTAAAGTAGATAATGAGAAGTATGATATAGAGAGTTACTGTAACTTCTATGTCGGAAGAAGTTATCCTCCAGCAAAGAGATCAGAGATGCTCTCTAGAAAAGAGATACATGCTTTAATCAAGGGACTGATAGAGACATTCCCACAGATATTCTCCAGAGATGAGAAGTTTGCATAATAGAGAATCAGTACAGAAAGGTGTGGAATCACACCTTTCTTTTTTATATGGAAGAGAGTAGTCATGGATAATATAGTGAGGAGATACTATTACAAAAGCATAGTAGTAGACTTTGATTGTGTCGATATACATGTATCATATGCAAACCCAGAGAACCCAAATGATGATAATGTAAGAATGGATATACCCATTGAGTTGAACTATCTACAGTACTATACCAAACCAAACAAAGAATCTGATATCATATTATCTCCATTGAGAAAAGTAAAGATAGATCTACCAATACAAGATAGCTTAGATGTATCAGACCTTGATAACGTAAGGTTCTTATTCTATACAAAAGATGTGGATAGTTATAACAACTCTACGTTCTCTACAGAGAAAGATATAACGTTTGATTTTTGCATACCAGACTCTGAGAAGTTATATATCTTGAACAAAGTAATGGATATGGCTTGTACAGAGGCTTTACAGAGAAACTATATAGGGATAGATATACCTAGAATAAGTGCTATATCGAAGTATTATGTAGAAGACGAAGAGGAAGAGAAGAAATATAAAGATTCTTATATCATAATACCACATTCATCGCATATCGAGATATACTCTAAGAGAGACGATTGTCATGATATAATAAAAGAATCGAAAGAGATCAATGAATTCTTAGAGTTTGTAGAGAATACAGCAAATAAGTTTGTACAAACACAGATCCAGATATCAGATGATGAATACTATTCCCATATAGCAGTAAATGTAGAAGATCCTAACGATATACGAGTATACTACTGTATGACCACAGGAAAGTATATTAGCAGAATCATAGATGTGAATAAACTAGTAGAAGATACTAAAGTAGATCTACTATATAAACCAATCTTATCTAGAAAGAGTTTGTTGAGGTTTATATCTAGAAACAAAGAGCTATTGTCTATAATGGGTGGTATATGATAATGAAAAATCTTATAAAGGATATAGAAAGTATCAAGAAACAGCTAAGTATTCTTGAAGAACAGAAAACATATTTGGAGAATGCTATAGTAGAGTTAAAGAAATTTGATGATGACGAGTATATAATACCAATGCTCTCTGAGTTTATCAAGCAGATAACCAGTAAGTACTATATCTTAGAAGACAACATGTTTGAGTTAGAAAATATCTTAGAGTCTTATAATAAGAAGAAATAGCCAAGATGAATGTCGTCATGACATTCATCTCTTTTTGTATATCTCTCCATTTAACCACATCTGGGTAAAACAGATGTTTCTGTAGAAGTAGGTGATACTTAGTGAGGGATAATACAAATATATCATTGCCAGATCCTATATATCAGATCAATATATCTCATCTGCCAGACTTTGATATGGCAGACTATGACTTCTCAGACCCGAAAGAGATGAAGAAATATTTTTTTGATGTAGAACGTATCTGTAGAGGATCTAGGTCATACTCTAAACAGCTTATACCGTTTCTAAGAGAGCATGTGGATATGAATAAGTGTTCTTTCTATGAGAATATCAACAACTTAGACACTTACTCTCTTAAGATACATATACACCATACTCCATTTACTCTCTTTGATATAGTAGAAACAATCTTTACCAAGAGATTAGCACATAGAGAATCTCTATCTCCATTCATGGTTGCTAAAGAGGTTATGTATGTGCATTTCAATATGATGGTAGGATTGATCCCATTATCAGAGACTGTTCATGAGCTAACCCATAATGGGTTTCTCTTTATACCCACCACACATGTCTTTGGTAGATATAATGAGTTCATAAGACAATATAGAGAGTATATGAATGGTGAACTACTAAGAGCTATAGAACTAGCAGAAGAGCATAGCAAGACTTATGACTTTGCTAAAGAGACTAAAGTACTTACCATGGGGATGGTTCATATAGATCCATCAGGTGCTTATTCATTCCCCAATATAGAGGATATAAGAAACCTGATGCAGAACAAGCTAGATAGATTCGATTCTGCTCGTACTGATATCATTCTAGGATCTGAATATGAGATGCTATCTTCTATGGATACAACTAGAGATCCAAATAAGAAACAAGTGGTAGAGTTCGTTAAGAAGTAGTAACATCTAGTATATCCCGTATACGTTTATGGGGTGGACTATTTGATAATAAAGTTTAAGGAGGGAAGTAACTCCAATGATTATAAAGTCTACTGATATGGGGATCTATAGCCCCACTTCGATCATTGAAAGTCTGGATGTTCTCAGAGAGTCCGAATCAGATTATTCTGCATACATGGTTCCAGTACGTCACAACTCACGACTTAATCAGGATTTGATTATGCTCGAGAGTTTTGTTGATTATGCTACCAGCAACAGCATTGATGATGCTGGATATGCTATCAGCCAGGTTTGTGAGTGTAATAATCTTAGCGAATCCCTTATCGGATTTGCTGTCAATGAGGCCACTCTGTACGAAGATGATAAGATGCTCGAGACTGTAACCATGCTCAAAGAAGCTGGTTACAATGTAGCTGTTTCTCCGATCTCTTCTCATTCTTCTTATTATAAAGAGCTGAATGAAGCGCTCATCCTTGATGAGGGTTGCTCGGGTTATGCAAATTCTCCTAACCTGATGGCATACTGTGGTGACTACTCCATCTATTCGGAGGGAGTAATCGATACGGCTAAAGAGCGTGCAACCTCTACGGCTAAGATCCTGTCCAATAAGTATGCAGCTCTTAAGAAGAAGATGGGTGAGGTTTGGGCTCAGATTCAGAAGGCTAGTGGTTCTGCAAAGGCTGCTCTTCAGAATACTTATGACAAGCTCAAAGATGCAGCATCTTCTGTATGGAGTAAGCTTGGTGCTCTCAAGAACAAGGCAGCAGATATGGCTAGCAAAGCTGTAGACACTGTTAAGGGAGCTGCCAGCAAAGCCGTAGATACTGCTAAGAATGCCTACAATGGCATCAAGGACAAAGTTTCTACTAAGTTTACATTTGATTAAAGTGGAGGAGTTATAATGGGACTGTTTAATACAACCATTCAGACTTTATCCGAAATGGCAATTCAGGAGAGTGGTGTAGAACTCCCACAGGTAGCTGCTCCAGCTATTGTAGATGAGTTTAAAGCATCTCTTGACGAAATGCCTAGTCTCACCGAAGCTGAGATGTTGATTCCTGCTAGTGCTGTCCCTATCAAGCACAACAGCAGACTTGATAAGTATCTTATTGAGATGGAAGATCTCTCCAGTTTTATGATTACCAATAAGCTCACTTCCATTATGGAATCCATTGAGAAGATTGGTGATGCTAATGGGGTTTCTCTCTCCAATCGCAATACGGCACTTGTCATTGATGAAGCATCTATTCTTCAAGAGATGGATGATCTCGGGATGAATAAGAATGGAAGCAATAGCTCTGATGGAAACATCGGTGGTATTGTTTCTAAATTTGGTGGACCCCATGCCGATATTGGTAAATGGCGTCGCTTCACCAACTCGAAAGAAGTTCTTGAACTTATAACCAACGTATATGGACTGCCTGTTGTTAAGAAAGATTACTCTTCTATCCAACAGCCTCCTGTCAAGGTTACTGTTAATGAAGATGCTTCTCTCGAACCCAATCCTGGAGATCAGGTTCTTAACGAGAAACCTGCTAAAGAGGAAGATAATCAGCCCTCTGATCCCTCTGTAGGTTCTCTTAAGGATGTAGGTCCTAAGAATACAGAGCAGGCTCATCAGGAATCCATGCAGATGTTGAGAGACATCGCTAGTGGTAAGTTTGATGATGAACTGCTGACTGGTAAACTCTAGGATTTATAAACTCTCTAAGAAAGGAGATTTGAAATATGCTCTACGTCGGTTCTCTCCGCGAGGCCTTTGATAAGGGTGACAATGATTGCCCGAGCAAGCTGATTCCTGGTTATGGTCAGGATCACAATGTTTATGACGGTCTTGAGCTTGGGGAAGATCCTGAGACGAACAACATCAATATTCCTGCTATCAAAGCAGCTATGACTGCTGGTGGTGTTCCTTGTGAGATCACTGTCAATAACGGTGTAAACAAGCAGTCCAAGGATGCTGTTGTTCCTAATGAAGTTAACCCGAAGTTTAAGTTTGAAGACCAGGAGCCTGACTCCTATCAGGAGAGTGGAATCCGTTTCCGCTTTTAATGTGTAGGATTCTCAAGGCTTTTGAGATCTGATGTACTCTTATACGAGATACATCAATATAAATTTTGCCAATCACTTTGTTAACAAATGGAGGTATATAAATGCTTATTACTGAATCCCAGCTTGGCACTGGTGTTGCTCGTAGTGGCATGTCTCTCCTTGAGTCGATGAGTTATCTCACCGAAGAGGAGTCGAAGTTCCACGCTGCTATGGTTCCCGTTGTGGAGAATGCACGTATTGGTGCTAATGTTGTAGCACTTGAAGATATCATGAAGTTTGCTGAGAGCAATGGTATTGAAGATCTTGGTATTGCACTGAATGCAGTATGTGAGGCAAGCGATATCGCTGCTAACACGGTCATGTTCTCTGTTCAGGAGACGAGCGTCATTGCTGATCGTGCAACGGCTGGTCTCGTTAAGGATATCATGGCTGAGGGTGTTGCTATCGCAGCTGTTCCGCTCTCCGCTAACCATCCGGCAAGTGTTCTCGCTGAGGCTGCTATGGATGAGCTCTTCGAGACGGGCAGCCATGCTCTCCTCGAGGCTTATATCAACGATAGCTTCGGCGCATTCGCAGAGGCTGCTAAGAAGGCTGCTAAACCGGTTGTTGCTCCGGCTGCTCAGAAGGCCGCTGTAGCTCCGGCTGCACCTGCTGCTGAAGATCAGGTCAAGAGCACCGAGACGATGCTTGAGAAGATCAAGAAGACGGCTATCGACAAGCCGCGTGATTGGGTTGCTGCTAAGATTGCTGCCCTCAACGCTAAGATGCGTGATGTCATCAATGCTGCAAACGCTGCTGATCCTGAAAAGAAGAGCATCTTCCTCAAGATTAAGGCTATGCTTGCTAAGGCAATCGAGTTCCTTACTCGTCATATGAACAACCTCATGAAGAAGGTTGGCGCTAAGGACGAGAAGGGTCAGGAAGTTCAGAAGCTCGAGGCTATGCCGAAGGCTCAGTAATCTGATCTGACTTAAACGCTTAGTTTAAACAAACAATATGCACCATAGCACTTATCGGTGCTATGGTGTTTTATTTTGTAATAAACGTAAGAGTCTGTATATAAGGTAGGTGATTATATACAATGCTTATAAAAGATCATTCATATATAAACCCATTTGCCATTCTAGAGTCTATCTCTTATATGGAACCACAAGACTATAATGCATTGGCAGTACCAGTAGTGGAGAATGCACGTATTGGTGCTAATGTTGTAGCACTTGAAGATATCATGAAGTTTGCTGAGAGCAACGGTATTGAAGACCTTGGTATTGCATTGAATGCAGTATGTGAAGCTAATAGCATAAGCAAATCTACTATTGCTTTCTCTATTCAAGAGACTAGTCTGATTGGTTATCCACATTATGAGGATATAGTGTCAGGTATTCTTGCAGAGAATGTCGATGTGTATGCTATTCCTATCTCTACCAAACTTCCTGTAGTAGAGATGGTTAATATGAGTATCAATCAGCTTATAAAGACTGGTAATGATACCCTTCTTGAAGCATTTACTCATAGCGACTTTGATAGATTCTTGGAAGCTGTTGAATCCAACCCTGAAGAAAGTACAAGTCGTCTTCAGACTATCAAGAATTGGATAACAGATATCAAACACAATGTAGGAGATAAGCCAAGAGATTGGATCTCCAAACAGATTGCTGCTATCAATAGTAAGATGAGAGAGATCATCTATAAGATTCAGACATCTGATCCTAAAACAAAGGGTATTCTTACAAAGATTAAAGAAGCTCTTGCTAAGGCAATTGAATGGCTCACTCGTAAACTTACAAATGTTATTCGTAGAGACAAGGATACAGTTACCGGTAAGATAGGTAGACTGTATTCGTAATATAGATAAGGAGTTCTCATGGTGTCTATACAAGCTATTACTAATAGGGAAGATATACCAGTGGTAGCACGTAAATGCACCACTAATGAATCTCAATCTATCTATGATATGGTATACTCTATCAATGAGGGATACTATCAGACCCTCCTAGAGTCCATAAAGAATAACCCACACCCAACAAAGAACAACTTCTCTTCTATAGATATAGGATTGCTCTATCTTCTCAAACTATCTGATAAGTTCATCAAGTTCTTATCCCACAATATAAAGCATGTAGATCTCAAGCTAGCTGCTTGTATTAGGGCTATGAAAGAGGATACTACAAAGACTTATCAGCACAGAGAATATCTGATTGAGAATATAAGATATAGATTCCCAAGAATGGATGAAGATCTTATATCTAAACTCGATATCATACCAGATACAGAAGAGAATCTGATTAGATTGATATCTAAGAAGAATGCTGTTCATGATACCATTAAAGGTATAACCAACTCTATAGATGATTGGTTCCTAGATAACACTACTCAAGAAGCAATGAGTAAGTATCTAGAGACTAAAGCTCTTGTATCTATAGATGAGGGAGTATATAACGTAAAGCAATTGGTATCTATGATATCCATCTTCCATAAAGAGTCTGTAAAGTACTATGATCTACTCAAAGATGATATCAAACAGACTCAAAAGAAGATGAAGACTCTAAGATCTAAGACTAGTAAGCTTAACAAGCAATATATCTCTTCTAAGAACATATCAGATGAAGATAAGATCAAAGTAGTGGATCTATTTAGAGAATATGAAACTCTTCTTCTTCATGTAGCAGAACAAGTATCTGTATATCATAGATCTATCATATGGCTCTATGGTAAGAATGTATCATACGTAATGGATACTGTTCAGGAGATGTATGAAGATATACCTCAGAAGTATATTAAGGATAATATCTTCAAACAGGATTACTCTGGCAGGGATCTGACTGATGAAGTAGATAGAATGTTATCATAACTAGTTGACTTTTACGTAAGACCTATAAATTCAAGCTATAGGGCTAATACCCTATAGCTTATTGTTTAATATACAATGAGAGGTGCAAAATCAAATGCTTATAAAAGAAAGTGTACTCAATAGAAGTATTACAGGAGATAGCAACGCTCTGGCTCTGCTTGAGAGTATGAATTATATTGAGCGTACTCCTTACCATGCTGCTATGGTTCCTGTAGTAGAGAACGTAAGACTGAAGTCGTATGTCGTTGATCTGGCAGATATTCTCAGACTCGCCGAAGAGAAAGAGATCGAAGTTGATGATGCTGTTATCGATGTCGCAGATGCTAACGGTATCAAGCCTGAAGATGTTGTCCTTGCCATCGGAGACGAAGTCTTAGAAGACGAAGATGATGACGACGACAAAGATGACGATGAAGACGACGACGATGATAAAGATGATGATGATGAAGAAGAAGACGAAGACGAGGATGATGACGACGATAAAAAGAAAGAAAAGATCGTCGAGATAGAGAAGATCGTCAAAGAGTGCTCCTTCTATTGCGTCAGAAAGTATTCTCCGAAGTCTATCCTGTCAGAGGAAGTAAAAACCGAGCGTATTGTAAATAATACGGCCCTGCTTGCTAAGACAAGAAACTATATTGGTGATAAGATTGCCAAAGTCTCTGAGTGGGCAGAAAAGGTAGAAAAAGAGTATAATGAGGCATCTCCTGAGGATAAGGATATTCTGAAGAAGATTAAACTCATTATTGCAAAGATTCTTAAAGGACTTGCAGAGGCCCTTGAGGGACTCGTAAGGCCCAATCTCAGTGATAAAGATCTTGAGTTGGCAAGATCCAAAGCTGATGCATTTACCAAAGCAGAGATCGAAAAACTCCAGAAAGAAAACAAGAAGCTGTTTGGTAAGAGAGCTGTTCGTATTGATCTGCATTATTGATTTCTGATTTATAACTAAGAGTGATAAATCATGGTTACTGGAAGATTAAAAGAAGTTATCATCGAAGCGGAGAATATAAACCATGATAAGATAGTCTCTGCTTTAGGCAAGGTTCATTCTAAGAATCCTAATGATTATAGAGTTAGAACCTTCTTGGATAACAAACCTGAGATAGATGCTGCCAGAAAATGGAACTTCAAGTTAGCTCAGTCTATAGCTGCTGGAAAAGATCTATCTTCTGACACTAAGATATCCGATCCTAGGAAGACTATCAGTAGGAAAACTATAGGTAGTACTATGATTGGCAATATAAGGAATATACCCTCATCTACTAAACAAAATCCTCTTATGGGGAAGACTATAACAAAGAATCCATCTGGGACTCAGAAAAGACTTTCTGATGTAAACAAAGTGTAACCTAATAGAAAACTATAGGATGTGGGCTTAGTCCCACATCCTATTAAATATTCTCTTTTTGAAAGGATTGTCTCATATGAGCTATTTTAAAGCCAATACGACACTAGATACCAAGGAAGACCAACAAATCGTCTATTTGATCATGAAGAGGTGTCAGATTGAGGCATCCTCGCTTGAATTAGAACAAGAAATTCCATCTAAAAATGAGTTTTCTTTTTCTAAAGACATTTTAGACAACCATTCACAAGTATCTAATAAAGATATATGGAAGAACCCCTCTATATTGATCAAAGAATGGGTACAGAAGTATATTAAGATAGAACCATCCAAGAATCCTGATGATTGGTTGAATGCTAAGAGAGCAAGAGCATTAGGAATCATAGCAGCTAATATAGTAAAGATTATGGTAGTCTATCTATTCAAGACTTTTGTTACTCTACAGATAGACAAGTTCTCTGTTGCTAAGATGGAGAAGACTCTAGAGAATAAGAGAGTGTATGAATTCTTAGATAAGTCTATCCAAGACGTATATAAGAAGCACCCTAACTATAACCCAATGACATTGAATCAGTTTAAGAAAACTGGTTTATGGGAGAAGTTTAAAGCAGAGTTTAGAGATAAGACCAAGAATCAGATCATTATCAATGTAGCAGATTCTTCATTCAACTTTCTTATTCTTAAGCTTTGTACTAGACTTCCATTACCATTCTTATCTAGCTTTCTCTATATCTTCGTTATAAGAATCATGCTAACCTATATTGGTTGCAAGATTGGTTCTGGTTCTATATGGGATCTAGTAGTGAAGTTTAATGACAATATCATCAAATTGGGATTGGTATTCAATAGTACCGGATTTGAACTGATCAAACCTGTATTGTATGTGACTAGAGAGAACAATGAGATGGTATCTGTTAAGTTACCAGAGATTCCTAGATCTTATTATAGAATCAAACTGGATGAAGCTAATAAGATACTTGATGAGTATGGAGATGATATGGATCTCTCCAAACTGAAGAAGGAGGTTGCTAGAAGAAATGATCTTGAATAGAGAGTTCTTAGATTATGATCCACTGTTAGTAGATCTAAGAAACAAGTTTCTAGTAGAAGCCTCTATGCTCATATCACAACAAGTGTTGTTACAAGAAGAAGTTCCTATAGCAAACCAAGCATGGTATATCAAATGGAAAGGAGAAACTGCTATACTATTGAAGAATAACTTCGCTCAGTATAGTAAGTTTGCTTCTGACCAGATGAAGAAGTACAACCCATGGTTGAAAGACAATGCAGAGTACTTCAATCCGTCTAATTATCCTATAGACCCTTCTTGTACTCTTAATAAGGCTCCTGATTATAGAACTGCTATCTATAGAATCAAAGAGCCTATTGTAAATGCATTAAACGATATCAATCTATCCCGTATAGAGGTAGAAGATGATACAGATGGTATAGACAACAACAACAGATACTTCATGAAGTCTATCATCAAATCCTATCAAGGAAATGGAGATGACTTCTTAGACTTTGCCAAAGCATACTATTCAGGAGAGGATAGAACTCAAGACTTGAGTGCTCAAGAGTTAACCTCTATGATGGCTAATATGTATAACTACTGCATGAACTACAATCAGATGGTTCATGTACTACAGAACCAATTACAGTCCATCATATCCTTCTTGAACAGAGATCCAGTATCTGGTCAACAGAATGACTCTCAAGCAGCAGAGAAAGATCTACAAGGATTGAATGCTCAACAGCAGTCTGGTAATAAAACTGCTTCATCTAACCCAATGGCTAATGTATCTAATACACAGACTACTACTGTACAACATGCATCAGCTGATTGGTTGATGATGAGAGAATCTGTATTAGTAGAGTATGCGAATGTTGCTACTGCATCACATAGTAACCAAGCACCTACTACAAAGCAGTCCTCAACTCCTAATATAACTCAAGGAGCTAAGAGATCTACCAACACTACTAGTGGTAATGTAGATCCATCTAAGAATACTCCATATAAGAACAATGATCCCCATGGAACTCCTAGAGTTCAACAAGATAGTAAATCTTCTGAAAAGACTCTAGCTATGAAGAGGAAACAGGTTGCTTGTAATATAGTGAAAGATGTATTCAACTGCAAGGTTACTGCTGCAGGAAAGATATATAGAGACTATATCACAGTATTGAGAACTCATGTGGCTGCAATAGAGCACCAGAAGAAGAACACTAATAAATAATACTATAATAAAATCCCATACATCATATGATGTATGGGATATCTTTAGTATAGTTTCAAATAATTGTGCTTTATTATATTATTTTTCCAATATGGGTAAGGTGGACAACTAAAGTTTGTCTTATATAAGCAAACCTCTTTATGTATTATAATATCATCTAACCATCCGTCTGATATTCCATATCCATGTTCTGCGGCATACAAAGTTATATAATCTATATGGGTGTCAGAAAATGTTGGCATAGTTTTTCCTGCCAAAGATAACTGTTTACCATTTAAAGATATATACCACCTACCATCTGAATCTCTACAAAATGTATAGAATATGATATCAGTAAACCTATTATTCAAAATAGATGATACATCTATGGCACTAGAATATGCATTTATACTTTTATCATCTACATACAACTGATTAGCATCTGTATATCCTAAATTAAGTGTAGATGAATTAAAATAGAATCCAAACATACCCCACTTATTTTCTATTATAGTATCTCTTTTTGCAAAGAAAGATATACTAAATACTTTGTTATTGGGAGTAATCGGCTCTTTTGGTTCAAAATTCACAGCTCCGTTACTATCTTTAGCCCAGTATTTGTTATCCTGTATCTGTATATTTCCAGTTATTGTAGGAGATTTATATAAATTTGTAAGCTCTTTTAGTTCTCTTAAGTGAAATATACGTTTTTCTTCTATTACTAATGGATTCATTCTTCTTGTACCCTCCCCCCATATTAATCTATATAAGACAATATGGGAGGAAAAATACCTTTAATTACATCATGAATATTTATAAATTTGTATATTAGAAAAGCTTACACAAAAGTAACCAAATGAAATATGTAGGTATATTAAAGGAGGAACTCTCAATGGTTATTGGGACTCTTGTAGAAGTAATCAATGAAGCTGGTGCATTCCATAGCAGAGCTATGAATGCTATTGCAGAACCTGAAAATACATCCAATAGAGTATATGGACAGAAACCAGAGAAGATGTCTAGCAGAAGCAGAAGAACTGTTGGTAGTAACATAACTACAAGCAAGCTTCCTCCTGCTGGTCCTAAGACTGGAACTCTTGCGGATAAGATGCTCAAAGCTAGATATGCAGAGCTTTCTAAGCGAGCAACTGCTGTTAGACGATAATATAGGTAAATACCTTCCCCATACCCTCTCTAGGGGTATGGGGTACACTTTTGTTACGTATCAAACTTTGGTGTAAATTATATACTATAGATATGAAAGGGTATAGTATTGTATAGAGAGGAGAACATATCATGCCATTTCTATCTTTTGTGAATCCTATTGAAGCTATAGCAGTCATTATAGATACTGCTATAGATGTGGTTCCTACAGTGTATAACATCGTTGAGAGTTATATTACACATGATCCGTCTAAGAACAATGGGTGATCTAATAAAAAAGAATAGATCTCAGAACTCTATTCTTTTTTGTCGTATAGTGTTAACTTTCTCTCTTTACACAAAAGTAATATTAGAACGCTATCGATATATTCTGTTATATAAGAGAGAAGGGCTGGTATAGAATATGAAACCCATATATGAAAAAGATAAGTGTGTATTCAATTTAAAGGGAACTAATGAACTTACAGGACTATGGAAACCTCCTGTGGCTAATACTTTTAGTACAAAAAGGTAAGTATACTGCAGCTGATTATTCTGCTAAACTTACCTTTACTGCCAAAACTCCTATAATTGCAGAAACTTCAAGGGTATTTAGTATTTCTTTCTGGTCTCAAAGAACAGAATTGAATGGCTCTAGTTGGCAGCAGTTTGGATTTTGGTTTAATGATGTTACAAAGATGAATTTTGGATTTGCTGGGGATAAGAATGTATATATAGATGATAATGGTGTAGGCGCTGGAAACAGCTTAGATATAGGCCCAGATTATCTTAAAGATACAAGTGATGAAGCTTACAAGAAGCCTATATTCTATACTATTTGCAGAGATACAAATAGAACCTATATAACTATAAATGGAAAACTCATACCAAATGGAGTCATAAATAATTTGCCATCATCGTCACAGACTATAGACAAGATTATACTATTTAATGCAGATGGTGGTTCTATTACAGGATGGATTGATAAAGTTCTGATCCATCGAGACGTATGCTTATATAAAGAAGACTTTACAGTTGACTTTACGCCAGCTGACGACTATGATGAACCTAGCGCTAATACGAAAAAGCATTATTTGAAGATATATTGATATAGTAGGAGTTGGATACACATGTTATCAGTCGGTACTTTGAAAGAATCAATCTTTACAGATATCGTAAAGAGTAGAGAGGAAGAGGATTCCAAATCTAGCAATACAACTAATATGGTGGCTGCTCTTGCTCATGGAGGAAAGAACCTGAATTCAAATACTAGAGGAAGAATCTTCAAGTCTGCTAAGAATATTCGTAACTGATCTAGAAGGGGTGATCTATATGTATATAGGAACTCTTCTAGAGACAATGACGAACAATGATAACAGAAACAAGTCAGTTGTTGGTAATAACTTGAAACCAGCATTATCAATCACAGGTAAGGTAATACCAAAGCCAAAGAAAGATAAGGGTTTTATGATAGATGGAAGATCTAGATCTTCTTTGAAATTCCATAAAATTCTAGATACTAACGACAAGAAAACTATCGGTGATTGATAAGTATGCTTTCACCCTATACCAATCAAGGTATAGGATTCATATTTTGCTTTCTCTAAGGATACAAAGTAATAATATTTTGGAAGTATACATAGGGGATTGATAGTATATGAAGACCTATAACTGTCCATACTGTAATCAGAAGCTCAATAGAGAGAAGCTTACTAATCATATAGAACAGAAACATGATGATAAACTACCAGATGACTATACTCCATACCGTTTGGTATATGATATAGTGAATGACAAACATGGTCATGGTAACTGTACTGTATGTGGTAATCCCACTAAATGGAATGAGAAGAGACAGAAGTACGAAAGACTCTGTGGTAATCCTAAATGCTATGAAGCAGTAAAGAAGACATATCAGAATAGGATGCTCAAAATCTATAATAAAGTCTATCTAACTGATGAACCAGAGCATCAGCAGAAGATGTTGGCTGGTAGAAAGATCTCTGGTAGATATAAATGGTCTGATGGTAAAACCTTTACATATACTGGACAATATGAGAAGAAGCTTATGGAGTTTCTAGATACCGTCTTAGAGTATAGGTCTGATGAAGTCATCGCACCAGGTCCTACATTAGAATACAAGTTCAATGGTAAGACCTTGCATTGGATAACAGACTTTCTCTTATTGCCGTATAATCTCATCATAGAGGTTAAAGATGGTGGAGATAACCCTAATAATAGATCTATGCCAGAGTATAGAGCTAAGCAGATATCTAAAGAGAAGATGATTACCAATATGGGAACCTATTCTTATCTTAGATTGACAAACAACGACTTTAGTCAGCTGTTGTCTATGCTTGCTGAATTGAAGAAGCAAGTGGTAGATGAACACGATGACGCTCCGTTATATAGAATCAACAAATAATCATGGGAGGGGGCATTTTTTAAATCATGGCTAACAAATTAAAACCTATCTACATGCCCGAGAACTGTATATTCTATCTTAAGGGTACTAGAGATATCATAAAGAAGTACTACGAACCTAAACCTCGCTTCATACAAGGGGTTCAAAAGTGTAGAGCAACCGATAATACTCTTACTAATAGAAAAATATACAACGGTGCTAATAATGCTGTAATCTCATATCGCAAGAAAGCAGATATAAGCAATATAAATCCTAAGATGGTTTCTGTATCTTTTTGGTTTAAAAGAGATCCAGATACTCGATCATTTCAAGAGCTAGGATTTGGTCTTGGATATGGGGTAAACTTTGGTTTTAGTAATCATGGTAGTGATCAAGATGCAATATACTACGATGATAACTCCATGGCATATAAGAAGCTTGTAAAGATAGAGGATTTTCTGCCTACTTATGATAAGACTGCTTGGTCATTCTATACATTCTGTATTGATGAAGATGGAAGAATGTATATCTCAGTCAATGGTAAGCAGTTGCTTAATGATCCAGCTACCCAGTATACTTATGGAAACATCTCTAGCTTCAGCTTCTCCGATATAACTCTCTTCTGTTCTGATGGTACCAATGATGCATCTGCTGCTAAGGGACTAATGGAAGAGGTTATCATTCATAGAGGAGTCTGCTTATATAAAGAAGACTTCGAAGTAGATGGAGTAGAGGCCTTAGAAGGAAATATAGCTAATACTCTAGAGTATCTAATCCAATTGAGGTTTGAAGATAGTACCTTCAAGGATATTGCCTATAACGCTACATGGGACTATGCTTCTGGTTATGAAAACAAAAAAGTCGAGTATTCAGATGATACCCCATTCCCAGGTAAGGGATATAAGTCTGTTTATAATAAACCAGGCAACTATACATGTATAGAATGCAAGGATACTCCAGGCGGTAATATAACTTTAGAATATGATGAAGAGTTTACTATCTCTTATTGGGAGAATAAAGAAGCTGGATCTTATAAACACTATGGATATACATATACTGGAGATTCTTCATCGTTTACTAAACTTGCTATGTGTAGTCAAGATGGAGACAGTGATTTAATACATATAGACGATACAACCTTTATTCCATTAGCTCCAGATGGCAAGCCTATCCCTATTAATCAGTGGACTCATCGTTTGATAACCTATAAGAATGGAGTACTAAAGACATTCTCTGATGGCAAGCTTGTTAAGTCTATAACTATTACTAAGAAAGATTCGCATCTTCCAATTCCTATAGCATTGAAAGGGTTATCCTCTTTCTTTTTTATTAAAGGATTTTGGGATACTCATCACTATAGGTGTGGTAAGCTTTTTGACTTTGTCATAATAGATAAAGCTATGGATATAAGAGATGGAGTTACTAAGATAAATAAACCAAAAGACTTTGTTGATGATGACTACTTTGGTACAGTATATCTCAAAGATCCTACATTGACTTTAGATTATATCAAGATCTACTAATATAAGAGCATACTCCTCTATGTAGTATGCTATACCTTAAATTATAAAATAATTACTTTCGCCATCTGTTATCTACGTTTATATATTTGATATAATATTAAAACGATAAGTTAAGATTATATCAAATACATTGTTAAGAGGTGCTCTATATGCCAATATCCCCCCCCCTCAATATATAATCGTTTACACAGTGTAAAACTCAATACCGGAGGAAATACTGTTCTAACACATTCATATGTAGATGGGTCTATATGGAAAGACGATGTTGAAGGAGTTGTATGGAGACAAAAATCATTAATACCTCCAGTACAAGATACAGATATACCATTTGATATATCTGATACGATAACCAGGTCTCCTGAAAGAAAATCTTTAAGAACTAATGATAGTATGTTGTATACTACAACATTACAACAACCATTAGACACGTTTGTATCTGGATATTATAATAGTTATACCTTTGCTGCCTGGATGTATACTACTACAGAGCGTGCAATGCATATTATATCATCAATGCCGATTACTAAAGCTTTTGATGGATTATTAATTGCATATAACCAAGGAGATGGTTATGCCTTCTATAGGGCCAATGGTGGTTCTGGTAATATTAGGGTACATACAGGAACTCCAGAGATAAATAAATGGCACCATTTTGCACTATGTAGAGATAATAGAGGATATTCTACCGAGGGCTATTCATCACTTTTCTTAGATGGTAAATTGATAGGTACTCAGAATACAACTTTTGATATTGCGTATGATAAAGCCATTGGTACATCGCACTTAAATTTGATAAATTATTTAAACAATGGGTTCTCAACCCATTTTGATAAGTACTATGATGAGATCTTTCTATTAAAAGGAAGAGCACTATGGGCTAACGACTTTGATCCAGAAAGCGTAATTATTACAAAAGACTCTATCTCTTGGAAAGACGCAACCAGAGGAAATAATGAAGTGGTTACTGTATCTAACACTATTACGATATACTAAAATACTTTTATAATAGCATACCCCTCTATGGGGTATGCTTATCTCTATCGTCTTTTCACACTTAAGTAAGACAAGAGGAGGAGTATATATGATTCAACAAGGAATAAACATATGAACCCACTATATGCCACAAATATAAACCAGCTATCTAATATACTATCAGACTACAAGGATGGGTATATATCCTATAGAACTGGTAGAGATATAAAGAAGGGTTCTTATACCACACTATCACCAGAAGAGGTGATTAAGTATAAGAAAGGTTCATGCTTTGATATGAACATGATAGCAGACTATGTTATCAAACAGAACTTCCCTGATCTAGACTACTCTCTATACTATATAGAATCCAATGATGGGAATAGGACGCATTCATGGTTACTATATAAAGACTCTATATCTAGATATAGAGGTATGTTTATAGTACCTAGATCTAGTTCATATCAGTTATACTATGATAGCATGGCTTATAGGACATTCAATGAGGTACTAAGTATAGTGATATCTAAACTATCTATACCTAGAGGATCTGGATACGTTGTATTTAGATATAAACAACCATCTACTTACCATCTTAACAAACAGGAGTTTAGATCCTATATCTTTAGAACTGGAACATTGGTGAGAGATATAGGAGGATACTATAAGAAAAACCATAGATTCTTAGCTATAAAATAGTAACAGCATACTCCTATATGGAGTATGCTTTATCTTTGTCTATACTCTTCACACTTAAGTAACTACGAAGGGAGAGATATGAGATATGCAAAAGTGGCATTTTAAGATATCTGGAAAGATACTGATAGAGGGCATGGAAGATGTCACTATGAATATCCACCCAGAGAATATTAGGGATATCATCAGAGTATCAGATTACTTAGATGAGAATATGCCCAAGATGATGATGAATCTATCTATAGATAAGAATCTATTTGATATCATAGCGAAGAATGCCAAGACTGCAAGAATGTATCTAAAGATCGATAAGTTTGATAAACAGTCTGATTCTGATACTCCTGTACTAGAACCCTATATAGAAGATGAGTTCTCTATCTTTGTATCTACAGATATCAACTACAATAAAGAGGTAGACTACAAAGAAGCAGAGGTACTTGGAACTAAACTAAGAGAAGACGTATACAAGACAGTCAATATAGGACTGATGCCTAAGGCCGCTATAAATGCTAATAAAGTGGTAGCCAATGGTGTAGCTCATCAAAGTAGTATGATGGGTATAGTAGCCTCTTATATGAAAGATCTACACTTACTGATAGAAGAGTTCAAGTATAACCCTATCAAAGAACAACTGATGATAGCTCCTCAAGAAACCCTTGTACAGACTGTAAAGTACTTGAATGGAATCAATGTATTCTATGATACCAAATACTTATTCTTTATAGATGAGCCCTATTGCACCTATTTGATCTCCAGATCTGGAGATGGTATAGAGAAGATTGATGATATATACCCAGATGTATTCATCAATATCCATCAGACAGATGACAAGGGTGCAGTAGTTCCTGGTATGATGGTAGATCCAGAGAAGAGACAGTTCTATATAGACTTCAATGTGTTGGATTCAAAGTATACGATAGATCACGATACTGCCAAGGTATTGGATAAGCACAAGGATATCATTAACCCAAGTAAAGAGAATGTACAGAGTAGCTTATCTAGTATAATGGATGCTGCTCAGACTATTAAGAATACAATGTCTACGTTAGAGAGTGTAGGTAAGCAGTTTGTATCTACTATAAAGAATGCTCCTACTAGGCTATTTGATCTGCATAGTGATATGAACTACCGTCTATTAGATGAGATCAATCCCCGTATACCAGAGATGCACAATAGTGCATCTAAGGCTATATCTATTATAAACTCTATACCAGATAAGATAACTGTAGATTCAGGAGGAGAGAATGCATCTCCTAAAACCATAGAGCTGTTTCCTCCTGGCGGTAAAAGTAAAGTAGTAGAAGATATAAGATCAGAAGAGTCCAATATGGATAAGAACCATGAGGCTACTACAAAACTTAATCAAGACTTTAAGAAGATGACAGAGTCTTCTAGTAAGCTCATATATGACGCTCAAAGGGTAAATAACTATATGGGTGCCGTTACTTATGTAAATGCACAAGATGCTGTTAAGTCTACTCAGAAATTCATTGGCAAGTTAGGAAAGTTCGATAAGAGCGTTATATCAGATGCTAAGACTCTAATAGAAGACTGTAGACACTTTCCCAAAGATATGAGTAAGAACAGTAACAATATCTATACGTTAGTAAAGCAGACTAGAAAGTCTTTAGAAGCAAAAGGTAAAGATTCTTCAGAGGTAAGCGATAAAGTAAAAGAGTTGAAAGCAGTAGAGGATGAACTAGGAGGATTGAACTCTCAGATACAGACTCATTCTGGATATATTGATGGTACTATAGGGTCTTATCTAAAGATACCTCCACAAGTATCTGGACTGTTAAACTCCAAAGTTCTTCCTATGAGTAACCAGATAGGAAACATAGCTAATATTAATATCAAGGCTAAATTCAAGTCTATCACTACTGATATGAGAACACTTGGTCAGACTGCTATAAATGCTATTCATAAGATGAAGAATGTTGGGAAGAATATAAACCTCTCGTTCAACTATTCAGATTTGAATGCATTGAAACAAGACATAAACTCTATCTCTGATTTGACCGGTATAGGCAAGTTGGGGACAAGCAGTTTTGAATCTAAGCTAAATTTAGGCGGTATCTTCGGGAACACACAGGAAGGTACTAAAATCATGCGTATGATGAATGATAACGTAAACATGGTCAAATCCATCCATTCTGAGATGGAGAACATGGTTAATCAGTTATCTATCAACAAGTATGATTTAGACCCATCTGTATTCACTCCGAATAAGAAGTATACTATAAGAAACTATCATGGTCATACAGAGAAGGATGGTATCTTCTTACTCAATAGAAAGACAGAGATCTATGTAAGAGAAGATGATACGTTTACTTGTAATACCATGCTAGACTTCTGTAGAGTTCTTAGTAAAGCATCTGCAGATAATGGGTCTGCTTCAGCATCTAATACACAGAACCAAGAGAACAACGTCACTGCTACCTCTAAAGCACAAGAGACTTTTGTTAAGAATAAAGGTTTAGAGGCTAAGGGTAGGTTTGAGGTCGATAAGACTGTATCTAAGAATAGGTATGGTGGTAGGTCTGTTATAGACAAAGCTTTGAGCCCAACAGGTATACTTGGAAACAATAGTTCAAAGTTTGGTAAGATTCTAGGATCTACTTCCCTTAGTGATATCTTGTCTAAAGTTGGTGGACGTAGATAAAAGACAAAGGGATCGGAGTAGCCATAGTTGGCTACTCCTTATAATTTTGAATGATTTTCCGTATGTCTTGTTTGAAAGGAGTGATTTGCAAGAAACAAACCGTTGAAACTTATTGGAGAAAACTTAATGAAAACCCATGATGCTATGGTTTAGTAACCATTCATCTCACTTGTATGTCTACTTCATCAGCATTTGATCGATAAGCTGTTTATCTATCTTAGACTTATCCACATCAGTTTCTACATACCTAGCCTTATTCTGATCGGCTACAAATAGTGACACTCTGATAAAACATTTATTAGCTAGTATTTCTTCTACGTGTCCCCTACCATAGATAAGCTCAAACTTAGCTTTCATAAGAGGACCAATAGAGGATGAAACCTCTTCTAATACTTCTCTAAGAAGATCTTGTTCTTGTGCATTGTTCACATAGTTTCCTGCTTGGAAACCAGTAAGAATAAGCTTATTAGATAAGCATCTATCTACTAGAGCATCTAATGGATCGACTCCTTGATCCTTGGATGTGTTAAAGTAGTTTATATCTAACTCCTGCATTCTCTCTAACTCTATCCTATGCTCTACATACTTATCTAATATAGCAACTATAGGTACTGCTATGAGTATAGATACAACGATTATGGAAGCAATGCTGTCTCCATGTCTAAGGAAGATAGAGGTTATGAGGTATAGTAATGCAGAGAAGATAGCAAGTCTAAGGAAGACTATCACTATATCAGCTTCAACTACAAATGTTCTAAATCGTGATAATATATCGAATATCTTGTCCTTCATATAGAACCAACTCCTTATATATGGGTATTGCCAACTTAATGATTGGTTCTCTTGAGGATATATAAAAACTCTAAATAACATTATTCCTCCATAATTTATAGCATATGGGGGGGGGCATATAAAATGCAAGGAACTATAACTGGTGAGATTATATTGAATCTAAGGGCTACTGACGCTGGTTGGTCGGATATAAGTGGTAAGAATGTAGGTCTTATAACTCAAGCATATGGTCAACCAACAGATATAAACTGCAATACCAATGGGTTATATGGCGATAAAGTTATATCTGTTACAGCAAATGCTGGGATAAATATCGGCCCGACTCCTCCGAATCCAACACAGATGGCTCATTGGAATCTAGGCAAGAATGATCTATGGACTTTCTGCTGTTGGTGTAAATTAACCAAACCTGAAAGCCCCGAACAAGACTATCCAATTCTGTTAGGGTTTGGTAATCCTGGATCAGTTCAAAACTTTTACGCAGGTATTAGTGGAAGTGGAGTATTAACATTATCGTTAGATGGAGCAACTAATACATATATAGAGTGTGGTATGAATATACTACTATATGATGGAGACTATCATCATATAGCTATAGAAAAGTACTCTGTAGATGAATATGCCTTCTATGTAGATGGTATAAGAGGCTTCTATGGGAAGTTGAACTGGCAGACACTTGCTGGATCAGCTATTGAAAACACGTGGAATGGATCTCAAAAAGGGTTGGGATTGTTCTATGATAGAAATGGTCGAGGAAATACTTATTTCCATGGTGATATCTATGATATGGTGTTCATCAAAGGACAGGCCCTGTGGGATAAGAAGTATTACGAGGTTCCTACTACTTACTTAACTAATGGGGGCTATAATCTATCTGTTGATGATATGCCTTCTAGTATGCTGCCTACACTAGAAAAAATATCTGCCTTTGTTTGCGCTGGTCCTAAAAATCGATTCATTAAGAATGCTGGGACAATAGCAGAACCAAAGATCTTTACTATAGGCATTGCTCCAAGGCAGGTATTTAATACAACACTTGGTGGTAAATTTTCCAAATATGCTATGATAAACTTCTTACCTCGTAAGAGTTAAAGAAAGATTCCAGTTGAATCTAGTCTTGATATAACTAAAACGAATTGGAAGAAGGCGTCTAGGGACAACAAATTTGATTCCAAGATAAAATACTTTTCTATATCCTTCTGGTTTAAGATTGTTCAATTTTTTACAGACCATAGCAAAGCTGCTATATTGTTTAATGGGGAGCAGTTTTATGATAAGATTGCTCTAGATATTCGAACTTATGGCATATCGGAACCTATAGGATTTGCTATTGTTGATTATACATACATAAACCAATCATATATAAAAGAGAAGTATGTAGTGGATATAAATAAATGGCACCATGCCGCATTAGGTGCTACTCCACTATCTGGAGCTAATCAGCTTAAAATGGATCTATTTATAGATGGAAAGCTTGTATATAGTTATTTACAAGGAACCTATACAAGGGGTAGTCTAGCATCTAAGAAATCATTGGGGACTAGATGGGGTGAACCAACTATCAGCAATCAAGCTCGTATACTATTTGATGATTTCTCCTTTATCGATGGAATCAATATCTATGAGAACAAAACATCAGTAGATGTTCCTACAGACTATCTGTTCAAAACTCTTGGATTGAATAGTATGACTGTACCACTATCAACTGGGTATGAGTACGATGATAACAAAGAATCCCCAGAAGATAGCATATTAGACAATATTTTGAGGTTATATTAACCAGTGTGTTGCCCCCCCCCCCATACTTGTAAGAGTATGGGGGAATTTTGAGAGAGGTGTAAATACATGCAACCAGTAGAAGTACTATTAGCCCTTCGTTGTGATGGGGAAAAGGTATATGATGTAAGTGGTAAATGTAATAGAATCTTTATAGAGAAGAACTATGATAACCCTTCAGTGAACATAACGTTTGATAAAGATGGCCCTATTGCAAAAGGCAAGGCCCTTTACAAACCTATTCGTACCAGTCATATATTTATAAATACGGAGATATCTGATAAACGTAGAGATGCTCTGAAACCATATTGGATAATGGATGAAGATGTGCCCTGGACTTGCTGTGCATGGATTAATATAGAAGCTTCAGATCCATATGGAACGTTAATAAATGGCGGTAGAGTGGTATCTTATCAGAGACTTTCTACATCTTGTAGTACTGTTGGTCCAAATATTATAACTACTGGAAGCTGGCCAACGGCTAATGTTCATAATATGCTAGATTACAATAAATGGTATCATATAGCATTTGTTAAACATAGCAAAATATCTTATTCTATCTATATAAACGGCAAGAGAGAATGGACGGGCCCTGTAGACAATCCCAATCAGAAATGGGACTTTGCTACTAGAGGAATGGGAATCCTTACAGAATATAATGGTGACAATAACTCGTCTATATCTGGTAAGTTGTATGATATGACATTTATCCGTGGTAAGGATCTTTGGAATACTGAAACATTTACTCTTCCAACGGATTATGTTATCGATGAGTACAATATCCCTATAGGAACCACAGTTCCCAACCCAAATAAGCCAGCATAACCTACAAATAGTATGAAACCCAAATATGATCCCACTAATTGTATATTCTACTTATCTGGGGTGAATGAGCTTATTGGTAAATACCAATTCGATAGCGTATCTGGTGGTACTGTCATTACAGAAGTTGAAGAAGGGGTTGTTAGTGGGCGCAAGGCTTATAAGTGCTCAGCTCCTGCTACTCGAGGTGCTAGAGTACTCTATAAGATCAAGACTCCTACAACCGATAAACTCAAGACTTTCTCTATTTCTTTCTGGGCCAAGAAAGGTAATATTAGACCAAAAGCCGGATGGGAGCAGATGGGATTCCTTAAGTCTGCTGGTCAGAACTTTGGTCTATATAGTGGATACGAAGACGTCATTTTCAATGATGATTCTAAAAGCTCTGATTATAAACAGTTTGATATCTATGAGAACCTTGATGTTACATTGAAAGATTGGGTATTCTTCACTATCTGTAGAGATGGTGATGAGAAGAAGTACTATATCTCAGTAAATGGATATCAGATCAATAATGGGACTCCTAGATGGTTGAATGATAACTATGATATCGAGTTCGATAAATCAGAAATTGCTATCTTTGATATAGATGGATCTGGTGCATTTGGTGGTGTCATTGATGAGGTTATCATCCATGAAGGAGTCTGTTTATACAAAGACGACTTCAAAGTAGATGGATTTCTCCCAGCTAATATTCCTACTCCACCATCTGTTGTCTTAAAGAGTTTCATCAAAGTATACTAATCCATATGCAGTATAAATGGTAGTACTCATAAGAGTACTACCATCTCTTATTGACTCCTAAGACTATCAAGTAATTTCGAATAGTAGAGGAGAGATACTAATGGCAGAAAACAAAGATCCCTCTGTACGTCAGTTAGCAATAGAACCACTAAATGTGGATAAATTTATCAAAGTAAACGAACTCAAAGAGATTACGAACCCAATGTTCTTTGCTAGATCTAATATGCCTACTACTGATGGATTACTCTCTAATGAGATCTTTGGTATAACCAAAGATGATAGAACAACCATCTTTGCATACATCCATCTAGCAGGAGAGTACTTCATGCACCCATTGGCATATAAGATATGGAGTAAGCTAGACTCCAATATCAAGCCATGCGTGTATGAGATGGAGAACTTTGTATACGATCCAGAGAAGGGAAAGCTTAAACCAGATCCCAATGGAGAGACTGGTATAAAGTTCCTTATGAAGTTGATTAAGAAAGTAGACTTCAAGAAGACAAACTCTTCTAAGAGAGAAGTTAGGATTAACTTCTTAGAGAAGTATAGAGACTCCCTCTTTATGAAAGACGTTATAGTCATTCCTGCTGGTATGAGAGACGTAAATACTGAAGCAGATGGTAAAGTAGGAGTTGGAGAGATTAATAAACCCTATAATGCTATAGTAAGAGATGCTAAAGCATTACAAGAATCTGATGACTATGGATTATCCCTCAATGGAACACTTAGAGGACGTATACAGGATAATATCGTAAAGATCTATAACTGGTTCATCTTTGGTAGGGATCCAATCACAGGAAATGATGCTCAAGCGTCTGGTCTATCTAGAAAGCTTGGGTTGATTCGTAGAGCAGGAATGAAGAAGTCTTTCGACTGGGGTTCTAGGTTGGTTATCTGTACACAGAACCTTAGAAAAGAGAGACTGGAAGATCTGGATGTAGATCTGGACTCCATTGGGCTTCCTATAGCAGCTGTATGTGCTAACCTGTTCCCATATATGCTCTATTGGATTAGAAAATGGTTTGAGAACCAGATGTCTGATGTACAAGATCTTATGGTATATAACTCTAGAACTAAAAAGGTTGAGAGGGCCCATATAGATGACTGGCAAGCAGTATACTCAGACGAGAGAATCAAAAAAGAAATAAGTCGATTCATGCATGGTATGTCTAACCGCTTTGTTCCTGTAGAAGCTCCTATAAAGAATGCTCCGAGAGGAATGAAAGCATATCTGCAGTTCAAAGGATACAATGTACCAGATGAAGAAGTTGCTAATGCTATCTCCTCAGGTACTCTTTCTAAAGAAGGATATACTCTGACTTCTAGACCTCTTACATGGTGTGATCTTATCTATATGGCTGCTATGGAAGTAACCAAGGATAAGATGACCCTTGTAACACGATTCCCAGTGGACAGCTTCTATAACCAATTCCCTGCTAAGATCAAGGTTATATCTACTATAGAGACAGAACCCCTTCTTGTTAATGGAACCTTCTACAAGAAGTATCCCAAGATAGCACCAGAAGATATCAATACGAACTCTTCTAATCACTTTGTTGATGTAGCATTACCAAATAACGTACGATTAGGCTCTATTGGTGGAGACTTTGATGGCGATACAGTATCATCTAAGGTTCCTTACTCTATAGAGGCTAATGATGAGCTATTTAAGGCTATAAACTCTAAAGTACACTATATTGGATTTGGAGCTAAGAATAAGATGGAGACTACTCATGAAGGAGCTCAAGCCATCTACAATCTTACCATGAGCCTACCAGATAACCCAGTTAAGTTTACAAATCCTACATTCTAACAAAAAAGAGAAGGAGTTCCATAGAGAACTCCTTCCATGTTTATCAGTCTTCTTCTACAAGAATGATAAACACATCACTTTCATCATCGAAGTGAATCTTCATATCTCTTCACCACCTTTGCCCATCTATATAGATTTAGTTATGAGGGCATATGGCAAAGACATCTATGATATCTCCCATAATGATTCACATCCTTTCATTTTCTCATCTCTATAGTATATAACCTAAGATTCTTAGTTTTACGAAACCCCATTATTTTTGCTATTCAGAAACATTCCAGTAATTATAGCCTGATACGCTAAACTAGGGAGGATTAAAATGGGTAATCATCATCATATCAGCGCTATTCTGCAAAGGAAGAGCAGAAAGCAGCAGGGACCAATGAGAACCAACACTATCTATCCATTGTATAAAGACAACGGAAATGTAGCATTGAAGGAATCATATAGCTTTGATAATATAATGGAGTCAGTCTATAAGTGGAATGATTACTCTACGTCTATTGGAAAGAACTGGAATCAGCTCATGTCATTATATGAAGCTGTAGGAGAATTGGGAACCTCTCAGCAGTTGCATGAGATGACCTCAGTTATAAACAATAACATCCTTCCATATATTGACTCCCCATCTATGATGAAGGCTGATATTTACAATCATATCAAGACATGTAAGAATGATGATATGAAGAGTTGTATGTATACCATGACGGAAAGTATCAACGAGGCTATAGAATGTGACCGTGTATTGAAGAATATCGATACAGTATCTAGACGATTCAATCTAGTTAAAGTGGCTCAACCACATATCTTCTATGAGGATTCCATTACAGAGGCAGTTTACAACATCTGTGAACTGATCGACACGTATAACATGGATCTCAAGAACAAGTTCTGTGTAGCATGTGAGTCAGCACTCTATTCTGTATACTCCAACATAGAACCCATATCTGAAGATATGATGAGCGACAAGCTGTCTGATGTAGCAGTATTGGAAAATGTAGTAGACTACTTCATGATCAATTATGGACGTAATCAGATAGAGAACTTTATAGATCTTATAGAGTCTGCTGCTAAGTCTGATATCTTCATTGGAGATCAACTAGATGACTATATCTCACTTCTCAGAAAGGTTAATGGTAACCGTTATACAGAAGAGATGGTATATGAGTCAGTAGACGTACAGAAGCTGGCAGATGAAGAGGCTAATCGCAAGTATAGAGATGAATCAATCTTAGGATTGTCCGAAGACTTAGATCAGTACGATGCTATCCGCCATTCTGCAGAAGTAATGGTGCTGAAAGAGTTTGCATCTCCTGAAGAGAGAATCAAAGAGTTCATCACTAAGATGAAGATGCTACCAACACAGTCTATGGCAGCCCTTAAGTCTGCTATAACTGCTATCTTGGTCCCGTGCAGAGCAGAAGACATTGGTAAGGGCACTCATAATGCACTCTCCATCATCTTCTATGCATTTATAACACTCGGATGGTTCTCTGTTGGTGGTCCTCTTGGTGGTATCTTTGGCTCTGTTGTATCTTATATCATATCCAAAGCTTCCCAGAAAGCTTATCTTAAAGATGCTATCACAGAGTGGAGAGAGCATAAGTATGCACTCTCTCGGAAGATCAAAGAGTCTACCGATCCAGAGAAGCGTAGACGTATGGAAGCCTATATGGATCAGGTTGATATTACCATCCATAACTTAGAGACTCGTTATGACGATATGAGAGAAAGAACTGCTGCTGAGCTTGCCAATAGAGCAGAGAACAGAGCAGATGATCCAGCCAATAGATCTCACTATAGAACTTCTCAGGTAGATCCTGATGGAAAAGTAACTCCTGCTTCAGACTACTACGACGACAAAGACAAGAAGGATGAAGAGGATAAGAATGATTATAAGAAGGATGCCCCATCTAAGATAAGTGATGATGACGATGAAGACTTCGAAGATGATGAATTCGATGATGAGGGCAATCCAAAGAAGAAGAAAGATGATGAGTAATATCTAGAAGAAAGAGAGTATGTAAACATGACTGATCTGTTTAATAGCCTCGTTCTTCAAGAGGCCACACCAAGCGTAGCAAAGAAGCTGAATATCAAACCAGATGAACCTCCTGATGTTACTCAATCTAGACAGCAGCCACAAGAGGATGATCAGAATCAGCAGACTAATCAACCCCCTCAACAAGAGGAACAGCCTCAAGAGACTCCAAATACTCCACCTCAAGAGGAAACCCCTCAGGAGGATAATCAGCAACAACAGTATACTGAAGAAAATCCAGAAGAGAGGAATGCTGAAGAAGACTACTCCTCAGAAGAGGAATCTCCTGCTGAAGATGGTACAGGAGAAGAAGGATTAGAAGGTCCTGCTGCTTCACAAGAAGATCCTTTAGATCAAGCAGAATCTGAAGTATTCTCCAATCTCAAACCAGAACAGTTCGCTATTCGTATCAAAACTCTAAAGAATCAGTATAAGAACCTTCATAGTACTATCATTGATACACTTGATCAGATGAATAAACTGACTAAGACATCTTATGATAGTAATATGATAGAGTTTGCTACTCGTAGACTCTTAGAGCTGAAAGATAACGTAAGAGATGCTCTAGTACTATCCTTCCCTACAAGAACCTATGTAGAGAACGAGATAGAGCTTCAAAAAGCCACTGCAGCGTTCAATCAGATCTACGATATGATCAATATAGTATATGACTCAAGACTTAAGAGAGCTGCTAAGTACAATAAGCAGACTCTTCATACAAAACAGCTTGAGAAGACCTTTGATCTCACATCTGAAACTGATTTCTAACACAAAAGTCTGGATTGCCTACTATGGCAATCCAGCTATTTTAGTGTATCTAGGTCGATTTAAGAAATTATTCTAGAAGGCTCTATAACAACATATTGATAAATTGGTATGTTATCTACAGTGTAGGCTTGATAGGGAAGTCTGTGCTGTAATACTAAACCCATTTACACAATCAAGAAATTACCTTTCTTATTGAGAAAAGCATAATAAAGGAGGAAATATAATATGGCATTAGTTGGTACTCCTGTAGGCCAGCAGACCGCCGTCTCCGAGGAACAGCTTGAGCGCTTCTATAGCAAAGATTCGATGCGCCCTCTTGCTGAACAGTTCCTTGCTGTTGGTAAGGCAGGTCTCTCCGAGCAGGTTGATATATTCACTGAGCCGTCCAAGTTCTTTATGAACCCGGGACTCAAGCATCAGATGAAGAACCTCTTCATCCGTGAGTCGTTCGATGTGAACGATCCTGATATGCAGAGCCCGCAGGCTATTAAAGAGCATAATGATGCAATGGGTGCTCTCTTTGAGCATGACCTTCAGGGCCTCATGGAGGCTGCTCCGCTTGGTGGTTTCAACCCGACGGTTGGTATCACGTTCCCGATGCATAAGAACCTTCTTATGACGACGGTGTTCGACAAAGGTGCTATTCCGAAGGATGTTGCTGCAGGCCCGCAGTTCACTCTTACGATGGAGACTCGTACGCTGTACAGCCCGGTTGACAACCGTGAGATTGATATGTTCCTCGAGCAGGACAAGATTAAGGACGTCGTTGAGTCGGCTGTTCCGCGCAAGGATGTTGTTATCCAGCTGCCGGAAGATCAGCAGACGGATGTTCTCACTCTTCTCGGTGCTGTTGCGAATGGCGTTTCGAACCTTTCTCGTTCGACCCGTGTTACGAAGCTGATCGTTGATCAGGTTTGGGTTGCAGAGGGCGACGAGTTCTACGACACGGCTACGCAGACGATTAAGAAGGCTGCTGCCGGTGACGTTGGTCTGAAGCAGGCTGTTCTCACGATTAACCCGATTCAGTTCGTTGCTGCTTATGGTCAGTATGACCGTACGTTCCAGCAGCGTATTGATATGAAGGTTGCTACGGCTGCAAATGCTGCAACGACCCGTAATGAGATCTTCCAGATCGCTGGCTCGATGCATAAGAACCGTTTCACGTTTATGTGCTCGTCGACCAACGTTAAGGCTGTTGTTCTCAGTGCTGCTCTCGATACGTCGAGTGCATCGTACGATACGCCGAAGGTTAAGTGGTCCGCACGTACGGATTACTTCGAGATCCCCGATGCTCCGCATATCACGGTTACGATCTCACCCGAGGAAACTCGCGACGTTCAGGCTATGTACAACACGAACCAGCTCACGAAGATCCTCAGCATGATGAAGCTCACCCTTGTAAACTACAAGGATGACAAGATCCTCGAGAAGCTTGACGAGTCGTTCCTGAACCTCCCTGAGACCTCTTCGATCTCTGGTGCGTTCAACTTCGTTCCGGATGACAACTACATGGGCTCCTACGTCGCATGGCGTTATGAGACCTTCATGGATTACCTCGATACTCAGGTTACGTACCTCCTGCAGGTTCTTAACGATGAGAACATGACGGTTTCCATCTTTGGTCGTCCTGAGCTGATCCGCAAGATCTCTCCGAAGGAATACAACTACGCAACTCCGGCAAGCATTGGACCGGTTATGCTCGATTATAAGAAGACTGTCAAGACTTCTGATAACCGTATCTACCAGTTCATCAGCTCGAACAAGCTGCGTAACGACAACAACCTGATCATTATTCTTTGCCCGCGCAATTCGACGCGAGTAATCTATAAGATATTCGATTATCAACTCTACGTTGGTAACGACATTCGTGATACGAAGAACTACCAGCTGCCTGCTGTAACGGCGTTTGAGCGTTGGCTCATGGTCGAGTATCAGCCGGTTCAGGGTCGTATCCAGATCGTCAACCCGACTGGTCGTAAAGAAGACATCGAGAACAAGACTCCGGTTGATCCGAATCGTGCTATCAATGACTACACGGCTAACAAGGTTGGTTATCGTAGCGACGGAAATGGTGGCAACCAGCAGTATCTGCATGCAGAGCTCAAGCCGAAGACACGTACGGCTCGTGCTGCTATCTACCCGAGTGCTATGGGTGCTGGTCAGCAGCCTGCACAGGGACAGAGCGTTCCGCATGCGGTTAACCCGCCGAACTACGCAACAACTCAGCCGTCTGGAACTCCGTGATAACACGAAGATAAATATTGACTTAGATTTCCCCGTAGGGCTCAATGCCCTACGGGTTTTCTAGTGTCTCATAACAAAAAAAGAGGATAGCTTGATTGCTATCCTCATATGGGTATGTTACGCAGTCTTCTTTGTAACAGATTCGATACTCTCGAAGTGTGGTTTGAGATAGTTGTAGAGCCTATCACTATCGTCTCTGATAATGATAGTATCATCTCCTACCATAGCACCCCAAGGAACCTCATCTTTATTGATAGGTGTTTCTCCCTTATCAATCCTTCTGAAGATAACCTCAATATTTCTCGGTACATTAATGATATTCTCAGAAAGGGCTCTATCATCTTGCTTGAGAGCATATCCACTCATAGACATGATATGGTATCCTTTGTAAGTAATCATCCTTCAACCCACCTTATACCCTTTCTTTTAGTTAGATTCTTTTGAAATCCTCTTAGCAATCAGAGACTCTATATAGCCAGTGACATCGTTCTCGTCAAACTTGTATCCTCCAGCATAAAGAACCTCATAATATGGGATCTCATTGAACAGATTGTAGATATAAGAACACAGATCTGTATTCTTATCATCATCAAGAGCATACAGCTCTATTACCAACTCATTCAACAAGCATTCTCCAGAAGTCTTGCAGAACTTCCTCTGCTGTTTGTCTGGATCATACATATTGAGCAAGATATCTCCACCAGACTTAGCCTTGGCAGCATAGATATTGTACTCCATATTATACTGAGCCATACATACATTGTATGCTATACCAAGTATACCCCTCTTATGCTTTATATCCGTAAGAGGAGAATAACCATCAAAGTGTTTGATAAGTGTAGGATCCTTGTAGAAACTATCCTTATCATACGTGCCTACTCTCACATCTACATGATTAGTGTTCTTTCTCATGTAGTAATAGTTCAAGAAGTAGTTAGCATGGATAGTGCCAGGAAGGTTGAAGTTCACTGCCAAGAATCCTAAGAAGTTGAGATACTCTCCTCTAGCCTCATTAAGAGCCTGAATGGTGTACTCATTATCCTCCTCATAGTGGTGAGCAAACCAATTAGCAACACCCATAAGAGCATCCATCAAGTCTCTTGTATATGGAGAAGATGCTATTGCTATAGTGCTATACTGATTACTGCACATAGAGCACCTAACAAGATACTTACTTACGCTATTCAGGAAATCGCTCATATCAATATCCTTCATAGATAAAGAAGCCATGTTAGATGGAGCAGTATCATCAGTTATAGTCATAACAAGGTTATGGGTCATTGCTATAATTCGAGCGATCTCACTACAATTGATGGTAGATCTAAACCCACAGATGAGAACTCTGATATAGTTCATGAAGTACTCTTTATCAAAGTCTGTTACACACTGGAGTACAAGATGGGTTATATCAAGAGTATATGTAGGAGGTTTGAATGCTACTCTATACTCCTTGGGAACAAACATCCCTACACTGATATGATAAAGACTGTCATCTTCATCATCTTTCAATGTAGTGATCTTGAGAGACTTCTCAGAGTATCCAAGATCAGCAATCTGCTTCCTCAACTCATCCAAGTAGGATTCGTCTACTGTCAATACCTCATCGTAGTTTCTATCATAGATAGATTCAAGTAGAGATGCTACTTTGTCTAGACATGCATTGTCTACAGTTTGAACCTTGATCTGATCCTCCACGATATCATACGTGTCGATCTTTACTTTTACCTTATTCATTTCCTATCTCCTTTTCTTAAGAACCTTATAAGTGCTCTAACTATATTGCATGATTAGCTGAACTTCCTAGATTTAGTATATAGCTTTCTAGCTCTATACACTTCTTTCTAAGATCTGAGATCTTGGATTCAAATTCATCAGATACCATATTGTTGGCATCTTTTAACTCCTTGATATGGCCCTTTTGCTTATCCAGCTCTATGATGATATTATGAGCAGGGTCTAGGGCCTTATAGTAGTTATAAGACCTATTGTCCTTCTCATACTCCTCTATCCTCTTCTCTATCTTTCTAGCCGCCATAGAAAGAACGTTGATAATCCTTATTTCAGCTTTACTCATCATATGTATTCATCTCCTCTTATCATCCTATAATGAGACTTGATAGCCTTATTCTTCTTACACACATATATAATATATAACTGAAAGGAGCTACAATGTCATGCCTATATCCCTAAATGATTATAATGCAGATAGAGCAGAATCGTCTAAGAATAAGGATAAAGACAAACCATTCATACAACCTAAGAAAGTAGCTATTCATATAGGAGTATCAGCACCAGGAATGATCCTGGAAAAGAGAAAAAGAACCGAAGATAATACGTAACCCGTACTTTTACCATACCCAAACATTGTAGTAACTACTTAATATGACGAATCGGAGGGATATAATAGATGAGTAAGGAAAAACAGCAGCTTCAGAGACAATATGATGATATAGAAGCTGCAGTGGCAGAGGTAAAGAGAGATCCTTCTGTAGAAAATGTGAATGATCTTAAGTTATATATCAATAAGTACTTCGAACCTGCAAGATGTCTCAATCTTGTATATACTCAGAATATCGACAAGCTATTCTTTGGAGTATATGTATTGCCTAAAGTAACGGCAAGTACTGTTATGCGTATCCTCTTTGGGGATAGCAATGATGATAGAGTTATCATTAATGAGTTTGATGTAGAGTTAGACTCTCGTCTGTTTGATGATAGACTTGATCTTACTCCTGCTCAGATCACTGCTGTTCTTATTCATGATATCGGCCATCTTGTAAATGATTCGGCTCCTGTATATACAGTTAAGAAAGAGCTGGATAGATATATGGCTAAGACTGGTGGAGTATTGAAGATTCCTGAGTCTATTCATTATCGTAACCTCTTGGCATATGGCTTTGCTGATTCTATGCGTAAGTATACAGCAATCTTTGAGAAGGATCACTATGTAGCATCTGAACTGACAGATGAGTTCATTGACTGGTGTGACTTCTCTGGCCTGATTACTTCTGCATTCAACAAAGCTTCTAGACTTGGATATAACCATAACAGAGAGATTGTAAACAAGTTCATCGTATTCTCTTGGATTCTTCGATTCTACAAAGATATTGCTCATAACCGCATTCCTGCTATTATGGGTATCAAGACATGTATTGAACTTTCTCCATCTCAGATTGAGAAGAGAGAACTGCGTAAGATCGTTGTAGAGATCTCAAACATTGATGACTCTGAGCTGCTTACGGAAGAAGCATCTAATCTATTTACAGAAGTACGCAATGGGATTACTAAGAGTGCATATCTCCACTCTTATGATTCATATGCTATACTTGAGGCAGTCAAAGAAGACATTGTAGATCTCGTATTGAGACAAGATACTGTTGATGCCAATGAACCAGATGGGTTGGATAATCTGCTCAATGATATCAATAGCAAGATGTCTCATATCCAAGATTATGTAGAGAATGATGGATCACTCTCCCCAATTGAGGTGAAGCAGTGGAACGACATGTATACTGACCTTGGAAAGATGCGTAATGCTCTTACTAAGGGGCAGCTCTTTACACCAAGCAAGTATATGGTAAACTCATATGAAAACTCTAACGTAGAAGCTCAATAAGAATAATATAAGTACTACTCCATGTGGGGTAGTACTTCTTATTATCTTTTTTGGGTATATACAATAGAAATGAATAGTGGAGACTACATACCATTACGTAGTCATTTCTTAACTTTAGAGGAGGAACATCACATGGCAGCTTTTGGTAGTTATGGAAATCAGAATCAGGTATCTCCTACATTGTATGGATACTCATTGTTCAACAAGGAGTCTACTGTTGATAAGACAATGATGTCGTTCAGTATGTGGAAGACAACAATCAAGTTGGCTATCTATCCACTTATTGAATCAGATGATGATCAGATCAAGTATGATCGCAAGAATGGTATTGCTATCTACCTTACACCTCAGAAAGCTATGATGTTTGCCCAACTTCTTAAAGAGTTCCGTGATAAGTGGCAGACAGCTGATCTAAAGAAAGTTGACAATAGTGGAATCGTATCTGGACATAGCCTTATTGCTATCTGTTCTCCTCAGTTCTTCAATAAAGATCCTAAGAAGGTTGGGCCTTCAATCATTATCCGTCGAGTAACAGAAGACGGCCATGTAGAAGCATCTTATGCATACGAATGCAAGATTGGTTTCTATAACGCAATTAAAGACTATGACGAAAAGACTGGAAAATACAAGCAGGACTTTGAACAGTTCAACAATGTAGAACTCGATACCATCATCATGCAGCTCGAGTCTTACTTCTCGGCTATGACTAATACCATTGCATTTACTGTAGCAGAAGCTATGTATCCGACCCTTGATAAGATTGCATCTAAGCTTGGTGTAGATCTCAACTCCAACTACAATGGTGGATCTTATAAGAGCAACAGCTACTTCAACAACAATAGTGGTTCCTCCCACTCTAATACATCAAGCAATCCTGGAACAGCAGGATATACCACAGGAAGCCTCGAAGGATTGCTCTCTAGCTAATCCTCTATAGTATACATACAGAATAGAAGAGAACAGCTGTATCTCTCAGCTGTTCTTTTTTTTTTATGGTGATCTTTAATGGCACAAAGAGACAAGCTTATCTTCGTAGACTTTGATGTATTGTTTGATACTGCCCATGCATCCGCCAAGTATATACTCAAGAAGTATCCTAAGTCTAAGTATATACGGAAAGATGCATATGAATGGACACCATACTTCTTTAAATGCAAGGTTCTCACCAGAGAGTCTTTCAATCCTATAGAGATGATACTCAAAGAAGAGTATGTAGATCAAGCAGAGTCATTGTATGAAGAATTAAGAAGCAGACATTGGGGTGAGATACTAGCTAAGTCGCCACAGACTGATATAGTTAAGCTCATCAATAGCAGCTATGGAGACTATGGATACACTATCCACGTTAACTGTAGCAGACTAGAAGAACAAACCTTTATAGAGAGACTAAAACAAGATTGGCGTGCTGAGATGGATATAGACAACGCTAAGAAGTACTTCTCTCTATTCGTATACAATATGGATACACTGATGGATAGAGTTAGCAATATAGATGGGAAGAGTCTGTATATCTACTACCATAAACCCAACTTTGTTAACTTCAAAGAGAGACTGCTTAAGGAGTCAGTCCTCCCATTAGGTATGAGTAATACAATAGCATTCATAGAGCCATATCGTGGGTTTGAACTGCCCGATGATAGCGATATGACTCCAAATGATATGGAGGTAGATGTAAATGACAATGTCACAGGGATCAGCATCTGAAGTAAAGGTAGTAACCAATGTTGTATCAGAAGATGCCCTGAGAGAAGCACAGCTCCGTGCATTGAAGATCTTTGCCGATGCTGTATCTTGCACTTATGGTCCTATGGGAGGATATACTGCATATAGCCTTAGAGATACGAACTCTAACCTCAAGGCTGTTATGCATAACTATACCAAAGATGGATTCACTGTTCTCAAACATGTGGATGTAGATAAACCGATTGAATCCCTCATTAAGGATGAGATTCGTGATATCTGTACTCAGGTTATCAAGAAGGTTGGTGATGGTACTACATCTGCAACCATGATGTCATACTACCTCTTCCAGCGTCTGTATGATATTCATCGGAATGCTGGTGCTCCGAAGAGGGCTATCATTCGTACCTTCAAAGATATCATCAAGAAAGGTAGAGAGCTTATTATCAAAAGTGGTCGTCAGGCTACTGTAGATGATATCTATAACATTGCTCTTACCTCTCTTAATGGTAATGAAGAGATGGCAGAGATCATTAAGAAGATTTATGAAGACTCGGGTATGGATGTATTCATTGATGTTGCTATCTCAAATACAACTGATACTGTAGTTAAGACCTTCAACGGTATGACCTATGAGTCTGGATACATTGATCCTGCATTCGTAAACAATCCGGTTGATCAGACCTGTGAACTTATCAATCCGAAAGTCTATGTGTTTGAGTCTCCGATCGATACTCCTGATATGATCAACAACGTACGTATGATCCTTGATCAGGAAACATTTGGTCCTGCATCTGAAATGCAGAAAGCAATGCAGGCTAAGAAGGAGTATAAGGGTCCTCGTCCTCGTGCTGTTGTCATTATCTCTCCGCACATCTCTCGTGATGCTAACTCTTATATTGATTCTCTCATCAGTCAGTTTACTTCTGTTCCTGTAGAGAATCGCTTCCCGATCTGCTTAGTTACCAACATTGCAAATGATAACAACTATCTGACTGATATCATGAACATGACTGGTGCTAAGTTCATTAAGAAGTATATTGATCCTAAGGCATACGAGAATGATAAGGTTGTCAACCTTGCTCCTACTGATAAGAATATCACCACATTTGGAGGAGAAGCAGAGAAGGTTGTTATCGATGCTCTCAGTACTCGTATCATCAACCCGAAGAACATGTTCGACAAGGATGGAAACCGTACAGAGTTCTTCACTAACTATCTTGAGCAGCTTGATGTACTTCTTAAGAAGTATGAAGAGACCCGTGAAGAGCTTGTTAAGATTGGCAACCTCAAGCGCCGTATTAACGTACTCAAAGCCAATATGGTAGAACTCTACATTGGTGGTATTGGTATTGCTGATCGCGATTCTCTCAAAGACTCTGTAGAAGATGCAGTACTGAACTGCCGTTCTGCTGCTAAAGAGGGTGTTGGTTATGCAGCCAACTATGAGGGCCTCAAGGCATTCAATCGCATTGATCAGGAGACCTTTGAGGTTAAAGCAGCTATTGAAGATAAAGAGGATGCTACGGATGCAGAGAAGTATAGCTCAACTCTGCAGTATACCATTAGCTCTGCTATCCTCCGCTCTTATGTAGAACTCTGTTCTGCTATCTATCTCCCATACTATGATGGAAATAAAGAGCTGGCTACAAAGACAGTGCTTGCTTCCCTTACGTTTGATCCTACTCAATACAATCTCAAAGAGCAGTGCCCGCTCAATATCATCACTGAGACATTTGATGGTAAAGTTCTTACTTCTATTCAGACTGAGCCTGTAATGCTCGATGCTATTGCTCGTATCATTACCCTCCTCTTTGATACGAACCAGTTCATTGTACCTGACCCGAGATTCAATGTATACTCCATAGATGCAGTGTCTGAGGGATACCAGAACTCTCCTGATACAATGGTAATAGATGCTACTAAGAAGAAGGAAGAGAAACCCGAGTCTGTTTCTGTAGAAGAGTTCCTCAAAGAAGAGTATAAGAAGGAAGAGTAAGTTTTTACAACATTAAATACATAGAGGTATATGTATTCTATCAATTTTGTGATGTCCTCTATTCAGTGTCGGTAGACTACTAAGTCTACCGACTATATCTTTTACTTATAGAGGGAAGGAAGATGATAGTATGGAAATGACAATCAGCGATTACCTAAAGAATCCCGCTGGTGGTAGAAACCACATGCTTGGTCAAACAGATATGGCCAAAGCTATTTACACAGATAAGTTCAACAAAATGATGCTCAAGTATGCTGGTAAAATCAAGTATTTCCTCTTTAAGAAGAATGATGATACCAGATACGTTATGCTTATCAAACTCCCATCTGAGACTATAGAGAATCTAACCTATGACGTAGTGTTAGACTTCTATACCAAAGATGATGTAAACCTCAAACCTACAAACCTAAACAAGTATTACGTAAGATTCTTCTCGAATGATCCTAACTTTACTTACACATACGCTTATGCGTTCAATAAGAATAAGATGGTAGTACCAGAACTAGTTGGAAAGCTTAGTCCTGAGTCTGTAAAGAAAACCCCTCAGGTTACTAACCCAACTACTACATCTGGCTACGTTAAGTCTATATATGTGGCATACTTGTTCTTTGAAATGAAAGGATTCATGAACAAGCTCAACTGGATGGATGCACAGAAGTTCACGTCCTCTGCGCTGAATGAGTTGGTCATGCCATGCAATAAGAAGATCACTCAAACCAATGATATGAAGAAGATACAGTCTGCTACCAAGAAAGGTAGTATGACCATAGCAACTGGAGATGAGGATGCTGGTCATCTTAGGTTCAAAGCTAATGGTGCAACCCATATGTCTAAGATGGTAGATAAGGTTAAAAGGTCAAACTCTATGATATCTAGAGCAAGCACCGTAAAGACTGTATCTAAAGTACGTAAGATTGGTAGAAAGTAGTAAACCGTTTATCAGCGGTATACTATAGAAATATAAAGGGAAACTACTAGTAGAGGAAGAGGAGAAAACTCATGTATGAAGAGAGTGTAGAGAACGAGTTTGATTTGTCCTATCCGAATCAGCGCTTTTATGCTCCTAGATTCATATTGGACCGCTCACTTTACAAACCAGGTCAGAAGATACAAGTCGTAGACTTTGTAAATACTGGTCTGTACAAACAGGGGGATCAAGTCACACTTCATAACTCAGCTATCAATAGTCAGATAAACCTAAAACAAACTAGCTTACCACAAGATGCATATCAGCCACCAATTGATATGTGGACACCACAATCTCCAGAAGAGAGAATCTTCACTCATATAAGAGGAGCTATCATAGCACCTGTACATCGTCTATTTGGTATGCCAGATGATGATGAAGCAAATAACATGATAGACTACTTCTACGTGACTGCTAAACGGTGTTATAACTCTGATACGAAGATGAAAGATGGGAAACTTTCCATTGGTTTCAGAGATCACTGCACTAACTATATGAACTACTTTGAACGGTTCTATGATAAAGAACTGCAGCTTCTTAGTCTCTATGCCCATATCAAGTATATGATAGACTGCGAGACAGATAGCTATTCTCTCGATATGTTCCTCCATGATCTATGGAAGCACTTCATCAATCCCAATGCATCTTATCAGTCTCAGTACTTAAACTATCAGATCGATAAGATGAATATCGAGCAATACAACCTCGAACTGAACTACAAGAACAATAAGTCTCCCGTACTTGAGTATACTGATTATCATGCTAAGATCATGCTGAAGATATCAGTCATGCAGAATATGATGATTCCTATGCTTGCACACTTCATCATCAAGAAGAAAGTCCCTGCAGGAGAGATCAAGAACGTACTATTGAAATCATTTGATCTGTTATTCCAGGCATCTAAGATGATCTATAACATAGATCTCATCTCTAAGATCTTTGAGACTACATTCTCAAACGTATCTAAGAATACTACTAGCAATGCAGTACTTTGGGATATGCAGAATATCCGTGGTAGAAATTCTACTACTCACTCATCTGAGACTGTAGAGAATATCATCATGCAGATCATACCTAAGTATACTTATGATAAGAACATCATTCACTTCAACTACAATGCAATCAATAGGGATATCAAGTTCAGAGTTACAGACGTACCATATGAGTATTCCTTCGTAGTACTTTCTTCATCTGTACGAGACGATGATAACAATTCAGAATGCGATAAGTTTGAAGCACATGCTGCTAAACTTAATGAGGCTATACTTATTCAAACATTGGTCAACTGCTCTACTACAATGGAAAGAATAGAGATCAAGTACGGACCATTTGATGAGAATGAGATAGCATTCTACTATGAGCAGATGTCTCGTGGAGGAAAGATTGTAGTAAACTCCTTGCAGAAGACATTGGTAACCTATCTGTTTGCCAAAGAGTTTGATGATCCTCAGTCTGCTAAGATTGTCAATGTACGTCAGTATATTATACTGATCATTGCTGCTAGAAGACTCTTAGAGTCCTATAACCTGTTCCAGCTTCCTTACATGGTTGGTGGTAAGGTTAACCGAATCGTTACCCGTAAGAATATCAACAAAAAAGAATTGCAGAAGATAGAGGCATCTAAGTACTATCCGCTCATTCACGATAAGTATAATAACGTGAAGATAGAACAAGATGTCATTCTCGCTTTGATTGCACAGATACTTTCATCTGAGTTTCAAACGATTGACTATTATAACCAAGAGAACAATGGGTTGATAATTAATGTGGTACCAGATATTGTATCTGAAGAGTTGTGTAGATTTGTTATGTTGATTTGACAGACTAAAAAAGGGATACGGATATACCGTATCCCTTGTCTTTTTTGTATTCATATCGTAGTAAGAAGATCTCTTACCTCATAGAACCTAAGAAACTCAGCTAACTTATTTGGAGTCCAAGATGTATTGGATATATCAGTCTGTGGAGAGTCATCAATGAATGCTGCGAAGTCTTCAAGAAGGCTATTCCTCTCCATTCCTACATACTTTCTCAATCTAATAAGATCCTGAGCAATACCCTGTAACTCTTCAATCAATGATTTAACAAATGAGATCTCTTCTTCTGTTATATCCACATCTCTCTTCTGTAACTCTAGTGTACATAGATACAGATACTTGAACAACTTTACAAACTCTTTCGTCTTGTTCTTATAATGCTCTTCATAACTCAGTAGTTCCATATACTATCTCTCCTTTCTTGTATATTATAGTGTAAACACAACTTAGACAAACCCCACTATATCTATATACTATATATCTGAAAGGAATCGCATATACATGGGGAAGTATGGTGTTACAAAGTAAGAATTTGATGACAAAAAATAAACCAAACTCCTGTACAGTTTGGTTTTGTAAAATAAAGATGTGTTGTTCTTGTTTATGGTTATAGGGTTATCTAAGGTATATGGTTTCTATATCTTTTGCAGCTATTATTGCTGCATTTCTGTACTCTTCGTATCTGTCACATACATTAGAGTCTTTGAAACCATATAGAGGATATGTACTGTTATAATACTCCATGATGAGCTTTACAACAGGATCGTCCTCTTGCTTCTGACAATCTATATTTATCATAAGCAATAGTCCTCCTTTCCTAGATTGAAAGGAATCTGTACAGGTCATCCTTTCAAGTATATAATATACGACTAAGAAAAGAGACTATTTCATCCCATACTCATTAGAGTATGGGATCATTTCTATTTGAAAAGGAGTTTACTAAAATGAGACTATGGAAATCTAAGCTAGCAAAAATGGGTATCATTGATGGTATCAAAGAGATCATTGGAGAAGAGTATGATAAGACCAGTACGTCTATTGGCTATTCTATATACGTACTCAACTGTGTAGATACTCATACTATCCTTACAAACTACCCAGAGATAATGGACAATGATATCTCTAATAGACTTTCGGAAACTCTTATAGATGCAACTTCTAAGAAGTATCCATTTGCTGAGGGTAGATACATATGGGATGGAGATTATAGAACAGAGGATAAGAATATTCAGGTTCGATATATTCTGTTCAACCCCTATAATCTTGGACACAAGTATGGTAGGGTATTGGCTATACTGTTAGCAGATCATCCTGATGAATCTGATTACCCAAGATTCAATAACGTCATACTCTTGGATAATATGGATATATCTAAGCCTTTGTTAGATCAAGCTCTTGTTAAATGTAAGAAGGATATGATCAAAGCAAAGAAGTGGAGAGATAAGAATGAAGAAGAAAGTATCCTTATGGGTAGAAAGAAGTATAACAAGAAGTTTGTAAGGAAAGAAGCTGTCTAAAATGATAAATGATAAGATAGTTGTATATACCAAAGACAACTTTCTGCCAGCTATCCAATCCTTTTATAATGGCATAGCACCTTTTTACAAAAACCTAGAGATAGATATCAATAGATGTGCTATAAACCAAAGAAATTGGAGAATGTATATAGTAGATCTAGGAGGTAATGGTAGGCACCGAAACATACGGAAAGCTATACGACTTATGAATAGCAATAAGAATATATTAGGTGATATTATAAACACCAAATCTAAAATTGCTATGAACTGTAGGATCAAGGAGAAACTAAAATCTCCATTACATGATTGGATAATGCGAATGCATATATCAGACAAAGGAATGAAATGAGGACATATGGAAAATATAAACAGCACCTGTTACCCAGATAAGAAAGAGAAACTAATAGGCTATATTGACGTAACAGATAGTATCTCCATCAAATCCAATGGTCCTACGCTTCTTATTGGTGGTAGAGGTAACTTCGATGGAGAGATTAGTCAATGTGAGTTGGATATATCATTTGGCCTCAAAGGGATGACAAGAGATGAACGCAAATTTGCAAGATGCTTTAAGGGAGCAGCTACACGAATTGTTCCCAGAAGCTAAAGATGCAAGTGGTAAGAGAGAGGTTACAATAAACTGCCCTTTATGTGAAAGAGAAGGCAGACCTGACCATGGAAGGCATATGTATATCTCTCTCGGGTTTGATGATAAGCCCCCTATGTATAACTGTTTTAAGAGTACAACTCATAGGGGGATTTTAACACAATCGTTCCTAGAGGAGTTTTCCAAGCATTCCCAGTACATCGACACTGAATTGATGGAAAATCTCGAAAAAGAGAATAAGAGGGTCTCTAATTTAGGCGCATATCGGCTAAATAGGAACAAGCAATATGGGTTTTTCGTACTACCCTCTCAAAATAATGCACTTTCTGAAGCAAAATTGAGATATATCAACAATCGTTTAGGATTGGCATTAAATTATCAAGATCTTAAAGAGAATAAGATCATTCTAAACATAAGTGATCTATTGAAGTATAACAACATTCAGACCGCCACGCGGTCTGATTATATCATGAACTTCCTTAATACTTATTTTTTAGGATTCATGACCAATACCAATGGATCTATCATCATGAAGAACATATCTGATCCAAAGAAGGTACAACTTCCTGAATCGATAGACAGTAGGTATATAAAGTATAACCTAGTCGATAATGCTATATCTGGGTATTACGTTATACCTAGTAATGTAGATCTAGCATCTCATATCAATATAAGGATAGCAGAGGGTACATTTGATATACTATCAGTATTCTATAACTTGTGTAATCAAGATAGGTTAAACAATATCTACCTAAGCATAGGTGGTAATGCATACCTAAGTGCCATTAAATACTTTGCTACTTCTATTGGAGTAGTGAATGCTACTTATCACTTGTATATAGACAATGACATCCCTGGGCATATCTTACCACAGATAAAAGATATGATATCTCCACTGCATGAGGTGTATATCCACATCAATGCATCTTCAGGAGAGAAAGACTTTGGGGTTCATCCATCTAGGATATCTGAATATGTATACAAGTTATAGAGTATCGGACAAAAAATAAACCAGACTCCCATACAGCCTGGTTTGAATTTGGAAGAGATCCTCCGATCTGAATATCTATCGACTAGGATACGATACTGGCTTCTATGTCTGTGATATCCATAGCAGCCAATATTGCACTTTTACGAAACGATTCGTATCTGTCACATACTTTCGGTTCATTAAGTGCGTGCATACAATGGGTATTTATCATTGTATTCATCTACCATTAGGTTTACCAATGGAGTGATATCCTTACCTTGATAAATAATCATAGGTTCTCCTCCTTTTTGAAGATTGAAGAGGGTCTGTATGGGTATCCTCTTCAAAGATATAATATATAACTAGAAAAGAGAACATTCCCATACTCTAATGAGTATGGGAACTTTCTTATAGAACTTATAAAGTATCTAACAAAAAATAAACCAGACTCCCATACAGTCTGGCTCATAATTTTTCTCCAATAATATAAAGAACGCATTTTCTAACAATTCACTCCAAAGTTTTAGCTATACATTACGGTTTCTATGTCTAGAGCCATACGTTTAGCTATCATCCTAAATCTTGGGTATATGTCGCACACCTTTTCATTAGGACGATGATCGCAACGATATACTTCATTGATCCTATCTTCCATTAGTTTAACTAATGCTGGATCTATATCGTTTAGATTAACTTTGGCCATGATTAGTTCTCCTTTCTTTATATTGAAGAGGGTCTGTATGGGTATCCTCTTCAAAGATATAATATATAACTAGAAAAGAGAACATTCCCATACTCATTAGAGTATGGGATCTTTCTTATAGAACTTATATCATACTGAACAAAAAATAAACCAAGTTCCTGCACAACTTGGTTTCCCCTAGACTTAATAGACGGCTTCTAGGGTAGCAAATTCATAGACTATATCTCAGATATATCTGAGATATCCATGGCTGCTTGGATAGCTGCATTTCTAACCCAGTTGTATCTGTTACATACTTCTGAATCTTTGAATGCTTCTAGGCCATATCGATCATTATACTCGTCAATCATTAGATTGACCAATGAAGTGATATCTCTATCTTTGTAGACATAACTCATTATAATGATTCTCCTTTCCTAGTATAGAAGAACTTCTGTGCAGGTCAGTTCTTCAAAGATATAATATATAACTAGAAAAGAGAACTATTCCCATACTCATTAGAGTATGGGATATGATTTTTCAATGGAGTAAGAATATAGAATATGATACAACCGATACAGAACGCATTTATAACTGCAATAGATTGGGGAACCAGGTTTCCTGTTACGATGTATAATTCATATGGTAGATTCTACAATATAGGATGGCCGTCTTCCATCTATAATGAGTCTAAGATGTACTTTGATAAGAAGATATCAGATTGTAATCTCGTATTATCATATATCAAGAGTGCTAAGAAATATGATGGTAAGAAGTCTAGAAGAAAGAGATATAATCTATGGAGAGATAAGATCATACTTATGAGAGATAAGATACCATACAACAAGTATGATTGGTTTCTCATACGGTATGATATACTATCCGATATAATAGTGGAGATGCTTCCTCCATTAAGTATACTAGCACTAGAAGACCAGCCTATATTCTACACTGATAGCTATGATAGGGTTAAACCAAGGGATGATTCTTGGTTGTCTGATATGAGAATAGATATACTATTCGCATTGATAGTAGCTAAGGTTAATGAACTAGGAATAGAAGTAGTTAGAGTATCCCCATTGTATACTTCTGCTACCTGTCCTATGTGCGGTAACGTAGATAACAATAATAGGAACAAGTTTCAGCATAAGTATTGCTGTAGTAGATGTGGCACTGTTATGAACGATGATGGATTAGCAGCACTAAATATCTACAATAAGGCATATGAACAGAAGTTTGGTACTAGCATGTCACAAACATTATATGGAGATAGCAGAAAGATAGTCTTACTGCACCATCAGGCTAAGTATATCGATATACCTCACTCTGATCTAGAGAAAGAGACCATATATCCTATAATAACCTATAGCAGTCTTATAGACGATATAAAAAGAGATATAGCAAACTTATAGAAGAAGGTTGTACTGCAACCTTCTTTCTTTTTTCTAATCCAAGCCTACTCCATCACATCTTAATAACATGGCAGATTAGGAGGGTTAATGTATGGGTTTCTCTAATACCTCATATAGAGATACAGCTGATAGTATCATTAGTGCATATCAACAAAAGTTTCAAAAAGCTGTACCATATTACAAGTTTACTGATAAGAAACCTACAACTGTTGATTATTGGAACCTTAGTACTACACGTACTACTTTTGACCTAGCAACTGAACAAGCGTATGATCAATTAGGAGAAGAATCTCCATTACGGTTCAATAAGATCAAGTCTTTCCAGATATATGGATTGACCAAGATGCATATTGATCTTCAAATTGGAGATTTTGGTCCAGAGTCTTCTCCTATTGAGGGAGATGCCTATATACTTCCTAATACGATCATCCCATCGGCAGATGATTACTTCACCATTAAATCATTATATGGTGATGATGCCAAGATGGTATTCAGGGTAACAGAGGTTCAGAAAGATACCATCGACAATGGTGGAAACTTCTATAGGATTCATTATATCTTAGACAGACCAGATATGGATGCTATCAAACATCTCAACCGTCAAACAGTTAAGGTGTTTGAATACATGCCTGGTAATGTAGGAACCAACTTTGTCACATTGATGGAAGATAAAGACAAGGCTGCTTTGGATACCCTTGCAGATATGATTGGAACTCTTAGACAGTTCTATATAGATATCTTCTACAAGAAGAATATCCAAACCTTTGTCTATCTATATAATGATGACTACTTGGTTTATGATCCATATCTTGTAGAGTTCCTTATTAGGAATAAGATCATGTATAGCTCTACAGATTCTTATCTATACTTATCTCAAGCTACATTCAGATCTAGCACATTCTCTGTAGAGTATGCTAGAACATTGTTCCTTAACTTTGAAGAGAATGATCATGAACTTAGTTTGAATACAGCATATCCGATAAGAATCTGTGATCCGAATAGCTTACTTACAGATAGATTAGAGGAGTACTTTGAACTATCTATCCTAAAGCAGAACTATTCATTCTGTCATCCTATCAACTTCTTAGATATGGATCTCTTTGACCGTATAGTCAATGGAGAGCTATATGACGAGGAAGATATCAACAATCCTATCTATAGAAACATCATCATTGGCTATATGAAGGATGGATTAAGCTATCATGTCTCTAAAGTAGCATTAGATTCTGTAAGAGATATTGATTATCGTCCTAGCCATGAGCTGTTCTATGAGATTCCTTTGCTTATGTTTGTCATGACCAAAATGCTCTTGGATGGTATGACTGATAAGAGTAAGGATGATACATGGGATGTACAGAATAAGTGCTATATGACACGAAAGTGAAGACACATTAATAATCCACGATGAGGAGGATATATAATGTCTCAAGCAGTAGACGAATACCTTCTTGAAGATATGAGGAAAGATGAGAACGATGAACTCATGTTCTCTCTTGGACTCGATGAAGAGGGGTTCATGATTGATACAGTGGCATGCTATGATGAAGAGGCAGATGCCTACCCTGAAGATCAAGGTATGCTGTTCCCACAACCCATTAGAGAAATTTCCTGAGAAAGGAGTTATCTAAACAATGAATGCAGAAGATATGGTAGATGGACACTATGACGAGGACCTGATTGAGGATCCTCTCATGGCTATTGTGGATAAAGATCTCGATGACGAAGATGAATCTGAAGAAGATCTTCTTCATGGAGATCTCGCTGATTCTGATATGATTGATATCGTAGCAGAAGAAGATCCGCTCAGTCCTATAGACATTGTTGATCAGGTCGATATGATCGATTAACAAAACATTGCAATAAAATTTTATCCGACTACAAAGGAGAAGGTGTATTTAGTATGGCAATGAAAAAGATTGTTGATGTAACGTGCGATCAGCCGTTTGTTATTGGTTATAGCTCTTTCGCTGGTATCTGTAAGGAGATCGTCCTTGATACAGATGCTATCCTCAAATGCCTTGAGAACAAAGCAAAGGTTGCTGAGGTTCTCGCTAATGGTGCTCGTGTTCCGCTCCATTTCGGAAACTTTGATTCTGACAATGGCCCGTCTGCTGTTACTCAGGATGCTGTTCTTGAGACAGATGTTGAAGGTCAGCCGCCTGTTAACGTAGAGGTTATCACTAGTGCTGCTAAGAAAGATGGGGCCGCTCCTGAGGTTATTGAAGTAAATAACAATGGAGTCGAAGTTATCAAGGGCGAGGAAGTTGCTGAGCAGCCGAAGGTTGTTGAAGAGAACGTCGAGCCGCTTGATGGCAAGGATGTTGAAGTCAACGAGAAGCATGAGGAAGAGGCTCCTGAGGCTATCGAGAAGAAAGATTCTAAGAAGAAGAAGAAATAAGATCATTCTTAATTCATACATGAACCTAGGGATTGAGTTCCCTAGGTTCTTTACATGTCTTACATTCCAATAATATAATGGCTTATGTGAGGGGTGTATATAAGTGAGTAACAAAAATGGACTTGGAGACCTCATTGGATGCATTATCTGTGAGGAAACTCGTACAGATATAGAGTTCAAGATCACTGGTGAGAATAAGAATGGTTTCGTCATTGCAGAGGGCATTCTGCAGGAAGCGGATGAGATCAATAGAAATAGACGCTATTACCCAGTAGAAGAGATTACTGCTGCTATCATGAATCCCCGTCAGCAGGAACTTGTATCTACTGGCAACTTTAAGGGAGAAGCAGGACATCCATTGGATAAGTCCCTTGCTCGTCAGCAGAAGATCGATCCTCAGTGTGAACAGATCTGGTATACCAAGCTTTGGATGGATGGTCCCTATGTTATGGGACACTTCAGAGGAACCAATAATGACCTCGGTCGTTCATTGAACGATGACCTTAAAGATGGACAGAAGCCATCTGTCTCTCTTAGAGCACTCGGTTCTCTGCTGAATGAGAATGGTAGAGCTACTGTACGTAATATGCAGATTGTTACGTATGATAGGGTATACTTCCCATCACATTCTAAGGCTTATATGACTAAGCTTGTAACCACAGAGTCTACTGGATCAGATGGTATCAAGAAGTATATCATTGACGAGGGATCTAATATGTTCTCCAAGCAGAAGGAAGTAGACTTCCTGTCTGAGCATGGAAACAGTGTAGATACTAACGACAACTTCATTGCTCCTCTTACTCAGAATGAGATCAACAACTTTATCTTGAGTGAGTCTAGCAATATCCGTTCAGTACTGAACTCTTTTGATATCTTCTATGAGTCTATGGAATATGATCCATATAACCGCACGGTTAGCATGAAGACACGTCTAGGTGATACGATTCATCTGAATCTCGAGACTGCTGTATCTCGAGAGATCATGAATGGAATCTCGGACTTATTTTAACTACATAAGTTCATAAAGGGAGTATAGCGCAGTGGCTATACTCCATATCTTTGTCTAAAAGTGAGTAGATCATCTTATAAAGGATATTTGTATCACTTAGGGAGGTTCTATACATGTTATACGTAAAGAGAGGATCAGAAGATAGCTATTCACCGACAGATCTACCAGTAAACGTATTTGCATTTGAAGGTGCAGATGGTGCTGGTAAGACTCAGTCTATCTCTATGATAAAGAAGTGGTTAGAAGAGACCAATATCAATACAGAAGTTCATCTCTTATCTCTTCCATCTGCCAACCACGCAGAGTATAAGGCTATTAGATCCTATCTTGATATTCCAAATAAGACTGGTCATGAAAGTATGACTATGCAGTTTAAGATGCTGCTCAATATGAAAGCAGCATTCAACGATCTCACTAGAGATATCATCCATAATGACTCTAGAAGACATATAGTACTTATGGATAGATCTGCACTGTCTACAGTTGCTTATAGTATCTTAGAGAACAATGGCTTGAACTTAGCTCTCTATACAGAATACTGTAGCTATCTTATGCATAACAAGTACAAAGTGAGAGTATCAGAGATTCTAAAGTGTATGGCTGATACAATCAATATGGAAGAACTCCCATTAGATACTCCTACATCCAAGGGATATCCTATCTGGCCATATGAGCTTCTCCATTATATCTATAAGAAGCTGTTGGTTAATGAGAGATTGGATGGCAAGGCTGTATGCAACAAATATTCTATCCATTCTGCGTATATTGTGCCAGATATCACATTCATTATAGATCCAGGTACTAAGATCCTAACTTCTCATTGTGAAGCTAGAGTAAAAGAGTTAGAAGATAAGAAGTTAGATCCTAATACTAAGACTAAACGCTTTATAGATACCAATGATGTGGATCTAAATAAAGTATTGTATGTAAACAAGTTATACAATAGCTTATTCAATAGCATTGATAGCTGGTATACAACCCTTAAGAATAGCAATAGAGACAACCTCCTTCGTAAAGACATAAGACCTCTTGTAAAGATAGAGTGTAAAGATGGTAGATTAGAAGAACAGGCTATATATGATGAAATGATTAAGGATATCAAGTATCACATCTCAGACCTGCATGACTTCCAGAACGCTAAAGGTAACAGTAGACAATAAAAAAGAAAAGGAGAAAGAGGTTAATCCTCTTTCTCTGTTCTCTATGCCAATACCATTCTAGGTTTATCTATTATGGATGAGATTACTACAGTTACTGGATCAGATTCTCTCTCTGATGACTTTACCATATACATGTAATTGCTACACTCATCTACTGCTCTCTGTAAAGTGGTTGTTATAAGATAGATATCTTGCCATTCACCATTTCTAGTCATAGGACAAGTATATCTCTGTCCTATAGAGGTATTGTATTCTAAGTCTATATTCTTACAGGATCTGAATAGACCAGATAGATCATCATCTACTATCTTATTTAGACACATCTCTATCTTCATTCCTGGACTTAATACGCTTCTATATACACTCTCAGGCCAATCTGGCTTATGAGTTATAGGAGGAGAACACTTTATTGCTATATCAAAGTCTACTTCTACTAATTCTCTCTTCAATACTTCTCTGTTATTCAATATGAACTGTATGACCCAATCTCGGTTTATATTCTCTATAGCCATCATATACTTCTTAGATGGATTAAGGTAGTCTATATATTGATCACAGTGGGATAGCTCATGAATTACTGTATTCATAATAACTGCGTTTACTTGATCATCCCTGATTGCTTTCATTCTAAGGCAATGAGTGAAGATATTGAATAGGTTGATATCTATTCTAGAGAATACTTGCTGTCCTAATACAGTTCCTGCATGTATGTGGTCTTTAGGACCAAAGGTTATATTAGTTGCTCTAAAAGTTGGATTGATAACTCCATTACAAAGTATGAAAGTCTTTACAGCAAACTCAGCAAACTTGCTGTATTTGGACTCCATCTCTTCTATGATCTCTTTATTAGTTCTTCTCATATATACAAGTACCACCCTTTCATGTTTATAGTATACAGCTGAATACTGAGTTTGAATTATATATTATATAGATGAAAGGATGTGATTAGACATGGTTGAAGAGATTATGTTTGAGAAGCTTAAGAAGGATACCCTCATTTTAGAGGAGAATGCAAGAGAATTGAGTTCTCTTATAGAAGAAATTAGAGGGTTGTCACGCAATGCTGCAGCAGAGCAGGATGTTTCATATGAACTAGAGAGGTCAATCAATGTAATTGTAGATACTTTAGATCATATTGTTGGGGACAACTTGGCTCACGTTGTTATGTACGACTCAAAATACAACGAAACGAGCCATAAAGTTGGGCTTGACAAAGACATCAAACACCTCTGCGAATCTTACAAAGATTGGACCATAGGCAAAGCCTATAAAGGATCAATCTAAAGAAGAAATAAACCACTACTCTGCACTGGTAGTGGTTTATTTTTTGTCTCATAATCCTAGCTGGCGACATCGAATTAAAGTCGTCAGCAAAGGATGTGATATTGTATGGGAATAGTATTGCCGTCTGCTATGCAGCCAGTCAATCTAAATTCTCAATCCACACCACAGAATGTTAACCCACCAATGGTAGAAATTCCTAACTCTACCATCTATTATCATAAATCGACCACCAATAAGTCTTTCATAGAGATGAGTAATTACTTGAGGGCTATTGGTGTTAAGAACCATCGTTTTATGCTTGCTCTATTGGATCCAGATCTAGCAAAGATAGATCCACACGATCCAAACCTAAATACAGCGTATAAGATGAAAGTTCTTCAAGAGTGTAGGGTTAACTTCTGGTACTATTTGAGAGAAGTAGTACGAGTTCCATCATCTGGTCCTCCATCCCCATTCCAGCTAAACAGAGGTAATATGGCATTCTTGTACTTAGCTACAATGAATATCAATACCATACTGTTAATGCCTCGTCAGACTGGTAAGACCATTGGTGCAGCATGTTTCTATACCTACGTATACAACTTTAGAACACAGAACTCTCAGATCTCTCTGTTAAACAAGGAGTTCAAAGACTCTAAAGAGAACTTGTCTCGTATAAGAGCTATACGAGATTTGTTACCTACATATCTTAGATTCGATGCAGTATTCTCTATTGTCAACGGTAAGAAGACCAAAGTTCCTAACACGGCTATCTACATGGAGCATGCCGTTAACCATAATAAACTTAGAACCTATGCTAAAGCACGAAATGAGTTAGCTGCTGCTAATCTGCTTCGTGGTCAGACCTTCCCATTACTGTGGGTTGACGAGTATGCATTCGTTCCTTATATGAAGATTATATATGGTAACATGCTACCAGCTATGAGTAAGGCTGTTGAGATAGCCAAGAAGAACAATGTTCCATATGGTATACTGTATACTACAACTCCAGGCTTCTTGACCACAGAAGAGGGTAAGTATGCATATAAGGTTATCAACAATGCTACAAAGTTCAATGAGGGATGGTATGATCTAACTTATCCACAGATTATAGATCTTATCACCTCTAACAGACTATCCACCTTTGTTCATCTTCAGTTTACTTATCAAGAACTTGGATACTCTGAAGAATGGTTCTATGATCAGGCCAAGGGTGCAGAATGGGATTGGCCTCTTATCAGACGTGAGTACTTGTTAGAATGGTCTGATGAATCTGAAAACAACCCATTCACCAAGGAAGACCTTGATACTGTAAAGAAGTTCTGTAAGAATCCTAAGAAGACTTTTCTTATCTTCAACAAGTATGAGTTGAAGATCTTTGAGGAGATTCCTCTTAAGAGTAACTTGATTCCTAAGTATCCACCCATCATTGGTGTTGACCCATCTGGTGGTGTATCTAAAGACTCTTCATGTTTAACTTTCGTAGATTCTAGAACTACTCGAGTATTTGCTGAGTTGAGATGTAATACTATCTCTCTCATAGAACTTGCTCGGGTAATAGAATACATAGTAATCAATATGATGCCGAATGCTATAGTCAATATAGAGCGTAATGGAGTAGCGACAGCAATCTCAGCGTAGAGAGTGATCTTTACGTTTCAACAGTGTTAATTGCTTTGACAGAGGGTTAGAGCCATCATGCTACAACGTAATCCGAAAGGATAAGCGTGATAGATTAAAAAGTTGATGGATTTCCTCACTTTAGCAGCGAAACTCCTAAGTATGTATATATGGAGTACGTTCAACGATCAGCCCTTGACGAGGGAATGTAGAACTGCAAGCAAATGGCAGAAGAAAAATCCTGGCCTCAGAAATGAGGATGACAAATGATCTCTTCACGTCCTGTAATGGGAGTGCATAGGAATCGACCTAGGGATAAGAGTTGCGCCTTATCTAAAGACAAAGGTTACGGTCTATCGGTTATAGCAAAGCTCAAAGAGACAAGAGTTAAGAGAAACCTCTATTATGAAATCAAAGATAGAGAGTTAGAAGAGACTATAGAGAATGGCGTTAGGAAAGTAAAGAAGACTAAGACTAGAGTATTTGGTACTCATTCTACAAACGTCGTTCGTAATACACTCATTGAGATTCTTAAAGAGAGAATGAGACTCCATAAAGATAAGTTCATCTCTCCTACTATATATCAAGAACTTAGAGGGTTAGAGGTTAAGAGAAATGGCAAAGTAGAACACTCTGATCTAACCCATGATGACCAAATATTCTCTTATCTCATGGCCATGTATGTATGGTATGAGGGTAAGAACCTTAGAGAAACCTTTGGTATTGAGAAGTTTGGTATCAAAACGGAAGAAGCTGTAGATGATATCATAGATTTGGCCACATCTGAAGACTTTGGTGATATCACAGAAGAGATTCTGTATGCTACTAAAGATGAGAATGATAAGTTCGAATCTGATATGGCTGAACTCAATAAAGCAAAAGGAATGATGCTTGATGAGTTCATGGCAGCTCAAAGAAAGAAAGAGAATGATAGATTAAAGATCATGCTTCAGAATCCTGTTATGAGAGAAGCATATGCTAGAAAGTATGGGGTATCAGCAGATGATCTCTCTATAGCAGAAGTAGGAGATACTGTAGGACCACAGAGTTCTAACCTTATTCCTAACTCTCTCTTCTTAGACTTCAATAAAGATTATACAGAACTCAATAAGGATTCTGTATATATGACTATGGGTGGAGCTATGATGGATAGTAATGGTATCATCTTAGGCTCTGCAGCATCTATGACAGAAGACGATGCGGTACAATAACTCTATATAATTCCCTACAGCTAATGTGCTGTAGGGAAATATTTTCTGAGAATACTAAAAACACTAGGGTGAGGCTATTGTAACTATGGTTAGGAGGGGAGTAAGTAGTGGATCTATACGTTGCTTATACCATTCTAGATATATACAAAGAGATAGAAGATACACATAGTGTATTCTATAAGTGTCTAACCACTCGGATATCTAACTTGCGTGCTATATATAGTACGTTCTTAGATACACTTGGTGGATATAAGATCTTCAAAGATACCTTAAAGATCTCTTGGGAAGTCTATACTGGAGAAGTAAAGACAGATGAAGAGATAGAGAACGCTATAGATGAGATAATAAGAACCTATCCGTGCGTCAATAGAGATAGTGATAACGAATATATGAACTTCTTAATCTATCTTAGAAAGAGAAGATGGATGCAAGAAGTCAATGGGTTTGAAGATGTATATAGAGACTTCTGTGCTGACGTATATAAAGATATGACCGATGAGAACAAGCTGGTTCATCTATCTGCTATATCTGGTATCCATATCTTCATTGATTATATCAATGTGGCACTTCCTGCATGTATAAAGAATCTTGTATATAGGATCAAGCATGGTAAGAGTATATATAACTACATCTCTTACATGAATAAGCATGTGAAGTATGACCCATTAGATTACAGATCTTATGATATCAACCTGATCTCTGAGACAGAGACGTATATAAAGTTATCATCATCAAAAGACAAATAAGTCCTCTAGGGATCTTCCCTAGAGGATCTTCTAATGCGATGAGTATTTATATACTATATCTATGACTATGGACACATAAGGTACCATGTATAAAAGGAAAAGGAGTTGTTACAACAATGCTATTGGCAAACATCAACATCGAACTTGATTGTTCTGGGTATGATAACAATATTCTTCCCAAAGAAGAGGGAAGAAATCTTGTCAAGTTCATCGGGCATGAGCTGGATAAGGCATATAAGAAGGATATGATCTCATTCCTTCCCACTACTATTGAGCTCAATTCTGCGAATCTGATTGTAGAGGTAATCGGAACCTATCAGCTTATCAGAAGTGGTGGAGTAGATTGGAATAAGCTGCTCAAAGATATTAAGGGGAAGCTCAAGGGATTCAGGATACTTAATCCTGTATTCACTACCAAGGCTTCTATACATGAAGTCACATTCTGTGAGGCAGCTGCAACTATTCTGTACTGCTACAAACAGGATGACTATCTAATTCCAGATAGTGACCCACATGATGTAATGGGTATGGAAAACAAGTACAATGACGTACCTGCAATGTATCATGGAAGATTTCTTGCTCTGATGAAGCTGTGGTGCGACTGCGTACTTCCTACTAACCTTATCATCACTGGAGGAAATGTCTATCGTAAAGATGGTACTCTGGATGATAACCTGGTATATAGATATCAGGAATTGGAGTACAAGGCTCTTCTTAAGAAGGGGATAGACAAAGAGCTTAGGAGAATTGAGAAGAAGTTTGTCGATAACTCTAATCGACCCTTCAATAGGTTCTATAAGGCTCTGGTTCCCAACAGGACGGCTATCCATACTGTTGCATCTAAGCTCATTCCAACTCTTAGAAAGAAAGGTATGCTTGCATCCAATAACTACTATGTATTGGATGTGATGGATACCCTCTTCCTTGGTAAGAATGACAAGTCTATCTTCATTAAACTTGGCATGCTTCTGAGAGAGCTCAAGGGTAGTACAATCGTGTTCTATATTGATATTCCGAATCACTTCTTGGTCAATATCAATGCTACCAAAGAGGAACAGGCTGAGAATCTTACTGCTGAGGCACGTAAACAGCTTGATACTGAGAGGAATATCGATCTGGACTTTGATCGCCGTATGACTGATTACAATATCGGTGATACAGATGACTCTCTTGACTTTGCTACTAAGACTGTTGTCATCAGAGATGTGGTCAATACAGTCATTGAGTCCCGCAAAGCAGGTGGAAAGCTTGATGTCATCAATGATATCAACAAGATGATCAACAATCTGTGCAGAAGTATGAATGTCATCATCGCTTATAGTGATACTATCGCATATGAGGACAACTATCTGGTTGAGCAGTTCTTTGATCTGGCAGATAATATCTCCATAGCGTGCACAGAGCTGAGTCCTACCATCCTTTCTGATGATATTCTTATGGATCTCGGAAGGGCATATGTAGATAAGCACTTCTTCCAGCAGAACAAGTATACTGAGAACAAGAGTGAGCTCGGTATAAAGTACTTTGAGAAAGATCTCGAGGATTTAGTTATTGATCATCCTCAGTCTGACCCTGTGTTCAAGTCTCTCTATGAGTTCCAGTTTATGGTAAGAGAGTCTATTGACTTCAAATGGAGAACAGATGCTGAAGGCACAGTATACTTCTCCAAACTCAAGAGGAAGCTCAACACTGTGCGGAACAAGAAGCTCAAAGATGCTTATGAAAAGGGTGGCGCAGATGCTATCAAAGAAGAGATGGAGCGTCAAGATAGGGCAGCTTCTATCTCTAGTATGATGGCAGAGACTCTTGATAGGTCTGAATTTGGGTCTATGTTTGACTATGATGAGGATAAGAGCAATACAGATGAAACTCAGTCTGAGATTGAGTTGGAGAAGATGATTGGTCTGAAGACTATCAAAGAGCAGATCAAGGACTTCACGTCATTCGTTCAGTTGGTAGAGATCAGAAAGGAGAAAGAACTTCCTCCTGTTCCTATCTCTAAGCATATGGTCTTCATGGGTAATCCAGGTACAGCAAAGACATCTGTTGCTAGACAGCTTGGAAGAATCCTTCATTCTAAGGGACTGCTTCCTACAGCTAACCTTCATCAGGTTGCTAGAGATGACCTTGTCGGTAAGTATGTAGGATGGACGTCCAAACTCTGTCGAGATGCTATTGAGAAAGCAAAGGGTGGTATACTCTTTGTTGATGAAGCATATTCTCTTACTGCCAATGAGGGTGGTAACAATAGCTATGGACAAGAGGCAGTTGATACATTCGTCAACTATATGGACAAACCTGATGTACGAGATGAGACTATCATCATCTTTGCTGGATATAAAGAGCCTATGAGGCAGTTCATTGCATCTAATCCAGGGTTGAAGTCTCGTATTGGTTTCTACCTTGACTTCCCTGACTACTCGGATGAAGAGCTCTTGGAGATTGCCAAGGTTCAGGCTGATCACCATAAGTATAAACTCTCTGATGAATATCTTGAGAAACTCAAGGCTATGATTCAAAAAGAGCGTGGGGCTAAGGACTTTGCTAATGGACGATTTGTCAGAGGCATCTTTGAGAAGTCTGTCATCAAGCAGTCTCGTCGTCTGATGCAGAATAAAGATGTGAAATCATTCCCAGATGAGGCATTTGCTCTTATTACTGGAGAAGACTTCTCTATCAAGGGAATGGATCCAAAAGAGAAGAAGAAACCTATGGGATTCCAACCTATGGGTCAATTCGTCATTGAGGATGATGAAGGGAATATCTTTCCTATCTTCCCTCCTGGTCCTGGCCAGTTCTAAGAGAGAATAGAAGAGAAAGATGGGACTATCTACCCATCTTTCTTTTTTTATTTATAACCCCCTTGAGTACACACTTATAAATTTTTATATATGAAGATATGGGGTGTATAATATATGCTTAACTTTCTCACCAATGACAAGGTCTATGAGATCCAAGCCAATGGGCAGATCTCTATGATCTTGTCTAAGTTTGACTCGGGATACATTATGGATATCGTAGAGGATACGCTTCAACAGTTGTTCAACAACTTTGATACGATCCCGCGTCCTAATGTAGTCTCATCGTTTGAGAATGCATTCAAACAGCTCTATGAAACATATCCTGCAGATATAGACAATATCAACCTCTCTAGAGCAGAGGCATATCAGACTATCGTAGATATCATCTGTAAACGATATGAGCTTCGTTTTACACAGCCTGATGATATCGACATGTTTACGGTAGCTCTCTACTACTATGACTTCTTTGTAGCTAAACTCAATCAGTATATCGTTCAGTTCTATGCTAAACTTCTTATGGATGAGAAGACTGATATCTATACTAATATGGGACTAGAGGCTCTTAAGAAGAACAAAGATGTCTCCACAGTATATAGCAATATGGCATTCAGTGATGATGAAGCATTGGCAACTATTGCTGCTAATCTTCCTACTGTGCTGAAGAACCTTGCTAATAGTATGCATGTTCCTGATCATAAGATCTTTAGATATACGTATGGGGATCAACCTGCTATCCTTAATGTGTTTGAGACCACTCTTACACCAGTGATTCCTCTCTTCTCTCGGTTCAACTCTTTGCTCTTCAATGATATCCTCTATGGATCCATGATTGTTGCTATCAGATTGGAACTCCAGAAAGCTATTGACTACAATAAGGCTATGGCCCAACTGAATACTCCTAGCTAACCTTACAAGGAGAGAAAAGTATATGAAAGAACTCGAGCTTGAAGAATCCTCAAGTGGTATCTTCAAAGAGCTTATAAAGGGAGAAGTATCTGAACTAATAGGAAAGTTTCTCGTTTCCGGAAACGTAGATAGGTTTGAGATTATAAAGTACTTCAAAGAATCAGCCGAAGTAACTGATAAGATCAGACCTGGTCTGATGTTCCGTAGAGAGAACTTTGTAGAACGAATGGTAGACTCTTTTGAAGAGGCTAGTGGGTTAAGAGGTAAAGTTACTCGATTAGAGGCACTATTAGATACCAAACCAAACTTGGTTAAGACTATTGCTAACCATACAAGGGTAGGTAGAATGTTTGATGATCTCTATAGGATTCCATATGTGCTCAAGTTAGACTATATGCCTACATTCAGCACTCTTCCTATGCTTATTAATACCATGCTTGTCACATATGGAGATGAAAAGGGAGCTAACAACAAGTATAGTGGTCTACTCTTAACCGCTCTGTTATCTACGTATGCTAAGAAGATAGCAGTAATAGACTATCCAGCTATGTGGTTTGTAGTATGCTTTGCTAAGAATATCTCTTGCAACAGCATCCTCCCTCCTGATACACTGAAAGAGCATCCAGAACTAGAAGAGTATGCCAAACCTATCATCAATCTTGTATCTAGATTGAACGAAACCTACTCTGAATCTCTGAAGAATGCCACTGAAGATGATCTGTATAGAGTAAATGAGCCCTCTACCGATGAATTAGACATTGATGAACCTATACATACAGATAATAAAAGTTAACGAGGTAGAGAGAATGAAATCTTCGGTAATATGGGAGATCAAGTCAAGCATAAGGGATTAGTTGAGAACCTCCATAAACACGAAGTTCAAAAGACACACGTCGTTTACTTTTTGGAAACCCTCTATAACACCATCACTACCTTAAATAGTGAACACGTAAGCTGGGGATCCACCTATCACGATTGGGAGTTTTGAAAGATCCTATCTTTTACATAACCTCCCCACAGTGCCACTATTTAACAAGTGAACCAAATCAACAAAGAGGTATGCTCGCATTGAGCATACCTCCTACAATTTGCCTCCATACCACATCTATGTAAATCTATAAAGGGGGAATAATGCATGAAGCAGAAATGTTGTGCTCATATTGATCCGACACACTTCGGAAGCAACATCAACATTGCTTTTAACCATAGACCACCATTACCACCTCCCAATCCTCATACAGAGGCTTGGTATGATATAGAACAGTATCGCCCATATTATCATTTGAGCCATTGTTCTGCTGTCATTCCTGGTAATCAGCAGGGACTGTACAATCCTAACGGTCCTCTTCAGATTAGTCCTGCTTTTGCTGCTCGTACTATCCTTACTGGGGTTACAGCTAAAGCAAAGATTAGTCTGTCTATTAAGTTCTCATACAATGATGAGACTGCTGATACGGTAGTGGATCTTGAGGTTGGTAATATCTACAACTTCACCTACTTAGAGAACGGACAGCTTGTCGAGTGTGTAGGTAAAGTAGCAGATATGTGGAAGGTATATGATGCAGATAACAAGTATAACTTCTACAAGATCAAGATTGATTGCTCTGTAGAGTATAGCAACAAGACAATTATTATCAAGAATGACCAGATCAGAGGATTGAGTAAGTACGTACCATACTCGAATGAGGATACTACGATTGCTAATAGCCTTCATCTTTATGGCACTACCATCGGCAACATCACAAATGCTGTAGTTACCAATGCAGAAGTAGATGCCAATGGTAATATCCTGTCTGGTGATATTGTAGATGGAGTAGTAGATGGCCATACTCTTGATGGTCTCGCTAAGGGTGAGAATAATAAGCATCATGAGATCATGGTAATCAATGGAGATACCATTGGTGGTACCATTGAACGTGGCAAGATCTTGTCTGCCATGGTTAGATCTGGCGCTGTAGATGGTACAGTAGAAGAGAAGACCAATATTACTACCAAAGCTACTATTAAGGGTGCAGTACTGTCCAATGTCATCATTGTTAACACATTGATTCGTGGTGGTAAGACCACTAAGGGTACATTCTTGGATCCTTCTCTGGATGATAGCATTGTATATAATGCTACGATAACTGGAGATGATATGGTTACTATTGGTGGAGTTACTGATGGTAATATCACCACTGGAGGAACCACTACTGGTGGAGAAGCACATGGTGGTACCGCTGTTGGTATCATCAATGGCAAATCATACACCATTGAGGGTGGTACAACTGTTAAGAAGGACGAACACCATAAACTCGTTACCACTGGTGGTGTAGTTGTTGGTGGAACCGTAATTGGTGGTGTAAAGTCTGGTGGGGTTACTGTAGGAGCTGTTGTTAAGGGTGGTGTTCTTACCAATGGTACTACTATCAATGGTAAGACCACTGGTGGAACGATTGTACCTTCTACGATCAATCCGATTCCTCTCACTAAGGGAGTACACCCATCTGTTAACCCAGATCAGTCTGCTCTTAACAGAATCAACGTACATACTTCGCGGAAGGTTCCTACATGGCCGCCTGAGTCGGATAACCTGATCATCTTCAATAACATGAATAGTGGTAATATGACCACTAACGTGGGAACTGCTCCTATTGAGAGAGTTCCACCTGTACTTAAGCCAGATCCTTAATTACCAAGGGTAAGACATATAGATGATCCTCTAATTCTAATTCTCTAACATATTTTCTCAAAGAGTATCCCATGGAGATTACTCCATGGGATCATCTTATAAAAAATAACTATATGGATAGTGCGAACCTTTATACTACTCAATCAAACCAATCTGCTTTGCAAACTCGAGTTTCGCTTCATGTTCTTTGATCTCTAATTCACATAAGTCTATAGCAGGCCGAGCACCAGGACCTATCTTCTTATAGAGTTCTATACGCTCTTCTGCTAGTTTTATACATTCTTTAGCAAAGTTTACATCACTCATATTCATCATAGTGCTTGTAGTTGGAACGGTTGACATATCGTTTCCTCCTCTAGATATATGCAATCATATAAACACTTACTTATATATCATACAAACGTTAGGAGTGCATTACATGGCTACTAAGTCACTGGTGTCTGATGATCAATTCTGGGCACATATGCTGTCTAAATATAAGATCAGAAAGAATGACCTAATCTATGAAGAAGGAAAAGAGAAACAGTACGCTGTTAAGGATAGAGATCTACTCCTAAATCCTAATTTATGGAGTATGCTTATTGAGAAAGATGATATAACCTCTATAAACTATATCGTAGACTCTAATCCCAAGGTTATAGACTTTCAGATAGTATCCATATTTGCTCCTATCACTTCTATACCTGATATGATTGTACTCAAGGTATTAGATACTTTCCTCAATTGGAACTCTAATGAGAAAAGAAGAACTTATGAGTTTGATGTACTAGCTATGTCCTGTATATCTACCAATGTTAAAGGATACAAAGCATTCAAACGTATTATAGACTTCATGAAGAAGCATAAGATACAACCTCATTACGGAGAGTATGGTAATCTATGCAATGGAGAAGGCTTAGGAGAGGCTACTAAGACAGGCAATCCTGATCTTATAAGATATATGATTTATGAACTCAAAGCAAATCCTAGACTTAATGATGGATGGGCTTTTGTTCATGCATGTAAGCATGCAGGATACGAGGCTGCTCTTATATTAGCCAAACATGGTGCGGATGTACATGTTAAGAATGATCTTGGTAAGAAGATGATAGAGAGAAACATCAAAGCAGGTGTATCTCCCATAGGTAAAGCCAAAGAGTGTATGGACGCTCTTATAGTATTATTTGATGACGTTGAAGATAAAAAATAAAGAAGGGATGCACCACAGTAGGAACTAACCTACTGTGGTGATTGGTCTATCAAACTACTACTTACAAGGTCCAATGATACTATATCATTTTTCCGATATAGTAGCCTGGTAGACCATAACGATTTCGACTGTATCATCAGTCTACTCCCTCCATACATAAGGTTTATAAAACCTCCTCATATAGAGAAGGGTTTATACTGTAGTTGAAGAGTTCTTAGTATCATCTAACTCTACCACTTCCTCTTCTTCCTCATGGTGGTGATCATGGTTGCACTCAGCACAGTCACAGTGTCCATGATGGTGGTGATGCTTCATGCCAGACGCTGCTATAGGAAACAGACTGGAGAAGTGATTCTTAACCTTATTCTTACGGATCTTTCTGATGAAACTCATAACAAATACCTCCTTATGACTATAGTATACAAATGACTATAATCTTTACATGGGCGACATCATCATAAGAAAAAGAGGGAGGTCTATCATGGCGTATAAATCGGCTTCTGAGTTTACTACTAAGAACAAAGATGGTTCCTTAGTATTCACTCTTAAAGATAAAGAGTTGTTGGCATATGTACCAGAGAAGTACTTTGATAGAAATATAGCAGAGCAAGAGGGAGAGTATATCAACCTACTTGGTATCTTTGATTATACGATTCAAGATCTCAAGACTGGTAAGACAGAACCCTTGAGAGCATTCAATCTCCCAACGATGTTCTCTACTAAACCGTATACCATAGAGAAGGTTAAACAGATCAAACTCAAGGACTATACTCCAGAAATGGATTATAGGGTCTTTAGATACCAGAAAGATGATATACTGATGGTATCTACCTCTCTTGTAGAGTTCATAGGAAACGTAGAGAAGATGAATAATCTCTTCTTTATCCTAGGATTCATCATCAATACTATTCCATATGATAAACTGTATGAGTACGTACTGAATGCTACTAAATTGAATGGTTTCTCTTATGGTATCACTAACCAAGTCATTGGGTTTGTATTATCAGAGGTATGTAGGGCTAAAGACAATACCAATATACCATGGAGACTTGGCAAGAGTGATAACCTTCATGACTACGAATCTATGTCTCTTAAGGGAGTATCTAAGCTTATATCCCCATATACAGCACTGTTGTCAGAAGACTTCGATGAGTCTATTCTGTATGCTATGATGAATGAGCATCCGAAAGAGAGTGCTCTTGAGAAAGTCCTCGTTGGGCAGACTGGTACGTTATCAAATGAGTAAAAACAGAGTAAGAGCTTAGGCTCTTACTCTTTATTTTTTGATAAACGATACATCTATTTCCACCATATAAAGGGCTTCTAGGCCCTCTCTACTCATAGGGCTATGGGTAACATTATTATAAATCAGAACGCACTGTAAGCTAAGAGGGCTTAGAATAAGGGATAGTTCTGAACTGAAATCAAGCTATTAAAACTGGCTTAAAAAATAATTAAAGGAGGATATAGATATGCCAGCTCCTGGAGTAAGTATTATCTGGGAAGATCAGAGTCAGATCGAGGAATTAAAAGCTCCTCTTGAAGACGGCGTTGATCGCCCCATATTTATGACAGTCACTTCGGCCGATAAGGGACCTGAAGAGTGGAAGGGCAAGGTGTTCGGCGAAGACTTCTATAAATATTATGGTAAAGTTCCTTCGTTCTATCGTCATGGCCAGGCCATTATTCAGGCTGCCAACATTATCGACGCTGGTGGTTATCTGACGATTAAGCGAGTAGTTGCAGAAGATGCTACACTTGCTAACGTCGGTGTCGTTGCTAAGGTTACCAATACCCGTAAGCAGAAAGTAGATCCTGTTACTAAGAAGGGCCTGTGGATTGATCAGGTCACGAACAAGATCACAACCACTCCTCAGTATCTGCCGAATGGCGATCCTGATGATAATGCAATTGTTTATGAGAACCACGTAAACATCGGTTTTGCTCTCAAGACTGTAGCACTCTCTGGTAACGATGTTAACCAGTTTGCTACTACGTTCCTTGCAGCAAACAAGCATACCAATCCGATCGGAACTAACGGTGAGTATCCACTGTTCCTGATCCTTGATAATGGTCGTGGTCTCTCCAAGAAGCGTTTCCGTATCTATCGTGATACCACTGCATCCAGCCCGGTTAAGTACGTTCGTTACTTCATCGAGGTTCTTGAGGATGGTGAGGTTCTCGAGCAGATTCCGTTCACGATGAACCCCGATATTATTGAGCGTAATCGTAACATGGGTCTCTCGAATGCTATTCGTGTTCATTCGAAACAGCTCCGTGCAGTATTCTTCGATGAAGAGTTTGCAGCATTTGCTGAGAACGTTTCGATGCTCATGGGTCTGAGTGACAATGAATATGCATATGCAGACTGCCTCTTTGGTACGGACTTCTATGGAAAGAACTACGACAACGTAACGGTTAGCTCCTCCCCGAACCTTGGTACACTGTATGGTATTCAGCTTGCTAATGGTTCGAATGGTAAGTTTGGCAACCGTCCTATTACGTCTGCTACTTGGCCAATTCAGGTTAAGAAGGCGTTTGATGGTTCGTTCGATGACTGCATCTATGACCTGGATAACAACCGCATTGATGCTATCTTCGATGCTGACTATCCGGACGTTGTAAAGCGTGCTATTGAGCAGCTTGTAAACTTCCGTGAGGACTGCTTCTACTTCCGTGATATGGGAACTGGTATTCGTGGAATTGACGATATCGTTCTCGAGTATGAGAAGGGTATTTCCCGTTCTCGTTTCTGCGGTTCGTATATCAACTCCTATGATATCTATGAGCCGTACACGAAGAAGCAGATTACCGTAACGATCATGTATGATCTCGCTAGACTGTTCGTTCGTCACTTCATTAATGGGCGTAACCGTCCCTTCTGCGGTCAGAAGTATGACGTCGTCGTACCGACTGATTCGATTATTGAAGGAACTCTGAACTTCAGTCCGAAGCATACCCCTGCTGTTGATCAGCGTAAAGAGCTTGACACGCTGCGTGCAAACTATTGCTCGTACTATGATGGCAACATTCTGACGCTGAACAGCGAGTATACTTCGCAGATCGAATATACTCAGCTTTGCTGGATCAACAACGTTCTTGCTATTCAGGAAATGATTAAAGCTATTCGTGTTCTCTGCCCGAAGATCCGCTATTCGTTCCTTGATGGTGAAGACCTGACCAAGTATAAAGAAGACGTTCAGAATATGGTTATCAACCGTTATGCGAACCGCTTCCAGAGCTGCACAATCGAGTATGTGTCGAACGCTATGTACGACAGCAACAAGATTCTGTATGCTATCATCAAGGTCAAGTTCCGGAACTTCATCCAGACTGAGAAGTTCAAGATCATCGCGTTGCAGTCGTAAGAGGGGAGAGTGGATCAATAATGGCAGCCGAAAACGTTTCCTACATTTTTGATAACACCGTGACCCCGCGTGACATCACTAAGTTCACGCTCATGCGCGGTGTTACCGATTTCACTAACCTGTCCCAGTACGATCTGTACGAGACGGGTTATTCGTTCCTCATTAGTCTGCAGATTCCGACCTTCCTTGATAAGCTCGCTTCTACTAATGAGAACTATAAGAACCTGATTGACAACTATCGTCACATCATGGAGTATGACTTCCGTGGTGCACAGGGTATCGAAGATATTACCTCGGATACCAACCCGCTTACTAACGGTATCGATGAGCTTAACATCATCACCCGTGTTCGTGAGCAGGGTGGTACGAACTTCTCGTTCAACTACTTTGAGCGTTCTGGTTCGACCATTACGAAGACTCATGAGATCTTCCTCCGTGGTATCAAAGATCCTCGTACCCAGGTTAAGCGTTATAACGGTCTTCTCCGTAGCCGCTTTAAAGATGCTGCTACGACGACTGGTAATAACCTTATGACGGAGAAGGGCTATCAGTATGAGATCTTCCATTATCTGCTGATTATCACTGATAATACAGCACTTAATGTTGAGAAGGCATACATCCTTGCATCTGTTCAGCCGGCAGCTGCTAATACGGGTACGATCTACAACGTAACCCGTGGCGAAATCTCCTTCCAGGAACTCCAGATCTCCATGAATGGATTCCCGATTCCTGGTCGTATCGTTAACGAGAAGGCTTGTAAGTTCCTTGACTGGATCAACGAGACTACTTGCTTCGATGAGATGCAGTTCGGTTATCAGATTCTCGGAAACGAGAACATTGCTCCTGGTCGTACTGGTGCGATCACAGCAGTCTCTCCGACAGTTGATGATTTCGGTTCAAAGACTATCTAATCTTTTAGAGCAGTTTAGACCAATTCATAAAGATTCCCTCTACCCGAAACAGGGTAGAGGGGATTCTACTGTTATTTGACTCGGGAGACATTCCTATAATGTCCCTAAATGGTCGATTAAGGAGGGGTTTACGTGGCAATACCTAATGGCGACGATCTAATGATGAGCGTAGCCTTCAACAAGAAACTGGCACAGCAAACTCAAGATAATATAGACAGTCTGTACAAGAGTACCTACTATACCGACAACAAAGACAAAGCATATATCGATAATACTAGAGAACGTATGAATCGGGTTATCAACGGTCTGGTAGATAAGACTAAACTTCGTACTGGAGAGACTAATATATCTGCACTCTATGCAAGAACGTTTGCTAAAGGAGAGCATACTCTTACAACAATGAAAGAGCTTACAGACTCTTCCATGTTGTCTGATATCATGGATCTCTATGGAAACAATATCTTCATCAGAGATCTGGATAAAGAGATTGATGTTATCCTTAAATACGTTCCTCGCTTAGAGAAGGCCATTAAGCTTATCAAAGATTCTGTATTGGCAGCAGATCATATGACTGAAGAAGATACAGATATCTCAGTTATCAGTTCTAGCAGTAATGACAGTAGAGAGAACAATGAAGGTACTGGAGATGCTGATAGAATACTCTCTTGTAAGAGGAAGTATAACTGGAATAAGCTTAAGGATGATATCTACTTAGATACAGCCAAGTATGGAGAACAGTTTGTCTATATCGTTCCCTATCGTAAAGCAATGACTAGATTGCTTACTAAAGCTAACTCAGTTGGTATGACAGAATCTGTATTTAATACAGAAGAAGGTCATGGATTGAGTTATCTTACAGAGGATGCTATAGAACAGGCTATACATGAAGCATCCATTCCTATGGAATTTGGGTATATAACTGAATCAGGAAATGCTCAGAATTCTAACTTTGGTATCTCTTCTGGTAACCTTTATGAACTCTCTACATTGACTCCTCAAGTACAAGGTCAATTGGAGTCAAATGAGTCATATTCTTCAATAAAGGTCGAAATTAACACTTCTGGGGTCATCCCCAGTATCCTCACAGAGCAAAGCCGAATAATTCGCATTTTGGAAGAAACGGCCTCTCTGAATGAGGCGGGTGCGCCTAAATTAAACTACGGTTTAGTGCGTAATTCTGACTACATGAAAAATATTGACAAAGATTTCAAGAAATTTGTCAAAGGATCTCTTGAGGGTCCAGCAGGTGATGGATTTACCTCTACAAGTAAAGTATCTAGAAATAGTCAGGTTAACATTCCTGGGTGTGTAGTAGAGATATTAGAAAGAGCATATACTCGTCCTATAAGTATTAAGGGTACATGTCTGGGATACTACTATATTGAATGTGATCAACCACTTCCATCTGATGCCCAGACCACATTTACTTCTACTCTTGGTGGTATACGTCCTAGACGTTCTGCTCAAGAACGAGAGAATATGGATAGAACTGGTACAGATAATGAAGAAGTCTTGAAGAAGATAGCTCAGCAGATATCTGAGAAGATTGATGCTAAGTTTATCAATGCCAACCAAGACTTAGCTCATGAGATCTATACTATATTGAAATACAATGCTGATCATGGTGATGGAAAGATTCAAAAGATCAGAGTATCCTTCATCCCTCCTGATGATGTAGTACACTGCTATTTCAATAAACATAGAAAGACTGGTAGGGGGATATCTGATCTAGAGAAGAGTCTGTTCCCTGCTAAGCTGTTCAGCTGCATGTATATCTCCAACGTTATTGCTATCCTTACTAGAGGATACGATAAGAGAGTATACCATGTACGTCAGTCTGTTGATACAAACATCACTGCTGTATTGATGAACGTCATCAATCAGATCAAGCAATCTAACTTCAACTTACGTCAGATTGAGAATATGAACAATATCCTCAATATCACTGGTAGATTCAATGATCTGGTCATTCCTCAGAATGCCAACGGTGAGTCTCCTGTGAATATGGAAGTACTTCCAGGGCAGAATATTGAAGTTAGAACTGAGTTCATGAACAGTCTAGAAGAGATGGCTATTGAGCAGCTTGGTGTTAGTATCGAAATGATCACTAACCATTATCAGAGCGAACAATCTGCTACAAATGCTGTACAAAATAGCCAACGCTTCCTGTTGATGATTCAAAAGAGACAGGCTGAGTATGCTCCTATATTGTCTACTATCTTTACAAAGATTTATCAAGCAGAGAATGACTGTGAAGATATAGTAGAAGTAAAACTTCCTGTACCTTCTATGCTTAGATTGAGCAATACGTCTCAGATGATTCAGACTGCTAATGATATCATCCAGAATGTAACTCAGATGATGTATGGGTCTGATCCTAGAGAAGAAGCTAAACTTGAGTTTACTTCTCAGCTTATGAAGTTCTACTTAGGAGATATACTCCCAATGGAAGAGATCAATAAGCTTAGGGACAAGACTGAGGTCAATCTTGCAGTAGCTAAGGATTCTTCTCCATCCATGGATGATATGAGTGGTGGAGGACATATGGGCGGTATGTAACAAAAAAACATTAAGTAATGGGATGACAACCTCCTTTCCGTCCTCCCAGATATTTTCCTCTTGGAAAAAGATCCTCCGATCTAGTTTCTAATAACTCATAATTTACACACGAAATCAGTCCATACCCAGTTATGGGTATGGACCTCTTCCTTGTCTTTCTTACTCAGAGCTTTTGAATCCATCTACCTGGTAATTGATATTGGTGGTATTGAAGATCCATGACGTATAGAAGTTGTCATGGAAGTATGTGATGATCTTTGCATAATCATCACCTTCAAGAAGTATCTCTTTATCCGTATTGGATTCATAGAATATAACCTGTTTTTTGTTTGTATTTACAAAGAGAAAGAACCTTTGCCACTTAGAAGTACTATCTTCCTCAAAGATATGGCTCGGTATTTTATCTTTAGGAAGTATACCAAAGAACTCATCTTTAGCAGATGGGTTAATGATTGGAACAAGGTGCTCTTCATAGTAATCATCATCTGGTATCAACTTGATATCATTGATTGTAACCATATAAACAGTACTACCATTTGTATAGGATACTGTAAAGAAGTCTACTTCTCTTTTACTTGGGATTGTTAATGTTTCCACTGTCCACATGTTATTCCTCATCCTTTTCTTCTGATTTCTTATCGAAATATGATTGGTTGGCAAACTTACCGCCAACTGTTCTCCCTTGCATAACTTTCTCCATCTCTACTACGTTATCATACTCTTGAGATTCTGTAACGTCATATAGGTTAGTTCCTGCAGGAGGTCTTCCTAAGTAATTCAGCATAGTAGCTGCATACTGATGAATCTGAAATGTTCTTATCAGATACATGAACTCATATACTTGGGCATAGCTCAGATATACCATATTAGCAGTATTGCCATTGAAATACATGTCTATACATGGCTGCAGCTCGTCTGAGTACATCTTTCTTATACCTGGTACAAACAACAGAGACTTAGATGTACCTACATCAATCTCAAATGGTTGTATGTTGTCTGTTACATACATCTTACCATCTCTCATCTCATAGATACTATCAAAGTTCTGTATAATATGCTCCAGTTTGGGTAATAAGAACATTCTCATCAGTTCTAGATCTTTACCTCGTATAGTAATGAACTCTTTCACATTTCCTACGGGTTTCAGATTCTCTAGAACTAGAAATGAATCAAACTCTCTGCTCATCTTCTTAGTAGGCATATTGGTCTTATTGCTTAGATACTTAGTCTCCTTATAGTAGTATCTTCTGCCATACTTCTCATGCTCACTATACAACATGATCACTATAGATAGAACAGCATTATTACCAAGATACATAAGACGATCCTGTATCTTGTTATACATCCCTGTTTGATTCATGAATCTATTCTGTTCTAATGGACTCACATCACATACCCCTTTATAAAAAAGAGAGTAGATAATCTACTCTCTTCATATCATATACAGTTAAGACCCCATGTAATATGAGGTCAACTATATATGAACTTTTTACTACTCATTCATAGGAACGATATGGGGAGGAAGTGCATATCCCGCATCCTGTTGTACTTGACCTTCAAATGAGATATCAGGTGTTGGTGTAGGCTCTTTGAGGATATACTCACCAATCTCATCAGGATCAAGTTCTACATTCTCTCCATGTCTCTCCTTATAATACCTGATAGCATCTCCAGGAGTGAGAATCTGGAATGTTATCTCTGGAGTCATAAGGATAAACAGTCTATCCTTTCTAGAATAGAGTGCAAAGGAGTTCTTGTTGACAAAGAATGGTTTGCTGAATATGAGCTTAACTTTCGGATCAAGCATAGCGCCATAGTATCTATCGATCTTTCTATAGATGAAACAGATACGCTTCAGAATAGCTTCATACTTGTATCCATATTCTACTACAACATTCCCCTTAGAGTCTGTAGTCTTGTGCTCTTCCTTGATATAGTTAGGAATACTGTCCAGATCGATATATCTAGATGCTGCAGATATTTCTTTGATCAGACTCTCAGAGTCTAAACTATCTACAACTTCTTCTCTCTGCTCAGCACTCATAACTTCAAAGAAGTACTTGTCGCTATCTGTTCCTCCTACTTCATCCCAATCAGTTACAGCTGTAGTAAACAAGCTTGTGTCACTATTGAGAGTCATAGAGGCTTCCAAGTCCTGACTATTATACCTCTTATTGAGGCTCATAGCAACAAAGCCTTTAGCTCCTCTCTTATAGAACACATTGATCAGATGATTGTTTTTGTTTGTGAGGATAGAATAGAACTCTTTAGCAGTCTCGAAGTCTGGTCTTAACGCTGCATATCCAGCAACCATCTTGTTTACAATCTTAGCAGCTTCCATCTCTGCATTCTTGATCATACTCATGACGATATCTGGATTGATCATAGCAGCCGTGAACATGACAAACGGCTTGCTGATAATGATCTGTTTAGAATACTCCTCGAAGTTTCTAATACAATTGTGGAAATACTCCTCATTGACCTGAGGACAAAGCTCATGCTTTCTTCTAGAGAAGATGTCATTGGTTACCCAGGCCATTGGAGTAAGCTCCAACGCTGCCGTCCTCTTGACGGCAATACCATTCTCAATATTGTACTGTACGGTAGCAGCATCAGGAAGATTGAACGAGTCTCCGATGTTTAACATGATTCCTTGTTCTACTGTATTGCGTCCCCAGTTTCTGATACACTCAAGTACGTTCCACAATGTGTCTTTATCCTGTCTTAACCACAATACGTTCTCTGTTACAGGATAATCAAACGGAGATGTCTTTGCAACCTCCTCTGCGGGATATATGACATCCAACCAGCTAGGATCGTCTGCTACAAGATTATATCCAAGATTGTGTAAGAGCATTGAAGAAAACTGATACTTTGTGAGTGGAGGGATTCCAGCGCTCGGATTCCCACGTTCTGCATCTGCCATGACTGCAAATGGGGTGATATGTACTTTCACACCCCCAATAGAAACAAGTTGGCTACAAGAAATAGTTGCCATGTTTAGAAACACCTCTTTCATATTATTAGGACTCTTCAAAGATATAGTATATGATCTAAATCAAAATTGTAATGGCTCCAAACATCAAATAACCGATGCAAGAGTCCAATCATGGTTATAAAGCCTCCTCTTGATCTGATACATGTGTCCTTTTCCCTACGCGCGTTTGTTGTATCGGGTTTCTTTGTTCCCAAGATCTTGTATCGGGGTTTCTCGAATTATCTGTGTACTTAATTTTCCAACAAGAATACTTAAGGTCCTATGGGGATTACCCCATAGGACTTGTATTCTGTCTCTTAACTATACATCTATTCTACCAGCTTCAAATGCTGATTCTTTGTATCTCAATGCCAATATAGTACTACCATCAGACTTGTTTACTACAGCAGTTATACCTCTTTCTCTAAGAGCAGATACTACATCAACTCTTATATCTCTATTCTTATCGAAGACAAGAGGGGCATACTTCAATACATTGGCTATATCTGCTTCTAGCTTAGTAGCATATGCACTGGTAATAAAGCTATACAAGAAATCTGCTATCCATTTAGGAGGTCTATCCCTAAGTTCCTCTAATAGATCTATAGGAGGAGCAGATACTAGCTTCTCTTCCTCTTCTGCTATTCTCTTGAGATCCTCTTCTGTTGGTGGATCAAAGTTAGAGCAAGTACTGCAGTTACATATATGCTCATCTCCACAACATGATGACATAGTAAGGAACTCCTTTCTAAAAAGAAAAAACGTTAGGTAGAGGGCCACCGAACGCCCTCTACCTACTTCCCATTCCATCAAAATTCACACTCATCATCTCAACTTAACAACCATAATTGATTGCAAGTATATGGATGTCTATCGATTTAAAACTCAACCAAACCTCATGATGTTTGTATGTGTCACATCTTTAGACTCATTCTTGCTCAATCCAAGTTCATCCAAAGGGAATGATCTCAGATTATCCTGTATGATTGTATTATAGTCGATGAATGGAACCACCCAATCCGGTATCTCTGAATCTGCTGGAATGGCAATAGAGTCTATACCATTCTTGAATGCTTCTTGTTCCATAAGCTTGATGATCTTAGTACACTGCTCTGGGTACTCATCAACAATAGTCTTTATATTCTTCTTGTTGATATTAGTCTTGATGATAGTGACAGTATTCAACTCATCTAAGTTGATTGCTGGATCATCATGGTCTTTGATCTCATTATATACTACAGATGCCTTGATTCCTTGTATTCTCATAGGCATTGCATAGTGTCCCATAGATTTGATTCTAGCAGGTTTGTGGAACTCTTTCTTCTTCTCTTTGATAGATTGATATATCTGTTTCTCTAGAACAGTAAACTTTCTAAAGATATCTACTTGATCTACAAATGAAGATCTAAGGATATCATACTCTAGTATATCCTTGAGAGCTTTAGATGTACTCTTTGGCATACCAATCTTAGTAATAGGAATGCCCTTAACATCCAACTGTTTATCTTCTGGAATTATGTTACCTTCCTGAACAAGCTGTAGATCTGCATAGTTCTTTGCACCATACGTTAAGAATAGAGACTTGAACAAGAACTCATTCTTCATGATCAACAGACATTCTCTTCCTTCTGTTTGAGTGTTATAGTTCTCACTAAAGAGAATCATATAGTCCATGATCAGCTCGGATACCACATGAGACATGATATCTACTATAGAATATCTTAAGTTATCTTGCTCTATGATAAGAAGTGGATACTTCTTTCTCTTGGCTTCTATAAGGCTATCGTTGTAGTAGTCATATTCATATTGAGGCTCTGTCTTTCTCCATTCCATCTCAACTCTATCACATGCTACTTTCAGCTCAGCTTCTGTATATTTGATATTCATAGGTACTCCCACAGTCATTGGGAGTACACGTCGATACCATTCATCAAGAGATATGATACAAGAATCTGTATCCGTTATAAGAACAACATCTCGCTCCATAGTATAGACTCGCTCAAGTTTATCTATCCACAGATGACGATAGTAACAGTATTCATATATAAGGTCCTTGAACATAGTCATCTCTTGCTCTATTTCTTTAGGAACCTTATTTGGATCTAGGAATGGCTTCTCTAGTTTAGTGAGCATAGCCATTATCAGGTTAGACACTTTACTATTCTCACAGAACTTATAGAGGTTATTCTTATAATAGAGAACATTGATACATCTCTGATTCAAGTTATTAATCGTATCCCATATGATCTCTACCGCTTCATCAGATGGTACCCAAGAATCATACCCACAAATATCAATAATTCTTAAGAAACACTCCTCTACAGTGATATTCCTATCCAATACATCCCAATCATTGAACTTACACATATCTTCTCTAGATTGGTCTTGTACTATATGCTCTATATACTGCAGAACTTCTGTCAGATTGGCAAACTTCATATTATTAGCCAATAGACCTTCAAACATGGTAATTGATGCAGATATACATCCACGACCCTGACCAGTAACTGCTGTACAGAGATACAAGTTATAGAAGATAGAAGACCACTGACCAGCACACCCATAGAGTGCATTACAAGAGACTTTATAATTCAGCTGTTTAAGATTCCATGCATTGAACTCCTCAGACCCTTTAGGATACTTCTTCATCTCTTTCTTAGCTTGATCTCGTTTATCAAGTAGATACTGAATGAAGTTATAGAATGGGTTCTTCTTCGTACCATGTCTAGCAAACAATACGCCTTGAGTAGTCATGATAGGCTTAGACTTCAAGATATCATTGCTAAGAGACAGTATATCCATCTCTGCTGTACGCTTTGTATAGTTGTTATGAACCTTTACAGCATGGGTATTTTTCTCTTTTCCAGAGGTATAACTAGTGGCTATAGCATAGTTTACAGCCTCTTCCACCTCAGATAGGTGCAGTCTAGGACACAACCTAGACATGATCCCTACCATATTCTCTCTATACTTATCTATCAACTCTCCTGTTGGAATATCATAATCCAACCCAAAAAGCTCTCCATTATAAGACATACCATATACTCCTCTTCTCTATATATCCAAGTTACTTGTAGTTTTCTTATGCTTTCAAATTTATAGTATCTAAGTATATAAGGGTTTGGTTGTATACTATATCTATGGAAGGAGGTAACCAGTAGTATGGCCAAGATATACGATGGATTGAATGATAAGATCATGCCAAATATAAGAACTTTAAGAATAGTATTTCACTTTATGGATGATATAGACACTATAAGTGAATACATCAGACTTGGTATACCTGATATACCTCTATCAACGAGATATATGGGATTATATTACAAATGGTATACTCCTATGCTATGGGGAGTTAGCAGTGGAGAAGCAAGAGCTTTAAACTATAGAATCAGATACAGACAGCTTAAAAAGGTATATAGGGCCTATCTATCTCTTGGTAAGTCTTCCTATTATCATATCTCCAACATTGGTAATACCAAACAACTCTACTCTATGCAGAATCAGAGATATACCTATAGAAGATCAGAATGTGTAGACTTGAATAACAAAAGGTATATGGTTAGATCTGTATTTAGGTTATATGATGATAGCACGAAGTATCATACATACAAAGCAGGTATAGCAAAGGTATATGATAGACATAGAGAACAGAAGTTGGCAGAATACTATGGTAAATGTAATATTCCTCTACACTGTTCTTATGGTAGTAAAACAGACTACTTTTCTGCTGTTACTATGAAACCAAGTCGTGACTATAAGTCTGTTGCTGCTACAGTAAGCGTGGTAGACGTATTAGATAAGTTTACATTCAAACCAGTGCGTATGCCATCATCAAATATAGTTAAGGGTGTAGTCTATTAGATACATACCCACAGGTTAAAACCTGACTCTCCAACATACATATAAATTCTGCCCCTATAGGCAGAACTAAGGCTATAGCTAAAATAAAAATCCTATATAGGAGGTAATACGTATGTATTTTGGAAAAGCTTCGCAGGTTAACCTTAACGAAGATACTTCTTTCCTCGATGAGGATGCTCAGTTCTCGTTCGATGATCCGATCAACGAGGGTTTCGAGGGTGAAGATGATGGCACGAATGGTATCCATGATACTGAGGCCATGCTCGAGAACATGATCATTCTCGAGGCTAATCTGATGAACGATGAGCAGCGCAAGGCATATATGGAGTCTGATGAGTTCCAGAACCTTGTTGAGGCCGGTGTTGTTGGTAAGCGTTCGGTTGTTCGTCTGAATCGTAATGACGATATGAACCGTCGTATCCATCTGCTCTGCCTGCAGAAGGGTAAGGAAGAGGGAGATGCCGATTGGGAGGCTCTTCGCAAGAACCGTATTCGCGAGCGTCAGCTTCTTCAGAAGCTTTATCGCAAGTATGGCAACCGTGTACGTCGTGATGCTGTTGTCAGTCAGCGTCGTATCATGAAGCTCACGCCGAAGATCTTCGACATGACTCGTCCGATTCGTTAATCTGTACGTAAATAACAAGATACATATGGAAGAGGTTTGAACCTCTTCCATATATTTTTGTCATAAGTGAGGTGATAAGTAGGTATGCAAGTATATACTAGCAAAAGAGCTGATGAAACTATTGGAACTAAGTCCTATTTTACTATCAATACCAAATATGGGTCTTTCTATCAGACCGATGTATATAGAGCCCTAAGCTCATATAGCGTAATAAAGATGGAGGAGTTTCTAATAAAGTTCTTTCATCCAGAAGATAGTGATAGATCTGATTGGAATATAGACCTTGCTAAGATGATCAGTGCTGTGCTCAATGAAAGAGACTCTACATCTAGAAGTGTTACTCGTAACGTATTGTATAGACAGCATATGAAGAGTATCAATGCTATTATCTCTCACTTTATAACAAAAGTAGTTCATCTAAGTAATATATACGATCTAGAGTTCGAGCCAGATGTTGTAGTAGCAGTGGTAAGACCAGAATGTGGCTCTACACTAGAACGCGGGTATCGGTGTATAATACCCAATACTAATACTATATATACTAGCCCTACTGATAATATGATATCATATATCACTATCACATGTAATGATGATAAGAATATACTTGCACAACCTAAGATTCTTAGAAGAGAGACTATGGGATATCCAAATAGCTCATATGATAAGAAGTCTTCTATGAAGAGGCTATGCATATTCGATAGATTTCTCCCGGTTAGAGTTCTAGATCATTCTATCAGGTTTGTTAAGCCTTATAAGAAGATAGACTCATATAGATAGAAAGAGAGGTGAATAAGACAAATGGCACAAATATACGTAAATCAGTTTCTTACAAGGAAAGATAAAGAGTATATAAAAGATAGCAGAAGACTCTATGCTACTTCTAGAGACTACTACTCTAAACTAAGAAGAGATAGAACTCTTTTACCTGTAGATGATATTGAAGGTATATCTGATAAAGTCTATCAGTATAGATATCTACTGTACTCAGATCTATGGGATTCTGCTTCTGTATTACATGAGCCAAGAGATTGTTCTTATTTCCCCTCATATGCTATCTTGAAGAGAGTTGTATGTCAGTATATACAGATGCTGCAGCTATACAGTATACTTGCAGACTCTCTACTAGATACCTATATATACTATAACGACCACTTAGGCATTAGAGAGTATGACTGTTTAAGTGAGTTATACACATATGGCACTCTATTAGAGGGTATATTCTCTAATATAGAGTATGGTGTCAACACCTACAAGTATACTCATTCTTATGATACCGCTATAATATCCAATGAGACAGAGATAACCATATCATTGGAATCTATAGGCCCTCATAACTACACAAATATGTGTGGGTATACACAGTATCCATTCAATCCAAGTGGTCTAGATGGACCAAGGATAAACCTTGGTGCTAAGATAGGCGCTGTGGATGATAGATATATGGATACAATGGATGAGTTTAGGAAGTATGCCAACTATGGGAGACAGTTGATAATAGACTCTATAAGAGCAACAGTTACTGTTGTATATGGAGCTCCTACTGTTACTTCATATGAAGGTAAACTTGGTAAGAGACCTATACTCGGAATGGTATCAGAAGACACCGAAGATAAAGAATACATTCATTATCTCACAAATGCCAGGAAGAAGTTTAATTTCAAACTCCATACGCCACTAAAGATTACTAATCCATTCTATGGTGGGTTTATACGTAGCTGGCTAATGAGAGAATAGGAAAGGAGGTATATATTATGGCACTTGTCTATACTAATAACAGAACCCATTATATTAGTTCCCTTAACCTACGTATGTTTCATAGCAAAGTTAAGAGAGAAGCTATAGAAGCAGATCGTAATGGGGAGTCTATGTGCAATCTTGGTGCTATATCTGGTATCATGAAGACTATACTCTATGATAGATATAGCAACAATGGACATGCTATGGCAAATGGATTCAACTTCATGCACGTATATTCTAAGAATAGAAAGCTTATAAGCTATCTCATAAGATGTGTATATGATGCTATGCAGTATTATGTAAGAACACAGTCTATGTATAATAGGGTACCATCTGGTATTCTAGATACTATGCATTCAGCAAGCCTAGATTATATCAACTATACCATATCTGTCCCGAAGGATGTTACTGGACGTATTACTATGCATTTAGGTATGAATCCTATATCGTCTTATAAGACGGATAGTATACGTATACTGCACAACCCTATCTCAGATGAAGATAGTGGATGTATGATAATGGTATCTTCTATCCATATACTCCATAAATCAGAATCTCTAACCTATGTAGGAAAGAAGCTTCTATTGCCAAAGTATTATGCAGAAGATGATCCAAGGCGCCTATATAAAAAGGATAAGTGTATTTCTAGGCAAAAGGAGATTAAGCCTTTTAAGGTCAAACTACATAGACCACTGTTCTTAAGGAAGAGAACATTCAAGGGTGTAGACTACTATAGTCTTAGAGACTATGAAGGATGAAGATTAAGGAGTAGGTGTAATATGGAAATATATAAGATGGAAAGTGGCATTGGAGATAGATCTACCAATAGATGATATAGATTCATTCTTAGTGGTACTAAGATGAATAGTGTGTATGGTGATAAAGACTATGATGAGGATGAGTCTATCTACAATTATGATGCATCAGAACTATCTAATCTTGTAGCTATAATGACTGATAAGAATAGATACAAAGCAAGACGTATATCTTCTGATGCATATATAAGAGCAAATATGAAGTATATACATGCAATGTATAGACTATATTACGATGCCTTATCTTCTTATGTGGATACTAGTAAGCTAGATGATGATAACGTATGCGATTATGATGGTGGAAAGAGGCTTGGAGTCAACTATCTATCCGTCAGCGTATCAGCACTATCCAATAGAGTCTGTCATACTTTTCCCCTTACTCGCCGAATAAAGCGTATCTATATAGACGTGCCAATGGTCGTAAGTAGGTATGTTGCCAAAGAGAATAACCTTTCGTTTATTGCGTCGACTATATTAAATTGGGATATATGGTATCGGCAAACAAGAGTTGTAGAATCTATACAGTTGATGTATAATGAACAACATACCAGCAACTATATGCAATCTTATCGTCCTAAATGCATAACTTATGAGACAAATGTTTCATATAGTGATAGTAAGATTGCTTGTGCTGATGATGATAGTATACGTTCTACAAGGCCTACTAAGTTAGACAATGCTGTGCGTTTCCACAAGATAAAGTTCAAACGTCCAGCTATTATCCATGCTAATGGTACTAAGGGTGTAGTATAAGGAGGTGAAGAAGAGTTATGTTAATCTATGGAGGAGTAGATTCTAAAGGAAATAAAGTCTATTCTAGGCCTATACGGTACAACCTGCGTAGAATAAAACTGGATATGCAGAGATCTAGCAAGTGGGAGATGCCTACCATAGACAAAGAGCCAGAAGATGGTGTATTGTATGCTGACATATTCAGCCTACTATACAACTACTTCAGTACTATGCATTCTATAGCTAATACCTTTACTAAGGAGCTTATGCTAAAGAAGAATAAGAAGGAGTTAGAGTATGTACTGAATCTCATGTACGGACAGTATGATCACGCCTTTGCGGGATCTAAGATCAAGCAGTACAAACATGCTAATATTAGCACTACACTGAATGCTAATCCGATAATGGCTGCTGACCTAAGCTATTACACCCATAGACATATCTTAACTCTCACTGACAGCTATACGGCAGAATTGACCTCCTTGTTTATCTGTCCTAAACATGCTTCTTGTACAGGAGTCATTGGTATGGAGATCTCAACATCTGAAGATATTCATGTAGATGATCTTATAGAAGCAATAAACAAGTATAGGAAGCCTATAGCTCCAACAACTATAACCCCAGATCTTGGGTTTGGCGGTATGAAGAGTATAGACTGTTTCTCTGGGTTTGCTTACAGCTATAGAGATATCCGTCCAGAGAAGAGAGGGTTCCGTCTAAGACTTATCAGACCTATAACACTCTATGGGGAGAGTATGGAGAAGATAGAGGAAAAATTGTAAAAGAAAGGAGGTGTGTTATGGCACTGATATACGAGAATAATATACCTGATATAGATAGGGATAGTATATCTCTACTACGTGGTGGGCTACAGATATCGAGGATGAAGAGGCTGTTGTAGGCAATCTATTCGATAACTTAGAAGTTCTACTAAATGGGTTTGCTATGTCGTCTAGAGGTATATCTATGGATCTGGTTGTAAGGTATATGGCTAAGTATATCAAGTATATAACCTCTTTATCTTACAATAAGTATATAAACAAGAGTGAGATGCATATCCCATGCTTGTATGTATACGACTATGGGTTACACATATCTTCTTATGCCTCACCTTGTGATGGATGTATCCATTGCTTAAAGATCAAACTTATAAAGTTTGAGAGAACCATTAGCGATATAAATAAGATGAAACCTAAGACCCACTATCTTCCAGGAGATAAGATTGTAGGTAAGAAGAACTATAGTTCCTTTATAAAGAGTAAAACCTGGGTTGATGGAGATCCTGGGTTTAGAAAGAGAATGCCAGATGTGTTCTTCTATATCAAGACCATTACACTCAATCTAAAAACTCCTATACGGTTTACTAGAATAGCAAGTAATGAAGATGATTAGGCAACTGGTATAAGACCAGTTGCCCTATTCTTTTTTGTTCTACGACAATAGAGTAAATTTAAGAGGGAGGTACGTGTGATGGCATTTAATCCAGAGCATAAGGTTACTTATGAGCAGTTATCTAAGAGCCTTCAAGATAAACTCACCGCTGCGACCGCAGGAGTATCAGAACTACAGAAACTTATAGAGGAAGCAAAGAAGAGTATCACTTCTCTAGTAGATAGTAGTACAAGTACTATAGGTACTAAGATAGATACACTAAAGACAAAGATAGCTACAGAATCTAGTGAAACTAGCGTAGTTATAGAACAGAAGAAGAAAGAGATCACTAATAACCTAAAGTCTGCTTCTGGTCAAACCACTGCCAAGCTGATGGCTGGAGAGAGTGGTCAATTCGGAAAGGTGGATCCCAGTAATAAGACTCTATTTGGAGATAATGGGTTTGACGTCATACTAGTATACAACAATATTTCCACTCAAGAGAAGAATAAGCTTACTGCTTTAACTCCTAAGAAGATAGCAGAGAATTATGGGGTAAACTCTAAGAGAGTACAAGCAGCGTTTGATCTAGATAAAAGAAAGCTTCTTATCTATAATGGGACAACATGGCAAGATATAGAAGATCAGGATAAGGTAACAGAGTACTTCTCTAAGTATCTTACCAATAGAAGCTTCTATTTAAATCCATTGACTAAGAACTTATACTTCTACTGCTTTGATGGTAAGTGGACTCTTATAAACAGACTGGTCAATACTGGTATAGAAGATATCGGAAAAATCATAGGTAATATAGGAGAGATCAAATATGATTCCTCTCTATTGATGCCAGAAGTAACAGCTCCTATCAAGCCACCAAAACCTCCCGTACCTCCAGTACTTCCAACTAAAGATAAAGTTAGAAGAAACGAAGGGGACTTTACTGTCATAGGGAAGTTGTTCTTGTGTCCAAAGATGGTGATGCGTAGAAACAGTAAAACAGATCAAAATAGACGTTATGCTGGTGGGGCCATAATAGGAATATATAAAAAGGCGGTAAAAAACATTATCAAAACCGCCTATGGCCAAGATGCTTATATGACCATCGACCAAAAATTTATAAATGAGTCTAATAACCCTAATTCTGATATATACATACCTAAGCTCAACCTATATATATACGATAATAATGCTTTTATAGACGATTACAAAGTATCCGATACTATATCTCCAAAAAAGATTATGAGTATAACATATGAAGATCTTATATCTGGAATGTATGATGCTGAATTAAATGACGCCGTGTTCTATTATATGTTTCAGAGTGATTTCTTTGTAGAATTCACTTCTGATCCAGAAAATGGAGTAGCAGTACCACCATTCATTTATATTACAGGCACTCCATTGCTCATGGGAGGTAAACAGATAACTTCAACTGATATTGAAAATCTGCAAGCCCCTAACCATAGTCAATTATTGAATCCATACTATTCCAGATATATATATAGAATATGGGCACTTGTTAGGTATTCTGGAGTTGGCAGCTTTGAGAGTAGTACTATAGAACTCGATATTTCAGATAGTAAAGCTAAAACAAAGCAAGATTATATTAATCAGCTTAGTAAGAACTATTTTAACGAACCAACATATAGCGATTATATACCTATAACTAACGTAATAGATTTAAGAGCAAATCCTGCGGCTACTAAATCAAGATATACTAGGTTCAATCTAGATAATTATGGGTTGAACAAAGAACTACAGAGTGACAAATTTTTCAAATTTATGGGGGCTAATAATTTTATACCTTACTTATTACCAACTAATGTGCCAAATACAACTCCTGTTAAAGATGAATATCTATTAAGTGGAGAGCTTCATCTTAGATTGTGGACAGGTATGGAAACATTTGGTAAGTAAGATGATGGAGGATAGATATGTTTGATTTAAATAGAAAAGTTAGATATGAAAACTTATCCCCATCATTGCAATCTCTGGTGGGAGAATTCTCTGCCAATGCTGAGGGATTGAAAGAAAGATTAGAGAAGATTAAAGAGACTATAGACTCTTACTCTCCTCAGATTACTGAGCAGAATAACACCATAGATACTACCATCAAAGAGGTAGAAACCAAGTTCTCTGAGATAAAGAAGAAAGCGTCTACTATACCCACTATTCCTCGCACATCAGGTGGAAATAAGTATGACTTTACCAAAGAGGGTACCACTTCTGCTATAACTAGTGGATTCTATGGTCAGTATGCTAAAGTGAAGGGCAATAGTGAGAAAGAGATCTTTCCCCATGATGGCTTTGAAGAGGTAAAGATCTGTACCAATCAATCAGAGTTTGATACTATGCGTCAAACTACCAAAGATGGACTTAAAGAGGTATTTGATACTTGGTATAGATATGCACACTTCAATATGGTATCTACTAATATAATGGATATCGTAAACTGGGATCATACTGGAGTAGATGGGCAGAATCTAGCAAATCCTAACTTTACACAGTTTACAGATAAGACTAAGGGTGCTTGGGTATATAACGAGGATACTAAAGATCTAGAATGTACTGTAAACTCCTTCCCTACTGCTGGGCTTATTATACCATATGATGGACCTACATCTTGGATGATGAGATTAAGATGTGATACTGGTAAAGATAGTAATAGCTTTGGTGTAGTAGTAGGCTATATGAAGGATAAGAATGGTATTGAACACACTCTGTCAGTAGTTAGAGCTGCTGGAGTGTATGGTGACCCTGGAAGTAAGTTAACAGATGATATCAATCCAAGCCGTTTCAGTACTCTCTTTTGGTGGGGTCTCATATATGATATGGGAAATAGTACTCAGTACTTTGTCAATAATATGAGCCAAATTGGGGGTTACAAACTTGCTGTAGATAACCCAATAGCCTATATCACAGTGGTTAAGAATTATGACACTTTAGAGTGTAGATCAACCCCTATGTCTCCAAGACAAGCAGAGATAACCGAGGACTATCCTACACTAACCTTTAGATTCTCTGTACCTGACTCTAAACCAGGTTCTTGGTCTCAAGATATGTATGATAACATAAAGACTATGCTTAGAAAGACATCTCGTATGGGGTTTGTGACTAGATCTAATAAAACTAAGTTTAAGATAGACAATCAGCAGTATGTCTTTGATGACGGTTTGATCTATCGATTAGATATTGGTAAAGCTTACGACTATAACTCTACTACCAATAAATGGGAACCTGTGGGTAATATCGATAAGTATCTTACTCCACATACGTTCTTATACAATAAGAAGTTGAATAGACTTGTATACTATATCAAACCTGGTATCGGAACTGGTACTTATATACTGTAAGAAAGGAGATAGAGAATGTATACCGTAGAACAGAAGATACGATGGGAGCTTCTATCTCCTTCATTGCAGACTAAGTTTAAAGAAGCAGGAGCTTTCTCTGAAACTGCTAATAAAGAACTAAAGAAGATGGAGTCTTATGCAGAGCAGAGTATAAAAGATGCCATATCCAAGACCAATGATAATATAACCACTTTGAAAGATCTAGCCACAGCTAAGGTTACTGAGTTTACTATTAAAGTAGACAAACTCATATCTGGAGAGGGAGACGATGGTCCTCAAGGTGGAGGTATATTCTATGCTTATGAGACTGGCTCTTATGGGCAGAATCTCAAAGTAGATAAAGATAACAGTAGAATCATTGCTGCAGATATGTGTGTTAAGGTAGCACTCTGTAGAAACAGTGATGAGTCTACTAAGAAGAAACCAGAGTTGGTATCTTATGTATACAATACAGAGTCTGATAACTTATACCATTATGAATCCAATGAATGGGTATTAAAGAACCAACACAAGGTTAGAGTTCTTACTAGGTCATTCATAGAAGATGGTGCAACGTCTAAGATGTACTACTTCTGGACTCCTACTGTATATACTAGAGTGAGATAATATACAAGGGAGTACTCATATGAGTACTCCCCTATTCTTATCTAGAATTATACACTATAGAATTGTAAAGGATGTGATACAAAGTATTAAATTGTCCCATGTATGGGCAAATTAGGACAACTAAGGGGAAACTATAAAAGGAGAACAAGAGAATGTTGGAGAATCTGAGAAACTACTTCATGTATGCCCCAATAGCACAGAATAAACCTGTAACTGTTGATGTATCTAATCTTACTCTATCAGATTGGCATGCGCACTATAATGGATTGCTCAATATCATGAAAGATGGTATAGAGTTAGACCAAGTACAGAAGTGTATGGTAACACTTAAGTTTGATTCTAAGAAGATTCCCACTATGAGGATCACTGTTCCTGATCTGTACTTTAACGTTATCCTTTGGCACCCATTGGTAGCATTAGGAGACAAGCTTCAACCTTATCATGTATTGATCAAAGACACTATTACTGCAGATGATGTAAAAGATTACGTAGATAAGTTCGTAATCATGCCTAATAGGCTTAAAATAGACAACAAGACTTTGAATAATGTCATTGCAGATATGCTTTGCATGTTTGTAGATATAGACCACTTCTCTTATTACCTTCTCAATACTCTTAATCTAGAAGATGATATAGATCTCATGGCAGCTTCTCCTGAATTTGAACAGCTTATCCATTGTGATCTCTCTGGAGTTCCGATCGAAAATGTAAAAGACGCTGGTATGGATATCGTCCATAAAGCGATCGATATCATAATGGATTCCAAGAAGATTATGGGATATGAGCATTGCTTACGTAACCCATTTGCTGCTAAAGAAGGTATCAATATACGACAGTATAAAGAGAACCACTACAGTATTGGTACTAAGCCAGATGGTCAAGGAAGTATCTACCATGAAATCATTAACCACTCCTATATCAATGGTGGATTGAATAACCCAGTATACCAGCTGATTGATTCTGGTTCATCTCGTGTTGCTCAGATTATCTCTAAGAAGAACGTAGGAGAATCAGGTGGATTCTCTCGTATCTTGGGATTGAACAATATCAACTCCTTCTTACATCCAGATCCAGAGTATGATTGTGGTACTAAGAACTTCATGTATATCCTTATAGAGAACAAGGATGTATTGAAGCGATTGATAGATAGATACTATCGCTTGGTTCCCAATGGGCAAGAGTATATCATTGATGAGAAGAGCCAATTCCTCATTGGTAAATATATCTATCTGAGAAGTCCTATTACTTGTGCATCTATGGCCCAAGGACAAGGGGTATGCTATCACTGCTATGGGTTACTTGCTCATACCAATAAGGATATCAACATTGGTCGTATAGCAACTGAGTTGATCTCATCTCAGTATATACAGAAGAGGCTGTCTGCTAAGCATCTCTTAGAGACACTTATTGATGTAATCAGATGGAATGGTAACTTCAAACAGTATTTTGGAGTAGAAACCAACTCTATCAGACTGATGGAGGCTACATCGGAAGCAATGGAAGGATTCTCCATTGTAATCAATCCAGAAGAGATCCAATTGGAGAATGACGATGAGTTCTTCCAGCATAGCTTCTATTCTAATGATGCTCATTCATTAGATGATGAAGGTCCATTCTATAATGAGTTCCTTACGAGTTTTGATGTAATGACCCCATCTGGAGAACTGATTCACATTGGATCAGAACCAGATCCGGATAGTGCAGAAGCTAAGATGTATCTTGCTACAGACTTAGTAGAAGTTATCAGAGAGATCTTCAGTAAGAAGAATAAAGAGGATGAAACAGAGGATGATGAATCTATAGTAGTTCCATTCTCTATGCTTGAAGATAAGACCTTGTTCTATATCAAAGTACAGAACAATGATATTGGTAAGAACCTTGATGTATTCATCGATCTTGTCAACAAGAAAGAGGTAACCAAGTCGTATAGTAAGGATAATCTCTTAGAGAAACTCTTGGCCATAGTTAAGAAGGGTGGTATTCATTGTATGAGTATCCACCTGGAAATCATCTTGGCTAATCAGATAGTATCTGCTCATAGTAGGTTAGAGAAACCTAACTGGTTGAATCCAGATGAAGAGTATGAGATTCTTACACTTAATGAAGCATTGACGGATAATCCATCCATTGCTATCACTCTACTCTATCAGAAACTTGCAAAGACATTGTATTCTCCAATGTCATTCAGAAAGATACAGCCCTCTATCTTTGACCCATTCTTCTTGAGACAGCCTAAGAAGTTCCTTAATGCTGATCATGAGATATGGGATGAGACCAACCAGTCTACCATTCAACCTGGAGAGTCTCCAGTTCTATTCATCAAGGATCATGATGGTCCTAGACCTAAGAACGTTAAAGCTCTTCTTGAGAAGCTTAAGAATCAAGAGAAGACAGAACTAGACTAATATAACCAATACTTGCTCTCTATGGGATACCTTCCCATAGAGAGATTTCTTTTTTGTAATAGTTCGATATGATAGTTATATACTATAGACCTGAATAGAGATTCAAAATAAAAAGGAGAAAGGGGTTTAAACTATGGATCTCATAACAGGTATCATTTTGATAGCTGTCATGGTGCTTGCTAATATAAGCGCCATAGCAGTTATCACAAAATGGGATGAACTCAAGGAAAATACTTTGAGCAATATCCCAGTAGTCGCATCTATAGGTTTGCTCACCTATATGACATACGACATTGCATTCATCAATACAACAGGAATGGCCCACTTGGCAACTGTTGCTGTTCCAGCAGCTTTACTGCTTGTATTGAAGGTCAAGAGTCTGTATGACAGATGTGACTTCCACAAACTACCATTACTTATAGCGGAGGGATATATCTATCTTATCATCTCACTATGGGTATTGGCACGGTTCCATCATCATCTAGTTTCTGTATTAGGCTAAGCCTAGGTTCTATCTATTAAAGAAAAGGGGTTTTAATCATGTCTTCGGATTCAGCTGTTTTCTATCTGTTCTACATCTGTGATGCGGTATTTGCATACTACATCATGAAGCTCATCACCAAGAACAGTGTCGCTCATTGGGTTGGTACAATTGCATTGTTCCTGATGTTTGCGATACTGAGCGAAATCGGTGTCATTGCTCTTGGCACAAAAGACCTTCCCAAATGGATGGGAATGGCATCTATTGCAGCAGCATATGGCCTCGTTGACAATGCCATTGCTCCCAAGCTTGCTGAGATTGATCTCAAACTGAACATTGTCACACAGATCTTGATAGTTGTTGGTCTTGGTGCTTCAATTGCCGGTTTCGCAGCACTATTCTTTATCTAACATACGAAGACTTTCAATATCATTCTAGTAATGGTAGAGAAGGCTTCGTATAAGAAAGATCTACCTATGTAGATCTTTTTTATAACTTATTATAAAGTGGGTGTGTAGCAATGCATGTAGGTCTTGCACTTTTACTAGCCATACTGTGTGTACTTATATTAGGAGCCATACTTAGAATACTCAATGCATTCGTAGAAGATTTATTGGAGAATAAGACTGTGCTTGGTATATCAGACATCCATGCTGCCATGATAATCTTTATGAGTATGATATTCTACATAACGATTGCTATGATAATCTTCATATCCATACAGAGTGTATTCAGTAACTAGATCATATACTATATATCTGTAAGAAGAGGGAGGTATAGAGTATGATGAACAGAGAGTCGATACTAACCATTGTATTTGCAATAGGTTTGATGTTTATGCTATTCCATATAGCAGATCTGCTGTTTACCTTGATATGCGACTCAGAGTTCGATAAAGTTATACAAGAACGCCCTGGTATTCTACTAACCATAACGATTCTAGTATATGTGATTATCTCTATAGCTATCTTATCTGCTATACATAATCTATTCTATACCATACCCATAAAGTAAGGGATACATCAATAGATATTAGGGAGAGTATACGATGTATGATACCAATAAGGTGTATAATAAGATAGAAGTCCGTAAGACTTGTATCATTATCCACAACTATGATATGGGGGATGAGCCTAGATTAGAGAGGTTATTCTCCCTTTACGATAAACTATATCACAAGTACTACTTCAAAGGTATCTACTACGATAAAGAGAACAAAGATCTATACCTCCCATCGGGTATAGACTTCTTCTACATTACAAGAGCCTTTGGAGAAGATATCTTTCATAAAGTACAATCAGATCCCTATGATAAGATGCATGTGAAGATCAAGTATCTTCCTAGAGATGAAACACAAGAAGAAGCTGTAGACTTCTGTGTTGGCCAAGGAAAGTATGAAGGAAATAGAAGAGCTTCTCAATTATTCCTCAACCTGAATACTGGTAAGGGTAAAACCTTCTTGGCTATCATAGTATCCGCCATCTTTGGTGTAAAGACTATGATGATAGCAAACTCATTAGAGTTGATCAATCAGTGGAAAGAAAGAATACTCGAATATACAGATTGTAGACCTAATGAGGTATATATCATAGCAGGCTCTGCTTCTATAGCCAAGCTTATGAACGGTATGACCAATCATAATAGGATAAAGTACTATCTCTGTTCTCATGATACATTAAGTTCATATGCTAATAAGTATGGCTATCCTGTACTGAGAGAGCTATTTATCAAGCTTAGATGTGGTATCAAGATCTTTGATGAAGCTCATCTGTACATAGACTCTATCTCAATGATAGACTTCTTTTCAGATACATGGAAGACATTCTATCTCACAGCAACTCCTGCTAGATCGGATATGAATGAGAACAAGATCTATCAGTTATCCTATAAGAATATACCAAAGATCAATCTGTTCAATGAGGATAAAGATCCACATACTCAGTATATAGCAATTCAGTTCAATAGTCATCCAACTCCTATGGAGAGTGATGCATCTAGAAATGCTTATGGGTTCAATCTGATATGGTATGCAAATTATCTAGTTACCAAACCAGTATACTACCAACTCCTCCATATAGTAATGGATATAGCACTGAATAAGACTCCAGATAATGGTAAATCCCTCATCTATATCGGAACCAACTATGCTATACAGATGACGTATAATTGGTTACATTTCTATTATCCGGAGGTATCTGTTGGTATATTCTCCTCTCTGGTTCCTAAAGAAGAAAAAAGAAACCAGTTGGAGAATAAGATCATACTGAGCACTACTAAGTCTGCTGGTACTGCTATGGATATCCATGGCTTATCCAACACGTTTGTATTAGATGAGCCATTCAAATCTCCTGTATTGACTCAACAAACTCTTGGTAGAACTAGAGGAGATAATACAAGATACTTTGACTTTGTAGATACAGGTTTTCAGACTCTTAGATACTACTATACCTCTAAGAGAAAGATCTTCCTCAAGTATGCTACATCGTGTACCGAAGTTCCTATGAATGATAAGATTATACATGATGAAGTACGGAAGATACTGAATAAGAGAATGGCAGATATCAATGCTTGGCTACAAAGACCAGGATTGAAACAAGTAGTAGAGTTCAAGAACACCAAGCCTTGATAGGTTTGGTGTTTTATTTTTTTATTGACAAAAAATAAACCCATGGTCCCCATACAACCATGAGTGGAAGAAGATAAGCTATACATTTTGATGGAATGAGATGCAGTTTAGGTGTACATCATGTCTGTTATGTCTTTGGCAGCATTGATAGCGGATTCTCTAATCCAAGTGTATCGTTCGCATACGCTAGAATCTTTGAATGCTTCAAGGTGATATCTGTCATTGTATTCATCCATCATAAGACGAACCAATGACGTGATATCATTGCCTCTATATAACACTTCCATGTATGGCTTCCTCCTCAATTTATATTGAAGAGCTTCTGTATGGGTCTTCTCTTCATAGATATAATATATAACTGAGGGAAGACATCCCCATACTCATTAAGAGTATGGGGAATCATTGTGCCACACATCGTTATAAAGAGAAATAATGGAGGAGGTTGGTCTATATGCCTATGGCTAATGAGATGACCAAGTTACTTGATAAGATAGAGCGTCGTCTTGGTACTAAAGAGTTCGGATTGCCTGAGGAACTGAATAAAACCTCTTGGGCTAAGACTGTTATATGTAATGAGACACTTGATACATTCTCTCGTTTCTTTCCCCATAAGATACCCTATGTATTGGGACCTGAGAACAAGAAGGGCGATCATTGGTTAATAGATGAATCCATCTGCGAGAGTATGACTATTCTTGGAGCAGGAGACATTGATTGGCATGCATGGTCACATCACTTTCCTGGTCTTATGTATGGCGGTGTAAACTCATATGATATGGTTACATCTGGAATAGACTTCGGAGTTGTTGCAGATATACAGATGATGGCTGATCATGTATCAGTTATGAGCAATGGCATCTATGTGGACTATGAACCACCCAATAGACTAAAGCTTAATATCATCATAGCATCTGCTTTCCTTACTCACTTCCAACGTATTCCTATCAAGCTGTTTGTAAAGCATGCAGATAACTTGAAGACCATATATCCTACACAGATGGAGACATTTGAAAGACTAGCAACTGCTGATGTAGCTACTTTTTTATATGAACGACTCAAGATGTATGACAATCTTGAGACAGTTATGGTTAACGTAGATTTGAAACTGTCTTCCTTAGAAGAGAAGTCTAGAGATAGACAAACTGTCATAGATTATATGGAGCAGAACTACGTATCTGCTGCAAACAGAAACCAACCAATCATGTATACGATCAACTAAAAAATATGGCATACTCCCTTGAATGGAGTATGCCAATAAATATTGTTATAAACAAAAAAAAAGATAGAGAGTATAGGAACTCTATCTTTGATGAAGCTGCTTTGCTATACTTTTAATAAACACCTTTAAAGCGCGATATAAATTCATCTACTGTGAATTTTTATATCTTTATGTTGCTTAAAGGTATTTATCTGCTTCATAAGATATGTAGCTCAGCGTCCTAAGCATTTTAAAATCCCAATCCATATCTTAATAATTGGCTTTCCCCATATCCTTTGCGAATCTTTTGTCTAAGTTTTTATCTAATATGGGTATACTTGTATATCCAACACGAGGAGTATACTTTTACCAGCATAATGGGACTTGACAATAATTCCATTACCTGGGACGGTATTAGACTGGTGCTTCGCAAAGTTAAGAACCATAACTCCAGACCACACAACCGTCAAGTTTCTAATACGATAATCCTAATATGTAGGTCGCTATTAGAGATTGCATGTTCTTTCCTTCTAATACTAAGGTTATTCACCTCTCACATATATAGTATACAATTTGATCTAATTTAACCACAAGTATGAAGCTTAAACATTCTCATATAGACTTTGAGTTCTACTCCACGCTTCTGTTTCTTGATATTGAACTCCACATCAAAGTCTTGATCAAATGGGAATCCAAATCCTGGGTATAAACTAAACAGAACCTTGTCTCCTTTAGCTATATTTAGTATACCAGGATGCAAAGACACCGCATAAGGGAATCCTTGGTCTATTAGATACCTGGGGTGCTTGGGTAGTGATAATAACTCGTTTTCGGGATATTCCACCATCCAGATTCCGGCGCCAGAGCCTGCTTTAGCATCGACAATAGCGCGGAAATTTTCATCCTCTGTAATATCTAACCCTCTTAATGCCGGACCACCATTAGTTTGATTGACTGTCATACGTGTTAACCAATCATTCATCTGCATGAAGAATGTCTGTGTGGGAAGTAGTTCTATAGCAACATGGTATTCTCCATCTTTGAAGGACTTCTGATCTACCAATCTTCTTCCTAGATTAACTGTCTTCCCATTGACTGTATATGAGGCATATTCTATATAGAGCTCACATTTGGAGAGATCTGCTTCTTCTCCATAGAATGCTTTATACATCTGCCTCATGTTGTTGATATCTTTTGTATAGAATGCTATATACTCTAGATCTGCATTTTCCCATAGATTATAAAAGTATGGGTCTAGAAGCTTAGTAGACACCATCTCATAATGGATAGCAAAACCATAAGAGCATCCTCTTATGGTTCCACCAAACTGTACACTATCTAGCATTCTAGGAATCAAGGTGACTTCAGATTTCATCACCTTACACTCTTCCATCACTATTTGTAGCTTATGACCATCTATTGGTTCTTTATATAGATTCCCAAAAGGATTTGTTTGAATCATTGTAATGCGATCCTTTCTCTGATAGCATTGACATTCTGTTTGACCCATTCAGGAATAGGACGCTTTGTAGCAACTACTCGATTTGGATCAACTTTATACATTACTATCTTGTGGGTTTTATCCATGGGAAGTTGTTGATCCTCCATATAGTTTGGAGTTCTCATATTGCTAAAGTAGTACTTCATGGTAGCATACATCTCTTCCACATTGGGGAGATATAACCATCTATGAGCAAACTCAATGAAGTTATAAGATGCAAGATTCTCAGTGAAGTTACCGCCATTACCAAGTCTCAGATATGCATGACCCTTATATGGTGGATTGTCCATCTGGATCATACCGATCTGAGTAGAGATACTCATATTGAACTCACGAAGTAGAGATGGATACAGGGCTTTGTAGTCAAAGTCATCTCCATTGTTAAACTTCATGATATAGATACCACGAGCGAATACCTTGTTCTTATTAGAGATCTTTGTAGGACGAGCAACAAATGCTCCAGGGAACTTATCAGTGGGTTTAGAGCCAAATCTATTGGTGTTATTCCCCATAATAACACCCTCATGCTTCTTATAGAACTCCATTCCTTTAGTCCATAAGAAGTTGGTCTGTCTAAAGATCTTCTGATAAGGTGTATTCATCTCTATGACATTGTTAAACATATATCGCAAGTCATCTGTCTGAGATTCCAAACAATGCTGAACTACAGTATCCATGATATTGTATATGGTGAACAGCCTGAATTCTTTGTATGCAAACTCATAGAACTTGTTGGTTATATGCGCCCAACTGATCTTATGCACACCACATTCAGAAAATGCGATATCGTCCAACTTATATGACGGGATTGCGCCCTGTCCCTTACGTCTAGAAGCATAGACTATCATTTGGTCAAGCCATACAGTTCTAGTAGATAGATGAACGAAGTCTTTTCTCTCTTCATTCTTGTTATAGTTCATTTCATCCACGTAGTAATAGTAGAACTTACGTGGAAAATCTGGATCTGACATTACTTCTACTGCGCTATACCCATAATATTCAATACGAGAAGATAGATACCGTAAGTCGAATGATGCATTATAAGCAACAGCCATATCAGGAGACAGTCTTCTCATAATCTCAAAGAATCCGGCTATCATATCTATCTCTGTATCAAAGAATGCCATAGAGATCTGCATATTAGTAAGCTTATATCTAGCTACCTTCTCTTCAGATCCTAAGTTCTTCAATATAAACTCATTTACTTCTTTTCTATATCCTTCTAGATTCTTGGATACCTCATCCTCTAGTGCCTGTATCTGAGGATTCCTATCGTTCCTTAAGATGAATGAATAGACGGTGTTGTTCTTATCGAAGTAGATTGATATCATATTGATAGGAGATTCACCTATAACGATATCATCTGGATTAGGAGAGTCTATGGCATCTACCTCTATATCGTAGAATGCTACAGATATAGGAGTGACTCTATTCTGATACGTATCTGCAAACTCCATTCTAAGATAGTTCATGATATTCATATCAGCAGAGAAGATCCTTGGGTGTGCAAAGAAGAGGTCATTCATCTTATAATTGCCGGTTCTAAGGTTCTCTTTATATAAGTCTAGATTACAAGTCTCTTCTGCTATAGATTTGGTTATCTCTTTATATGCACAAGTAACAGGTTCTACTTTATCCTGTTCTATGAACTCCATCGTATAGTCTTCTACCTGTATCTCTGGCTTAACCTTGTAATATGTATACTGAGGAGTCTTTATAGTCTGCACATACTTCTTACCATCTGTATTATCTTTGAATACTATGGTGGCATAGTCTGTATCATACTGACCATTCTCCATCTTTGCGGGCTTTTCGTATAATACGTTCATTATCGTCAAATCATCACCGGGTTTGAATCCAGTTAAGGATAGCATATATAAACTCCTCCTCTATATATCTACTGTACTTTGTGTTATCGAATGGATTCAATTCTATAGTGTATAACAGAATAGATGTTTTACAAACCCCCATAAGAGACACACTATTAAATTTAAGGATGGTGATACTATATGAAACAAGTCATTGAGATCATCGAAGACCCAAAGCCAACAGATATCAAAACCTATGGGTTTAACTCCAATGATGTTGTAGATACAAGTAATATGCCAGGTATGGTTACTGTAGAGGATGTACCTAAGAAGAGAGGCCCAGGAAGGCCTCCTAAAAATGCATCCAACAGTAATACGTATACTGGAGAGATGGTTACAGGTAAGAAGTCAGATAAGGATCCATTAGAGACAAAGTTTGAGAGAGGATATGCAGCCACTGCAGGTATGCTTGCTACTGCTATCTCTCAGACAGATACTATCTATGCATCTATTGATCAAGAACTGAATAACTTCAGAAACAATAGAGGATATGGTGGTAGAAACCGTATGCAGCACATGTCTGAGTTCATGAATACTCAGGCTAGTCTGATCAATACAAAGATTAGTGCTGTACGAGAACTTAACTCTATTCGTAATAAGATCAATGATCTTGTTCTTAAACAGAGAGCTGCTGATAAGAATAGTGTTGATGAGAACTCTGATAAGGCTGTTATGGATGCATATTATGCATTGGTCAACTCTGCACAGTATGGTCTCCCTGTTGCTCATCCTCCTCTTAACCAGGCTTCTATCAATACTGGAGTAAATATGGCAGGTGGCATTGTTACTAATACTACACTTGGTATGCCTACTGGTACACTAGAACCTGGTCCTATCATTACTGGTACTGGATCTAGCACTTTATCAGGTGGTAATCATCAGATAACACAGGTTGACCAATCATTTGAAGAGTATAAAGCTAATATGACCCCTGTACAGCGTAGGATGATTGTAGATAAGGATCCTAATATTAAGACAGTTGTTGTATATAACCAGTCTACTGGTGCTAAGTACTTTGACGTGGTGAATGTATCTACAGGGCAATCAATTCCTGGGGTTGCTAAACCAGCAGAGTTCCTTCTTGATAGAGTAAGAGTAGACCTTAGAAACGGCATTGCTGTAAACTCAGATATCAACCAGACCTATCCATTGGTACTGGTTGGTAATAGAGCAGCAGACGAGTTGTAATACAAAAAAAGAATCCCCATAGGTCAAAGGACCTATGGGGACATTAAATGCTTGATCTAACCACCTGTATGAAACGTTCGAGGCTGTTACATGCCTCCAACTTGTAAGTTTTATAAGGATTTCGTATTGGTTAAGTAACCAAACCATGAAACCATGGATACTCAATACGCGCCACCTTTGCGATGCGCAGACCTATGCTGCTATACCAATATAAGGCGCATATCAAGCTTAAGAACCTGCTAAATTCTAATAGCAAACCATGAAACCATGTATCTAAGGAAATGAAGAACCCCATAAAGGATAAACGGCTTCCCGCCAAGATTTGTCCAGTGGGGTAACCGGACTTTGACTCGGGTAATTGATTTAGCAAACCAGTCCCTAAGTTGTCAAGATAACAATTTTCTTATCTGATGATTGTTATTGTTTTTTATATTTGTCAAGCCATAATTAGTGTTTCTTTTAGGTTCTCGTCATGAGAAACACATGCCATAGCTCAAAAGCAAAAGAACACAGACGGCAACATTAGTCGTTTGCATTAGTCAAGCATTGTGTAGACTAATCAGTCCTCTACTTCGATCTCAGTGGTCTCAGTAGCTTTAGAAATGATCGAGTCAATCTCAATGATGTATGCATCGAGATAGTCACGGATAGCCTTGACACGGTCTTCCATCTTAAGGGGATCAATCAATACAACCTCAAAGTTGGATTTGATACCCTCTTGATACTTGATACGTGCCTCAGCATTCTGCGAAGACTCAGGACCAAACTGCTTGTTGAGCTGATCTACCATATCATTGTTAAGACGCTTGGTATCAGCAGCAAACTTATTGGCAACACCAGTTGTATGAGACCTGATGTTCTCCATAAGTCCTTTAAGAGTAGTAAGATAGTACTGCTTACGAGCAATAGCAGAAGAGATAGAAATCTCCTCGGTCTTAACTTCCTCTCCAAGGTCAAGCTTTTGATCAAGTGTTACGAACTTAGGTACTGTAACCATAGTCGTAGCATTTGCCATCATAACTGCACGATTGAGTTTTTCACGACGTGCAATCAGATCGTTGAGGCTCTGCCAATTCTCTTTGACAGTCTTCTCAAACTCTTCGGCAGACTTAGTTCCAATGAACGGATGGAACTTTTGATAATACCCGAGAAGAGCATTACTTCCACTCAGCGTCTTATCTGCGAGATCTTGGATCTTCTTATCGAGCATCTTGCGTTCATGATTAGCTCGACGAATCGTCATCTTTGCCATGATGTATTTTCCTCCTCTTAAAAAATAGCAACTATTAACTGTTCTAAGTTATAGTATATGGACAAATAAGTTATTACCAAGTACTCATAGCGAGTACTTGGTATGTTAGTTTCAGGTTATAAGTTTAAGTGTTCCTTGGATAAGGTTCTGTACGTACTTCTTAGCAAGAAGATCCAGAACACCAAGTATCTCTCTTCTAAACTTGTAGTCATACTTAGGCTTATCTGTAACTATGAGGTTCATATCCAGATCATAGTCGTATGACTTAGTAAAGGTTACTGATCCCTCAAGGATATCATATCCCTTCCAGTTATCATTCTCTATGACCATCTTACAGTTTATAATATCTCCCATTCCTAGATCAGATATAGGCTTCTTTATAGAAGATACAGCTAGATCATCTCTTACTCTCTGATTGAATTCAAATGGGGTTAGCTCTGGCTTGTTGATATACTCTTCTGTATCAGTAACCACGTTATAGCTATCCATCAACATATTCAGACCAGGAGTGAATCCTTTTACTATATCTCCTACTCTAGGAACTGTTATAGTACATGGGAGGAATGATTTGAACTCTATATAGTATGGACGTACCTTCATTCTACATGGAAAACCTGGAGCTTCCTCTAGATGGAATCTAAGAGAATCATTCCAATAGTCATAGAATGTCTTGGTATCTGGAAGCATATCGAAATCTACTGATTCCTCTCCTGTATTGACAAGACATACTAGATCTCCAGTATATGCGTCATCAGCAGATTTGAAGTATATATGATATACCCCATATGGGTCATCGAATGCTACCCTTCTTATAGGAACCGTAGCAAAGATGGTATTATCTGTTATAATATGAATAAACCCACCACTTAGATCAAATACCATACCCACAGTATTAGGTTGTACAGGCATAGATGGGTTAGTTACTTCTGGAAATCTATGATATTGCTTATCCCCATCTATGATAGAATGGGAATGATATGTATCCCCGCTTCTATGGAATAGATCTACAGAGAAGCTATACTCATCCTCATGGTTTATTCCCTTAGATATACCAACTGTCATTGGTATACCATAGAACTTATCGTTTACAGTACCCTCTTTGACATTGAACTCTATATAGACTTTATGATCCACAGGACATGGGAAGTCTATAGTAGCCATATCAGACTTATCAGGATTTCTCTTCATCTTAAAGGATGTAGGAGACATCTCCATCTGAGGTCTGCTAAAGATCAATCTTGGGTGCCTATGCTTATCCTGTTCTATAGGTGCTATGGTGTTTACTATATTGGAGATCTGTATAGGGAACTCATACTTTCTGGTGTCTGTATACTCAGTACCAGGAACTGTCATATAGCATTCAAATTCTTGTCCTTCTACAAGCTTATTGAAGTAATGAGCGTATAGATGACAATATCCCTCTGGCATATACTGCGTTCTATATCTACCATAGTTTACTCTACCATGTAATCCCTCATAGAGTTCGCTATAGATAGCAAAGTACCATCTATCTCTAGACTGTTTCATACTAAACGTAGTTGGTTTGATAGTATAGAACAGTTTCCCATCAGAGTATAAGGTGATGGTGTTATCCATTATGCTAACACCTATACCTATGACTGTATTTACTATAGGGATTCTAGAATACAGTTTTGGTACACTCTGAATAGCCTCATCTGTAGAACCCCTATGTCTCTCCCTTATCTGATAATCATGATCTACTGTATAATACAGAGATCCCAATATACAGTCATTAGCCAACACACCCATAGATGGTTCCTTATGAACCCCTAAGTATAATGGTATATGTCTTATAGTATCATTCTGAGGATGATAGGTTACAGTAACCTCCATATATACATTAGCATTCTTAGGAATGGCCAAACTCGATAAGAGGAGGAATGGCTTATTGCAGTTAAAAGTTTCTCCTATGACTAGACTTGGATCTGGCTCTGATAAATGGTTGTATGGCACTGGCCTTATCTTGATAGGCTGATTGTTCTTAATAGCTGCCAACTCTAAAACCTCCTATACGCCTAAATTTACCACGATGTCAGGGATGAGGATTTCTCCCCATCCCCAACATATATAAATGGCAAGAACAACATCAAAAGAGAGACCTTAGCAGATCTTCTTTACTTGATTGTACCAACTATGATAGAATCTGTACAGCCTACGTCTAGGGGCCTCGAAAACATTCAAATAAGTATAGATAAAAAGGAGGTTAGTGTACATATGGCAGATAGTTCACATGGTCGGTTTTATGGTATCATGTCGGATATGTTCTGTGAGAACAATACTGTTTCACTCACTAGAGTGATCTCTGCATTTAGCTACTTGCTGTTTGCATTTGTATCGATCTGGCTTATGGCGACAGGAATGTCCTGGTCGCATTATGATATATTTGCTAGCTATACAGGTGCTGGTGGAGCTGCTCTACAGCTCGCCAACAAGTTTGTCAATAGCAAGTACAACAGTGCTAGAGGTTCTTATGATGCAGTAACTGTTGATGGCGAACCAATGACTACTGAGTCTCCAGCTAATGCTGAGAAGAAGCCATTTGTAGAAACTAAGTAATATGTTTAGGCATATAAACGAGGTGACGCAGTATGGCTGAACAGAACAACAACCAAAGACCACCATTCAAGAGAAAGTTTAGAATCAACAACATAACCCTCTTAGGGTTATTGACCTATTTCTCTGAAAACGTCCAAGTTAAACTTCTTGGTGTTGTTGTATTTCTCCCTATGCTGATCGTTGCGTTTACTGTCTACTATGGGTATATAACCATACTAGCAGAGCGTACTGAAAGTGATAAGACAATAGCCTTCCTCACAGAGAATAGGACTGCTCTTATAGTAGATCATATAACGGAGAACTACAAACGAGCCAAGCTTCAAACTAAGTATGTTAAAGAGAGTATAGTACGAGATCTGAATACTGAGTATAATGGAGACACATCTAGTATGAAACGAGATTATGACTCCAGAGACTACAAGAACAAATTCTATACTATACTATCCGAGAACATAAGCTATCGATTCATAAATAAGCAGACCAATAAGAATCGAGTCTTTGTTGCTAACAAAGATGGGGTTCTTATAGACAACTCTGCTGTCTATTCTAAGAACAGTTACAAAAAATGGGATGATTTGATAGATGCATCTAAAGATCAAGCTATTACCAAAGAAGCTATTGATAATATAAAAACGGCTGAAAAGGATGAACCTCTTCTATGGTTAGATTCAAAGGTGGACGATAACGTCCATCCTATATCTGAAATTCAAGGATTCACCCCTAATACTTCTCCCATAGGGTTTATAGAATCTTGTGCTTTGAGTGGGAACATGTCAGCGCTAGATCAGTATAGCATCATAGCAGTATCGTATATCTATGACAGTAATGATATATTTGGAGTGCCAGATGTATCTGCTGGTCACTATAATGAGAACGATAAGATCTATATCATACAAGCTACTAGTATCAAGGATATCTTAGACAGCAGTCCAGAACTCACTAAGTCCTTGATTAAGATAGATCGTATGATACAAGAGAAGCAAGAGGCTACTGATAACTCTGCATATCTAAAGACGATATGTATTATACTTCTAGCAGTCATGGAGACCATGACCTTCTTTGGTATTTGGTACTTAGCTGAATTCTATATATACTCTAAGTTCTCAAGACGCTCTAAAGAGAGGAATGAGAAGTTTAATCATCCTGTGCGCACATAAAAACAATCAAGGAGGATTGGAATACAGATGGTAGAGTATAATCTTCAGCCACCTATTGATATATCTATTCTTGAAATCCTTCTTATCATAGTTTGTTCCTTTGTAGGGGCATTTGTCCATGAGCTTATGCAGTTCGTTGGTAAGGGTAAACGAATCACCATAGCTGTATGGATAAATATAGTCGTGACTGTTGTTGTAGATGCTTTGATATGCTATGCTATCAATCCAGCTGTAACACAAGTACATTCACGACTTATAGTTGTACCTCCCCTGCTATTGGGTTTGATGGGCACAGAATTGATAAATAAGCTTACTACTATCAATGGTTCGCTTAATATCATAGAGTATGTATTGGGTTGGTTTAAGATCACGAAGAGTGATAAGACAGCTACCCCAACAAGTCCGGGAGAGGAATCAGAACCCAATAAAGAAAAGGATCCTGCTTCTGAGAAAGGTGAGGATAAATCATCTGACAAAGAAGCTAAAGCCACTGATGAGAGCAATGCAATGCGGGATGACAGTAGTTCCAAGATAACAGATCAGTCTATGGATCTGGATAAGATACTACTGATAGCAGGAAAAGCTAAAGCAATAGATGCTGTAATACGAAAACTGGATGACGTCTTTAAGCAATATGCACATGATCATGACAATGATGATCTTCTAAACGGTTGTGCTGATGCTAAAGAGATGGCATCAGAGTTTGAAGATTATCACTTTATGAAAATAGCCGAGATGGATAAGATCCTCTCTAAGAAGATGAATGATATGCAGCATAAGCTTTACTTAGCAGATAAGCTAGTACATAGTTTGATGCTCCATTCACCAATCGTAGTAGAGACAGATCTGGACCCATCTGTTATCGATAACATAAGGGACCTATCTAAAGAAATAGTCGTGATTCTTAGAGTGCCAGAGCCAGAAAAATCAGACTAATTATGGGCCTGTACCCTTAGTAGGTACAGGTCATCTATAGGGTTCCTCGAAAACATCATTATAAATTATATTCTAAGTTAATGAATGTAAAATTGAAATAACAATAGGAGGTCAAGCAATATGTTTCCTAGTGATCTGTGGGTCACAGACCCTAACGCAGGGAAACTCTTCAAGGTAGAGAATGACATGGTAACCATGTCGATTCAGACCCCGAAGAATCCTCGCTCTGTGTTGGTTTCGCAGGATATGCTTTATGTGTATACTGTTAACTGGGACGAGAATACTGTTTCTCAGTATCGACAGGGTACACTTGTAAGAGATATTAAGGTTGGAAATATTCCGTATGCTATCTGTGAAGATGGAAACGGTTATATCTACGTGACTAACTATGGTGACAACACTGTTACGAAGATCAGCAATGGTGAAGTAGTTGATACCATCAACGTTCCGAATGGTCCGCGTGGTATCGTTGCAGACAGCCGTAATAAGATCTTTGTTGCTTGCTATCTCGATGACTGTGTCGTTGAGATTGTCAACAACACCATGGTTAACCGTATCAAGACCGGTTATGCTCCGAAAGCACTGACTTGCGACATTTATGACAACGTCTGGGTAACCAACTATGGTTCTAACTCCATTTCTAAGATTACGAATGGAGTTAAGATGCTCGATATCGAGCTGAGTGACTATGGTCGTGGTCCTAGTGCGATTGTTTCTAATAGCGCTGGTATTCTGTACGTTGCTAACTATCTTGGCAACAACGTTACGGTTATTAAGGATGGGGCTGTTAAGTCTACCATTCTTGTAAACGCTTCTCCGACAGCAATTGGTGTTACTGCAGATGACTCCATCTATGTTCTCTCTGAGATTGGTGGAGCAGTTTCTAAGATCAATAAGGATCGAGTTGTTTCTCAGATTAACGTCTGTGACAACCCGTCCGGATTTGGTGACTTCACTGGCTGTGCAACCTATAATGTCTATCATTCGGTTGGTATCGGTGGTGGATCTGGCAGTGGTAGCAGCTCTGCTCCTGCTGGTGGCTGGGGACTCTCTTCTCTGAGTTCTGATCTCCGTAATCTGCTCACCAAGCTGATGAATAAGAAGGCTGAGACTGAGGCCCGTCTTGTATCGTTTGATAATGCACATTATCCGACGGTAGAAGATGCTCTGAACAAGCTGTTCAAAGTTCCTCCTGTCATCCTTAATTTCTCGGCAACCAATGGTGTGTTTGAGTATGGCAGCACAGCAACCTCTATCCAGATCAATTGGACCTTCAATAAGCCTATGGCTAAAGCAGTCCTTAAGAAGGGTTCTGATCTCCTTGCTGATCTTGCTATCGCTCCTGGAGATGTGATTCCTGCTACTGGTACTCAGGTTGTCAGTGGATTCTCGCTTGATACGAGTACTCCGATTACACTCGAAGTCACTGATGATGCAGATAACACTACAATCAAGAGTATCCGCATTGAGTTCCAGAATAGCTTCCTCTATGGTGCACTTGATGAAAGTGAAGCCATTAATCAGCCTTCTCTTGCATCCCTCAGAAAGAGCCCTCTTACGGATAGCCCGAAGGGTGTCTGGATGGAGATCGACTGCGCTGATGGCAAGAAGCCTGTTCTTGCATTCCCTGCCCTTTGGCATGTTGAAGTACATCAGATCATGTTTGCAAATGGCTTCTCCAATGAGTGGAAGAAAGAGACCATGGACTATGTCAATGGCTCTGGTGCAACAGCATCGTATGATGTATTCAGTATCGACCGAGTAATGAAGGGCAAGTTCCTCGTATCGGTCGTTGATTTCATCTAAGTCCGAATAATTACCGATTAGTGGTATGCTGTAGAGTATACCACTAATCTCTTATAGAAGACAAACTCAAGAAAGGAAGTTTAGCTATGGCAGAAGTTAAGTATGGCCAGGTTGTACTTGGACCTCTTAGTGCTGGCCAAGGCGATTTTGCGATTCTTGATAGCAACCAGGTGGCTGGTGGCCGCTTTATTGTTGCTACTATCGGTGATCGTAATAATATTCCTGCACATCTGCGCAAAGAAGGCATGTACTGCTTCGTTACTGCAGATAGCCGTGAATATCGTCTTGCAGCTGGAGCTCCTACAACTGGTCCAACTGTTAGTGCCAACTGGGAAGAAGTAGCCATTACGTTAGGCAGCGGGTCTGGTGGATCTGGCGGCGGTGGATCCGCAACTCCCCAGGTTGTTGAAGATATTGAATTCCGTGATCCTGTTGCAAGCGGCGCTGCTATGCTGTGGGATTACCTCAAGAAGCTTAGAACTGACGTTGATGGAAAGATTAGTACCCATCAGAAGGTTGAGGATCTTCGTTTCAATGATGCTGCAACCGCTGGTTTCAGCACCCTCAGTGCATACCTTGCTGACCTCAAGTCAAAGATAGGTACTGCAGCTGGTGATAAGTATATTGAGGATATCAATTGGCGTAGTACTCCTGAGGGACATCAGAGCTCTCTTGAGGCAGAGCTTAAGAGCCTTAACAATCCTAAGAACATTAAGCTCCCGACTGGTACTCCTGGTAATACTATCAGCCTTGAAGATAAGATCAAAGAGCTTGAAGATAAAGTTCCGAAGGCTGAACAGATCACCAATGCTGGTGGTACTGGCATCCTTCAGCTGATTGCTGATGCATCTGATCCGACTAAGATCAAGGTTGATGGAAGCAAGACTCTTACTGAGGCACTTACGGATATCGATTCTAAGATTTCGGCTGCCTCTGTTAAGCAGAAGGTTGAGGATATCGAATATCAGACAGCAACTGCTGCTGGTTATACGAAACTCACTCAGACACTTGCTACGATTAATGATCCGGATAAGATCATCGTTGATACTGGCAACAATACGACACTTACTGAGAAACTCCGTACGTTGTCGATTGCTGCTAGTGGTGCAGTTCAGCATGTCGAGGATATTACCTGGACCAATGCTCCAACCACTGAGTTCCCTGAGTTCGCTTCTGGACTCTCTGATACGCTTAAGGGTCTTTATAACAAGATCAAGGCTGTTGCTGACTCTGTAAGTACTCCGACAGGTGTTAAGGTTGAGAATATCACTTGGAACAGTGTTCCTGCTGACCATCAGGCTAGCCTTAGTGATGAACTCACCAGCATTGTCACCAATGCTAAGGATCTTAAGACGAAGGTCGATGCTCTTCCCGCTAAGGTTGAAGACTTCACTTGGAACAATGCTCCTGCAGGTCATCAGGCTAACCTTGGTGCTGATCTTACCGAAATTCGTAATGATGCCAAGGATCTTAAGACTAAGGTTGACGCCCTCCCGGCTAAAGTCGAAGACTTTAATTGGAACAGCGCTCCTGCAGGTCACCAGACCAATCTCGGAGCAGATCTTACTGGTATCAGAAATGATGCTAAGGATCTTAAGACGAAAGTTGAAGCTATTCCGACTAAGATTGAAGACATTCCGTGGAATTCCAAACCGGCTGGTGATGAGTTCAAGGATAAACTGGGCGATCAGCTGACCGATATCGTTACCAAACTGAAGGATTCCAACAAGTCTGATAAGATCATGGTTGGCACAGATACACTTGAGCAGGCTCTTGAGAAGATCAAGAATGCTGCTCAGGCTGCTGTTCCTCCTCAGACGATGCTTGTCAACGTCAATACTCCTGAAGTTGGTCCTGTTACCAGCTGTGAGTATCTCACGATGTACAAAGCTAAGATGGAAGAGATTGCCGTCTACACCAATGCAGATGCAACTCTTACTACTCCGATTGTACTCGTTGTTGAGTTCTGTGGTGCAGCTGACAGCGCATATCAGAGCCTTGCTCAGACGACGATTACGCTTCAGCCCAGCCAGGCTGGTAAGCTGATCCGTACGAATACGGCTAGTGCTGCTACTCCGATCCTCATTGATGACAACACGCGTCTCCGTGTCAACATCAAGAGCCTTGGAACGTCTGATACGATTGGTTCGATTAACGTTCGACTCACTATCAGAAAGACTGAAGAGACTGGAAGCTTCAACACTGTCGGTTAATACGCGATAAATAAGACACAATAGTAGAGCTGCTGCAACTCCAGCAGCAGCTCTTTACTTTTTTGATTGAACAAAATAAACAAAGGAGGATAAAGATGGCAGCTCCTAGTATTACAATTGTCAATGAATTTGATACTACGATTGCTAGCTGGGACTGTGGTACAGTCCAGGCTAATACCGATTCTGGTATCCTTACAATGACCATCTGGAATAACCGTGGTGGCGGTACTGCTACTTCTGACCTCAAGGACGTATCTATTACAGCTCTTGATGTTGATGGTGGCAGCACTACTGATGTTGTTGCTGGAAAGTGGACTCAGGTCAACGTTCCTGCAGTAGATGGTAACTCCACCACTTGGACAGCAGTTGGTGGTTCTACCACTAAGATGCTCCGTGCTGATGGTCTCGCTTCTTCTGATGGCTCTGTTATTCGTGGTACGGTCAATGACGGTTCGCTTGCTTCCAGCAAACCGAATTATGTCACTTGCCGACTCAAGGTTCATGTACCTCTGAATGCACAGCCTGGCACTAAAGCTTGGAAAATGCGTCTCAACGGATATTACGTCTAAGAAGGGAGGATTACCAGTATGAGCGCTCCTGCAATTGCGCTGTATGATGAATCTCATACAGCACTCGTATCTACTTGGGGTATTGGCACTGTAAAGGCGCAGGTCCCGAGTGATATCCTTACGGTCCATATTTGGAACAACCGTAATGGTAGTGATGCTGTATCTGATCTGAAAGATTGCACCATTGGCGTCTATGATGCTACTGGCAGCACAGCAAATGAAGATGTTGCAAAAGATAAGTGGGTTCAGATTAACGTTCCGTCTGTAGATGGTACGGATACTACATGGACTCGCATTGGTGGAGAGACCACTAAACAGATCAGAGCAAATGAAGGTGTAACTGATTTCTCGATCAGTGGTGCTGCTAATGATGGTGCTATCGGAACCAATGGTAAGAACTTCTCTACCATTCGTCTCCGTGTCAATGCTCCTATCAATAGTGTACCGGGCAATAAATCTTTTAAGGTTCGTCTTATCGGCTACTATACCTGATCTAATTTCGCCCTCTACGGTTAAATCCGTAGAGGGTTTTTCTTCAAATACGAGATTTATCGCGTTAAGTGTCTAAAGGGAGTAACCCCATGTCATAATATCGCGTATTTTCGATATTTAGGTATAAAAATACATCTACGGTAGATAGTATTTCTTATACGAGAAAGGGATGGTCACTCCATGTTTGAAAAGGTTTCTTTTGAGGAGTTCTCCAAGGCTTATAGTAATTATATCGTAGAAAGAGCAGAAGAAGGGCTTAGACCTTTATATGAATTAGATGAATCTACCAAAAAAGAATTGTGGGGTGCTATAGAACTCCCAGTGAGATCTACTCCTAAATCTGCAGGATATGATTTCCGTATACCATTCAAATTAGTAGCACTTCCTGGAAGGACTTATATGGTTCCCACTGGTATCAAAGCAAACATGGAGAGAGTATGTGCTCAGAATGAAACAGAAGGAACTTGTATCAACTGTTTCTTAGCATTGTATCCTAGATCATCTCTTGGATTCAACTATGGGTTCTGTATGGACAATACCGTTGGTATCATTGATCAAGACTATTACAACAATGAGAACAATGAAGGTCATATCATGGTAGGGTTTACAGTACAGAAAGCTATTACATTCAAACCTGGAGATAGATTCTTCCAGGCTGTAATAGAAGGATACTATACCATGCCTAATGAATTAAGCCCAGTAAACATGTCTCGTACTGGAGGACTTGGTTCTACCGGTAAGTAAGACATATATGTAAATTTTTAAGGAGGTATACATCAATGGATAAGACTACCAAACAGGAGCTTATTGAGAGAATTCAGGTTGCTTTTGATGATCCCACTATCGGGATGGAAAAGAGTCAGAAGCTCAAGGATCTCTATCGTCAACTCAACACTATTCATGAGGACAACATTACAGCTGAGCATGTAAACATGGTTAACGCCATCCTCGGATAAAAAAAATAAACCCCTATACCAAAACGGTATAGGGGTATGATACTGTCTTATACTCTGATAGCAAAGTTAGTACATGCATTAGCAGATAGATCGATATTCTCTGCAGAGAGATTGTTAAGATACTTCAACTCAAGAGTACCTTTAACATCCTTATCTGGAGTGAGCCTTACCAGTAACTGGTTAAACTCATCTTCCATCATACCAAGTTCATAGAACATCTGATAGTGCAATCCTAATCCTAAGGAGTTATCCTCAGGTTTGAAATACCCTTTGTGTCCTATAAAGTGGGCTCCTACCCTATTAGGCTTCTTAGCAGTTGGTGTCTCTCCAAATCCAAAGTCAAAGATACCCTTCTTGAACTGGATGATATTGGTGTAATCCAACTTCTTATTCCCAGTGATGTGGAAGTCTACATTGTTGAGATTAATAGTCAGATTTAGATCTATACCTCCACCTAGATGGATGATACCATCTTTAGTATTGAAGTAGATCCTACCACCATTACCAAGAAGACCAAACTGCTTCAGTTGGTCTTTCTTGATATCATCAAATGTAGTCTCAGACATATCTGATTTGAACTCTGTATCTTTAGTACCATCATTGTATTCAGCATACCACATGAATGTCTGAACAGGCTGCATGATACAGATATTGTTGTCAATCAACTTCTGCATAGCTTCTTGCATACTACCATTGATCATTGTATTGACCTCCATTACATTATTCCTGTAATAGATTGTCCCAAGTATATAGAAGTACCATTGACACGCTGTTGAAGACGTACTGTACAGTCTCATCCAGTCTATGCCAATTACCATCATCTATAACATCAAAAGTCATAGAAGAGTAATCGATCTCTCTATTCTTCTTGAAGTTCTCAATGATTCTCTCAAAGTCACTTAGTGGGATATTGAATCCTGCAGCTCCAGGATGTCCTCCACCACCAAATATCTCTGAGAATACTTTCCCAAGGTTTAACCCTTCTGGTCCCCTTACTTTAAGAGAGTCAGAGTAAGCAGATGTAGTGATTACACCCAACTGATCTATCCTGATAACAAGTTTGATTAGATTATCGATGTTGCTACGTATACGGTTAGCAGGCCCATTACCGATAAGGCCTATAATCTCTGCATTAACCTTACCGGGAGTCTCTCTATCAGAAAGTTTAGCATGATACTTGCATTCACCATCATACATTACGTCCTTCTTAAGTTCATCCACTTGTCTCAGTTTGATACCATCTCTGATGACCGATACAAATGGGCAAGATGGATTCTCTTCTATAAGAAGCTCTGATGAAGTCTCTACTTTTCTATTGATAAGTAGAGTTCTCCACATACGACTTGCATGATCTGTATACGGCATATCAAAGTAGTACTGATTTAATGCCTCTGCTACTTTATACAGCTGAGGATACTTTATATCCTGCTTTGTGTCATAGATTGAGATAAGAGCAGGAAGTAAAGTATTCAATGAGTCTGAATCTACACCATCATACCCTTCAAATACATTGGCAATATCATCCTTGAACAAAGAATAGCAGCAGTATGCAGATGACTCTCTTGTATCTATGATCATACTGAACTTCTTTCCTTCAGGTATGATCTTGGACACCTTAAGTCCCACTTCTGTTGAAGTATAGTGATGATCTAACCATACTACTTTATCAAAGTGCTTAAATAACTCTTTGATATCTCTAGCAGTAAGAGATAGATCTACAACAATAGCATATTTCTTCTTTCCTCTAGGAGTATACTTCTCAATGTTTTGAAGATGGCGATTCATATCCTCGAGTTTGTAGTTATATCTATAGAAGCGGATGTTGTCAGTATACTCTGTCTGATTAGTAGAAAATGCCATAAAGGTAAATGCTGCAGATGCTTCTCCATCCATATCGTTATGATGGAAGATACTGAGGTTGATCTTTCTACTCTGTATAGCTTCAAACTCTTCGTTGGTAAGAACCCATCCATCATCAAGAAGAGCAGTGATCTTTGGTGTAGCAGTATAGTTGGTCTTATTGAGCTCTTTCTCTAAGTATATATTGATCAGCTTTCTCTTAGATTCAGGACTGCTGTTCCTCATAACTTGAGATGAGTGTATCTGTACTACAGCACTCATCCCTTTCTCTCTAAAATAAGAGTTGAGAGACTTAGACAGACCATCTACATCTGGATCTTGTTTATATTTGAAGACTTTCTCTTGGAGGGCTATATAGTCTTTGTATTTATCCCCTCCATTTCTAGAGTTATATCGGGTACACGTAAGAATCTCGTTGTCCATAACTTCTTGGTTAAAGTTGAATGAAAATTTCATTCTAACCCCCTTTTCTAGACACCTTTAGTTCTTCTTTTTAGGTGTCACATTGATCATTTCCTTGCTAGTAGACGTAACCTCTGGTAAGGCTGCTCTAACAAAACTACATACTAGCTTCTTCTTCTCTTCATTCTTATACTCAGTAGATAGCTTTACTCCACTACTAAGCTCTGACAAGTTAAGCTGGTTAAAGGTCTCAATATTTGCTATCTGTATCTTGGTTCTACTAAGATCTATGATGATCTTATCTGGTAAGAGTTGGGATAATTCCTTTGCAGCTACTAATCCAATACCAGTGAGTGCTGTAGCTATTGCTGTTGTTTTCATAGTACCCATTACTACTTTCTCCTTTTACTATTCTATACTACTTTTCTATGCATCTATATAGTATATACTCTGTTTGAGGTTTGATAATTACATAAAGTAATGGTAGGCATGTGACGTGAATTATGTCTATCATTAGGGATTGAATTGACTTGGTTCATACACACATTTTGGTATCGTCAAACTATTGACGGATACACCTCCTAAAAAGATAAAGACATAACTAACTCTCCTCTATCTAGTATTACTCAAATACTATGCTTAGAAATTCACTCGTGTACGACTAATACTCCTTATAACAACTCTAATTCAACACACACACATTGATAGAGGTATGCTCACTAGAGCATACCTCATTTCCCTTTGTCTTTTAGAACTCGTATTGGGACATATCCACATCTTTGATCAAATCAAGCTTGTTATCGTTTGTCTTTCTCATAGTGGCTATGTCTCTTTCTATATCGTTGCTAGTATACCTTAACAAGGTTCTATTCTTAGGATCAAGAGTAGAGATTGCTATCTCTTTAGCATCTAATGCACCTAATCCTTTTGCTCTTGAGATATTCTTAGGCTCTGACTTCTCAAACAGATCTAAGAACTCATAGAGTCCTAACTTCTGTCCATCTACCAGATACCTGCTATCGTTTCCATCAATGTATGGTAACAATAGAGAACACTGCCTGATAAGCTCTTGGTTAAGAATAACCATATGGGACTTCTCTCTTACTAACCCTCGTAAGATGAATGCTCCATTCCTCTTATCTTGATCTACATCAACAAACCGATACTTACCACTGATAAGTTTACTGAACTTAGCAAATGGCATGTTCCGTATAAGCAGTATATCCTCTAAGAATACTGGATCAATAGCCAAGTTATCGGATACTGTATCCATCATAGACTTATAGTGTGTATTGCTGATAATGATATTCTCAACCTGCAGCCTTGTATAAGGCTTCTTAGTCTTCATATCAAGAATCTTATGAGACTTGAAGAACTGTGTCTGCACATACGAGATGAAGGCATTCTTATCTGTCAGATAGACCCAGTCTTTCTTACCTTTGTTGATATGATAGAGTGGGGAAATATCTACATACAGTCTACCTTCTTCTACCAATGGTCTACAATAGATCAAGAAGAAGATCAACAACAGAACTCGGATATGATAACCATCAAGATCGTTATCTGCAAGGATGATGATCTTATCATACTTACACTTACTGATATCAAAGTTCTTTCCATATCCACATCCTAGGATACCTAAGATAGCAGATACTTCCTCATTATTGAGCATCTTCTCTCTAGAAGTACTCATAGCATTTGGCATCTTACCTCTAATAGCAAAGATAGCCTGATTTCTAGAGTCTCTACCAGTTTCACACGGAGATGATGCTGATAGACCCTCAACTATGAACAGCTCAAGATGATCCTTGTTCTCAGCCTTAACAAACCCCTTAGGAATGCTAAGAAGATCATTGGTATTATACTTCTTGCTCACATCAGACTTAGCCTTATCAGCCTTAGCTCTTGCTATAGACACATCCTTGATATACTGACAAAGCTTCTGAAGATCATCAGGGTTGACCTTAGACCATTCCTGTAGTGAATCGAATGTAAGCTGTCTAACAAAGTCTAGCAGATCTCCATTCTTACATACATTCTTAGCCTGACCGTCAAACATGACGTTTATATGAGCTGCAGCAACAGCTGCTTTCAATCCAGAAGTTACATCACTAGATATAACCTCTACAGCCTTCTTATTGTTCACAAGATAGATCTTGTTCATATAGTTTCTAAAGAAGTCTGATACCCCTCTAATGAAACCAACAGAAGGTGTAGATAGTTGAGCATTTACAGGGGTAGTATTGGCAAATGCTAATACATCAGGAGATGCATTGGGATCTGCTTCCCAAGTCATTGCTACATCAGCTTTCATAACCCCACTATCATAACCAAAGATAATAGGTTTAATCATAGGCTTCTGTGTCTTATGAATAAGATAGGTCATTACGCCATCTTTATTCTCTAAGACTTCATGAATGACTTTTCCATCAGCCTTATAACCTGTAAACTCAACAGTGTTTCCAATATCTGTAAGAGGTACGATGTTTGCTACAAGATTCAACACATCTTCACATTTGATCGTAATCTTACGCATGATGGTCATATCTGGTTCAAAATCTACCACTAGACCTTGTTTTCCATCTGGATTAGGAATCTCTTCTGGAAGTATGCTCTTATTAGACTTCACATACTTCTTTAAGGGTTTGCCCTCAGAGAATTCCATATAGTACCCTTTGCCCAAGAAGTAGGAATACACAGAGAATCTGATAGACACTGCATTGGTACATTTGGAACCAACACCATGTAATCCACTAGGATACTCGCCCTTCTTCTTCTCAAAGTTTACTGAGGTATGCTCTCTTGTAAACACTCGACATATGATATCTGGAGCTAATGCTCGACCATTATCTGCTACAATACATCTATGGTTAGCCTCATAGTATGTAATCCATACCTTATTACAAGGAGATGCTGGTCTACGCATTTCATCCATACCGTTCTGAAATACTTCTCGAACGGCATTCATCCAACCCTCGTTACCAATAGAAGATAGATACTGACCAGGATTCTTTCTGACTGAGTCTACAAATAGCTCAATGGTCTTGATCTCACTGGCATAGTTCTTTATATTATCTATCATCTCTTGCGAGAGTTTGGGCTTGCTTTTTGCCATCTTATCTATAGCGCCTCCTTCAAATAGTATTACTGTGTCATTTGATAGTAAGGCAAATAGTTTGTTTCTACAAAAAATATGGAAAACCGTATAGAGTTTCCTCTATACGGCTCCATTTATGTGCTATTTCTCTCTACAGAGTTACTAGGCTATTTGATTAGCCAGCAAAGTTCTTGTTTACTGCAGCCTTCTCTTTTACATTCGGGTTCTTCGGAGGCTCAGGCATTGCTGGGGCTGCATCCTGTACTGCTGGCTGCTGTGCTTGCTGCTGCTGAGTGAAGTCCTGCTGTGCAGCTGCCTGGTCTACATAACCAATCGGGTTACCCATCATAGCACCCGGCTGAGGCTGCTGCATCCCATATGCGGGATTAGCAAACTGTGGCTGCTGCTGTGCCGGCATTGCCTGATTCATGCCCGGCTGCTGTGGAACCTGATACTGTCCCATTCCAGGAACCTGCTGCATCGGCTGTCCTACAAAACCCTGCTGCTGAGGCTGGGGATTGTAACCCATGTTCATCTGCTGCTGGTTGTAGTATCCGCCCATCGGCATTCCTGCACCCATTCCGAACATACCACCCATAGCGCCATTGCCAAAGATGTTACCGAGTGCAGCAAAGCCATTCTGATCATTGTTAGCCTGGAGCATACCAGTCTGACCAACAACCTTCTCGAAGTATGTACGAGCAGCCTTCCACAGATACGGGACCTTCTTGATGAAGCCAATCATCATGAAGAACTCACGCATGTTCTCAGGAATGTTTCCATAATACGTCTTGATGGACTGCATAACGTCATGGAAGTTCACGCACATATTCTCGATATCCTGATCACTCGTGTTGATATCAAGCAGGAAGAACTCAGTACCGCAAATCGGGCAGCGATGCTTTCCATTCGGAAGAGCCTCAAGCTGAATCTGATTGTTCTGCTTATGCGTGCAGATCGAACGAAGGAACTCATCCTCCGTCAGACGAGTGGAGAACTGAACCGGAGCCTTCTGGAGCTTCGCCATCTCTTCCTGATTGAGAAGCTGATTGAATACAGGCGGCTGCACATTCTGCTGCGGTGCATAACCAAATCCGCCACTACCATAGGCTCCGAAGTTGAACTGACTGTTGTTCTCAAACATTTAAAAACCCTCCTGAATCTTGTATTAGAGACAACTAAGTTCAGACACCATAAGGTGTCTGAACGTATTGTTCTTCGTTTGTTGTTAGATCACCATCAATCAAGATGGAAAGTCTTTCTAACCCAAACTGGTTACATACTAGTCTCATTCTTTATAAATTACAATGGACGAGGACGTACATGCTGAGGTCTAACGGTCTTGTTATATTCATCAAGATCGTCATAACTGTTCCTAGCCTGATCAGCCCATTTATTCTTTTGGCTCACATAGTTTATATCAGCCTTACGGGCAATGATGTTGTGCATATCAGTGTCCCTGAAGAACTTGTTATAAACTTTCTTTCTCACATCATCTGGCATCAATGTAGTGCCAATGGCATCACATGCCTTCTCAAATGCTTCAAGAGTAAGAGTCGCTCTCAAGGTGATGATTTCATTATATGGCATGATAGATAAGTAAACTGGAGTCATAGGCCGTTTACCAGCACTCATAGCAGGTGCTGGAATGCTCAAGTCTACTTGAGAGGCATAATTGAAGATCAAAATCCTCTCATTATCATCATCCCAAATGAAACTACCATCATGATGGTCTGTTACGATATTGAAGTTATTTGAACCATAGATACCGATAGGAACAGGAAGTTCTTCTTTCTGTCCTTTGGCGTTTATGAATGTATAAGTTGCCTTACTGAGAATCTTGCGAGCCTCGATAACATCTTGTTTAGTCACGAATATCGCCCCTTTCTATGACATTAATAGAATGTCTCCCATATCATAGTACTGCGAAATTCCATGCTAGTTCAGATGTATCTTATGATACTATGCTAGGGCATAATATCATCATCCCCCTTAGTTATGTCGTCGTCAACTTCTTTTTTACTCGGTATGATTTCTGTACGTTCTTCGAAGAACTTGATAATCCTCTTATAACTTCCCTTATGTATAGGATCAACATTGATGATGGTTATTGCTTTACCATCTGAAGATATGATAAGGAAGTAGTCACTATATAGATACACATAACAGAATGCGTTCTTTCTTCTTACTCTAGCAGCTACACCTTTCATATAAGTGATGAACTCTTCGAACTGTTCATCTTTCGGAATGTTGTACAACATAAGGCACCCATTAGATGCATTACGAAGAAACTTATTCCTCTTCTCTCTGGTATTCAGACCAGCTCTTTGCTTCATTCTACTTATGCAATGCTTGGTTAAGGATACAGCCTTATGTATCCTTGGGAAGTATACTGAACTTTTCTGATAGTTCCTTCTATGTACCATATACAGACACCTTCTTTCTTACAATAATAGTGTCTGTTTTGATCCTCTCATCATATTGGAACCTAATCTTGTGCTGATACCTACCAGATGAGCCATGTCTTTCGTATTCTGAAATGCCAGCAGACCATTATAGATAACTCCATAAGTCTGCCCTTTCATGTTGTACCTATTGTAAAGCTCTGCAAACTGGGGCCAATTAGATACTGGATTGGATGTACTATGTGCTGCATCCATAGATCTCAGTATGATAGTGCACTCATTCATCTGATTATAACATTCTTTGAGTGCTTCTTCTACAATTCTTGGATCTCCTATAAGGAAATCCATATACTTTTCTTGTGCTACAGCCCCATGTGCTAAATCTAAGAAGAACGTCTTGAGGCTTTTCTGTATTTCCAATACAGTAGCTCTGGTAACCCCTCCAGGGCCCTTCTGTTGAATAAAGTTTTCAAAGAACTTACTAGGCCTTATCTTCTTATTCAGTTGCTCTGGTCTAAAAGCCCTCAATCTGATACACCCCTTTGCTCTTAGTTTATCTTACTATTCATATCATTCACAAAGAGCACATTGAGGTTTACTTTATCCTCTGAGTCTACTGAGGATACCATTGCCATATCATCCAATTCATCCAAAGTTAATCCCACTTCTTCGTCTTTGAAGTGTTTCTCTAAACACAACCTCATGAATGAATATACAGATACCTCTCCACCCAATGCTATCTTGCCAGTCAAGATATATGAATGAATCAGATCATAGTTTCCCATTGAGCTAAGCAAGTACTCAAATACTGCCCTCCTCCCACGCATTGCTATGAACTCACCATTCTCATATTGATCTGATCCAGCATCTACGAGTAACAAGAGATAGCCTTTTTCATCCATCTCGATTGGTTCTCGTGTGATTGGGTCAACGAGAGATACTACTTGCTTTAGATCTTTAAAGATCGGCACCTTGAACACACCCTTTACAAAAAAGTATTGTATACGATTAAATATGTATAGAACCCAACCACTAGCCCGAAGACTAGTGGTGGATTAAATACCAAAGATTGTTTAGTTTCTAGAATAAGGGTCGATTCCCATATACTTTGAGTACTGATTGTATACAAAGAAGTCTACCTTATTCTTATCAACTTCGTCAGGAAGCAGAGAGTTCTCATAAGCATTATACAGTTCTACTTCCATTTCATTCTTTTTGTTGAAGATGGATTCCATAGAGACTTCTCCATTACGGATACTCATGAGATAATCATGCTCTTTCTCTCTATAAGTATTGATCTCTCCATTCTTGAGGATATCAATACCCATAAAGTAGAGTCTCATGAGATGCATAGCATGCTTATAGAGTTTGGCATCATCTTTCTTGCTGTCACCAGACTTATTGTTATCATCGAAGCACTTATAAGTATGCTCAATCTCTTTAACAAGACTGATCAACCTCTTTACTTCGATCTTTCTAGTGGCAAACATAAGCTCTGCCATCACTTTATTCTCATTATTTACAGAGAATCTGATGATAGGGGCTGTTGAATCATCTCCAACTTTCTCTCGTTCTGCTCTAGCATTGAACTCAAGAACCTCTACAAGTTTATTCAGTTTCTTCTCATCGGAGACATCTTCATCTTTCTTATAGAGAGCATTCTCTAACCGCTTAAACTGAGATACTGCATATCCTCCAAAGCTATAGTAAGCCCTCTTAGAGAGGAACATCTCCTTGTGGTCCAACACTGCCTGAGCAACATTGTTCACATACATCTGATCTTCTTTTCTCGTTCCCAAGAGCTCAATCACTCCAGGATTGCAGTTAGAGAGAAGATTCACAAACTTTGTGAACGGATAGAAGACTCCATCAGGATTGTCCAGTGTGATTACTTCTGGTCTCTTCTCAGTACCAAGAAGCTGTCCCACTGAATTCATATAGAATCCTCTTACATCGATATCAGATGATTCTGTATCAGTACCATATGCAATAGATCCTGATACTGTTGCATAACACAGATCAGTTACACGATGCAGAAGATCAATTGTAATTGATTCCATCTCAAGCCTTTTGCCCATACTTTAAACTCCTTTCAAAATACCTGCATAGATATAGTATGTAATCAAATAATAGGTTTGCCATCGATAGATACTACTGATTTCTTCACAGGTTTAAGAGCAAAGCCTCTTCCAAAGGTTCTGCTGGATGGTAGTACGTAGATACACTTATTTCTGAATCTAGTCAACCCAGTATAGTTCAGGTTCCTCTGTATCTCTGGATTTAGATACTCTTGTATATAGATCCCATTCTTATACTGGTTGCCTTGAGACATATGGGTTGTAATGGAGTATCCATATTCGAACTTCTCTCCAGTATCCCCATACGCCATGTTCATCATGCTCTTCATCTGTCTTCTAGCCTTGAAGTCTGCTATAAAGTACTGATAATCGCACTCTATATCCTCAAACACTATATCAGGAAACAGATCTGGTACAAAGTTTATCTTAAACTTAACACCATCAAACTTAGAGATCGATGTAGGAGATGATACTCTACCGCTCAATCCATTGGCTAGATTGATTCCATCTACTTCTATATGCCAATTGTTCTTTCTACATACAAGCTTCTCTCCATACTGAGGAAGTTTGGTTTTAAAACCAAATAAATCACTGCGTATGTAATTATTGAAGTATTCTCGTGTTCTATTTGTACCACATATGATCGAATCAGAAGCCATGATCATCTCATTTACGAGATTTGAGCGGGGTATGACCAGTACCTCACCATAATCGCCTATTTTTGGCGTATGGCCGTTTCTTAGCAAATTTGATATTTCTATGATAGAAGAGAACTTAGCTTGGCGCATTATCTTAGTAAGACGATGCACTTTGCCAGTATATAGATAAGCAGGTTTATCTAGTACAGGAGGAAGCTGATCTAGGTCTCCACATACTAAGACTTTTATCCCATTAGCCTCTATATCCTTCTTCATAGTATAAGGAATAGTACCTCCCTCATCTACACAGATGAGTTTGATCTTATTCTTATCCAATGGTCGTCTTATGAACCTGATCTTCTTTACTATCTTACCAGTAAGAGGATGCTTATCTGCCTCTTCAGATATCTCATATAACCAAGAGTGTGCAGTACAAGCATTATGGAACCCATTGAGTCTCATTACTATAGCAGCAGATCCTATATACGTCATAGGAGCTACCTCATCTGGCAGTAATCCTAACTCATTGATTATAGCATGCATTACAGTAGACTTACCAGCACCTGCTGGAGCTGAATACTGTAACACTTGCTCAGAACTATGCTTGTACCATCTTACAGCTTCTTTGATCAACCTTTGTTGTTCGTCTGTAAATTGTATACCCACTTAAAGCACACTACTTTCATAATCGTCATATGGCTTCAGTGTATCCAAAATGAGATCATCAGTCATAGACTCAAGTCTCATGAATGCATCAAGATACTTAGTAGTATCTTTATGATGGTTAGCAGTAGATATCATAGCACCATTCCCATAGATTATGCTGATATACCCATAAGTATCATTCTTAGGAATGGTAGAACTCTTAGCTGCATAGATCTGTGTACTAGATACTTCTGGATGGAACTTGGCTAAGTACTGTTTGAACAGCTCTTCCATAATCATGGTGTTATTATACGGATCAAAGATAATATCCCGGTTATGGAGGATACCAGCATTCGAGTATCTGACTGGTCTATTCTTGATAGCAACATACTCTGGTTCTATACCATCATCTTCTGCATCTACGAGATACCCCTCATGATCTATCTCTAATCCAGTAACCCTCAATACATCAGATACGAATCTATCAGATAACTCTTGATTATCACAGAACTTGGACTTTATATTGGTAACTGCGTTTACTAAAACGGTACTCTTCTTGCGTGGCATGATAAATAGTCCTTTCTTTATACACAGTATTAAATACTCTCTAAGGAGGAGACAGTGTATGATCGATCTAACACCAAAACAGGCTATAGATCCAACTACTACAGAGATAGCCATACTATTAGATGATGCTGTTAATAAGTATCATCCCGGAGTTCAAGTGTTTAGACTGCAATCTGTTGCAGGTCTTAAAGAGAACAGTATCGCAGTAGATTCTACTACTGTAAGCATTCCTAATCTTATGAATAAGAAGAAACCAAACTTCGGCGAAGTAAACATGTCTGCAGTTATGAAGTTAGAACTCCCTAGAGATGTAACCAGAAACTTTCCTATGAAGTACATTCCTGCTGGTACTAGATTTATAGTATCATTTAGTAGTGGTGATATTACAAAACCAGTTATCGTTGGGAGGGAGTTTGCATGATCTATAGTGCTAGCACTAATAAGAAACCTGCAGAAGCACATACAGTTGGTGAATTCATAGAGTTAGGAAACCAATCTAGAACCAATGTAGGATATAGAGATATCTCTTACATTGAGAAACGCAATGGTATAGAGTTTACAATTAAGAATCTCATTGATGACTACTGGTACGAGCTGATGCAAGCATCTAAAGTAGTACCATTCAGTGATAAGTCTGTACGTAAGTATAGATACAACCCTAAACTCTTAGCCCATGACCTATATGGAAATACAAGGCTGTACTATGTAATACTTAGATTGAATGGGTTGTGTAATGTACATGACTTCACTTTAGAGAATAAGAATGTCAGACTCTTAGAGCCAGAGGATATAGTGAATATCCTTGGTAAGATCTATAGAGCTGAGAATATATCCCTGGCTAAGTTTACTGATGCCCATAAGGATGATAAGATCGAGTATCCGATACTTCCTTATGTATACAAGAGAGATCCAATTGCTAGATTCAATAAGGTATAAAAGACGGCATGAGGAACAATCCTCATGCCATCCATTTATTCTTAGATTCATCTTTGAATGATACAACCTCTACTGGTGGCTTGTTTACTGTCATACTATACTTAGGTTCTGTAGTATCTGCCTTCTCTGGTTTAGGAGGCAGTATTACATTTCCTGGTATGGTAAACTTATTAGCCATTACATTGGTTAGACCCTCTAGAGCCTTAACTGTCTTATTGATAGACACACGTTCCACATTACCAAAGGATCTTCTGATCTCTTCTGCATCTCTCATGAGAGATTCTCTATATGCGGGTCTTGCTTCATATACATCTTCTACCATAGAGATAGTAGCTCCATCATAGAATGGTTGATATATAGCCATAGGAGTATTAGGAGCTACCTCATATCTCTTCTTGGCTAGCTTGATACCCATATACTTATTACCATCAGAATCAAACTCTGGTGCTATGATAAACGTACCATCAAGGTTCTCATTCATTCGAGATGACTCGCCAATGTTTGCTCTACTTAGTTTCTTGACCAAGTCTAGCTTATTAGAGTTTCTTCCTTCATCTATCAATTTAGCAGCTTCTCTATTCAACTGAGATGCTGTGACTACTGGTATCTTGGTAAGGATAGCAAAGGTTCTAAAGTCATTGATGATATTGCCCAAGTCCTGATATGGATCATTGGTACTCATAATCGGCAGAATACGCTTTACATAGTCTTGGAAGAAACAGATTACTTCATATCCCTCATCTGCCAATGTCTCTACCAACTCATACATATAGTTCGTAGTAACAGATTGAACTGGTTTGAACTTGATAACCATCTCTATCGAGTTAGGATTGTCTTGATCAAACTCAAACGAATGTGCTTTGAACTCGTCTATAGCTTCTTGTGCTGTAGCACAGTCTCTAAGGTTCTTACCCCTAGTGATGATATGATATATAGCAGCTATAATCTGACGCACATAGTTCTCCATAGTAAGGAAGACTATACATGGTCTCTTAGTCTTATCCTTACATTCATACCCTCTATTATGCTTCCATACCTGATAAAACAGATTCTCCAATGTAACAGTCTTACCTTCTCCTGGTAATCCAAAGAAGGAGTATACACATCCAGGCTCCAATCCTCCACCAAGCATCATATTAAACCCTTGCATACCTGTAACAAGTTTGAATGATGGCTTGGTTATCTCTCTATGGATATCTATGACGTTAGATTCCATATCAGTCAACCTGAACAATGTATCTGCTGTATCTCTATCAGTGTCGTTTCTTCTAAACTGAGTAAGCAGTTCAGTAGTTGCTTTTCTTATCTTGGGAAGGAATTGGTTCTTAGATCTATAATCTGCATTCTGATACTCTTCCAGCAGATTCTCCCATTGACCGATATTCCTGTTGATATAGATATTGTTTAAGAAGTCTCCAACAATGTTCTCTACATACTTTACTTCATCATTGCTCAACTCTCTAGTGGCCATATGATCAGCAAGTATGGGAGCTGTATCTACAAACCTGTTTATGTCTGATATGATAAGAGCTCTATCATGTATACCTTCTAGCTTTATCTCAACTGCCTTCTTTGTAAAGGTATACTTCATAGCAAGTTTGATATTCTTATCAAAGTAAGACTCGTCAACGAATGATAGCAATGAATATAAACTAGACAATCCATACTTATGGATTGTCGAGTTCTCGCTTATAGCATATGAGCAGAATATATTCATCATGGCTTCGTCGATCTGAATAACACCTAGGTCTGGAGCACTGTCTTTGTCCTTCTTACGGTATTTATTTGATCGAGACTTGTAATCCATTATCATTTCTCCATCTCTATTGAGTATAGGGATGTCATAGCTTTTCTATATCATTAAGAAACTGCTTTAGAGTATCTACAGACCAGAAGGAGTTACCCTCTTCTTGGTTGATATACTGAACCAATATGGATTCTGGAGATAGGTTCTTATCAAACAAGTAGTCGTATTGTTGATATTCCTCAGACATCTGTTCAAGCTCTTTCTTGATCTTAGCTTGTTCAAAGTCTGTTTCTATTTTGATATCAGCTCTGTTTCTATAGTATGACTTCAATAAGGCTATCTTATCTGCATCATTCTTAGTGAACTTAACTCGTATATGATCTATACCTTTATCTTTCAGATCTTGCAGATACTGTACGATGAATCTAGGATCCCCATTGAGCATGTTGTCTAGATACACAGTATCATATCTAAAGGACTTTATAGGCTCTAGATGAATCATATACTGTCTGGTCCTTATATTATGAAGAAGAATGATAAAGCCTTTCTCTTCCTCTTCTCCATATCTCCATCTTATTGGAGATCCACAATAGTAGAAGTCTTGTTTATAACAAGAATGAACGTGATTATGACCGGATATGATAGGCCCTCTACAAGAACCAAAGTCTTCTATATCAAATACTGGTTCTCTATTAGATGCTAGATCTCTCTTATTCTTGCCTGCTATACCTCCAAGGAAAGTTCCATGCATATAGCAAGCATCATACTGACCACTATGCATCAAAAAATGATTATAATATGCTTCACCCTTGTTATACAACTCTGGTATACAGAGTATCTTCTTACCTTTCACATATATGAATTGTGTATCGAAGATAACCCGTATATCCACAGTTGGATCTCTCATCAATGGGGCAAAGAGTTTCAATTGATCAGCATCATGAGAGCCAGTACCACTAATCAGTATAAGAGATGCTCTCTTATTCCTGCATATATCTACCAATCTATTCACGAAGTATAGTGCATACACTACAGCATCTGAGTTAGCCATGAACTTATGATCAAAGATGTCTCCATTCACAGATACGATATCCAATACATTCATAGCTTCTATATAAGATAAGAACTGTTCATTCAGTATATTATACTGCACTTGTGGGTCTATGACACCAAAGTGTAAGTCTGCTATATGGGCTTCTACAAACAGTTCTTGATGGTTTATAAAGTCTACAACTTTCCTTACCATTTCGATATCTCACCCTCTCTTAGTTATAGTGTATGACCAAGAAAGTCTTTTGATATAAAAAAGAATACCCATATAGAGGATATTCTTTCATATGATTCATTTGTTTTCATGTATAGGTAGTAGACTTTTTAGTTCCATTGCGATTTTCTTATAGAGGTATTATACTACAGGATGGCTTGATATAAGCCCATTAAATTCTAATATAGAAGTGAGATTTATCAGTGCAAACATTTTTAAGCCTTATAGGAGTATATATGACATTATGACACATTGGCCCAAAACATAGATATCCCTTGTGTTAGAATGCATTATGCATTAATATAGACTTTCTAGTTATTATGTTATACATTTCGCAGTATTATAGAGGTATTAAGATTCATTATACATGCATTGTGACTTTTCATAGATCAACTTACTTTGAGTATTTCATTCTATTCGATTATAGGTGTTGAGATATTAAGTACACATCGTTGAACTGCCTGATAGATATTGTTTTCTTCTGGCTTAGCTCATTAGTTTTTGATATAGAAGTTTATGATAGATATCATATACAGTGATATGTAATAGGGGTACTGATTAGAAATGACAGTAGTTTATTTATATAGAATTAGCTTAACATAGCCTAACAATATCTAAACTTTATAGATGGTGTGTCTTTTTTATTTACATCATTCATTATCACAGATAGATTTATACCATATTGAATACACTTGTAATTTCTGGATAGAACTAGCTTACTTTAGTTGATACATTTTTATCCGATTATAGATTTTTGACTATAGAGCGTATACACTACTACATTTTTATAGATTGATAACAGCTCAGTATTGAGAGAGTACACTAGACAACAACATAGATTTTATTAATTTTTAGATGATACATTAATTCCATTTATAGAAACTGTGTGAATTAATAGGCAACATTTGCTTTTCTTATAGAGGTTTATATGTTGTAAACAGCACTTCTTCCCTATTATAGATCTTTCGATATTCGAGTGGATACATTACTTTTCCATTATAGAAGTTGGTGAAATTAGTTCGTTTCATTTTTATATTAGATAGAAATTTTTGCTAAGTACTAGAGAGCATTTACAGTTATTATAGAACTACTTCTATACGTTAGTTAGAACACTCTGTCATGATATAGAGATTTAAAGGATGGTAGTTATATTACATTAAAATCTGATATAGGTCTTTAGGTTGTAAGACATGAAGCAATAATTTAATCTATAGACTTTGAATCCACACTAGATATCATTTCATATATTTATGGATTTAATAAAACATGAGTGATAGATCAGTAAGCAATTCTCTATAGGTGTTATATGATACAATTGGTACATTGATTCTTGATATAGACTTTGTCAGCTTTTTAGAAATATGACAGTTTGTATTATGATAGAAGTTTACTTTACCGTATTATTAGGTATATACAACAGTAGAACATTTTATAGAGTTTAGATTAGTTAGAGTAGTACTATTGTTTTAGTTATAGGTCTAATTTAACATAGTAAAGTTCGATTGTAGAAGGGTATAGAGGTCAATTGAGTAAGCAAGTACAGTTGAGGATACTTATAGAGTTTTTATATATAAGGGCAATATATTAGTATATAGATTTTGGAGTATTTATTGAGTGGGGTACATTACAACTTAGCATAGAGGTTTATAATCTCATTCTCTCACTTTAACAATTCATAGAAGTGACCAGTAATAGTGCATTTAAGCTGTGTCGTATAGGCTTTCTTTTTTATAGTGCAAGACAGTAAATGTTATAATATAGGCTTTTACCAATATAGAATGCATTACAATAGTATATAGAATTAGTAGGGCCATAGAATACTACAGTAGAACATGGAGATAGATTTTGGTTGTGTTATCCCCAACATTAGATTTGGATATAGATTTGAGCTATAATAGAATCAATTGAATCTCACCTATAGACTTTCTCCTTTTTGATATCATCTATCATTGTTATAGTATATAATGGATACCCAAGTTGGATAAGGGAGATAAGTCCCTTATCCATTAATTAGTCATTATTTGGGTTCATAAGACGAGTAGCCTCTAATACATAAGCTTCTTTCTCTTCTAGTGTAGCTCCAGGTACTAGAGCAGCTCTTATAGAGTACTGTATAGGATAGTAGATCATCTTATTCATCATCTTTACCATCTGAAGAGAGATCCATGAATACATAACTGAGTCTTCTATCCTTAACTTATCTGAGAATGTATAGTTAGGGTTGTCTATAGTACCATTAGGGGCTATGTCTAATATCTTATGTTTATACGCACTAGAGAAGTCTGGTTTGTTATCCTCTATGAGATTATAGAGTGTTACCTCTAACTTAGCTGTTGCTTTGGGTATATCATAAGTAAACATAGCTTTCATGTACTTATCAATGAACCAATCAGGAGTGCCATCAAGAATCTTTATGTTTATATTAGTCTTATCTGGGTTCAATAAACCTGAACAGCCTATAGCAAAGTTGTAGATCTTATCATTAGCAGTATCAAACGTGATATTGATATTCTCTCTGCTGAGATTGCTCAATGTGTATACGTTATCTACTCCCTCTTTAGTAGTACCTGCTATTCCTAGTATAATACTAAGCTGTTTAGCAAAGATGATTGGTATAAGAGGGTAATGAGAAGCAGTCATCATCATCAACTCAGATAGTGACTTACCTAACTTCTTGATGAGTACTCTGTACTTAACTTGAAGAAGATAGGTCATCTTGAAGAATAGAGATATATCTGAGAATATACTAGTCTTAGTACTATGCTTAGTCATTGTATCAGATATGGTATCTGCTATACTGAATAACTTAGCAACAGTTTGATCTAACTTAAGCTTACCCTCTAATACATCAAACTGCTCAGCTACGTTTCCGTTTGTTGTAAAAGCCATTGAAAGTCCTTTCTAAATGGTATATATGATAGTATCCATATACAAGAGAAAGGAATGTTCTCTCACACATGGAAATATATCCTAAATGCTCAGGATTAGAGAAATCTAACACATACTCATTATATCCTGGGGCATTCTTGGATAGCTGCAGTATTATCATTCCATCTATATTAATCCCTTGGGAGTTCATGATATACTTATATGCTGCTAGCTGTAGATGATATTTATAAGTGACATGATTACTGGTCTTAAAATCAACAAGATAAACCTTTCCATTGATCTTGAGGAGTAAGTCATATGTACCACCAAACCATTCGCATGCCATCTTCTGTTCTTGACCAAGTACTTCTACTTGGTTCGTAGAAGATATGGTATTCCACCATTGGTTGAATGAGTCTATTATACTTGTAGGAGCATCTAGAGGCACTGGTTCTCCCTTTAGTAAGCATTCTAATGCATGATGGGCTTTAGTACCATATACTGCAGCCTCATTAAGTGTCTTGGTATAACTCTTATGCTTAAACCCTAATGAGTTAGCCCATTGTATAATAGACTCTTCTGATATCATCTTATGTATGATCTCTGTAACTCTAGGTACACTCTTCCCATTATATGTATATCTATCGTTGGATGTAGGAGATGCTATTTCTTTCACATCTACTAGTCGTATAACTTCTTTAGAAGACAATATATGCTCTCTCCTTCCATTGTATGTATAAGTTACCTGGTTGTATTGGGTATAGTATTGATCTATGAAGATAATATATCCTTACCGCTCATTTTAGCCTTGTGCGACATAATTGTAACATTTGCAACTATCTAGGAGGTATTTAAAGTGGCTGACGAAAAATCTTTGAAATCCTATAGCGATACCTATCTCTTTCAGAAATATCCTCGCTATCAGAAACTTATGTTTGATGCAATTATGAAAGACCCTCAGATTGAGAAGAATACAGATGAGTTTAAAGATGTCATATATGAGATCTCACGCAGCAAAGTTCTCTCTAAGTCGTTAGAGCGTGTACTCACATCAACGAATACAATTCTTCTTGACTGTGTAGATCCTCTTCCACGTACTTTCAAAGTATTCTGTGCTAGAGATCCCAAGAGTCATACACCTGGCGTTAAAGTATTCATTGACTGTACGAATGTCATTACTAAGAGGGCTAAGTCCTCTGAGTATAGCATTGATGATGTGAAACTTATCTCTTATCTTCTTAATGCTTCAGTATGTATGATCTACCATAAGAACATGACTATCCTTCTTAGGAATACTGCTCTTATTAAGTCTCTCACTACTTGCTTTGCTAAGCTGTTTACTTTCATTATTGATTACTTGGCCAAGGTTAGTATTCAAGAGTCCAATAAGATCAAGGTCATGTACTTGGCGGCTATGTACTTCCTGACTGGTGTTGTACAGATGAATCAGCCTAATCGTATTAAAGAGATTGCTGTTAAGATTGCAGGCATCTCTGAACGTGAAGCAGATATGCTTGATATCCTTATTGACAAGGCTTGCCAACCTGTAAAGGGTAGCCGCCATGGTATAGAACCATATATGGATATCCGTACGTTCATCAATACACTTGCTGAGGTTCTTCATCTTAACAAGAAGATCATCACAACAGATATTGTTGTAGAGAAGTGGATGCAGCAGTTTGGTCCTGGAACTGTATTTGGTATGGAGTATCTGCCTGCATTCTCTGCTATGCTTACTGATGCATATACAGGTGGATATCTTAACCAACAGAAGACGATAGAGAAGATCTGTGCTGATCATATGGTCAGTTATAACAAGGCTCTGTTCACTGTTCTCGAAAACACTATCTAATCATTAGATGGGGGAGTATTTAGATGGCTGAGTTTCTATTCTCAACCAGGTTTACCAACAAAGGTCCTACAAATAAGAACGTTGGTAGTCTTGGCGGTGTATCTTTCACTAGGAGTAATGGCCTGTATAGTGGCAATATAGGAAGATCTGCATTCTTTGAGCCAGAAAGTGATAAGGCTGGATTGGAAATCGTTGGGTCATCTCTGTCAGCCATCACTAATCATCTCTCGAAACCAAGATGTGAGTTCGGGTTATATCTCCGATATAAGATAAAGAAGAAGGATCTGTATGCTAGTGACAAGTATGCTAGTATTCCTATCATTAGTTATATAGATCCCAATACAAGTAAAGCAGTAGATCTTCTTAGTATAGACAATAAGGATCACTTTACACTTACAATCAATGAAGTAGAATCCTTTACGACTAAGAATATAGACTACTCGTTTGATGGTAACTGGCACTGCTTGTATATCTCTAAGAATGCAGGCTACGTCAATATCTTCATAGACGGTATTCTAAACGTATCAGCATCTTGTGATGGAACAATCCAACAGATCAAGATGTCCCCAAGAGTATATATAGGATGCAAGGATGATAAGAAGGGTAGTCATCTTGAAACTTTCCAGTGTGGAGAGTTAGATGATATCTCTATTACAGATTCTCCAGTATACGTGGAAGACTTTGTTCCTCCCAACAAGTACTTTACTGGTGCTGATATCGTAGATAACTATCATAATTCTAATCCTATCTCATTTGGAGAGATGCCTAAGTATATTCAAACAGAGACTGAAAGGAAGTTAGCTAGTACAGCATTCCATCTCAATGAGAAACAGATGGGATGGCTTCCTAGAAGATTAAGAATACAATGGCATGAAGAGGATTACCTCTTCAAGCATCAAGAGTACTATCGCTTAGAGCATAGTAGAGAATATACTGCTATCTCTATATGGGGATTGGAACAACCACTTCTTAGAGCAACAGATAAGAGATTTGTGGAACCATTCAATGCAGAAGTGGGACTGAATAATGATACTATCTATCCATTCATGCTCTTCATAGACAGCCTGTTTGTCAAGCTATCTGATATTACTATACAGAAGTCTGATGACTACTATACGTTGTTCATCAAGAACAGATTGCCTAATAAGTACGATCCTATCGATAGTGTAGAATTAGTGCTCATCCCGTTCCCAGTAGTATATGAGGAAGAGATGGGTGCTAGAGTAGATCTGAAACCTATCTATATATACGACAAAGCCGGATATCTCAATCCAGGCAACGGATTCACCTATTACTACATCCATCCAGAACGTTCTAAAGATATCCTTACAACTGGTATTATAGAACAGAATATACCTCCTGAGGATGGATTCAACCCTCTTGATCCAAATAATGAGAGGAATGGTAAGGGTGATGACCTATTTAATATCTACAGAGATAAACAGTTCTTACAGAACCATTGGAGATATGGTAAATTCAAGTTACAAGCTAAGAGACCAGATGGTCTATTAGTCAAATTTGTACCAGATATACAAGATGGGCTAACTGTAGGCCCTGCAGATAAGGTCAATCTGTATAGAAACACTACTCTGTTGGATACTCGTGTATACGATATCGTCGGTGATGATAGTTTCATGATCTATACCAAGGTTCCAGTATATACAGATGATATACTCGATCGTGGTATCACCATGCAGATAGTGTCTGATACCCCAGATTCTTCTCAGATACTGCTAGATATGACTACCTGTAAAGAGGTTACAGTAGAAGCTACTAAGGATAGACAGTCTAGTTTCAATATTCCTATCGAGATAGATAAGGATGGAAACTCCGATCTTAGTAACAGCATATACAGAAACTTCTTGGTATTCAAATCCAACGTTTGTCTGAATGGTAAAGATCGTATACGACTCTCTTACGATAAGAAGCGTATTATACTGAATGATAGCTCTGATTATTTGCAGAAAGGTGATACACTTACCTTCTTATTCGCTAAACTGAACAAGGCTGATCAGTATGGTATGATGCATGTAGAACCTATCTATCTGCATACTCTTATTGGAGAGGGTGGAGTTGCTACCAGTATTGATGCTGATGGAGTCAGATGGGCTACTGATATCATTATACCCCCTCTTAAGAAGTTATACTTTACCACTAAGAATGTGATGCTCTTTGTCGGAGGCACTTTCATATCTCCCGATAGATATGAGATCATAAATGGTACTAAGTTATCTCTTAAAGATAAGAGATTTGATCGCTTTAAAGTAGGCTTTGGAGCCACATTCGTGCTGCTCAAGATGTCTAACGAAGTAGAAGATCCTACTGGTCCTCGTGGAGATATAATCAAAGAGCAAATACGTCAAGGAAATAGATTCTTGTTATATGATCTCGATGTGGGATCTATTGAGGTATCTAATAAGTGGCGTGGCGGTAAGAAAGAATGTAAGCATATCAAGCTTACGTTGGATAACTTCACTGTATTTGATCAATATGGATGCTATATGCCTACTGTAAGTGGTCAAGTATACAATATGAATATCATCAAGGGTATCAAGTCTACTATAGATCCTATGCATATAGTACCAAGATACCTTACTTGTATCTACTCCTTTGAGAGATCTCTAGGTAATGAGGCTAATATAACTAGCTTTGCTAATGAAGGGTTTGTAAAAGATTATATCAAACTCTATCAAGAGTTCTATGAGATGGATGAAGACTTTGATAAGTTCATTGCTGATTTCAATATCAAGTATTCTAGAAATGAACAGTATGGTCAGAACCTTATGAAGGCCATTAACTACATCATGGAATACAATGAACTTAAGTTCATAGATCTCTATAGACGTAAAGCTACTATAAAGAGATTGCAGTTTGATCCCAAGAGAATGAATGATCGAATTGCAGCTGCTGGTACAATGGGTCCAGTATATATGGAACGTGGAGTATACAAAGACAGTCAAGAGAAGACGTTCTCTATCTTCTTTGAGAATGGAACTATTCCAGATTGGTATAAGCACATAGAATATGATCAAAGTCAGCTACTCCTCAGGTTTAAAGATAAGCTCGATGAGGATAGCACTATTGACGTACTGAGATTTGAGGGTATGAATAACCTATTGGAACCTATCAAATCTCAAGTAATTGGTATTGCTACCGATTACGTACCTCCAATAGATGATCAGACTCCTATATTGCCAGATCCAGATGTAGTTCCTGTGCCTCCAGTTATTCCTAAACCAAAACCGGAGCCCAAACCAGAACCTCCAACTCCAGGACCTGGTCCTACGCCTCCTACACCGCCCACTCCTCCACCAACACCAAATCCACCGCCTAAACCTCCAACTGTCGCTAATATAGAAAATGATCTAATACCGCTGGATGAGTGTGTTACTATAGCAAAACTTGTTCTAAAGTCTGGCTACAGACAGGTCGAGTTAAATGATAAGATATATGAATATTTGATGCCCATCGATGAAATCGGAGAATTGAAGAAAATTCATGCATCTTATGGTGAAATAGAGCAAGTGTTGATATCTAAATATAGGGATCCCGCTGAATATAATAAAAATACTATATTTATATTGGATTCTAACAAGAACTTTGTAGAAATTCCAAACTATAATTCTGTAGATGAGTTTAATAATTCAACAAAACCGTATATTCAGACAAAAGCGGTGAATACTTGGGATGGATATGACAAAAATGGGCAGCAAGTAAGATTGCGCAAACTGCCTGGATTAGATGCAAATTTGGATAATAAAAAATCCTTCGCCTATCATAGTGGAGATAGTATCCCCACAATATTTTTCTATAAATTTAATGGTGGTGGAGGGGCTGGTAATATAACAGTTCCTGCTGCCTATATTATAAGTATACCACCATTTAGAAGAAATAACGGTGATATAGTACGCCTAGATGAATTCCCACTATCTACATATGTTGGTCCTCCAGGACATGATACAGAAGACTACAAAACTTATTTGAAAATGTTAGAAAAGTATGATATGGCTTATAAGCCTAATGCTGGGGCATATTATGAACAGACAAGGGTAACAAATAAGTCCATATTAGCAATATCTGTTACTTCTAATTTTACTATATCTGAAGATAGCTTCCCCTTTGGAGGTATATTAGACACAGTTGTACTAAACAATGATGCTACAAGTGCCTATAATTTATTTGATTATGAGGATAAACAATATGCATCCAAATATCAGATAATAGGAAATTTCGCAAAAAATTCCTATATAAAGAGTATAGATAACATAAATAGAGTACACTTTCTTGCCCTTTCTTTATCACTTCCAAGGTCTTATATGTTCCCCAATGTAAACCTTACTCCAAAATTTATCCCAGGAGTTCCTGGAAGTGATGGTACACATCCATTGGATATACCTCTTGAGGGCCATCCAATCTATATCAAAGTATGGACTGGTATCAAACAGACCTAATATCTATTATCTATCTAAAGAAACAACCTAATCCCAGCAGTTTTTCGACTGCTGGGACATTTTTGTAATATTTAAAAGGGGAGTGAGATAATGGCTCGGATTAAGCCGTATGGGGATGCTTCAGGAGTGGAGAAGGAGCTTAATGATCAATATAAGTCCAATCTGAGAATCAAACCAGATGATATACAAGTCTATGCTATGATAGACAAGTATAACTACCTTCCTGTGCATACTTCTATAGACTCCAAAGGAAACTTCCATATAGAAGATAGAACGGAAATAATTGGTCATCCGCTGTTTGTAGGGACTAGAAAGCAGTTTCTGTATAAGAGATATGAGAGAGAAAGCATCGGAGTAAGATATAATGGATTGAAGTTTCTATTAGATGAGACATTCAAGACTGCATGGGATCCTAAGAAGTATATAATATTCAAAGATGGTCATCTGTTAAGTCCATCTATGTATAGTATATACATCCCATCATTTGATAATGATTACTCTGAGAAGTGTATCTACTTCCCATATAGGATAGATCCATCTAAGAATAGATTGGATATATTCTATATAGAGCATGATGACTTCATCAACATGAGATTCAATCAAGATGCTTTCATTACTACTAAGAAGGCATTTTGTGAGAATAAGGGTCAGACCTTAGTAAAAGTGCCGTATCCTAACGACTTCTATCCAAGAAGTAAGCAAATGTTCTTTGTATTGGATGGGAAGAAGGGTACTTACTTAGACAGCAGATATGACTATATCACAGCAGATGGTGCTGAGTATATAGTACTGAAAGAAGATACCCATCTTGTAAAACCATATGATGACTATCTCACATTTGTATTCCCTTATGTATCAGAAGAGTTTGATGTTGGGGAAGATAATGAAGATGCCGTTGGTGAAGCAAGTGGTATATCCTTCTTAACTTATCATTCTTCTTATGATCCTAAGAAAGGTAGTTACTATAATCCAAATGGTATAGTGAAGTTTACAGAAGAGGATGCATTTGATAAATACGATCTGACTGCTAACAATATCATGCTGTTCTGTAACAACACCTTCATGGAACCTGATAGATATAAGATCCTTAATAACAATACTATCAAGCTTCTTAGATTGAAAGATGTAGAACACTATGAGTTTGCTAGATTTGTTCTCTTAGTATTCGCTGCTAAGAGCGAGAGAACTAACGTATTTGATCTCATCGTTAAACAGATCAAAGTACGTACTTCTGATAATGGTGTATTCAAGATACCACAACTAGAGCCTATATCTACAAACTTTATGGTATTCTATGATTCACTCTTCTTTGATATATCTGATAGGTTTGTTATAGATAGATCTGTAACTCCGAATGTTATACAATTGAATTCCCCATTGGATGATCTGAGAATCAAAGATGGCAATACATTGACATTCGTATTCTATATCAAGAACAAAGATTCTTACAGCAAGTCTAATAAGACTATAGAGATCTGTAAGGTTAACTTCATATCATCTGATGATGGCACCGCCAATATGCAAGCAGACGATCTAGAATATGATATACAGTTCAATGATAAAAACTGTGTCATATTCTTGAATGGTACATACCTGGATCCTAAGAGATACGAGATAGAAGACAACGTGCTTAAGTTCAAAGACAAGTTTGATATACTCCGTAAAGATAAGCTGTTGACTGCTATCTACTTAGTATCCCATCCTACATTCCAAGAGTCTACTAAACAGGGATACTATATCCATGATGGACTGAATGAGACTTACAACGACAAGAGATTGGTATTGGATGAGCTGTATTCTAAACCAAAGATTGAGTTAGATCCAAACTTTGTATACACAGATCCTCCAAAACCCATAGTAGGTGGTGCTCCATGGACACCATAAGATATCAATTTACAATAACAACAAAGGAGGGATCAATCTATGCCAGAGCCTGCAGGTAATACATTGGACACTTCTGTCAAGGGTACAGCTCAATATATAGACGTATCCCTCAAAGTTCCTATATTCCAATTCAATAGAGAATTCACTGTTAAGATCAATGTGGATGGTACGAATACTATCGTTAGATTGGATATACCATTCCCATATCCTAACTTTACTGAACAACCTTTCTTCCTCACATCTGTGGATGATGGTAGATTCATACCAGAATACTACTATGATAGAATCAATGAGAAGCAGATACAGTTCAAGAAGGGTAATCCATTTGGTATAACAGAATGGGATGGAGTAAGATTCACCTTCATGCATAAACATGGGTTCTATGCAGTTCATAAACATGAGCAGACTATAGAACTTATTGATGGTAAGAAGACTTATAAGATCAAATCCCCATATACCAACAAAGTCAATCTACAACAGAGAATGAAAGTATTCTATGATGGCAAACTCTTGTATCCAGATCCTTCTATCTACAGTATAGATAGTACTAGAGGTTCTATTACTCTAAAATATAAGAGTCTTGAAATCAAGAAAGGTCATATCATAACTCTACTCTGTTTCTATACTGGAACCTATTGGTCTGATAATACTATTACCACTCTACCAATGTCTGGATACATAGACTTCGATGAGAAGTATATAGATCGAGTATATGATAAAGACCTATTCAACGTCTTTGTCAATGGTAAGCTTCTTAGTAGAGATCAACTAATAGATATCTCCAATAGAACTCATAAGATCGGAGAAGATATCAAGTCTAGATACAATGTACAAGTACGAGGCATGTCTCCTAGAATAAGTTCATTGGTCCCATACTTCAAGAAAGCATATGAAGAGAAGGAATCAGGAACTAATAAGTTCACTTATGAGTTTCCTGTAACACTGAAGGTATACTATCCTGAAGATCCTCAGAACAGAAAGTATCTACTTCCTGATATATTCAATCCTATAGAGTATAAGAGTCTTATACCAAACAATACTGAATGGTATATCTCTCTGCTACATCATGGGTTGCTAGAAACCAACAAGTATTCCAAGGTTACTTATACCCTTAGATTCTTTAGAGATGACTATACTTTGGATCCAGAACCTGTACAGATTATAGCACAGCTAAGATTAAAAGGTAATGAAGAAGAGTTCTATCCAGATTCTCCTACAGCTACCCTTATTGGTACATTGCCTGCTGTAATGAGTACAAACAACGTTGACAGCCCACTCTTTACTATCAAAGCGAAAACAGTGTTTGATAACGATACTACTGCTAATACTATGAGTGGATCTATAGATGGTATCATGTGCAGAATGAAGATTCTAGATACCAAGATAGATCATTATAATAGACTCTATTATGAACTCTATGCATCTCGATATGAGAGAGATACACAAGTAGATATCTTCGAATGGGTAATTAGTGATAAGCCTAATGGGGAAGGACATGTATACTATCGCAAGTCTATCCATATGCTCCCATACAATGAACCAGAAGAGATAATCAATGCCGATGAAGAGAATGTAGAGTTCTTAAATGATGATGAGGATTGATGGGAGGGATGACTAATTGTCTGCTTACATGATAACCAAGAGAAAGTATGGTACTAGTCTTCTCTTCCACAAAGATGGAGTATCTGATATCGTAAAAGATAACAAATGGGAAGTTGTAAGATCCCATAGTGATGCTCTAGGATATTCTCTCACATTTGATGAAGAGGATTCTATATACAAAGACGATATAAGAGTAGACAACACTGCTCTTGTTATAAAAGACTATGACAGCTATCTCTATCATAAAGAGGAGATTTCTATAGAAGGAGGATCCTATAGCTTAGGAATGTATCTATCCTTTAGTGATGATGCTATTATCTCCTTCTATAACAATCCCAACCTTGTTATCCCTATCTTATCATGGGAAGATATTGATGGTATGAAGTGCTCTATTACTCTGACAAGAGTAGAGGGTACTAATGACGCATGCATTACTGTCACTATCGGAAAGAATAGAAAAGATGCAAGGTTCTATAATGGTCTAGAAGCTAATACATGGATTCATTTCATGTATAAGAGATCTATCGATACAGATAACCTTTATATCGATGGAAAGAAAGTTCTACAGAGTAAAATAAATCTACTGATGTCTAACTCCTCTACCTTTAAGGAGATAAAGTTAGGCAACAGCAATCCTGCTAATGTGAACTCTCCTGTTGTATATACTATAGATGACTTCTTCATCTGTAATTGTGGATTATACAAAGAAGACTTTGAACCACCAAGAGCTTATATGCATATGCTCTTCCCAGAAGTGGAAAAGTTAGATGAGATATACTCATCTGATGACGATGATCATAAATTCGATGACGATCATAAGATTGGTGCATCGAGTGGTATGTATTATAAGTACCATGAACTGGAGAAGACAGATACTCCTGGATTGTATAAGTTCAACAGTATAGGAAGTGGAATGCTGTTCCTGAACTCTGTCTTTATGAATACGGATAGATGGGAGTCTAGAAAAGACAATAGAAATCCAAAATCTCCTAAGACATTCGTCACTCTATTGAACTCTGATGATATAGAAGTGATGACAAAATATGGTGGTAAGTTAGTATTTGCAGAGATCTGTCAAACTAAAGGTGGTTTAGAACTCGCTGGTAGCGATTATACCCTTATAGTAGATCAGATTCCTGTTGATCTACCACATCAAATGGAGTTTAAAGTGCCCATACCCGCCAAGAATAGAGACTCTATGGATACATTTATCCTATTCGATGGATCTCTGGCTGCTATACAGAACCATAGATATGAATATATCAAACGCGGGGATGAGCACTATATCAAATTTACTAATAGATATGACTACGTGTGCAGTAACGGGGAACCATTGACTATAGTCTATCTAAAGCGTAATACCTATATAGATCCTAAGACAATGCAAGATAGAAATGTGAATCCACAGATCTACTTCAATAGAATGCATTGTGTGGTTACAGAGCCCAATAAGTGTAATATACCGCGCTTCATTGGTAAGAACTATGGAAGAACAGGGTTTGGACCTGAAACATCACTATTCTTCGTCAATGGTACATGGATGCATCCAGAAAGCTTTGTTATAAAAGACAATGTGATCTCCATGTCTATTCCTAACAAAGATAACACCTTACTTGCTATTGGGTCTGATATAACCATCTTAACCCTATCATCAACACAGTCTGTCCATCATGGTAATATCTATGGGGGAGAGTATGTTGTAAGAGGTATATCAGATTATGATGATATAACAAGCATTGGTATAACAAGACCTTCTTATTATAAGAAAGAAGAGGGTGCAGACTACATGATGTATCATAAACATAAGTTCTATGATAACAATCAGATTCCTAAGAGTAACTTCCCTACTATCGACAAGCTTCACCTCACCTACAAAGAATAATCTAGCTTATATACCCTAGATAGAATTTTGAAAGAGATGGGGGCATAAAAATATGAGTCATCGAGAACCAAATTATGATGGACTTCTAAAAAGCTTGGACAAGTATCAGAAGAGATACTATGACAGCTTGATGCAAAAACCCGTTACATGCTGTAATGCTAAAGCAGGTTCTGGTAAGACCGTTATAGCAGTTATGGCAGGACTACAGCTTCTGGATAAGGGAATAGTTGATCAAATCATCTACGTCAGATTTCCTGACCAGATGGTACAATCACTAGGAGCTCTACCAGGTGATCTTGCAGATAAGGAACAATACTACATGGATCCTTTCTATAATGCCTGTGAAGAGCTAGGAATACAGAAAGATGTCGTCGACGAGGTTTATATCCCCAAGAACCAAATAGTCCTCTGTACTAATATCACCTTTAGAGGAATCAATATCAAGAATGCATTCATCATTATGGATGAATCTCAGAATGCATCCTTCAAGGATCTCAAACTAGTATTGACTAGATTACATGATTCTTGTCATTGTGCTCTTATAGGTCATAATAGCCAAAGGGATAATCGAAAGTGTGAGAGAGAAGGAGCATTTGAAATGTATATCCATCATCTCATTAAGAAACCCTTTGCAACAGAAACTCCTCTCAAGATAAACTATAGAGGAGAAATTAGTCAATGGGCAGACGCTTTAATGCTTGACGAAAAGGGAGATTACACAATAGACACATAATTGACTTTCTAATTCAAGGGGACAAGGCTGAATTAGCCTTGTCCTTTTTATGTTTTACACAATATTGCGAGTATACCTTAGTAGGTATACTCGCTATGCGCAATTAAGTTGTTCTAGAAGGATTTTATGGTTTTTGAGAGGGGGACCAATCCCTCTCACTTATATGTCTTAGAGTTAAAAAAGTACCCTTCAAAATAGAGGTTAAATTATATACTATATCTATGGCAAGGTTTCATTTCTATAGAATTTTGAAAAGGAGTTAAGGTGAAAATGAAAACTACCAATTTCGATCTCAAAGGTGTATCTCTCATCACAAAGGTTATCAATCGTCCTGATTGTGCCATTATTGATGAGGCTACAGGTGAGCCTATTGCAAAGGACACCGTGAAGGCTATCGCAATCATTAGCGATAATTCAAAATGGGACTATCTCAATTCCCTTCCTCAGAAGCCCAAGCGTGGACGTAAGCCCAAAGAGGAGGATAAGGAAGATGAGGTAGTAGTCGCAAATCCAAACGAAATTGATGCTGAAGAAGATGGCATCAGTCTTGATGGCGATGAGGATATTGCAGAACTCTCTGAAGAGGACACTGTATCTCTCATTGCAGGCGAGCTGAAGATCAACATCAAGTCGATCACTGCTCTTACCAAGAATGGTTGGTATGCGGTTCCGACATTCGATGGCATGCGTGAATTCAGACCTCTCGTTGCAGAGCCTATCAAGAACGGCTTCCGTCTTATCCTTAAGAAGGAAGTTATCTTCTCTCTCGACAAGTGCCCGTTCCCCGAGAAGAGCAATTGGGGATACAATCCTTGCCCATTCATTAATGAAGCACTTGAAGAGCTGTATGGACGTCGTGGTCGTTTCTATGCTGCTGCTCCGTATCGTCATCAGAGGTTTGACGATATCACTCTTGAAATCAAGCAGGCTGTCAAATCTGCGGAGATGGCACAGAAGACCCGTATCAAAGTGGGTAACAACCTCGTTGCGGTTGTCTATAATATGAGCGGCAACATTGCTTTCAATGAGATGAAGGAAGCAGCTGCTGCCGATAAGGGTAAAGCCCTTAACGACACAAAGGTTCTTGATCTGATTGAGGATGAGTTCCACTTCATCAACGCTACGGTAGATGCGGAAGAGAATAACATCGATAAGCAGATTACAAAGCTTATCAGTAAGATCATGAATTCGAAAGAACCTGAGGAGGAAGTAAAGAACTTCCTTAGCAAGACTGCGATTCGTAAATATCGCAAGGCTATTGGCTCCTCCGGCATCAAGAGCAATGCTGAGATGAAGGAGTTCATGAAGAACCATAAGCTCAACTACATCAAGACTTATGGCCTGTATACTCTCGTTCGTGAGTATCTGAACTACCTGCATATTGAGAAGGAAGCAATTGAGCATATGACTGAGCTCGTACACAGTCACAAGCTCTGGCAGAACTATCTCATTGGTATCCGTGGATGTGGAGAGGTTACTGCTGCTCATATCATTGCGAACTTCAATATCAACATCGCAGAGCATCCGTCCTCCTTCCTCCGCTATTGTGGTCTTGATCAGATCATTGTCAAGCCTGAGGAAGGTTATGAGCCTACCAAGGATGATATGGTATCTGCTATGACTCTTCTCCGGCTTGACTGTGTTCGTATCACTCGTCGTGCGCAGGCGTACAATCAGGATGATGCGCAGCTGTCTGAGAACTTTGCACGGTTCTCCACAGATGCTATCAGTAGGTATGATGAGTATACGGCAGTCAAGGATGCATGTACGGAATGCGGAATTGATATCGAGTCTGCTCTCGTTGATCCGACGGATGAGATCAAAGCAAACATTGGTGAGATCATGCTGAACAATACTGTTCGTGATCTAATCCTCAATGTGTGTAAGAACCATGTTCTTGATCATGAGAATACGGTGAATGGAGTAACTATTCCTGTTATCCGTAAGCGTGCTCGCACTATGCGTGATAAGGAAGTTACGACATATCTCTCCAAGGATGGTACGATCAAGACAAAGGCATATCTCGGATACAATGCTCAGCTTAAGGGTAAGCTTATGGGCGTTCTCTTCGGTGTATTCCTCAAGCAGAAGGATAACTCCGGGTATGCGAAGATCTACTATGATTATCGTGCACGCCTTGAGCAGCGTCCCGATATCAAAGCAAAGCTTGCTAGCGGTACTGGCAAGCTCCGTGTTCACAATATGGCTCGCCGTCGAGTGATTCAGGAGTTCCTCAAGGATCTCTGGCTTGCATGGCGTGCTATGGAAGGACTTCCGCTCAATGGTGGAACCTATGAGGAAGCTAAACTTGGCCATTATCATCGTCAGGGAAACCGTCCTGAGCTGCTGGCCGAGCCGAAGCGTCTCAAGAGGGAAGTAACCACCACTTGGTAACCTTGCCAATATGGACCAAGTAAGATAAAAAGAGAATGGGTTTCAATACCCATTCTTTTTTTGTTTAACCATATAGGGGAGACACTCATATAACTAAAAGGGAGGTAAGAGGTACAATGGTAGGAACAGGTATTACCAAACGAGTGAATACTATATCCAATAACAGTGTTATATCACTATCAGATAAGATGACTACGGCTCGTATAGAACTAACTGGTGTTTGTACACTAGACTGCAAGTTCTGTTATAATCATACACTTAAGAAAACTAGAACAAGACAGAAGTTCCTCAATAAAGAAGACTTCCTCTTAGTTGTAAAGACTTTAGATAAGATAGGAACTATCAAAGAAGTAGGATGTTTCTATATGGGAGAGTCTGGTCTACATCCTAACCTTGATGAATACTATAAGATCCTTAAGAGTAGAGGATACTTTACTTATCTTACTACCAATGGGACTAGTATAAAAAATATATTGGATGCTATACCATATATAGACTCTCTAAAAGTCTCATGGAACTATAGAAACCAGAAAGACTTTGTAGAGAAGACTAGATCAGATCCTGGGTTCTATGAAGTTATACAGCACAATATCAAAAAGTTGTATTCTACATCCCATAAGCATGGTAAGAAGCTGTCCCTGTCTACAGTGGTAGACCATGGAGAGAAGCCAGAAGAGTATAGAAGTATACTTAGTACTCTTCCATATGATGAGCACTACTATATGCCAGTACAGACACAGTGTGGTGTATATAAAAGTGGTAAGGGTGGAGTAGTTGGAGAGTTCTATCATCAAGCTTCTAAGATTCCATGCTGGTCTTTATTTAGAGGATTCTATGTAGACGTAGATCTGAATGTAAGAACTTGTTCTTATGGTCATACTGATGCCCATATATTAGGCAATATCAAAACAGGGTTTGATCTAGAGAAGGTATCTCTTAAGAAACAACACTTAGCTGGTATAGTACCCGAGATGTGTGTTGAGTGTATTGGAAACCTCAAAGACTTATCATAAGATATATAGGTAGAGCTCTATGGCTCTACCTATCTCAAAATGTCTATTTCATTTATATACTATAACACTGTAGGAGTTGTTTCTCTCTTTAGTGGAAGGAGTCCATGTAAATGAAAAGGTTTTCAACAGCGGTAAGCAAGGAAAGGTCTCAGATTAAGGTTAAACCTTATGCAGTGGAAGGGGTAAAGGTAAAAGTATGTAAAGACGTACTGGGAAATTGGGGATCTGATATTGACCCCTACTTTGTAATCAAGTCGTTAAAACATGATGCCAAAGTAGAAGACTACTTCGATCTCTTTCATATTGCTAAGGATGAGCTCAAGCATATTGAGAATATCAAAGCAACGAACAGAGATTCTGATAATGGCAGATTCATGAGAGAGGTAGTATTCATTCAAACTCGTCTCAGAGAGTATATCAATGATATGATTGTATATGGTCTGCAGAAGGGTTATCTTGCAAAGAAACCAAAGACTAAAGAGAAAACCAATGTAGAGAAATCTACAGTAGTAGAAGCTTAAGTAACTTACATAACCACATGGATACATGTGGTTATTTTTTTTTTATACTAGAATCCCCATAGAGCAATGAAGCTCTATGGGAATGTATTGATCTAAGTCAGATTAGTTAAGCTCAGCAATACCGGTATTACGATACCAGTTCATCTTCCCACGGAGTACATCTCCTCCACGGGATCCATCTTCAGCCCAAGGGTTGAAGCTCGGAGACTCATCAGTTCCGAGATATTCGAGATCCCAGCGCTCACAAGTTGTACGAGGACCATACTCCTCATGTGGAGTAATACCATCTTCGTTGTCTGCTGCCTCGCCATGGGTCATGACTCTGAGTTTGTCAATCGTAAGATCCCATGCATCTGCAAGAATGCATCCAACCTTAGCCATAGCCTCAATCTGAGCAGCAGTCGGCGGATACTCTCCAAGATCCTGAGTAGTTGCATTATATGCACAACAGAGAACAACACCAACAGCACCAGTATTGCGATAGTAGGTGTGGGACAGACGCTCATTGAAGTCATCCGTTGATACATAGATGGAGCCATCACCAGTGATATTGATATGATAGCTTCCAAACGTTGCATTGTAACGACCAGCACTCCAATGAAGATAAATCTTCACATCTCTGTCTGCACTTCTTGCACTATCCCAGATAGCATACTTTGCATCGAGTGCAAGCTGCTTAAGCTCTTTATAGGATACTCTACGCATTACTACATTTCCCCCTTTTAATAGATTATACTATAGTCATACTCATCCATCTCTCCCCACATTGGAGTAAATGGAGGTGAGTTATATGCCAGCACCAGGGGGCAATACAGGAGTTATAACAGATCAGTTGAAACCATTGAGAGATATCAAATGGCCAGACCATGTGGTATGTACAGATATGAGAACTTTCAATGGTAATATGAGAGCTCAGATAGCAGGTATCCATTCTAAGAGTAAAGGATATAAATCTCTTCCCATAGAGTATGGGTTTGTATTCACTAGCTCTTATCCTAACAAGGACTATATCTTTGTAGATAGATATCCTATACTTCCATATTGGAATAGAAGGTTCTCTCATCCATTCATGGAGAAGTTAGACTCTTTTGAGTTTACAAAAGCAGGTGCTACTCATACTATGGATGAGAAGGATGATATGCATATACATTATGTGGTAGAAGATGCAGCTAATAGTACTACTGGTTACCATATGGCTAATGATGATATTGTAAGAACATACTAAGAAATCCCCCATAGCCTTTAGTGGCTATGGGGAATAATATTAGTAATCTACAGACTCTTCTTCCCGTTCTACAAGAAAATTCTCTCCTTCATACTTGATAGCTTCTGGCTTAAAACCTTTTATATCGATATACTCTATATATCTGGTTCCTTTTCCAAGTACGAGTATGAATCTAGCTTTATCAAATGAAGTAAACCCATGAGGGAATGCTTCAGTCAATGCAGTTCTAAGATTCTTAGAGTTCTCAAATATCTCTTTAAGAGTTTCTTTAGAAGAGTCTTTCATCTTCTTATCACTCATAACCTTTACAGATACCATATCTAGTTACCTCCTCTATTATTACTTATGCCATACATAGTCATTGTAACCGTTGTTGATTCTGTAGTAGAGTATATTCGTTACAGAATCTGTATCGGTATCTGCTTCTGCTATGAGTATTCTAGAGAAGGTTCTTTCTCCCTCTGCATAGAGCTTCTCTTTAAGAGCAATTGCTTTGAGCTCTCTTGTATCGGGATCTCTATCTACATAGATGAAGTTCTTAGCATTAGGAATAAGCTTGATAGGAATCGGGTTATTGGTCTGACTATAGTATCCGCCTAAGAAGATAGCAGTAGATGGCAAGTACATAACCAATCCTGTAGAAGACTTCAGCTGAATCTTATAACGGTTATACTGTCCATCAATAACCATATTCTCATCAGTATACTTGTTTCCGTAGATATTCGGCATATCTAACTGAGTAAGGAATGACTGATATGAATGGTCTTGTCTGTCTCCCTCAAAGGTTAATCCAAGCTTAGGTCCAGAATATACCAATCCTGTTCCAGCAGGCATTGCTTGAGTATAGATCTTCTCTTCGAACTTAGCTCCATCCCTCATACTCATCCCATCAAATCCATTGCTGAATTCAACGTACTGGTTAGAGTAGTCTCTATTTGCATAATCTTTGGAATGGTAGTAGAAGTTGAAGCATGCCTTACTATCTGACATGAACGTCATTGTTCTTACACGAGCAATATACTCATTGTTGGAAGTCTGTATCTTCTGACACATAGACTTCCAAGAGTCAGAGTATTTGTTTATAGAAGCTCCAGCATGGATACGGATAACGTTTCCTGTATTATCCATAACACCCATAAACATGAAGTTTGAATACTGGTATGCTGCAGAGTCATTGGTCTCATCTACAAATACGAACACAAAGTTATCTGCTACAGCATTGTAGAACACTGTTACGTCTTCATCTGTATTGATCTTAGGATTCGATATACCAGCAGATGTTGCCTCACTCTTGATATTAGCAAGGCTAACTGGAATCTTCTTGATCTCTGTAGTAGAAACCTTGAAGTCTGTAGCAGTCTCTTCTTTGATATACTCCTCTACTACGATATTACCATCTTTGATCTCAGAATGGAAGTATCTAGCAGACTTATCAGCCATCTTACAAGAGGTATCACCAAATCTAGTAAATACCGGAAGAGGATCAACCTTGTAGTATGATCCAGGAGCTGGGAACAATGTAGTTCTATCTCCAGGATCTACAGTCCAATCTTTGATCCAGATAACACAGTCCCCATAAAGCATGGAAGAGCAGTTGATGAAGGTATAATCCCAAGCAATTATATACTTATAGAACCACTTACCCCATGGACATGCATCAGGGGTATTGATATACTCTTTCGGAATGTATGGGTTATGAGTTCCCCATGTCTTATTATCTGGAAGCTCTTTCTGTATGGAGGCTTTGTATCTACGCATGTTGTTGTTGTAGTCATTCATGTTTCTATACGTATTATATACATTGCCTCTCAGTGTATCATAAGATGCAATCAGGTTATTAGCCTGGATATTCTCTGTATAGAACGTAGAATCCTTATCCTTAGGATTGTATACGAAGTCTCCTAACTTCTGCAGGAGTTCTATAGGAGTCTTGTCTCCAGACATAGTTCCAATAGTACACTTCCAAGAGATCTTAATAGCACTAGGGGTTACCTCTGCAGATCTATTAGATGGAGCCACCAACCCTATTGGTACGTATACCATATTGGCAAATTTCAAGATCATTACAAGAAGTTCAGCTTCTTCATAGTATTCGCAGATGATCTGGAAACCCTTCTGTGCATTTGATATAGGAGTATCAAGGTCATATCCAATATCGCTTGCATTACCAAGAGCGAATGTATCTTGAATAGAGTCTGTAGAGAAGGAGCATACACTGGTATCACATTTCAACAGTCTCATAGGGTTATCAAGATACTGAGTATCTATAAGAGCATCTGTAGAGTACTTATAGATACGCATAGCAATCAAGTGTTCTATCTTAAGATCAGAGAAGTGATCAGTCTTTGAGAACGTTACAAGGGTATCATACTTAGCAAAGTATTTGATACCAACAGTCTTATTGGTAATATAGTTCTTCAAAAACTTGTATTCAGTCCACATACTTGGATCTTTGCTATACTTTGTCTTAATCAGATACCAACCTGTCTCTCCCTTACCAGGAGAGAATGTAACTTGTGCTACAATGTAATCATTGTCGCAGGTCATGATATCAGTAATGGTAGATACCTTGTTACCACTTCCATCCTTAAAGCACTTAGGTGCTATAGGATTATTGGAGAAGTAGAATGATTGGGTATCATTAGATCTTGTTCCGCAATACATGTCGTACGGAACAGTATCAACGCCGTTATTAGCAATTAGGTATACAAGCTCATTGTTATCAGCATCTGATGTAACCATACTCTTGATCATGTTGTTCATGAAGTATACTGAATAACACTCAAGGGTATCTTCTTGTAAGAAGTTAATCTTAGGAGCCAAGTTAAGGAAGGTTCTCTTATCGAGTGCATCTTTAACCTTCTCTTCAATAAGATCAGGAATCTTGTCTACTTTCTTATCAACCTCATCAGATCTCTTATTGAGGTCAGTGATACCATCCTTGTTGGTGGCGATATTGGTTGTATTAGTAACAACCTGTTCATGCACACTATCAATAGCAAGGGTATTGTAGTCAGACTTGATATTGAGATCAATAACATCGTTGGTCAGCTCTTTGACTTTGGTATTAAACTTATCTATCTCAGTCTTATTCTTAGCTATATCTTCTGTATGCTTAAGGGACTGCTCATTGAGTCTATCAATAGAAGTCTTGTTGTTCTTAACCCCTGTATCGATATTGGAGACCTTATTCTCTGCAGCTGTAACCTTACCGCTAAGAGTGTTGAGATTGGTTTCATTATCTTTAGATCTCTTATCGATACCTTTAATAAGATCAGCATCCAAGAAGTTAAGAGTATCCATCTTATCCGTAACTTGCTTGATCTTATTATCGTACTCGGAAAACTTACTCTCATGAGCAGTATTCTTAACCTTAAGAGTATCTATATCATTCTTAAACTCAGTAGCTTTGGTATTGAGCTTAGCAATATCATCCTTATTGGTCTTGATACCATTCTCATTAGTAGCTACTCTAGATTCTAAAGCAGCAATCTTGGCTTTATTGCCATTGATGCTATCCAGATTAGCCTTAGACTGATCTTTGTTATCCTTAGTGGCAGTCTTAAGAGCTACTATATCAGCAATAGCATCATCCAAGTTATTCTTGATAGCGGTAATATTACCAGGATCTGATATATGGAGATTCTTGACAAGCTGTTCTAACTTAACAACAGAAGTCAATGCTCCTGCTACATCTCCCTTGAGTGTAGCGATATCATGTGTATTGACTGAGATATCCTGTATATTCTTATCCAAACTCTGTTGGAACTTATCTAGTCTATTGACCATGATAGTATAGTTCCTCTGGAGAATATCAAGATTCTCCTGGAGGGTTACATGTACAGCCTGCAGACTAGGAGCTAATTCATACCACGTTATAAGGTGTTCAGGATCAAACTGCGCCATAATTCATACACCTTCCTCTTATATTGTAAAATGCTTACTGCCATGTCAAGGATAGCATTTTGCCATATCTTCAAATTAAGTACAAATCTCTAATCCTAAAGTAAGCGATCATGGTTGAATCCTATAACATAAAATTAATAAATTCGCAATATTTATAGTGGGTCACTATCTCAGCAAATCTAAGTCAATAAATCTTCTATATCACGGATATGACCAATCACTATATTTTTTATATAGATCAACAAACCCCTACAGTTAAACCCAACCTATTACATTACAAAGGGTGAAGAGGATTACCTCTTCACCCATCCCTTTGTCTTTTGTAAAGCTATTAGCACATATCCATATCTAATGGTAATCCTAATCTATAGAACTCTATACCAGATACCGCTATCTTAGAGTTTATCCTCTCTTCTGGTCCAGTATAGTCTTCTGCTTTGATAAGCAGATAGTTAGGAGTTATAGTCTGTAATAGGCTCATATCCTCTGATGCTACTTTTAGATAGTCCCTTATCTTCTGTCTTCTAGTTGCAAAATGTGGTACTGCTACTTTAGTATGCATACAAGCCAGTTGAGATATATAGTTCTCTCTCTGATGCTTCATGACCATATCCCATGAGGGGTTATATATCACATATCCTAATCTGATACCACATCCTAGAGATTTAGAATAGCTTCCTATATAGAACTGATGGGTTAATGGTACTAAGTCCTTATATATCCTATTGGATAAGAACTCACTTATCTTACCATCCTTGAGATACTGCTGTATCTCTTGTCTAAAGCTATTAAGTTTCATATTGGTATAGGCTTCATCAATGATCTTGATAGTATCATTATTAGAACAGAATGCATGAACCATATCCTTACTAGATACAAACTCTGTTGTAGAGAAGTAGTTGTTGTATCCTGAAGTAGTATAGATGATACTACCAGGATTGTCATATATTATATCATAAGGGTTTCCTAGCGAGAAGTTAGACACATTGCCATTCTCTTCTGCCTCTAAGAAACTAAGACCAGTATAAGTATACTCTATAGGATTTGGTAAGAATCCTTCTTGTTCGGCTATTATAGGAGCCAATCCCCATCCTGGGGTTCCATAGATGAACTTAGTGTAGAATGTCTGCTCTCTAAGTATCAGTCTGAGTGCAGATAATACTATTCTAAGAGAAGCTTCTGTTCCACTAGTAAGTATAAAAGTATTCTTAGGAAGCATATAGGTCTTGCTAAAGTTCTCGTATGCTTCCTCCATATTCGGATACTGGGTGATTATATCTGAATTGTTTTCATACCTGATTACAGGTTCGTTTGCTACACTCCATATCCCATTACGCTCTATAGCTTTAGGATCATCTCGGAGTGTTATGTGGGCTTCCTCTTTCTCTTCTATCTCGTCGTCTATCATTTTAAGTACTCGTCCTTTACTACATCCTTCATATAATCTAACGTTTTCTTAGGAAAAGCACAGACTTGTCTGGTACACTCACAGTCTCCCAGACAATATGGGTAGTATGAACAAGAGTAACAATCATACTCAAGTTTCTTTGTATCTAGCCTGGATTCTACCAGGTTATCGTCATTACATCCATTCAGTGGGCATCCCTTATATAACCCATGGTCGTAAAGACTAAATACTTCATTACTGCATTTAGTCTTAAAGATTGGAATTGTAAGCTTGGCAGAATCATAATATCTCTGGTATTGATAGTTCAGTTCCCTTGGTATGATCTCAAAGCAATGCTTCATCCATTCATCTGATCTATCATACTGATCCCTCAACAGCTCTAGATCTTTGAAATCATTATACCCATGAACTACTCGTTCTATATTAATAGACTTAGCCTTTACTGAGTAGGCAAATTCTAGCATTTCTTCAGGAGTAGAAGTTGAGACTAGGTCATCTGTAAGAGTCACAGTTAACCCTACTCGTATATTCTCCTTATCTAAGATATCCATATTTTTTCTAAAGGTTTCTAGGTAGTTTGGTAACCCCTTGAATCTATCAGTACTATAAGAAGTACCTATGGATACATAATCTGTGCTGTTATCTTGTATGGTTCTAAGGCACTCTATCTGCCTCTTAGAGAGATTAGGATAGAATAGGTTTGTAGATATACACCACATACGCTTAGAATCCATATGTCTAGCTTCTGTATGGTTTATGATATTAGATATGATTGTAGGATAGATGAGTGGTTCCCCACCTATGAAGTTTATATACTGTGGGTTTACTTCATCTATAGCATCCAATGCTTTATATAAGTCTATCGTAGAAGAAGGTTTGAACTTCTTAAAGTTCTCTACGAACTTATTGAAGCAAAATGGGCAGCTTAGCATACAATCTTTAGTCACAACGATATAGAGTATTCTGTTCTCTTCGCTATGGATCACTATATATCACCTTCTTTGTAAAAGTAGGGTTTTTCATTTATATATTATAGCAGTAGAAGAAACAAAGTTTATATTAGCCACTGCTTAAAACAAAGGGAGGAGATTTTATCATGGCTAAACGTCGTATCAACTATGCAAACTGTTCTATGCTGTTCTTGATCCTTGCTCTCATTCTGAGCTTTGTATCAGGGTGTGGAGCTCCTAAGGGGTTCATCCACATTGCAGAGAACCACTACCTCAATGCCAACACCGTTAAGGTTGTTGACCAGGGTACGCTTCATGGTAAGCCCTATTGGGTAGCTACGGTAGAGTATATCGAGCTCAATCCCAAGAATGACACAGTCCTGAATAAGGAGATTGTATGGGTTGCTAACCATAACCCGTACACAGAGACATTTGACGATATGTTCTACTACAATGAGAATATCGTCAATGTATTTGGTTGGGATCACACATCTAAAGGCTTTGCCCTTTATGATGCATTCGAAGAGCTGCAGGATGATTATATCAGCAAACAGCTCAAAGTCGGTAAGTAAAAGGAGTTTGATCAATTATGAACAAGAGTCTCATCATCAAAATCCTCATCGCACTTGCGATTGTAGGTACTATCATCAGTCACTTCTGCAAGTACACTGAAGCGGCAGAGCTCAAAGAAGCTGGATATACACAAGACCTTGGGTATCCAACAGACTATCAGGCATATGTCTGTGGTAAATGGCTCGTTGCTCTCGGCACTATACAGAAAGAGTACGAGTATACAGACCCCAATACTGGTGATTGGTATATTGCTGCAAAGGGAGATGTCATTAACAGATTCGAAGATTTTGTCGTAACATGGCATGTACAGAACTACGATGAAAATGGAAATATCTACACAGGCAAGGGATTGCTTGTCAGATTTTTCCTCACAGATGGATCAGTAAAGAACATTGAACTTCCTGGTTCTGGAGATCTCAATGACCAACGTGCTGCGCATGCGATCTTAAAACCGTTCATCGGCAACCATAGACTGAATAAGAGGTAAGTCTATCAATGGAAGAGGGGTAAATCATACCCCTCTTCTTTTTTTGTCTCTTGCTTCATCTACAAGTGCTTTACACTTAGCATATAGATCTTTATCATATAGGCATGGTACTAGAACACATCTACCACCACATTCTTTATAGTCATCACACATCAGACACTCATCAGCAACCATACAGTTATCATACATCTTCTCATATATAGAGCAGTTTACTGGGGTTGCATCTATATCTACCGCCATACATTCAGTACCATAATGGCATGCTGTCATGTTTCTTGTATAGATAAGCTCAAAGGTCTGATTAGACTCTATATCTCTTAACTCTATGATCTGTCTTAACCAATCATGGAACTCTTCTTTGGTTATACCTAGATCATCATAGTTCTTAGTATAAGAACCAGATGATATGATGGGAGTATACTTATACTTCAATCCTAATTTATTGAATAAGCCTTGTAGCCTCTTAGCACCTTTACTGATAGTGGGTTTAGTTAAACAACATATGACGTCTATGTCATCTCTTATATTGTTTCTTATATAGACTACATTTCTCATCCATCTGATGAGATTTCTTACACTATTGAACCTCATTCCTATATCGAAAGAGGTCTTTAGTGTATATAGAATACGTATGACCTCTATTCTATCCTCAGTTAGAGTATAGCATAAGTTAGTAGCCATCTTCCATCTTATCTTAGGAAAAGATTGTATTAGATGTAGTACTTTCTTAGTATGCTCATCTGTTATAAGAGGTTCTCCACCACCAAGATGGATCTCCTTTATTTGAGGATTAGACTCTATAAGATGATGGATCTTCTCGAAGTTTACTTCGTTATTCTTTAGATTGTCTCCCATACAACAATGAGCACACTTCAAGTTACATCCATTGGATATCTTAATATCTAGATTCTCCCTAATCTTATAATCCATTTAGGGTATCCTCTTTCAGTTCTTGTTTGAGATCTTTGATCACTCTCTCAAACAGCAACACTGGGAATGCACATACATGGTTGAAACACTCACAGTCTCCACCACACCATTTGAACCAACTACATTCTAGACACTTAGCCATCTTCTTAGAGTCATCTACATTTCTCTTTTCTAGAGATGGACAGCCATACTTGAGTTTATCAGGATACAGAGTATGGGTGAATGAGCTACACTCTGTGTTATAGAATGGGGTACCATATGTAATAGAGTTCTTCACTAGATTATACAGATTGGTCTGGTCTCTAGGAAAGATCTCATAACAAGTCTTCATATACTTATCAGCTTCCATATAGAAGCCTTCTAGTCTATCTATCTCATTCTCTAGCTGTTCTAATGGCAGTATAACTCTCTCAAAGATTAAGCTGTCTATCTTGGTAGAGATTCCATCTATATAATCTTTAAGAGCAATAGGGTTCTGCTTGTAGATATGATTCTCTGTTATGGTGATAAGGATAGAGACTCCTAATCCTAATGACTTTAGTTCACGTATATTGGACTTGAAGTATTCTTCTTGTGTAGAGTATCCTTCAAATCTATCATAGTTGTACGACGTACCAACTCCACCACACACTGATATTGCCTCTAGCTGTCTTTGTGATAAGTTCTTAAAGGCTAAGTTAGATTGTATGGAGAAGTCTATCCCCATACCCTTACACTTCTGCATGATTTCCAATAATGTATTGGGGTAGAGCAAAGGCTCTCCCCCATGAAATACTACTGTATCATACTTACCTTTTTTGATCACATTGTATACCATATCTGGATCTATATGGGATACTTTGTCTTCTGGTATCTCATCGAACTTATCGAAGTCTTCTACAAAGTTTATATAACAGAAAGGGCATCTTAGTTGGCACTGATTTGTAGTAACAACATACAGTGTCTTCATTGCTCTCCTATCTTCTTTCTAACCTCTGTCTATTAATGGGGTAATGTTCTCTTCCAATATGAACTTAGCTAATGCTTTATTGAATTTAAATATGCTCAATCCACTATACCCCATAGTGGTATACTTTATAGCATGAATGATATAACCCTTAGGATCATCTATAGTGAGTATAGAGGATTGGAACAGATTGTTGTGCTCTACTAATATATTTGCTAGAGCTACTCTACCATGCTCTGTCTCAAAGATCTCTTTGAATGACTTACCTTCTCCATCTTTATAGAACTCATTCAGATATCCAAAAAGCTTATCAGCATCATTAGAGTCATTAAAGTCTTCGAATAGTATAGTAGTTAAGCACTTCATAGCATCATAAGTTCTAAATGCATTGAGCTTAGCACATACCTCTTCCCCAATTAATAGATCATCATTCATGTTGAGTAGGTATTCAGAAGGGATATACTTTACATGCTCCCTCCTGATTCCTGGAGTATGATCTATATTGGAGTCTATCTCATATGCTAGATCTACTAGACCACCACTGAGTACACACTTAAGCTCATCTATCTTATCATCGGGTATTGTAAGCAATGCATCCCAATGCTCTTCAAATGCTTTATAGTGGTCTAACCAAGCAGTTGCTATATTCTTAATAGTATTATAGTTAGACAATCCAAGATAGTAGATATATGCAGATAAGATCCTTGTACATGTCTCTATGCTATCGGGCACTATGATATTGAATGAATGGTATGTAATCTCATCTTCTTCTAGTCTATCTATTAGATACGATACTAGATCATGGGGATCTTTATACCATTCTATCTCTTCTTTAACGATATGGATTGGATAGAACTGATTCAGTATATTATTGACTTCTACAAATGGAGAGGAAAGAAAGGTCTTAGTAAACAGGTTGATCAGCATAGTACTTAACCTCCCCTTCATAGTGGTTCTTGTTGTAGTCTTCCAAGAACTCTTCAGTGATATCAGACTTTATACCTCTAAGTATAAACTTCCTCTCTCTAAGAAGATTCATAAGGTTCTTATTAAAGAGAAGGTAGTTGAATTCATCATTGAAGCACATATTGTTCTTATCATTGATGAACTCTTTTAAGGTTATAGTATCTGATACATATCGATCTATATTAGCCAGTCTACTTACAAGCTTATCTTCTTCTATATACTTCTTAAGCATACTGTTATAGACCTTAGTAGCATACTCATCATATCCTACATGGTTTATCCAATACTCTAATGGGAGTATACCATAGTTCCAAGGTATACTTTGAGGAGCAATAGACCATGTACGAGGTTCAATCTTAACAAACTTAGCATCTGAAAAGTTTGGTTGATAAGTCCTACAACAAAGAAGACCATATAGTTTAGAATGGTTTATAATAGACTCATACATTGGATAGTCTAACCCCATCCTCAAACAGAATCTCTGTAAGATGGGATTAAACATCACATTTTCTACTTGGAAGAACTTTGTACTAGTAGGAGAGTTGTTTTCATACTCTTCCATATGCTTTAGTGGTGCATCTACATCGTAATCATTGCCCAATAGATCTGTAGATACCTCATAGTTGCACTGTATCTGTGATGGTACAGAGCTATCTATAATGAAGGAATTCTTAAATATCCTTGCAAACATTACCTACCACCTCACGGGTTTCTTCTCTCTATTCTTCTTCTTCCATTAGTTCTCTAGATTTCTCAAACATTTCTTTTGCCCATTCAGGGTCTCTTGCCATCTGATTGTGCATGTATATCATCTTATATGGAAGATAAGTATTCAGCATATAGCTGATTGGAGTGCTACCAGAGAATACTGGCATATCGAACTCCTTATACTTCTTGATATCATCAAGCTTCATCTCTTCATCCAGATGATAGATGTATCTAGTAAACTGAGTAGCGTTTCTGATATTGATTATATTATGAGAGATACCTGTAGCCAGTTTGGTAGGCTCTCGATTCTCTATAGTATTCTTCAGCTCTTCATCTTCTGGAGTAATGATAGAAGATATGATCTTATGCATACTAAAGAAGTACGAATGGATCTCTTCTATCATATCTTTATACTTTTCCCTTATGGATTCTATAAGCTCTTTAGCCTTATCATCTACATATGATACTCTGTCATCTCCCTTAAATAACAGAGTAACGATGATTTCATTGAAGTTTAAGATATTGATATTTCTATCAGTTCTCATGTACTCAAGAAGAAGAGCTTCTAGATCCTTGTATTCTCCAGTGATTACCATTCTAGATATACCACAGTTGCAGCAATAGTTGATCATCTTAGATGGAGATTCAAAGTTGCAGTCAGTATACTTGATACCAATGATAGCACCATCTTTAAACTTAGGAAGATATTCTGAAATCTTGTCTTTATCCAATGGAAGTTTGTCTAGCTCCATTATATTAGGGACGTATGGCTGGTTCATAGCACTAATCCTCCTTTTACACACTTTAGATACTTACCATCTTGCACAATGGCAACTACGATGGCAGTTATTATGACAAGTTACATGGTGAATGTAGTCTACTCCTCTATTGTTATTAGTGACATACATCTTGCTTATCAGACGCTGTAGGTGGTAGATAGAGATAAGCTGATCTTCATGCAGTTTACTCTCTGAATCTACGTTCTTATACAAACCCTCAGACGTGGTTATTGGGGCTGTAAGTCTCTTATGTTGCCACACATATTCTACTTTGAATCCATCTCCAGCAGATTTAGATATATCTCCACCCGGATCTGCCCAATATGGCCAGTTATTCTTGTTATTCTGCCATGCATGGTTAAACCACTCAAACACATTGACTGTTGTATACTCAAACATCTTAGTTCCTGTAGAGACTAAGAAGTTCTTAATATCTGCAACAGATATGATCTCTCCCGGTACTGGCATCTTAGCTTCAAACTTATGATTACCAACACCCTCGTATAAAGAGTTATCTGCAGGATCTATAATCTTCTGCACTTTGATATTCTGTTTGCCCCTAGGCATGTTCTGGCAATTACCATTCCATCCCTTACCCATACGCAATCCAGCCATCGGGATGGTATCTCCAACTTTCAATGAAGAACTATTGGTTTCCCATCCATCATAATAGCTAGCATGTTGGTAATTATGAGCATACCACATACGTTGGTTCTTAAGAACAATCATTCTAGACCCATCATCAAATACTATAGTTATCTTGTTCTTATAATTAGGCTCTGATGGAGTCATGAATGTAACAACAGCTTTCATAAAGTCTTCAACTGTTATAAGATCTCCAGGCTTGGCATCTATCTTGTTAGCCACTTCTAATCCCCCTTCTTAATTAGGTTACTATAAAGTCTCGAGTTGCGATTTGAAGTAGTCAAAGGTCTTGAACAAGAAAGCACAATGGTTTCCGTATCTCTCACAGTCCATTCTACAGTATTTGAAGTAATCACAATAGATACACTTCTCTTCAAACTTCTTTCTTCTACTTCCTTGAGGTACATAGCATGGACAAGTAGTCTTAAGAGTCTTAGTTATAGGATCAAACAACCTTGTATTGCTATCTTCACATACGGTACAGTGTAGAGTCATGCCATTATCTATAGCCATCTTCCAGTTAGTGGATAAGATATTCTCTATATTAGGCTTTAACTCTAGTAGCTTAAAGCACTCTAGTATGAACTTATCTGCTTCTGCATAGTATCCCGATAGATCCTTATTTGTTACTAGAGATACTGTCTCAAAGTTTACCCCATTAACTCCTAGATACTCTAACTCTTCTATCAATTGCTTAGGAGATGACTTTTTTAGTGTATCAAATGTAACTGTAACATTGGCATCTATATACTTTACATTTGGTACATTGGATCTGATATACTCTATATTCTTCTTGAGCGCTTCTATATTTGGTATATCAGATCCTGTACGCTCTATACTTCTATCATATGACCATGTAGTCTGTATAGCATCCATATACTTCAGTACTTTGAATATCCTATCATCTATATCCATCATTAGATTGGTAAATAGGGTAACTCTCCAATGGATACCATGATTCAACTCATAGTAGTACATCAAGTTGTATATAAGCTCTGGGCATAATAGGGGTTCTCCACCAGTTATGATAACCTTACTTGGTTGGGTTACATCTATAGCATTTATAAGGTCTCCAACCTGTACCGACTCTACTTCTTTGCCCTTATTATGTATATAACAGTATGAACAACCTAGGTTGCATTTGTTAGTTATCTCTAGAAATAATGTAGGGTTATACACTTTCTCCCTAAATTCGTCTTTCATAGTGTTTTAACTCTCCTAATTCAGGCTGTATGGCCTAAAATAACTCATATTTGCCAGTCATAATTACTTATTGTGGGATACATCAGTATAATATTTAACGCTTAGGAGGGAAATATATGGCCTCTACCAGTTCTCGATACAAATTCAATCCAGAAGATAAGATAAACTGGGAAGAATTGGCACCTAGTTTGCAAGATAAATTCAAAGCCCTTTGGAACTCAGTCAATAATAATCATCAGTATCTTGGAGACCGTATTGGTGACGTAAGACTTACTGTAGGGTTTGGCCCACCATTAGATCCTATAGAATACTGTGAACTTTGGTTTGATACCAGTATTATGGCTATGAGAGCATATACTGATGGTAAGTGGACCCTCACTTGTGCAGGATGGTATGGTAATAGCACTAAGGACGTCACATCTACTGATGAAAGTAGATTGAGTTCTAACCCAAGAACCAATTGTCACTGCTATATGGTTGATCATAAGGGTTTACAGGGAGATGGATTCTGTCATTGTAAGATGCAGTTATGGGATTCCAGTACAGTTCAGATAGGCAAAGCATCTAAGATCTCATTCAATAAACTAGTAGAGGTTCCTTATAGTGCTACTGACAAGTATAAGTGGATTATTACTCCATCTGCTCCAGGTGTCATTATCCAGACACTGAATGGATATAGTGTAGATAACCAGAGTAGTTATCTGATTATACCTAAGGATTCACAGACCAAGGTACTCAAGAATGGAGAATATGTACCATACTGTGACTTCCCTGAACAGTTTGATCCTCTATTTGATGATCAATACCTTACCATGTTTGCATTGGATATCAAATACACAATAGATGTAGTCTTTGCAGATAAGGTTAAGTTTGGTGGTATAGTTGGTAGATTGGCTCCATACTCTTCTGGTCCTGTAAATATCAAGTTACAGGCTCAGAATGATAGTAATTGGATCACTATCTTCGAGATAACCCTTGCTGGTAATCCACAGTATGTCACTACATGTCATAGACATTGTCATTGTGCTAGATGGTAATAGGAGGTGTATCAGACGTGGCATTCAATCCAGAAGATATGATAAGATGGGAAGAGCTATCTGATAGCCTTCAAGAAAGGTTTAGAAGAATAGAGGCTGCTATAAACAATAGTGCTAAGAAGTTTGATGGGTTGACCAACAACTATCGAATCACTATATCTCCTGAACCTCCTCTATACCCAGAGAAAGATAGAGATGTATGGTTTGATACCAATATCAATACCTTCCGTTTCTATACTGATAAGGGTGGAGCATCTGATGATGGCAATACAAAGAAACAAGCAGCATGGGAGATAACTCGTGCTGCATGGTATGGTGGGCATAAGTCAGATCTAGTGCATCCTGCTATACAGGCTCCTACAACTCCATACTCTAGACTGAAGTCTATGATATGGATCTCCAACATAGCAAAAAATAATCAGTATACAACCAAAGATGAACTTCCAAGAATCTGTATGTATACCATTCCAGAAGATGGATGGTATAGAATACAAGATCACTCTGCTCTGTTCATCTACAATGCTCAGTATAACTACACCCATGATGGTGGTCAGCTGAGAGTAGATATGGTAGTACAAAGGAAAGATAACGGATATAAAGAAGCGACCCTATATACTACTACATATGACTCTCAGTCTAAGTTTAGAGCATATATGAATCAGACAGACTCCTTCCCTGAGTTTAAAGTACAACTCAAGAAAGGAGATAGATTGTTCTCTGTAGCTACTACTGCTAGAAACCCTCAATCTACAGATGGATTTGAGATTACTCAGATCTCCAGCTTCTATGTGTATAAACTAAACTATGGATCGATAGATACTCAGGTTGGTAATGCAACTCATGATAAGTATGACAAGTATATCCCATCTGATACATTGAATCCAAATAACAATACAATCAATACGCCTCCTGTTGATAGGCTTCCTATACCATATATCAATAAGATCGGTGGTGTATTCGTGCCTGGTACTGATAACCTTAGCCCAGTTAAGGATTATGACCAAGCATATAAAGCAGCTAAAGCAGGATCTGGATCTCCTTCTCAACCTGGTTCTGGTGGGGGAGGAAGTGGATCTGGTAGTGGAGGATCTCCTTCTCAACCGACTCCTACACCTAAACCATCAGGCCCTGTAGAGCTTACTCCAAGAACGACTGTTATCAATGCATCTAGCACTATACAACCAGGAGAGTTCTTTATTGAGAACAATATAGAATACCAGAGATACAGAGAGTCTGTGCCATATAAAGCATGGCCCCATAAACAACGTAGAAAATGGGTAGATAAAGTAATAGCAACAGGAAGGACATTCAAACCTGGTACTACAGGTTGAATAGGAGGGTAGATATAATGGCTTCAGAAAGACCTTCTACTCTACCTGCTAGAGTAACAAGAAACTTTAATACAGAGAATCTTATAAAGTTTGATGATCTCTCTCCATCTCTACAGCGTAGATTCTTGGAGTTAGAGGATGCTATCAATAACAATAACACTCAGTATGGTAATAGACAGAACAACAAGCGTATTACCATAGATAAGTTTCCTCCAAGCAATCCGAGAAACAATATAGATATATGGATAGATACCAGATATAGATGCCTTAGAGTATTCTCAGAAGACAATTGGGAGTTTACAAGGGCTGCATGGTATGGTGGAGATGACTCAGGTATCGTATTACCTAATGAGCAAGATCCAGAGATACCAGATCCCAACAATCCAAACCTCCCTTCTAATAAGAGAGAGTTTGAGTTCCTGTCTGCTACTATAACCAAAGGTAATATAACGGTTAAGTATAGTGACGAGGTTATGGGTAATGACTATAGCTATCAGTTCACTGGCCTTAAGACTAATAAGGTTGTTATCTCATGGGAAACAACTAGTGGTAAACTTACAGGAACTTCTGCCTATATCTTAGGAGTTAGATATCCTGACTATAAGGAGAATGGAACAGCTATCCAATATCCTATAGGATTGAGTACCCAAGCAGGACAAGAAGTTATCAATATGAAAGCTAAAGAGCTTTTAGTTATAGAGCCAGACTCTGCTAAGAGAAAGTTAGCCCATATCATTCCAGTTAACTTCAGACCTGCTCCAAGCAGTACTACATACTTCCCTGGACCATATCCCTATCAGTATAATGAAGCGGATGGAGCAGTATATGGTGCTACAGGAAACCTTCCTGATAAGGTTAAAGACTATGCAGAGATTCCTGATGGGGTCACTATAAAGATAACTGTTAAAGTCATAATAGAATAAGATATAGAGTATACCCAAATGGGTATACTCTCTTATAGTGTTTTTATTAAGCTAACGGAGCAGTCATAGATACGATATCTACGTACATACCATTCTCAAGATACTTACGAGTTACAGTCTCACTGACCCGTTCAACCCTAATGACTTTAGAGTTATTGATATACTCGTCAGTCTTCTCATTCGTTTTCTCTGTACTCATTCTTCATCATCCCCAATATCTTCTTCATCTCAGAACAATAGTTGAGTTCATCGCTATTGTCCTTTACTTCTCTTATATACACAGCGCAAGAGTTACACATATCGAAATACTCACACTCTTTACACTCTATTCTTATAGAATAGTACTTGGTCCTAAACTTATAGCGATTGTACTCATCTCTACAGATATCATACTTAGAAGAGATCTCATCTTTCTCTAAGTATGCTAAGTTAGGACAAGATACTATCTGACCATTAGTAGTTATAGTACTCATATTAGAGTAGCAATATCTATCTAGGTCACACATAGTCATAGGTAGTCCATTGAAGAATCTATGGAATTGCATAGAGTCATCCATCAATATAAACTTACCATACTTCTGTATCAACTCTAGATATCTAGAGAATAGTTTATATCTAGGATAGTAAGCCTTCTGTCTACCATAAGTGACTGCTTTGTTTATCTTGCAATCTACTTCTAACTCTAATGCTAGTTCTATAGCTTTCTCTAAGTACTGCTCATTATCTTGGTCTACTACATAGATGAATGATGGTCTATAGCCAATATACGACAAAAAAGAATCAGAGATCTCTCTAAACATCCCTTCATCGTATACGATATACTTACCTTCTCTTATATAGCCTCTCTTATTCCCATATTGGAAAGAGGTTATAACCCCTACTTCTTTCTCATTGAATAAGCCTATCCACTTCTCCGGATGATTGTAGAAGTCTAATAGGTTGGTAGTAAATGACATCGGTACAAATCTCATCAGATCTGTTCTACACCATTCTAGTATATCGTAGTAGTATTGTGGATCCATCATCAATGGATCCCCACCATTAATCACTATCATAGATAGCTTATCTCTAAATCTATCTAGTAGAGATATAGTCTCTTTAGATGATAGCATACTACGGGTCATATTGGATGCCGCACAGAACTCGCATGCAAAATTACATGCACTTGTTGGATTGATTACTACGTCCATATCATGGACACCAGCCATTTAGATGATCATATGCTTTATCCCTTACTTGCGGATTTACATCTTCACTTCTATGATTGAATGGATGTGTGACCATCTGACTGTTGATATATGCAGCATTCTTCATCTCTTCTATCTGTCTAAGCTCATCAAGCTTCTTTATGATAATCTCGTTCTGATGATATATCTTCTCGAGCATTATATCCTGATAATCTTTCATATTCTTTCTCCATCTATCTAAGATACCTATCTTTCCTATAATCAGTAGTCTTAGGAATAGGACGCATAAGGTATTCATTCCTACGACTCTTGATGCCATTGCCCACTCTACCAATCAAGGTTATGATCTTATAAAAAATATAAGTCAGTCCTAATACCATGAATAGGAATAATGTAAGAAACACTATTCCTATGGCTTGTAAAAGCTCGTTCAATCCCCTATACCCTCTCTCTTCATAAAGTCTATGAATCTATCATGTGCTTGTCCTACAGTCTTACTTATAACTGTACTCTTATCAAGCTTAGGAAGCTATGTATTTACAAAAGATAAGAGCTCAGACTCTATCCCATCATACTCCTCTTGTGATATAATCTGACTTGTGCAGATCAAATGCAGTCATTACTCTCTTTCTCATATACGCATACTGGTTGACAAAGTCATCCACTTTAACGCTTCTTCTATAGCGTAATGTCGCCATAACTGTTAACGTGATTGCTACTATAAACAGTATTACGAATATATAATCAATAAACGTCATTTAGAACACACCTTTCATCATTAGGAAAGAATAAATATGGAGTAAGTATAGAGCTAATGCTCTATACTTATCATTGTCTTTACTTACGCTGCTGTTCTTTTTTAGCTTTTGCTTTGACCCATACAGGGCATGAGTTATATACTTTGATAGAATCATATCCTGCAACATATGTTTCCTCAGACTCATATATTGCTTTGCCTGTCTTATCCTCTCCAACCTTAACCGGGAACTTAACAATTCCAGGAGGTATAGGTTTTCTGATAAGAGATACATTGGAGGCTTCTCTACCTCCTAATGGAAGCTTTCTTCCAGTATGCATATATGTATTAATAAACTCCTTAGACAAGTCTATCATGTTTCTAGCTTCTGTAGACTTTATCTCATAATTATCCATCAGATGACGTGCTTCTGTGGATCCGATACCAGTTGTATTTGAAATGATAGACGACATTGTTTCTCTAATACACTCTGCAGGGCAGAATGATCCTTCTACTCCACTAGGACCATATACGTCTACTCTATACTGTCTATCATTAAGCATAGCCTTCATAACAGCTACTTCATCTTTTTGCGACTTAGTATCATATGTCATACCATCACTAGAATGGCGTGCGTCATTTATTTCTTTAATGAGCTCAGTGACAGTCACCATATCTTATTCTCCTAACGATTTAGATATTAAGGGTATGTCTCGCATGTCAATATTCATCAGTTTTAGAATCTGTGTTCTGCTTATCCAACCCAGATGGTTTGATGAATACTACGGGAAAAAGTTTCTTAACTCTCTTACAATTCTTATTTAAGAACTTTTCGAGGTCTTCCCGTGTCAACATACTGACCTCCTTAAGAAATTTAGTTTTCTCCACTTTATACCCTCCTAATTTGGCCTTGTTCCCTTAAATTAAAGTAGTATAAAGTGTACTTTTTCAACAATCATTTCTTTTTTATACGATCTAAACGTGAAGAATAGTCTATGAACTTCCTACTATTGCTCGGTTCTGATAGAACACCTCTAGCAGTATTAGCTATAGCACTTGATGATACAACTTTATCATGAACTTCATACATTTCATTCAGTACTCTATACTTGACTCTATGGTCATTGATCATATCACAAAGGAAGACGTCTATGTTAGACATAGCATCTCTAAAGTTGTTGAATGGTCCTATCTGTGTATCATGAATATCTTCTGTTTGATGGAAGTGCCAGCATACTTGATCTGATATCAGACGTCTACTTACTACTATAATGAGTGGCCCACCACATACTTCATCATATTCATCATACATCATGATTCTATAATAGCTCTTAACTGTACTATCTCTAAGAAAGGCACTATTGGTAAGCTTATCTATTATAACTGTAGGAGCTGGATTCTCTGTTACATTTACTGGTGCATAAGTCCCGTGCAATACTTTGTTATCAATTGCTGATGCTAATAGTATATCTGGTGGTATTAATCTAGTATGAATCATCTCTAATCTCCCCTCTACTGCTTAAATTAGATTCATATTTATAGTATGCTGTTGTATACCATATTACTTGAATAGGGCTACATCCCTGTAACCTAGTATATTAGAGATAAAGGAGTTGAATTAGGTGGCAATTTTGCTCGATGAACTCACTCCGATGCGAATGTATCGTGGGAATTTCTTCTACCCAATCAATATGAATGATAGAATGAACAATAGCGTCATCTATCTTATGACACCTAATAGACAGTCGTCTATTGACGTGATGAACTACAAGCAATCATTCCAGGGTTGCAAGACCATGTTCAGGTCGTACTTTGTAGAGAAGAGTATTCAGTTTATAATCAATAAGTTAGCAGTATCCGAGGGTGCAGATAATAGCCCTCTTACATATGACATCAATGGCATTCAGTATGATTATACCCATCCTATACTAGAGGCTCTTGATGTAACAAATCAAAATCCTGTAAGTATCAATGATACCAATATCTCGTTCAACACTGAAGATGGATCATCTAGAATCTTCTTTCCAGAGTCTGTAGAAGATATATTGGATGAGTCTATGACTAGAACTAGATTTGGCTCATATAACTTCGATATGATCTTCAAGAATATACTCTTCTCTCATCGTATGAGAAATCAGCAAGAGTGTATGCAGTTATATAAAGAGATTAGATCTAAAGTTCCATACCTCATGTTTACGTTTAGTGAGTTTAAGCTATATAAGAACAGAAACATGTTCTACGACTGGTCTTACTATACGGAACCATTCTTCAAGAATCTTCCAAGTGGATATACAGCAGAACGTGGTATAGACCTTCTGTTTGCATATATGAATAGATTCTTAGAAGATAGACGATTTGATTCTTATACTAAGAAGACTATTGTTGTTCCTGTGCATGATTGGGCTAATGGGATAAATAACCCATTAGATTATGCAGAGTCTATCAATCCACTCTCTATGATATATCGATCTCTTAGAAATCGTCCTGAGATGATTAGAGATCAATGGGGTAAATATCTGTTCTTGTTCATGGGTAAGGATATCTACTTCACTATGAACTTTGCTAACTTTGACTATGCAAAGGATTATGGTAAGTTTACCTCTGTTCTTAGACGTATGCTTGCCAATGATGTATCAGAAGTAGAACCTGTTGACCAAGACAGCAGATCTGGTATAATGATCCAGTTGTCAGATATGCTTGCAGATAGAGGAGAGATTCAGCTTACTAACCTTACTGGTGGTACTAGAACTCTTACTAAAGCAGATTTGGAGAACATGGGTCTATTGAAGAATCCAGATGTATCTGATGATGTGGAAGTAAAGAAGGCTGCTCTAGTCTCTAAGATGCAAGATGTTGTTGATAAGTCTGTAGATGCTAAAGAAGCTGAAAAGAATCTTCTTAGTGATGAAGATCCAGATGAAGCAGATTGGATCAAGAGCGTCTTGATGGATATTGAGGAGAATGATGGTGGGGTCAAGATGTCTGCTGCTAGAGTTGCTCGTATGGAGCAATCTAGAAAAGATATCTTGAATAAAGAGGTCAAGGGTAAGAGTGTTGCATCTCTGATCAATGACTTCAAGACTATTAAGTCTCTAGCTCCTGTGAAAGTTCCTGTAGATTCTATTGATGAGTCATGGAATGATATCAAGTTTGCTAGCTTTAATAAAGACTACCACATGACTCCTGATATCGTAGCGATGTTCCATCACTTTACTACAGTAACCCATCCAATGAACATGGTTTCTATAGATTCAGAGAATACATCTACATCTGAAGACTACAAAGAAACATGGACTGTTCAATATGAGGATGCAGAGACTGGTAAGCGTCAGACAATCAAGGTCGATATACCTATACTGATTGGTGATAGATTCATGAAGCTTAGAGGTAATGAGAAGGTTCTCATTGGTCAGCTTATGCTTCTTCCTATCATCAAGACCGCTGATGATGTAGTACAGATGGTATCTAACTACAACAAGATCTTCATAAGAAGAAAGTCTCCATCTGGGTTTGGTAAGTCTTCTCCTATCATCAACAAACTTATCAAAGCGCTTGATAAGTATGATGGTAAAGATATGAAGATCATGCCTGGTGATAATACCAAGGTTAACGTCAAGTATAGCCTTCCTGTAGAGTTCATAGATATTTCTGCTCTCTACTCTCGTATTATCTTCAAGGATGGATCTTATATCTCATTCAATGTAGATGACCTCAAGAAGCTTCCAATAGACAAATCTGTTCTTCCTAAGGATAAGCAAAAGCTATCTGATGAGAATATAGATAAGCTCTATCTATCAGTATACGTAAATAGTGATGGAAAGAGAGTTCCCATTGTCGATAACGTATCCTTTGGTGAATATCTTATCAACAAGATTCTCAGTAAGCTTGAGAAAGACAATGGTACTTTTGAGAAGCTTTATAGAGAGACTGCTATTGCTAAGAGACTTATGTATTCAGAAGCCTCTATCATGAATACTACGATTCCTGTAGTAGTCGTACTGTCCTACAACATTGGATTGCAAAAGCTGCTGAATAAGATAAACGCCAAGTATTCCTTCTCTGAGAAGAAACCCGCTACAGATAAAGATACTTCTGTTACATATATCAAGTTCAATGATGGGTATCTCTCTTGGACTGAGACTACTACAGAGCAGAATATGCTGTTGAATGGTCTAATGGAATGTGACTTTACAGACTTCTCTATTAGAGAGATCAATGGTAAAGATATGTGGCTATCTGTATTAGATGACTTTGGTGGAAGAATCAAAGCAGATGGTTTGGATAACTTCTATGATCTTATGTTTGATCCTATCACTAAAGAGATCTGTAATACACTCAAGATTCCTGATAACTATGTAGATGGAATGCTGTATGCTAATAAGCTGTTAATAGACAACAAGTTCAATAAGCATACCGATATCAGTGGTAATAGACTTAGAACCAATGAGGTTATCGTTGGTCATTTATATATGGTTCTTGCTAAAGCATATGGTGCTTATAGAAACATGGTTAAGAGAAACAAGGGATCTGCTGGATTCTCTTGTAAGCAAGCAGCGGTTATCGATTCTATCTTGAATCATGACCAAACCTCTTCTGATCTCTCTACGCTGAATCCATTGTTAGAAGCAGAGGCTGCATCTAAGGTTACATTCAAGGGTTTATCAGGTATGAACTCTGATAGAGCATTCTCTCTTGATAAACGTACTTATGATGATTCCATGCTTGGTGTATTAGGTCTTAGTACAGGCTTTGCTAGTACTGTTGGTATTAACCGTCAGACTACTATCAATGCTAACGTACTAAACCATAGAGGTTTCATTGGAAAAGTAGATCCTAAGAAGTTAGATAATACCAAGACTTTCACTATGATGGAAGCTATCTCTCCATTGGCTGTAAACCATGATGATCCAATGAGAACATGTATGGCATTTACACAGACAGTGCAGCATCAGATGATGGTCAAGAAGTCTATGCCTAACTTGGTTACCAATGGGGCAGATGAAGCTCTTCCATATCTCACTTCTGATAAGTTTGCCCATAAGTTTAAGTCTGAGACAGGAACGGTTGTAGAAGTCACCGAAGACTATATGATCACTAGAGATACTAAGACTGGTGAGTGTGACTATATAGATCTTAGAGAGACTATACAGAAGAACTCAGATGGCGGTTTCTATGTCACTACTAAGCTTGATCCTATCGTAAAGAAGGGGGATAAGCTTAAACGAGGACAGATTATAGCATACAACAAGGCTTGTTATTCTAATGCTGTGGGAGGTAGGTCTAAAGACAATATCTCTTACAACATTGGAACTCTTGCTAAAGTTGCTATAATGGAAACAGATCTAGGATATGAAGACTCTTGTGTTGTAGACCATACTATCTCAGAAGCTATGATGTCTGAGGTTGTAGTAATGAAGGATGTTTCCCTCTCTAAGAATACAAACGTCTACAATGTACTCAAGGTTGGAACTGTAGTACAAGAAGGAGATCCACTTCTTATCTTCCAAGATGCATTTGATGAGAAAGAAGCAAATGAGCTTCTCCAATCACTCGCACAAGATAATGATATGCTCTCCGATCTTGGTAGAAAGCAGATCCATGCTAAAGTGAGTGGAGTTATTCAAGATATCAAGATCTATCGTACCTGTGAACTTGACGTATTATCTCCTACCTTAAAGAAGGTATGTAAGGAATACGATGCTAAGATTGATAAGTATAAGAAGGTTATGTCTAAATATAAGATAGACAAACAATATACCCTTGAATCTACAGGTAAGCTTGCTCAAGAAGGTAAACTTAAGGGATTAGATGGTGTACGTATTGAATTCTATATCAAAGTAGAAGACAAGTTTGGTATTGGAGATAAGCTTGTATTTGGACAAGCACTCAAAGGAGTCAACTCTTATATCATTCAAGAAGGAGAAGAATCTACTAGCGAATACAGACCTAATGAGCATGTGAATGCTTTCCTTACTATTGGTGGTGTTATGGGTCGTATGGTTGCTTCTTCTCAGTCTATTGGATTGATGAACAAACTCCTTATAGAGCTTGCTAGACAATCACAAGAAGATCTAGGTATCAAATGGAGACCTATGCAAGATATACTAACGGATAAGAACTAAAAAAAAATAAAGAGGATGGGAGTTTATCCCATCCTCATATCTTGTTCATTTTTTGACCATATAGAATTTCAAAACACCCATGTTTATGACACTCAACAGATTTATAGATCTTTCAAGATGAATAGGTATCAGTTCGTTTCCATAAGTCTATAGAGTTACTTAAGTATAGCATGATTCGTTAGTTTACATTATAGAAGTTAGAATAAATACAGCACATTCATTCTTAATATAGATTTTAAAACACATAGTGCACTTTTTCTTATTATAGACGGTATAACACACATGAGTTACATTTGTGACTTTGGTATAGAGATACCAGACGTTATTGATAACAATTTCGCGTCTTATAGGACTTGGAGGGGAATCATTGTCTCATTTGTGGCTCGTTATAGGAGTACCATATGTTAGTGATAACATTTGCGTATTTTATAGAGCTTGGTACTATAAGGTTTTTACGTTATCGAATAGGTTATAGAAGTAAAAATTTATAGGCTATCAATTTATTTATGTTATAGGGTTATCAGAATACTTAGATTACATTTGCACTCTGCGATAGATGTCTTGACATACAATCGTCAATAATGAGCATCTGATAGATTTTGTTCTTTTTGATTATAGTAGATTGTTGTATTTTATAGATGTGGTCTATGGTTAGTTGCAACCAGTTATGAGCTTCTTATAGAGGTTTCAATTTATAGTGTAAAGTACATTCTCTTCTATTATAGATCTACTATAACTTTGGAAAGATACATTAATCTCTCTATATAGACTTTGATGAATGTTTATTGTAAACATTTGTTAATTTTTATAGATATTATGGGATGAATTACTTAGAAACGAAAGACACATTATGATCATTAGATCATGTCATAGAAGTTCAAACTTTCATGTGTTCATTTGTACTTAATATAGAGATAATTTAATATAACATGCAATCATTCAGAGCTAATATAGGTATTAGGTACATTAAGGGTTAATACAGTTTACACCACTATAGAAGTTTTAAACATTTAGGGAGGATACATTTTCTTGGATGATTATAGATCTCTTGATTTTTGTCCATACATTATTTTGTTTTATAGAAGTTGCGTAATCGGTATAGTCAGATTTTTTATATCTACACGTCTATAGTATATAACTCTATTCGTCCTTAGCGTATACCGTTATCTTACCACCACGTTCTCTGACAATATCTCCTAAGTTGGTATGGATAGTATACGTATCATCAAGTGTAGTAGTAATATCTACCTGTGTTAAATACTGAGGGAGCATATGGGAAGAGAGTTTATCTACAAGATCAGAATGGGAGATCTCTTCGTCATTATAAGTACAAGACTCTACTTCAATCTTTTCATAATCTGCAGGGAAGAATCTCTTAATAGAGTTACTTACTATATCGAACTCGTTAGTTGGTTCATCTTCCCCATGTTCTATTCTCTCTTCTACTATGGCATCTCTGATAGCCTCTTGAGCCTTCTCATCATTGAGTGTATCCAAGAGATAAGAATGGAGTGTATATAGAGAGGTAATGATCATAGACTTCTGTATATACTCAAGCTTATTCTTCTCTGCATCCTCTTTAGTTACAGTAAGTATGGCCTGTTCATTCATAAGCTTAAGCCTATATGTAGCAGGATCTACTACTCCTTGATCTATCTCATCATTTAACCGTTCTTTAAAGTCGTCCAACGTAGAGTAGTAGATATCATCTAGATTCTCTATAGCTTTAGAATAGTTGCTTATCTTCATGAGATTACCATCTGCTCCCATGATGTATACTATAAGCTCTTCTCCTGCCAACTCTGCTACTTCTTTGAACTCCTCGATATCTTCCAATGATGGGATCTTACTACCAAACCTAAACATATAATCACATTCTCTACTAGACTGCTCTGCAAACAATCTGTCAGAGTCTTTGTATAACGATACCGGCATGATAACAAGGTTCTTGATCTTCTTAGGCATAACTAGTTTACCCCTCTCAATATCTTATAATTTATATAGACGTCTCATACGTCATACTATACTAACCCATCTATAGTATTGGATCACATTAAGATAATACTATATAGATTGGAGGGCAATACAATGCCTAACACTCAAACAGATGATCTGTTGTTAGACTGTACTCTAGAAGTAGTATCAGAGGCTTATGCTAAAGATGATCTACTAGATGCTGAGTTAGAGTATATCAAACAACAGAATCAAGATATGGATATAGATGCTACTTTGGATATAGCATCTGAGAACTATATTGGAGATATAGATAGTACTCTTACTGTCGGAAGTAATAGATATAATGTGGGCAAGTTTATACTAGACTGCTCCATCAAAGTGCTACAACCATATGATCCATTACAGTATCAAGGATACATAACAGCATTCATGGATCTCGCTAAGGATATATCTACTACAGATCTCCCTTCTGATGTATCTATCTTTGGTACAGATATTCATAAAGACTTCTTATGCTCATTCAGCACAAGACTACTTGAGTGGAATGAAGATATCCATGGATATATCTATCTAAAGAAACCTGATGATACAGTATATGATCTGTTAGATGCATCTATGGAGTACTTCGATAGAGAGAATCTATTTGAAGATATACCATGTTCTCTAGTAGTACCTGAACAGATACTAATGGAGTTTGATGGTACTACAGCTCTTAAGAGAGAATCTATTAGATACGATATCCTTATGGGATCTAGTATAATGGATCAATCCTCTCTTGGAGAAGATATCGTACACGGTACTGTATACGTATTCCCAGATCCTGTAAATGATGTAATCATTGATGCAGGAATGAGATATGAAAAGAATGATTCAGTTACAGATCTGGATGCATTCATGTATCTAGAAACCAGTCTGTCTAGAGTAGAGATACCATGTCAGATAAAGGTTAAGTCTCGTAAGTTTATCTATTCACTCTATACTCATATGAGAGTAGTTCCTGGAGTCAACAAAGACATTCCTTGTACACTTACTGTATTCAATGATCAGATATGGGATATTGCTGGTAATCTTGATATTGGGCTTGAGAGAGTAGACCATGATCTCTTCCCACAAGTAGATCTCGAGTTAATGCCTTATGAAGTCAATGATATAGATGCTACTGTAAATATAGAACGAGTAGATACTAGAAAAGAAGTAGTCCTCTCAATGTTTGTTGTAGATCCTATCAATACAGATATTGAATGCACTATGGAGGTATTCACTCCGTATACTTATCTTCTTGAAGATATTCCATGTTCTCTCAATGTAGGAAATCCTGAATTCGTTGATATTCTTGATATGATGATCAATGTAGAAGGAGCTCTTACTATAAACAATGAGATTACATGTAGACTTGAAGTACTTAATGAGCTTATGCCTGCAAGGGTTGGTATCTTTGTAGATCCTCTGTGGGAATATGATCCATACGTACTCAAATCTAGTATAGCAACATTCTTGGATAGAATCTCTACTAAGAATGAACTCAAAGTTATCTTTGGTGGTAATCCTAGATCCAATTTGGATATTCAGCACTTCTGTGATATCTTCGGAGTAAGAAGAGAAAATCAGTTAGAAGTATTGATGGACTTCTGTCCTGCTCTTCCAATGGCTAACCAAGAGGCTATGCATAGATTTATCCAAGCTATGTGTACTTTCACCAAGGAAGAATATGAAGATCATCCATATATTGATAAGGTCTTCATCTTTACAGATATGCCTCATACTCATAGATCTACCATGCTTGTACCTCTGTTAGAGTTCTGCTATATGTATCGAATCCCTGCTACATGTATTACATCATCAGGAGACTTTATAGATACAACCCTAGCTACTCAGACAGGATATAATAGGGTAGAATACTTTGATCCTACAAAGAAACACATGTATTGGTTCTGGGGAGATCATGGAGAATTCTCCAAACACAGATCCATATTCAATACAGACTATATAGTGATTCCTAGAAAAGACTAATATACGGGGATAGGGATAAACTCCCTATCCCTTATCTTATCGGTAGTTATATACTATATCTATAGAGAATCTTGTTTAAGAGGGTTAAAAAAAGGAGTCGTGTTGAAAATGGTGTTCAGATTTGATTATGGTAGTAAGACTCTTGAGGATGATATAAAGGAGTATTATACATATGCTGCAGCTAATGCATGTGTTACCATTCCAGAGATTGCCGGTAATACTGCATATAAGAAGTATGCAGTATGCAAGGATGCTGACTACTTATGGGATGATGATGGAGAACTGGGTAAATGGTCCAAGTTCTACAATGATCTTATCCTAAAGAGAGTAAATATGCTTGATGGTTATGATAGCATACTCAAAGTTGAGTCACTGTATAAGGATGATATCCTTATCACATCCGGCAATATACGTAGACTTGGAGCAAATACGTCTCAGGTCATCTATCCGGTTATCGTCGAATCAGTAAAAGAGGTACACTACAACAATGGAGAACCCTATGTAGATTATATCTCTAAGAAGATCTTCCATGTTGGGTATACTATCACAAAGACTACTGATTCAAAGATATACATGGATATCGAACTCTTTGATAGCTATGGTAACGATAACATTCAGCTTATCAAGCTTAAGGAAGATGCATTAAGGATAGCATTTGATTACAAGTCTATTCCTATCCATGATCTCTCTGATATGGAGTGCGAGATATCTGATACCCATATGGTAACAGATGAGTCATTCTCCAGGGTTAATAAGTACATTGACTGGTGTCTGACCAACAATGAGGATTTGAGAGAAACCATCATCAATAGAACAGGGATATTTGGAGATATGCAAGATTCAGATGTTGAAGACAATGATGAAGTGTATTATCCTAGTATAGAGGATACTGCATCAACTATTGCATCATTGGCTATCATGCATATGAATGTGTCACTCTCCTATGATGATGACGCTTATAGGCCATTCTGTAAAGAGTTGGACAAATATCAGATTGATCATCTATCAAAGCGTAGGAATAGGTTGAATGAGGAGAGTAATACCTCTAAGTAACCCATATGAGTAGACTGTTTACACCCATGGAGATAACACTCCATGGGTTTATTTTTTCTAGAAAATCTCAATTCTCAAAAACAGCAAAAAATAAATTTAGGCTCTCATGCCTGAATTATGACAATCCGCATTAGAAAAACACCATTTTTTAAGGGGTAAACTTTTTTTCGATGATATACGATAGTAAAAAAGTTTACTTCATCTATCGATGAATCAAACTTGTTTTAGTCACTACGTGACACACATCGAAGATGTGTCTGTCACTGTGACCGACTGCTACTACGTCGCTTCATCGCTATCACCTAAAGGTGAATAACGATATCGCTAGCAGTAGGCATGTCGCTATGAGAACCTAAAGGTTCATCATAGTCGACTATGTCGCTACCGTATATCAATGATATAGCCTTCGAGTCTCATCTCTGATGATGAGTCAGTAAACTCTGACTCATTCATCTTCGTAGATGTAAATCTACTTAGATGATCTTCAGAAATGTCTCTCAGGTATATCAATGATATACTAGATTTTTTCGCACTAAAGTGCGATTAGGGGTTTTCAACCCCTATAACCCCAATATGCTTCGCATATCTCCAGGAGTCGAACGGATAACATTGATCAAGATCTTATATCCAGAATACTTTCCTCTGCTACCCACATCCCCTACCGGGGAGTGGGAAGGTTAACCTCATCAATGTATTTCTATACCTATGAATATCTTATATTCCAGAGAGTGTTCTCCTGAAATAATACTTATCAGATCTTATCCTGATCACAGGATTATTCTGGTATATATTCTCTGTCCCTCTTCCTGGATATGGGTTAACCTTCACATGTTACTCTACACCTATGGGGAACCACGGGTGTAACCCATCCAGTGTACTACAATGAGAGGTTATTGCGCGAGTTTGACTTTTTGACTAATTACCCAAAGAGTTATATATTATAACTATAGAAACCACAAGAACGTCTATAACAAAAGGAGTACATATCATGAAGAAAGAACAGTTTGAGGATTACAAGAGTTCAATACTCGCTGTAGCAAACACTATAGCAAACTTTAGACTTAGTGAGTATCTGAAGGACACAGACTCTCCTACAGATATTACTAAGATACTAGATAGGTGTATTGATAGTATAGCAGAAAAGGATACTGGATTTGTAAAAGGGAGTAGGTTCTATAACTTCGTTAGGAGCTATATCTTGAACTTGATCTATATAGATACCAAATTCGATATGGATGGGATAACGTATTGTATATCAGCTCCAATAGTGTATGATACCAATAATCCGAACAAAAAGATTCTATACAGTTGTTATATCACACGTCGTATAGATAAGAGGACCAATACTGTCGATAGCGTTATTATTGCTCCCATTATGGGATTTAAGAACGCTGACGCTGGTATTGGTAAAGTGTTGACAACAGAGAAGATGTATCTATACAATATAAGCAAGTATAATCTTGATACTCTTTATATCGCTATCAAGGATGCTATCAAAGCTACCATTGTAAACAAGATGAGTTTGATATTAGATAACTCATTTGATATCTCCAATATCGATAAAGCACTATCTGATATGACCATGCTTACTACTCTCGCATATATGAAAGTAGTAATACCAAGTGAGAACTATGCTGAGTTTATACAGCTAGAAGAGGAAGATAGTAAAGTATATGATATTACTGATATCAATAACATCATCTTCAATATCAATGCTATACTCTATAGTATAGGAACCAAGGATAAGGCCAAGTTGTCTAAGATTCTTGGAAAGATATCCGATATTCTCAAGGAAGAGAGTAAAAATGATTAGAATATCAAAATAACTACACATTTTGTATTATAATTTAATGGAGTAAGCCTAAATCAGGCTTACTCTTTTTTATAATTAAGAGATTTGCGATGATTATAAGGGAATAGAGACATGAATAATGAAATGATATCATATGATAATGAATATAAGAAGTCTGTGATTGCTATAATGAAGGCTATCACTAATGGCGGTATACTAGAAGAGTGTCAATACATTATAGATCCATTAGAGTATGCAAAACTTGTAAACCGTTTTATCATAAATAATCTATCCCATAAGGATATTCAACGGGATGGAAGAGTATATGATGTAGTAAGAAGACATCTTGTGGCTTTATTTAGTACAAAGATACAAGTTCGTCGTAATAGATTAAGTACATCTATGGATGCAGATGTATTGTACAACGTAGAAGATCCTAACTTATATAACAATATTGCTCTAAATTGCTCTATTTGTGCAGAATATACTATAGAATCTGGTTGGAAGGATATTGAGCTAACTCCGACCATAGTCTTAAGCTATAACAGTATAAAGAGCTGTATACCTACCAAACCAATCAAGATTGATACAAGTTACTCACATTCATTCTATGGGATATACAATGAAGCAAGGGAAAACCTTATAGAATGTATCGATAGTGATCAGGATATTAAGGGCAATATTGCCAAACTTACCAATATTGAGAAGCTCTTGGAAGAGATGGCAATGCTTGTTACTCTATTCTATATGAAAGTGATTATTCATAGAAATAACTATGATGAGTTCATGGGTATAGAGGACGAGTGCGATGATCATGCAACTTGTGTAGATAAAAATATAGAAGTTGGAGATGCGCTTATATCTCTATACAAACTGAAAGAGTATGGGGACAAGGCATTAGCATCTAAGGTTATTAGAGAGATACAAGATGCTATCGTCAGAATCTGTAAAGAAAATAATGTAACTCTCAAATAACTATATGTTTAGTATTCTAATTCAAGGGAGTAAGCCTGATTTAGGCTTACTCTTTTTTGTAATTAGACGATTTATACACAATTGTTTGTAAGGATACTGGTATATCTCTTATATTTGCGTATATAAGAAGAATAGTATAAGCATCATTCTATTGATTCTTTTTTCTATTCAACAACTATGCAGGAAGTTATATACTATATCATAGAAGAGAGATGTAACCACAATAGTCATGAGAGGAGACTAAATAACATGAAGAAAGAAGTATATGATCTGATACAGAGAACAGATGAGTTTAAACACATGGTGATAGATATCTTGCATGAGATCAAGTATGAAAGATCTCGTGATGGAGAAGAGGTATTCAAGAGTAAGATAACTGAGTATACAGACTATCCTGCATTTAATGTATACTCTGACCATGCATATGATATGATTACAGTAGATGAGTTCAGTTGTATGGATGATAAGAATGATCATATAGACATATCAACCTTTGAGACTAATCTCTTAATAAGTAAGAACAGATCATCAGATCTCAGCAGTATCTCTTATCTTGTAAGAGTAGAGGATATCATAGATGAATCTGGAGTGGATATCAACATGATTCTCACCCTACAGTATAATGATGATCATGCTATACAGATACTGATACCTGGAGTCAATATAAACCAATACAGTGAGGAAGATAACTTCTATATAGCGTTTGATGGTATTAGAACCGCTATCAGTACTGCTGTATATGGTAAGTATCATCATATTGATGATGAAATTGTACAGACTTTCTATGATAATGAACAGGAAGTATCTATGGAGGATATCATAGACAAAATGTCTCTCTTAGCACTCTTGCATTATTCTGCATCAATAGTGTACCACTATGATGAAGAATTCGCCAAAGAGTTCATGATGATAGGGAAAGAATAACCAAAAATCCATCCATAGAGTACCCCGCTCTATGGATTCTTTTTTGTCTAAAATCACAGATTTTTCAAAATCTCAAAAACATCAAAAAATGAATTTAGGCCCTCATGCCTGAATTACGCCACTTCACATTAGAAAAATACAATTTTTTAAGGGGTAAACTTTTTTTCGATGATATACGATAGTAAAAAAGTTTACTTCATCTATCGATGAATCAAACTTGTTTTAGGTATCCTTCGTATACCCTCATCTAAAGATGAGTCTATACTTGTATACCCGACTGCTATCCTCTAGCAGATCTCTATGCCTTTGGCATGAGATCGTTAGCAAGAGGACTAGCAAGCCGCTATGAGTGAGACTCAAATCGTCTCACATCATAGTCGACTATGTCGCTACCGTATATCACTTGATACATCCTTCGACTTTCATCTCTGAAGATTCAGATCTTTATAGATTCAATCTGTAAAGAAAGTCTTCATAGATGTATCTCCGAAGTATCAGTGATATACTACAGTTTTTCGCACTAAAGTGCGATTAGGGGTTTTCAACCCCTATAACCCCGATTTAAGATCTTCTTCTATACGAGTAAAGATCAGTAGTTGTTCTCTTGGAGATATATCCAGTATACCTCTCCTCTGCTTTCATCCCTAGCGGGATGAGGGTGTCCTCAATGGTCTATCTATTCCAGCTATACTTCAGATAGTTGGTATATTTTCTGTTATACTGGGATATTGATCTATTGTCTCTATCTCTGGGGTATATACTCCCTATCCCTCTTCCTGGATAGGGTTAACCCTCACATGTTAATCTACAGCTATGGGGAACCACGGGTACAGAGTCTCCAGTGTACTACAATGAGAGGTTATTGCGCGAGTTTGACTTTTTGACCTTTTAAAGAAAATATGGTAAATCTTACCCCATTAGGAGTAAGATAGAGAACTGGGATATGGTTATATACTATAATCATGAAAGGAGTTTTGATATTATGGAAACTACAAACAAGAAGAGTACATTCTATGATGCAGTATATGAGACTACAGAGCTATTATTGGATTTTCAGAAGGCTCAACGTCGTACTATCGATAGAGAGGAACCAACTACTATTAGGGAGAAGATTGAATGGTATATGACGGACTGTGATCAGTATACACTAACTCTTGATGATATTGGTACCAGGTATGATTGTACAAAGTATACCAATCTTATCAAGCGGTATATGGGACAACTCACGTCTACTTGGGCTAAACAAGAGGCTGGTCGTAGCGTGTGTAAGTTCTATGCTGATATGGGAAAGATAGACCGGCCTATCATTACAATAGACCACATCTATATTGACAGAGTATCATTTGGTAGCAACATCGAGTTCTTGAATGATGGTACTATCATCATCAAGGTATTCATGGATGTAGTTCATTCACTCAAGACGTATCGATTTAATCTTGCTAATATCCGCATAGATGATATCAATAGCTCTAGCTATGATACTACATACTATAGCTTGTTCGATATGGTTATTGCATCTCTTAGAAACGTAAGTGGTAAGGATGTATATGCGGAATCTATTGATACAACCGCCAATATTATCAGTAGGATTGTCATAGCTAAGTTCTTAACCCTTATTGTAGGAAATAAAAATGGAGATTCTATTCTCTATAGATTCGTCTATGGTGGTATAAAGTTTACTATAGATGAATCCTCATCTTATCCAATCACTATCACAGTCAAGTCATCCAAATATGAGACCGTAATAGAAGAGGTTGAAGATAAAGAAGCCCTACATAAATTGAGCGCTTCTAGAGATCTAAATATCATATCGGATATCTCTTGTCTTGGTAGGGCGGAGAAGAATAGGATCGATGACAGGATGCCAAACGATCTATATATTTCCAATATGAGTAGTATCATAAAGGGAATCAAGTATAGAGCTTCACTCTATCCTGAGCTGAATAGTAAGTACTGCAAAGCCATTGCCAAGAATGTTAATGAACTTGCCGCAGTTGCGGCTGCAACCATGGTAATTGGAAGCGAAGGTATCGATAAGAAAAAGGAACTATCCTTTCAGGTTGATATCAAAGATATCTATGGGAATACAGAACCAGTAACCATCTCTATCTTTATAGAGGATAATGGTTATATGGTATCCTATACCAATAGTGATATCATCAAAGGTAGATATTTTATACCATTTGTAAGTTCTGCATACTATTGTAAGATGTTCCAGGATGGATACTACTCAGTATTCAGTAAAGTGGATGATATGAAGGAGTCTATCTACTATCAATCTAAAGATATCGATATCGATCATTTCAACTTCATCAAGAAGAAGCTTCAGGCTCCTATTGTGAAGAATGGTACTAAGATAGATGAAGCCTATATGATGAGGAAACCACTTATAAGTGCTGCTGTATATGTAACACTTGCATGTATTAACCTCATATCTCATAATGATCGTAAGATTATTGTGATTGATAGTGATTTACTGCGTTAATCGGATTCTAATTCAAGGGAGTAAGCCTGATTTAGGCTTACTCTTTTTTGTAATTAAGAGATTTATACGCTTAAGTGTGAATAGACACTGGTATAGTGCTTAAAATGCTTATATGAAAGGAGTTTTACAAATATGGACAAAAACAAAGAACTCGAAGCTATAGAAGACATGATCGACTATGTACGAGCTAAGGGGATATTTGTCAAGTCAAAGAAAGATATGACAGATATAAGCAATCTTCTATTTGGCACATTCTGTGAATGTAAGACTGAATACACGTTCAACGTATTGAAGCATTGTAATGACTTTGTGAATAGTGTTGTATTCAATAGACTTCCTGAGGTTGCTAAGGGTATAGAGGTCAATCAAAATGAAAACCAATATATCATGTTGGATAATGTATTCAACCCATCATTCAATAGCGAGTTTGGTGGTGGATTGATTGATGATCTCAATGCACTCAACAAGTTTCCTAATATCTATTCAGACAGCTTTATCATGATGGAGATAATGTTGGTGAACGCAGATAAACCAAACGATCTTGCTAGAATAGAATATAGATTCTTGGTATTGGATTCAGATATAACAAAGCGTAGTATAGATCTTAGTCTATGTGATAATGAGAAATGGCATAAGATGTTTCTATCTAAACAACCAATCAAAGATACCAAAGGATACTTCAAGTCTTATATGGAGCATATTCGAGAGACAGTAGAGTCATCTGATATCAAGAATATCTTGATTGAGAGATATCATACTTTAGAAGAGGATGAAGATCAAATGGTAGAAGACTTCTCATATCTCTTACTATGCATCTTCTGTGCATATGTATCTGTAGTCATAAGAACTAGTGAGACATATAAGATTCCTCTCTGCAGAGAAGAAGACTGATGTTATTCATCTTCCGTTTTCTAATGATTCTGAGATTATATACTATATGAATGGAGTATATCTGTTGGTAGTATACTCCAAGAGTGTAGTGTTATTGTCTTAAAGAAGAAAGTGAGGAGTTTATCCATGGACGGTTACATGCAGGCAGCAAAGAAGATGTTGGTTCTCATCGACAAGTTTGACAAAGAGGATTTGACAGACGATGACAAGATGAGGGAATTGGACAACAAGCTTAGAGAGATCTATTCGAACAAGAAGTCTATGTATGCTGACACCATTCTGCATAACTATGCGCAGATCATGGAGGTCATGCAGGCTACGGAAGAGCAGACAAAGTTACTCTTCTCTGAGAAGTTCAATATCAATGGCTTTGCGTACTACGAAGATGAATACTATAAGATCATCGACAAACTCATTGAACTTGGCGAGATGGATACATTTCATATGAATCTCGAGATAGCATGTTGGCACAGTAATGAGACCCACACAGATTTTGAGTGGACTATTGACTACACCACATATCTTGAAGATGGCGTTGAGGATACAGACTCCTTGACAGATGATTCGTATTTGGTCAATGTAATTGCCAAGAATCAGCCCATCTCTTCTAATGCGGCATTTAGAGAGATCGACTTCATTCTCGATGTGATCAACCACTCTCCGAATCTGATCAATGTGATCAAGACTCGCTTCGTAAAGAAAGAAGAATACAGTGACAAGGTATTGAATATCCTTGCAGTGCGAATCTTCTATCTGTTCCACATCATTGCAACGCTTGTTGTATATGGGGCTACAACAGAAGCTACGAAGGTTCTTGAATTTCCAGTTGTTGCTATCGAGAACAAGTATATCTATGAGACTGAGGGTTAATCCCTCGCTATAGATATACATAGAGTGCTGGTCATACATACCAGCACTTATTTTTTATGGAAAGTGAGTTGTACAGAGTATGTATCTGATCAATGCTATAGGGATCAGGTTTGATCTATCATATGAGAAGGTAGATAACAAAACTACCAATATTAGATTATCTATCAAGGCGTTCAACAACTCTATATCTAATAAAGACTTAGATGAAGAGTTATATAGCAATAGCAAAGACTTTTCTTTTGATGATAATGTATCATCTCATATATCATTGTTGTCTACTTCTATGAAAGGCTTGTACGAAAATTGTATTAAGGGATTGAAAGGGTTCTCAGGAGTAGAAAAGTCAGAAGCTTCAAAAGTATTCTTCTTTAGAGAGATAAACAGGATGGCTTCTGCCTTCTTTGTTGATGATATACTTTCCCTTACAGATAAAGGCACACTATCTACAATCACATTGTTTACCACTGGAAACAGAGGTTGTTCTGTATATGGAACCTTGCCTGTGTCAATAAAGGTATATGCAAGTGATGGTAGTATAAATACAAGGATAACATGTACCCATCCAGATATAAATGGCCTTGTACTAGTAGATTACTCTCATAGCAAGAAACTTACAAAGCATAAGAAAGATATGACTGTGTACCTTGTCAAGTATCCAGAATCCTTTATCAAATCTATCAATTCAGTTTCTAGATCTGTCCTTACTATGCTAAATACTGTAGACCTTCCAGTCAATCTAGTATTAAAGAAAGCAAGTGATTTAAGGAACACTATATGCTTAAATATAGACGAAGCATATGATCAATGTAAAGTATAAGAATCAATAGAATATAAGGTAAGGAGATTATCCCTCCTTACCATCTATTTTTTTTTCTATATGGGAGTGAGCAGATAATGTTTATATCCGAATCTATTAAGAATATGGCCAATAGTATTTGGTCTACATCTAATGCACAAAAGGACGATAAGAAGGCTCCAATCTGGATGAACAAGATCTTGACTCTATTTGCATCTACAAGAGAAGAACAGACTAAGATTGAAAAGGTATTCTCTGAGAATGCTAATCCAGAAGAGCAATATAACTTATATCACAATGATCTTAGGCTCAATGCTACAGGCAGATCAAACTTCACTGCTATAGACTCCAATAAGGGAGAAGTAGAGTTAAACTCATATTACCTTATAGCATATATTGGTACAGTTAGAGAGGATATGAAGTCTGTACTTCTTAACTTGAGATATACAGCATCATTGGAACCAAATGGAGAGTATAGTACCTCAATCCTTATGGATATATCCAAGTCTTCCTCTATAAGCCCATTGAAGGAGAATGTCATCACTGATACATATATTGTACCATATTATCCAGAGGTTGGTGCAGATAGTCTTGTTCTTAAGAGTGATCTTATGAAGTATATCACCAATGATCTCATTCCTCTTCTTATAAAGCATGAAGTAATCTCAGTAGATGATTATTCAGAGATTGTCTCTACCTCTAATAAACTCTATAACACAATAAAGATGTTCCTCAAGTCTATAGACAAAGATGGTTCGTTTATAACACAAGGGGAAGTAGAACATGATAGAACCAAATAGGATAGATATATCCTTCAAAGTTCTCTTTGACTATACTAATACGAGGTTTATGCTAAAGGCCTTCTTACGCCATATGGGTAAACTCTATGTGTATAAGAAGCACTATGTTGTACCACTGTCTGATTGTATAGGATCTCCTATGATATCTAAGATAGGACTTAGAAAGTTTGTTCATGGATTGAAGAGAGACATGTCTAAACCATTTGGTCAAGAAGTCTTATCTTTGAAGATGGATTATGACAAGATATACAACTACATTGAGACTGCTAGACTAAATACAGTACTTCATATGAATATACCGATGGAAGACAACGAGGTGTAAGGGAATGAACTTACTGAACAAGATACTTGGCAAACCAAGTGATGAAAGCAAGATAGAGAAGAGTAAGATCAGCAGATCTAATAAGAGATCAATAAATATCTTCGACAATGTACAAGTTACCATCATTGATGTATCTCCGAACTTGTACTTAGTTCATAGAGCTGCTAGAATCTGTGTAAATAAGCCTATTGATAATACATTAGAAGAGCGTAAGAAGTATATCAAGAGATTGGCTGCTATGGGACATGAGTCTCCATTAGAGCATTCTAATATCGTAGCAGTTATAAGTGTAACCAGAGAATATATCGAGTCACTCTTGTCTATACTTGAACAGGCTAAGTATGTAAACACTTATCTCTCTACCACTATTCAAGATGGAAGAACTCATCTTCTTATTGGTGGTTCTATTAGAGGATTCATCCATCTTGTAAGAGAGTTTAATAATAGACTCTATGCACTTCCCGTAAAGGATTCTTATAATAAGGCTTCATATGCTCTAGAAGCATTGAAGGAGATTCTCTATCTTACAACAGAGAAAGAGTTCTTGATCTCCCTTTCTAAACTCAATCTTCTTGATGAAGATAGATGTAATTATGAGCTCCCAGCTCCTATATCTACTAATGCTACATATGAGGATGGAGAACTAGTAGATGAAGAGGCAGTAGTTGTAGACCTTGGAGATCCTAAATATAAGACAGGTGAACGAGTAGATCTGGTATATGCTCAAGATGTGCACAAGGTTGCTAGAAGAATCAAAGAGTTTGGATTCAATCTTGTAGATGCATACAAGGTGTGCACTATGTCTTTTGTATTCCATAATGTATCTAGATCTTGTGCTAATCAGATGACTCGTCATAGAGTTGCCATCTCTCAAGAGTCTCAGAGATATTGTAAAGTGGATACAAGTGATGAGCATAACTTTGTAGATCCAGTTACTATGCAAGCTGATGGGAGATATAAGGATCTAGATAGATCGATACTCTATGATGAAGATGGGGCAGTATACAAAGCCAAGAAGGATATGTTTAAATCTTATGATAGCCTTCTTAGTAATGGTATAGTAAAAGAAGATGCACGAGCATGGTTACCAATGAATGTAACCACTAAGCTTATGATGACTTTCAACTATAAGAACCTCATTCAGTTCATAGATTTAAGAACGTCTCCTGGAGCTCAGTATGAAGTAAGATTAGTGGCACAAGAAATGAAGAAACATCTTGAATCTATTTCTGACGATTATTCCCATCTTCCTATAACTACTCCTGCTGCTATAGCCACAGAGGAGCTTGTAGAAGAGTCTGTTACCGAAGCTCATGCATTAGAGATGGATGCTGATGAAGTGATAGAGACAACCCTTGAAGATATGAAACCACTTGATATCAAATCTGAAGAGGGTGCTAAGGCTTATATAGAAGCCCATGAAGAGTTGCTTAAGATAAAGGAAGAAGATATCTAATCCTTCTTTCTTTTTTCTTATAGATCTATTTTTACTCTATAAAAGGAGAAGACACTATGACCAACAAAGAAGCTACGCAGCGTACCAATGGAAACAAAAGTTATCGTAACAACAGAGGTCCTGCAGTTAGGTTCACGAATGTAGTAAAGGTATTTGATTCCTTTAGTGATGGGTATGCTGAGCTTCTTAAGCATATTCCTGAGATCAAGGCATACTGTGGAGAAGATCTTCTCTATGATGCTGTGATCGGATCACTTCTCAATACAGTTAAGAATAACTTCCCGAGCATCAGCAATCCGAATTATCCTAATACGATTGCAGCAAGTATTGATGCTCATGAGGTTGGGTTCAAGACAGACTCTAACATCTCATTCGGATGGAGAGAGACTTTTGATCGTGCAAATGCTAAAGTCATCTTCAAATTCCGTGTGTCTTTCGCTAATATTTCCACTGCTCAGAAAGAGATCCTTACTTCTATGGAAGCAGATGGATGGAAGAATGTGGAGTTTACCAAGCAGAGTCGTTTCTGGAATAAGAGTGTAGAGAATCGTAATGATCGCCCTTCTTATAAGAAGAACAATAACCAACTTCCTGAGTTCATCTCTCCGAAACGTGAAGAGAAGAAAGAGGAAGAAGTATCCAATACTACTGAAGTAGTAGAGGAAGTAACAACTATTGTTGTACCAGCAGATCCTGCTGCTGAGAATACTATGGCAGAGGCTTTCAAAGAGGCTCAAGAGAACAAAGATTCTGAGTAATCTATACTACTAAAAACCTTCAAACCCCTATTGGTTTAGGCCAATAGGGGGAATTTATTGCCTTTGACATCGGTGTAAATCACTAAGGGAAGGAGGTACGGTATTATGTCTTCTAACGCAATAGCTAGCTATCTCAAGAATCTAGGAGCTTCTATTAAGTATGCTGCTACAGAAGTTGTTAAAGATCAGATGCCTGTTAGCACACAGTTTGTGTCTACCAATCAAGATGTATTCAAAGATGTCTATAAGACTATTCAAGATGCTCGTGTTGGTATTCCTAGACTGTCTACTATACAGAACAATGTCATCTTTAAGAGTGTTGGCAGAGGACTGGAGAATATCAAATCAGACGTTATGTCTGGTAAGTTCTACCACCCAGAAAGAGAAGACCCTATGGCGTCAATGGGATCATTGCAGACCATTATGGGAGCTCTCGGTGGTATGGGCGATGAGTTCAAAGAGCTAATGGATATTCTTGGGGGAGATTTCGGCGGAGAAGAAGAGGGACAGACAGAACAGCATCCTGAGTATATGATTACTAAAGGCGATGCATTAGTATCTGCAACCCTTATCAGATCCAATGCCCAATCTACTAACGCTATTGGCAAATTGATGACTCGTCTTAGTGAGAACCGTACTAAAACTACTAAAGCCATTGCTGATATGCAGATGATGCAAGGAGCTAGATCCCTTGCTGTTCAACAGCATGGGTTTAACTCTATGGCACAGGGATTCAATGCACTCATTGATTTCAATAATCAAATCATGAGAATTCATGTGCAGAACTCTACTAAGTTCTATCAGACAATGACAGATCTGAGTAGAGACACTAATGCTACTCTGCATGCAATCCATGATATTCAAGAAACACTTAGAAATGCTCAGTCTCCTGATCCTAAGGGATTCAAGTCTGAGGCTTTCAATATCAAGGAAATGTTTAAGGGCGGTCTTAACCTTAGGCAGTATACAAACATGGTTAAAGACAACATTAAGAAGTCTCCTATGTTTGCTACCTATAGTATGGTTATGGCACTACCTTTCATGCTTGAACAATTAGTAGCCAATCCAATGCATGCATTAGCTAAAGGTGGTATAAGTGCCTTAATGGGTGCACAACTACAAGTAGCAATGCAGAGATTGGATAAGACTATTGCTGGAGCATTCAGTACAGCAGCTGCTAAGCTGTTTGACTTTGGTAAGCAGAACTCTAATACCTTCTTAGGTAAAGTTGCTCAGATCTTTGGATTTAAGCAGCAAGATAAGAAGCTTAGTACTGTAGATGCTAGTAAGTACCATAGAGGCAATATGTCTTGGAATGGTATTGCTCAGAAGAGTCTTGTGGAAGTAATTCCTGCTCATTTGAGAAGAATTGAGGCTGCTCTCACTGGTCAAGGTGAGAGACTCATGAACTTTGAGACTGGTAAGTGGACTTCTGCTGTAGCAGTTAAGAAGTATGAGAGAAACCTTGATAACGAGCTTACTAGAAATGCTACAGATCCTATTGCTAGACAGATGAAAGCCATCCTTGGTTCTAATAGGTATTCTAATCCTCAACAGCGTAGGCAGATGTCTAAGGCTATTGATGAGATGATGAGGGGTATCTATTCTAGAGGTTATGTAGACTTCGAGGATATCAACCTTAATAAGAATAATAAGTATGGTAATGAGGGACTTGTACAGCTTCTTGCTGGCGTTCTTCGTTCTATGCCTACTCATGAACTTACTGGGGTTACAACTCGTATCGGAGATGCAAAGCGTGCCAAGGGTAATATGATCCAAGCATCTGGTGGTCTTGAGAACTATGGTCCAGCTGCAGAACTGATCAGTGGGGGATTACAAGGATCTCTCACCAAGAGAAGCACGTTCTACAAGAATGCTCTTGGTGGAAACTTTGGTATTCCTCTTCTTACTGAGCTTACTGACAGCAGAGGATATACTCTCTATGATTATCAGAGTATGATTCTTGATGAGCTTCGTCTTCATAGAACTGGACATGGTAGACGTGGTGGTGGAAAGAGAGGAAGAGCCTCTTCTGGAAGATCCACTGCTACGGCAGCGGCCGGATCGGATGATGGTCCCCCCGGTCCACAACGATATACATCAGATCCTGCAGATAAAGCTAGAAGAGCAGAAGCTGCGTTTGAGTATGTAAATGAAAGATATGCTAGACGAGGTCTTGGTGTAGGACAAGGCTCTGTAACCATTGATCTTGATCAGCTGATGAAGAATCCTAAGTCTAAAGAATCCCAAGTAATGATTGCTCAGGTTCTTGGGCTTGCTAAAGATAATCGTCAGTTTAAGGATGATTCCGAACTTGCGGCTAATTCAAGCTTCCTTGATGGGATGCTTGGTAGAGAAGATGGCAAGGCTTCTAGCTCCAGTATAATCGATCAGTTACTGAAAGCTAACTCCGTTGGAGAGAAGTTTGATGTAATTCAGAAGAATATTGGTGCTCTTGCTACAGCTCCAGCAACACTTCTTGCAGGAGTTATCTCTAAAGCAGATGCTGCAGTATATGACGTACTGTTTGGCAAAGATACTGGTGAGAAGGATGAAAAGGGAAGACCTATCTTAGGTATCTTCCATAAGATGACCAATGAAGTTGATAAAGCCATGGAAGGCCTCAATGAGAGTATCAACTCGATTGGTAGAAAGATCAAAGAATTCTTCACTGGTAAGAATGGTATTGGTTCTTGGATTAAGAAAGGCCTTAGTGTCTTAGGATTTGATGTAGATGAACAGATGGCGAATCTCAAATCTACCGCTAGACGCTATGGAAGAAGAGTCTTTAGTGGAGCCAAGAACGTTGCTAAGAGTATTGGTGGAGATATCCACAATGCTGTTATGGGTACCATGCATGACATGGGAGTCGTAGACAGCGAAGGAGGATTCTCTTTTGGATCTCTGTTTGGTGGAGGTCAACAAGTACCAACACATGCTAGAGGAACCAAGAGAGTTCAATCTGCTGGATTGACTTTCATATCTCCTGGCGAAGCTATCATTCCTGCACATCTTAATCCATGGAATCCTAATAGGAATACCGTAGATATAGGAAGTCAGCAGAAGAATGAAGAGAGACTTAGACAACAGTTTTCCTCTAAGTTCAAGAATGAGTTTGCTAAACTTGGAGACTCTATTCCTACTAACGCTACTGGTACTTCTAATACTGCTGCTCAGTTGATCATTCAGCAGTTGAACAGGTCTGGTCTTACTGCAAAAGAGATCAACTCTATTATCAATGCTAAGAATGATGCAGAGCGTAATGCTGCTATAGATAGAATCATTGTAAATCACAATGGTGATTTTGAGATTAAGCAACAGCTTAGCAATCTAGAGAGAGTTCTTACCGATAGTAGGTTTGCTAGAGCTGCTACTAGACTTAGAGCAGGTCAAGGTGTTAGAACTAGAGATGGAAAGATATCTCTAAGATCTATGACAGAGAAAGGTGTAGCTAATGCGTTAGACATAGATACCCTTTCTGGATATAATTACACAGCCCTTGGCAATATCAGAGAGATGATGGGCAAAGAAGGATATCAGATGATGTCTGACGAAGAAATTGGTCAGAAGAAGTTTGCTGTCCGAGAAGGTCCTACTACTGGTATTAGACAGGGTATGCTACAGGCATTTGGTACTGATCCTGTTAAAGCAGCAGAGATGTCTCGTAATTATATCATGAAGAACTCCTTTAGTTTGGCCAAGGGCGGGGCAATTGGAGCACTCCTTTCGGCCGTTTTCCCTCTTGGAGGTCCACTCATGGGGTCCCTCATTGGGGCAGGAGTTCAAACGCTTTCTAAGAGCGAAAAGTTCCAAAAGTACATGTTTGGCGATGTCGTCAAAGATAAAGATGGGAATGAGAGACGTACAGGCGGTCTTGTTTCTAGACGGGTAATGGATATCTTCGAGAAATATGCTCCTGATATGAAGAAATACGGAATAACAGGTGCTATTGGAGGATTGATTACCCCATTTGGTCCTCTTGGTGGTGCAATGATTGGTGCTGGTGCATCTATCATTAAGAACAACAAGAGAGTCAATGACTTCTTCTTTGGTGACAGTACGGGTCTTTTAAATAAAGATAGAAAAGCTGCTATTAAGAAAGCATTCCCGAATATGGGAGCTGCTATGCTTGGTACTTTCTTCTTAGGGCCTTTTGGTCTTCTTGGAAATGCTGTATTGGGTGCAGGTATTGGTCTTGTATCTACAACAGAGACTTTTAAGAAGATTATGTTGGGTGCTAAGGGTAGAGATGGTATCAGACGTGGTGGTATCGCTGGTGCTATTCGTAGACAGATCACCGACCCATTCAAGAATACCATGATGAAGATGGGCGATGACATTGCTAAGTGGTTTAGAGATGATATAGTTAAACCAGTTGGAAGAGGTATTGTTCCTATAGGTAAACTTATGGGAGGAATGGTCCAACGTGGTACCAACAACCTATTCAATTACATTGCTAGAACCTTTACTAAGAAGGGTACAGGAATTGCCAGACTTGCAGATAGATTCCTCGGTGGAGTAAGAAGAGCTGGTGGTTTAGGTAAGTGGATAGGAAAGAATACTGTTGGTAGGCTTGGAAGTGCAGTTGCCGGTGGTATCGGTAGGCTTGGAGATGCGGCAGAGAGATATGCCATTATGAATGGCTATGGAAACATGTACTCTGCTAAAGAGCGTCTCAATTTCTATGATAAAGAAGGCATAACTGGCACATCTCAGGTTGCAGCTGATCAGGCCATGTCGGAGATGGATGAACAGACTCTGTCCAACAATGCTAATATTCTCTCTGCTATCAGTGGCCATCTAAATGGTGATCTTGATAGAGCTATTGAGAACCAGAAGCTTGAAGAGACTGGTTATTTTGAGAATGATGCTATAAAACTTAGAGATTCATTAGAAGACAGCTCTGAACAGCGCAATGTCATGAAGCTAATGTATTCTCTTAAGGATGGTCTTGAAAAGGGCAAATATGATGCTGTAAATGCTGATGAAGCTGCTAGAGAGATCATAAATGCTAAAGGTATAAGCCAAGAGTCTAAACGTAAACTGGTTGCTATGTTTAAACAGGCTCATGGAAACGTATTGGATGCTGAAGGCAGACGCAGAGTTGCCAAAGATAAGAAATACCTCCATGGTCAGTTAGACAATATCAGAGAACAGTTTGGTCTCGGTAATATCTCCGACAAAGACCTGTTGAAGATGATTCCATCCTTATCTCGTAATCTAACCAATGAGGTTGATGTACGTAGATATGCAGATGAAGAGAATAAGTCCAAAGCTACTTCTACAGCATCTAATAGTATAACCGATATGGTTAATGGTGCTATTAAAGACGAGAACCTTACTGATGCAGAGCGTGCATCACTTCAGATAGAGAAAGAAGCGCTTGATTCTCAGAAGAAAGCACTTTCTATCAGTGAGATGATGCTGCAGGAACTCCAAGCACTCAATGCTACCCTTATGGGAGAGAGTGTAGGAACCGTATCTCGTACGCATGGTATGACCAAGTCTGCTATAGATTATATGCGTAAGCAGAATAAGGTTGCAACAGATCAGTTTGGAACTTCTGCTAGAATACTAGAAGAACGTAATGAGTCTCGCAGAAAGGAATATGCCGCTAGATTCGGATTCAACGAAGGTGGTATATTAGCAGGTGCAGATAAGGATGCTAGAAACACCATTATCGATGCATATGATAATACCAACCGCAATAGTGATATCAAGGATCTTGCTAAGTATCTTGAAGCTTTAGAAGACTCTAGAAAAGATCGTGGATTTAAATCTTCTATAGAAGATCTCCCACAGATTATAAAACTCACAGTAGAGAAGGGACCTCAGAAGACCAGACGCATACTTGCTCTTACAATGCTTGGCTTTACAGTTCCTAAGAACTGGTATAAAGATCTTGTAGATATGAGCGAGACTGGCTTCATGGCACTTCAGTCTGTAGCATCTGTAAGTAAATCTCTTGATTCGGTTGGTAGCCTTAGAGACTTCATGGCTATGGGTGATGATAAAGAGGGAAGACTTGCTGCTAAGATTGCTATGATGGCTGCTAATGTAGATATCGCTAAAGGTGGCGATAATACTATCAGCAACAAACTCGGAAGCACTCTTGGTATGGATGACTATCGGGATATCATTGAAAATGATGCCGTTAGAAAACAGATGAGAATGGGAGCATCATTCCAAGACATGTACGACTCTGGAATGTTTGCTGGATCCTCTCCGTCTGGAGATATGCTCAATACTACTGATATGGGATTAGCTCCTATATCTAATGCTAATAAGTCTCTTAAGGGTGGCATACTTGGTGCTGCTAGTAGGTTTGGTGGCCATGTAGGAAACACCATTGCAGGAATTGGTTCTGGAATAGCTAGTGGATTCAAGGCTGTCATGCCTGGTACTACCTATATGCGACAGTCTATCGAGAGACTTGGTAATAGAGCATTTGCTAACTATATACCAAATGCTGGTACTCAGGCTACATATCTTGCAGCAGGATTAACTGGTGCTGCTCCTAGAAGTGCTATCCAACAGTACATGGGTAACATGTATGGATATCAGGCTAGTGATGCTGGACAGTTTGAAGCTGGTATAAATTCTGCTAATAGTAAGCTTTCTGCAGATGAGTTCATGAAGATGAGCGAGTCTAGACAGATTGCTTATATTATGAGATCTAATGAAGATGAAATATCAAGGATGGTTCTTACAGCTCCTAAGGATGCTCAACCATACTTGTGGGATAGACTTAGAGATCTAGAAGCTAGAATAGCACCTCCAGTTCATGCAAGTGGATTGCTATCTAGTGGTCTTAGCAGTATTGGTGGATTCCTCAAAGATGCTGGTAAATCTCTTATCGGTGGAGCCTTTGGTTTAGATAAGGATGGAAAGAAGCTTGATGAGGAAGAATCTAAACCTGATGAAGCTGCTCAAGAGGCAACTCCTCATGCAGTAATGGGACCACCCATGGATGTATCTTCTATGGCCGCGGTTGCTAAAGCAGTTGCTGGTTCTATGGATGGTGAAGGAGCTAGTGGCGGTATTACCAAGAATGCAGATGGAACAATGATTGTTCCTACTGGTACTGGTGATATTATAGAATACGGAAGATCTAAGATTGATGGGGCATATATGAAGTCCCAATCTAAGAACAACCTCATGGTTGAAGCTAAGATCAAGAAGAGAGATGAACTGCAAGAACGTTCAGTCGCTGCTCTTGAAGGAATGGCCAAAGCATTTGGTGTTCAGCTTGCTGGGGCTGCAGGAGCTGCTGGTAAGAAAGCTGGTAGTGGTCTCTTTGATATGCTCAAAGATCTTGCTACAGCACCATTTAAATTCCTTGATAGCCTTCCATTAATTGGAGCACTCGGTTTAGGAACTAAAGCCCTTAGTGGGTTAAAGGGCCTTGGACAGTTTGCCCTTGGCAAGGCTGGAGATCTATTCGCCAAATTGCCAGGAGTTTCTTCTGCAAGAAAATCTCTTGGAGGGCTGATTAATAAAGGAGGACTAGTAGGAGGGATTGCTGACAAACTATTTGGAAGGTTTGCTCTAAATCCTACTACTGTTGCTAATAAGGGTGGTCAGCTTGGTCTTGACTTTGCTGGACAAGCTGCTGGTAAATCTGGTGGTTGGCTAGGCAAAGCTGCAAACGCCTTTGGTAAAATTGGTGGAAAATATGGCAAGCTTGCTGCTGGTGTATTAGGGGCTGGTGCTGCACTGTGGGGTGGATCTCATCTCTTTGGAGGAAATGACGACGAACCTATTCAGTATGGACAAGACCCAATGCAAGTTTCCACTAGGGGTCAAATGCGTGAGCAAGGTTTAACTGATGAAGAAATAAATATCATGCAAACCTATGCTATGCATGGTGCACCTCCAGAAATGGCTATGGAAGCTATAATGGCTCGTAGGCAACAACTACAAGCTGAAGGTATAGATCCGAATAGCGGAAACAAGTCTTGGCTTGATACTACTATCAATGCTGTTGGAAATATTGGAGGAATGGCTGCTGGTAGTCTTATAGGACGCAAGTTACTGAAGAAGCATCCTCTTATTGGTACTATTCTTGGAGCTACTATTGGTGAGACAGCTGGTGATGCTTTAACTGGCGGAGATTCTCCAACTATTGGTGGAATGATTGCTGATGGTGCTACTAATACAGCGCTATACAATGTCGGCAATATATACAGATTCACTAAGAATAAACTCTTTGGTAGTGGAGATGAAGCTGCCAAGAGTTCTAAGTCTATGAAGGGTATAGTCGATGGATTCAAAGAGTATACTTCTAAAATAGGTGGAAAAGCATCTAGTGCTATCTCTACTGCTAAATCTGCAGCAGAGACAACAGTTAAGAAGGGCGCAGAATTTGCGGGCGATGCAAAGGATGCTATGGTCAAAGCCCAACCCTACATTGAGAAGATCTCTGATGGTCTTAAGAAGGTATATAATGGAGCTAAATCGTTTATACCTGATAAGGCATTGCCAGCAGTTAGCAAGTTCTTTGAGAAGATTCTTGAGAATGTAGTCAAACCAGCAAATGTTGCTAGAGCTGCATCAAGGATTGTTAGACAAAGTGCCGCACTTAGTGCTGGAGCTGCTACACTTGGTGTAGGATACTTAGCTGTTACAGCTGGATTTGCTATAGCTGACTTCTATAGAGGCTATAGCAATGCAGATGAACTCTTTAAAGTCAAAGAGGGATATGCTACAGAGCCTATGAAGATAGCAGCTGGTTTGGTATCAGCTATCAATGGTGCCATTCCGGTACTTGGTTGGTTCTTACCAGATGATTGGGTACTTGAACTTGCTGTTGAATATATAGGGCCTGTATTTGGATTCTCTAAGGAAGATCTAGATAAAGCAAGAGCAGGTAATGATCCTCATGAGAGTGACAGCATAACTGATAAAATCTCTAAGGGCGTAAGCACCCTTGCAGAAGATGCTTCTGACTTAGCTAAGAAAGCTTTCAGTTATACGCCTATAGGTATGATGGCTACATTTACCCAGAAGGCTGCTGCATTGGTGACTGGATCTAACTATGTAGAAGACTCTGGTAAGAAGGTGACAGATGAAGAGGTTGAACAGAATACACAAGCTATTCTTGGAAAACTCAAGTCTGGAGCTTCTGAGGTCTTTACAGCGTTGCAAGAATGGCTTAACTCCAATGCATATGATGCAAAGGATGGGTTTATTGAGAAACTTGTAAAAGAATCCTCTAATCCACAAGCTATCAAGAATGCTATGTCTAAGATATCTACCAAGATGAGTTCTATAACAGATCTTGCTGGATCTAACACTAGTGCTGCTCTTGTCAATATGCCTATTGATACCAATGCAGCTGTAAAAGCCTATATTCAGGGTACTAGTGAAGCAGGAAGTATACTTGACGTACCACCTGAGTCTGTAACAGAGCCTATGAAGACACTTGCTGGTGTTGTTGCTGCAATCTGTACTGGTATTCCATTTGCATCTGCTTTGGTACCAGAAGAGAAGATTGTAGAGATTGCTATTGAATCTATCGGTCCTGCATTAGGAGTAGATAGATCCAAGATTGCAGAACTCAGACGCAAAGGATATGGAAAGCTTCGTAGAGCAAGAGATGCTGCTGTTAAGATGACTAATGCTTTCAAAGATAAAGCAAGTCAGATTGCAGGATCTATCAGAGAAACAGCTAGTGGTGTAGTATCTAGTGTTATAGATACTGCTAAGAGTGCTGGTGAATACGTCTATAATAAGGCTGGAGAGCTGTATAATGGTGCTAAGGATACTGTAGCTTCTGCATATGATGCAGTAAAGAATAAGGCATCTGAAGTATACAATGCAGCTAAGGATACAGCCGCTTCTGCTTACAACACTGCAAAGGATATGGCATCTAGTGCAGCTAGTACTGTAGGTGGATGGGTAGATACAGCTAGACAGAAGGCTGCTGAAAGGCTTGCAGCTTTTGGTAGTGGTAGACATCCGAGATATGGAACTGGTGGGAACTTCTATTCGCAGTTAGACCCCATGTTTGCTATGGGATATAATGCTTCTGGAGATTCCATCAATCAGTCTATGTATGATTCTGGATGTGGTCCAGTATCTGCGTCTAATGCATTATCTGCTATGGGAATGGATGTAGATCCTCGTATAGCAGCCCAGTATGCACTCAATAATGGATACAAAGAACAAGATGGCGGAACAATGCCAGGGTTCTTTAGAGACTTTATGGGGAAAGCTGGAGTAGATGCACAGAACGTATCTGGTACTCAGATCACAGATTCTCTCAAGTCAGGCAATCCAGTTGTTCTGATGGGCAAAGATGGAAGAGGAGAAAATCCGAATAATCCATTTGCTGAGAATCCTCACTACGTAACAGCTACTGGTATGGACAACAATGGAAACATCATTGTTCAAGATCCAGAGTCTTATACTCCTAATAAGGTATACAGAGCATCTGATGTCATTAGTAAATCTAACGTTGCTATAGCCGCTAATAGATTTGGTACTGGCAGAAGAATGGGAGTTCCTATATCTAGATACGGTAAAGGATTTAGATATGGTAGAGGAACTGACAATGCTGAGTATATCTGGAACTGGTTGACTAGTCAGGGATTCTCAAATCAGGCTGCTGCTGGCATTATGGGTAATATGCAACAGGAGTGTTCATTTAACCCACATGCATACCAAGATGGTCCTGATCAGCCAGAGGCTCCAACACCAAAAGCTGATGGCTCTGCAGGATATGGGCTATGTCAGTGGACAGGTTCTAGAACTAAGCGCTTGATTGAATATGCTAGAAGCAAAGGAAAATCATCTGGAGATCTGGATACACAGCTAGAATACATGATGATTGAAGCTATAGAAAGTGGCGTCATTGATGCAATGAATGCTGCTCAGAGTCCAGAAGAAGCTGCTACTATTTGGGGTAAGGACTTTGAAAGATGTGGAGAGATGGGTAGCCGTGTAGATTATGCTGTAAACATCTTTAACAATCAAGGCAAAGGAATTACCAATCTGAGTACAGTCTCTGGAGGGCCTGGTGGACAGAATGCTCCTAAGAAAAATACAGGATTGATTGGAAAACTCGGGGAAGTCCTCGATATATTCAGCAATGCACTTACTCCTTGGGCTGCTAAGTCTGGTGACAGCTCTTCCTCTAGTGGAAGCAGTATGTCTTCCAATGCTAATATAAGGAAAGCTTCTGATTGGGCTAGAAGCGTGGAAGGTCATGTTGGTCATGGTAATAATGGCTGTACGCAGTTTGTTCAGGATTATCTGAATCAGGCTAACCATCCATTTGCTAAGACCATGTCTCTCTACGTTCCTACACTCATGGAGCAAGCTAAAGAACAGAATATGTGGAAAGAGAGCGGTCCCTCTGAAGGAGATATCGCTGTTCTTGAGACTAATAACAACAGAGACGATGGTCCTGACCACGTTGTTATCTATGATGGCAAGGGTGGAGCATGGGGTAATTCCTCTAGTAAGAATAAGTTCCTCCACTATGATAACATGTTAGATTCATTCCCTGGTGGGGTATGGGGATATGTAAATACTGGAGATGGGTCATCTAGTGGTGATCCTCAGTCTAGTGGTAATCCGCGCGATGCAAGAGAAGTACTTAGAGACTCTAGTCTAGACTATGGTGCTGGAAAGCATGCTAGATTCGGCATGGGTAAGTTTGGCAGAGCCAAAGGAGTTCCAAATAGTGTATTCAGTCCTAAACTAGAGAAAGATCGCGCTAAGAAGGCTAAAGCTGGTCGTGGCGGAATGTTGGACAACATTACAAGCATGGCTCAGAAGATAGCTTCTCCAGTGTCTAATATGATGAGTAGGTTTGGAGAGAGATTCAAATCTATACTTGCTAAATCTAGTTTGTCTCCATTCATCACTAAGATCTTTGGAGATGATAACCCATTTCTTGCAGCATTGGGAATGAGTAGTCAGCCTAGTGGAACTTCTACAATGCAATCAGGTCCTGGCAGCACTGGAAATATTCCTATGCCACAGAGTGGTAGCGTTGTAGATAGATTATTGGCTACTATAGATGGATCACCAACTATTACAAGCCAATTTGGGGAGCCAAGAAAAGACCATGAATATGGTCATGGCGGTGTAGACATTGCTGGATCTAATGACACAGCACCGATTCCTACACCAGTTGATGGAGTAGTCAAAGATGTTGGATCTGAACCTGGTGGATATGGAAACTATGTTCAGGTACAAGACGCAGCTGGAAACTACCATCTGTTTGCTCATCTTAGTTCTCAATCTGTAAGCGAAGGTGCATCCGTTAAAGCGGGTGATATAATTGGTAATATGGGCAATACTGGCGCAAGTCATGGTGCTCACTTACACTACCAAGTAGATTACCCATCTAATGAATCTGCAGCTACTAATGTTCCTCATATAGATCCGAACTCTTATATGCCACCAGCTGGTGCTGGTAAACATGCTAGATTCGGTAGGGGAACCAAAGCTAAAGTAAGTAAATGGGGACGTGGATGGAAAGATGACCTTCAGAACAGTAATTCTCTTAAGAGAACTCCAAAACCTGTAGGAGAAAGTTTCCATCCGAGCACTACATTTGGAATCAACAAGTTCGAGCAGATGTATTCTACATATGGAAGAGGCTCTAAGGGCTTCTCTAATATAGAAGGCATCGAGATACCAGATTATAATAGAATAACTGACGATGATAGCATTGCTGTACAGCAGGCTAAGTATCAGAGACAGTTAATACTGCAGAGAGAGCAATCTCTTAAGCAGGCATCTGCAGATGCAGCAAGATCTGCTGAAATGCAGAAATCTATTGAAAACTCTGGTATTACTGCAAGCAACGTTGTAGATCCAAATGGTCCTAATAAGGTTCCTGGTTATGATTCAGCAGTTACTCAGACTCAGCAACCACCTGTGGTTGTTACAGATGATAAACTTGCTGCACTCATTGAGGGTCAGAATAAGACTAACCAGTTACTTTCTGCTATACTTGCTGTTGCCAATGCTCTTATTGGTGGAAATACTAGTGCTGGTGCATCCTCTGGAACTTCTTCCACTGGTGCTCAGCTCAATACTAATACTAGAACTAAAGAGACAGCTCTTTCGACTAACGTTAAGGCTATACTCTCCTCTCTCGGTGGAGGAAGCTCTGTCGGCATAGGAGATAAGCTGATACCGTCTAAGAATAGCTCAGTTAATGGTATTGAATCCATTATGGCTGCTTTGAACAGTATTTCTAATAGATAAGAATACAGGGATGGGTAAAAAGCCCATCCCTGACATTTTTGTAACTTGTAAAACGTTAGGAGTGTGGCTATATGAAGTATATCGTAATAGATAAACCCGTATCAGTCAGAGACATGCCAAGTCATAGTGGAAATATAATCAATGCCTTCCCTCCAATGTATGTGGTAGATATTGTAGAAGAAGAACATGGATGGTTAAGAACAAGTACCAATCAATGGATACTTAGTGGAGAGAATATAGTACCTAAAGCTCAGTGGGATAAAGACAATCCAACTCCAGAACCACAACAGATAGATCCAATACTTGCTGAGATGGATTCTATTACCATGAATATGGGGACTACTTATCTCAAACCAGGAGACTCTATACGTCTTAATGGTAAAGATATGGAAGATCCTGTTACTGGTAATACGATTCATCCATCATATAGTTCTGAGAAGACCATACTCTATGTGAAACGTATAGAAGAGGATGGATCTGCTTTAGTATATGATGGTGGACAGGAGTTCCATGTAAATCCTACTGCTGCTCAGAGATTGGATCCTAAAGAAGTAGATAAATGGGAAGATATCAAAGAAGAAGATGTCGTTCAATCTAAAAGAGACTCTGCTGCTATAGCCAAAGCAGAGAGTGGTGGTATACTAGAAAGTGTATCTGATTGGATTGCTGGTATCGAAGCTATCAATATCAACAGTACAAGATCTATCTTTGGTATGCCTTATCAATTTACTCCTATAGCAGATAATAGAATAGATGGATCATTCAACCAAGCTCAGTTTGGTAGACTATATGCACAGAAGATAGCTACTCGTATGCCTGTATTGATATTACAGGCTGGTATTCCTGAGTTTATGCAAGGGTACTCTTCTGATGCTAAAGATATCATGTCTAAGGGTATCTCAGATTCACTTAGTCTATTAGCAGATAAGTCGGCTATTGATGATATGATCAATAAGGCTGGTAAAATGTATGCTTTCAAGGCTGTACCTACTGAATACTATGACGTAGTAAACCCAATGTGTAGGGCTATAGCCAATCTATTGAATATTGATGGGGTATCTATCAATATAGATGGTGGAGGAGAAGAACTTGGAAGTATTGATTGGCTCAAGTATTCTCAACACAGTAAATGGGGATACTATGCTGGATCTGTATGCTTCTATGTGAACTCAGAACCACAGGTTAACGAATCCTTCTCTAACTCTACTACCCAATCTCAGATAGCATCTAAGATCAATGATGTAGGTAGAGCTGGTACAGAATTACAGTTCCTTCTAGGAGGAGCATCTAATAAGCTCAGTATCTTAGATAATGCTAGAGCTGGCACAGATGAAGAGTCAGTAAAAGGAAGCTCAGAATCTAACTCTGGTGGATTGCTGGATAACCTCATTGGTAACATCCAGACACTTCTTGCTGGTGGTAGAATGGCATTCCCAGAGATATGGTCTGACTCTAGTATGATGAGATCATATAATATTACCATCAAGCTAGATTCTCCAACAGCAGATGTATTGTCATTATATCTGAATATACTTGTACCTCTTTGCCATATCTTAGGATTGGTATCTCCTAGATCTCTTGGATACAACAACTATATTGCACCTTTCCTTGTCAGAGCATATTATAAGTCCATGTTCCATGTAGATCTTGGGATCATAACAGACTGCCAGATACAGAAAGGTGATGTAGGAGCATGGAGTCAGAATGGATTACCAACACAGGTGATTGTTCAGCTTACTATCAAGGATCTATATGACGTTATGGCTGTATCTCTTAATAGAGGAACCAATGACCTTGTATCCAATCCTGCTCAATTAGACTACTTAGCCAATATGTGCGGCATCAATATTGGAACTCCTGATATCTATCGTACATGGAAGCTGTGGATGGCTATTAGAGGTAAGAACCGTATAACCACTAATATTTCCCATGCATGGTCTAACCTGATGATTCAATGTTATAGAAAGTGGAACAATCTCTTATCTAGTGATTGGACCATGTAACTCATATACCTCCCTTCAATTATATACTATAACTATGGTAAATTGAGGGAGGTGACTCATATCGTGTTTACATTCTTAGCAGGAGCCTTTACAGGAGCAGTAGCTACCTACTTTGGCTCAGCAGTTGTCAGGGAGAATCTTGTGGTATCCTTTATGGTTACTAAAGAACTTCTTGAAGACAGGGATAAGTTAAAGGAGTATGTGATCCAGGAAGTGTATCGAATGCATGCATCTGGAGAGCTTCATGAGCTTATCGAGAAGAGAGGTCCAGCAGTAATTGATCTGCGTAGGGATCTCAATGCACCGGCTCAGGTCATAACGGCTTGATCCAAGAAAATAAATATATCTTTCCTACATCTATTTGCTAACCTCGCAGATAGGAGTACAACCCAAGCTATTGTAAGAAATATAGAACTCCGCACATGGAGTTCTATATTTTTTTATTTTAAGCACCACTCTATATTAAGATTTGGGCCTGGGAGGTGACTTTAGATCAAGTCTCGGAAGCAAAAAGCGAATATATACGATAGTCTGTATGGGTCTATACCCAAAGACTATTTAGAGCGTCTAGAGTGGATGTACGACAAATATCGTATAACACCATCCAAAGCCGATCAGATAATACAGAACAGGATAAACATCATGAACTCTGTTTATTATCAGCAAGAGTTCTTCATAGTATTATATGAAGAACCAGAAGGGTCTCCAAGACCTAGAGCTAGATATATAAATAAAGGGAATGTAATCAACTCGGCCAAGTCTTATCCAGGATTCATACAGATATACTCACTAACAGGAAAATCTGATCGTCAATTCATGAAGCGAATGATAGATGACGGTGAACTAAACGAGTTAGGATCTAACTTGATCTATACACCTTGTAGTGTAGACTATACTGCATATATAAAGACCCCTAAGTCTTTCAATGCTAATGATACCTTCTTGGCAGAACTGCAGTGCATACGCCCAATATGTAAGCCAGACTTTGATAATATAGCTAAGAAGTACTCTGACATGTATAATGGCAATATATGGATAGATGATACTCTAGTAATGGATGGATCTGTTCATAAATACTACTCTATCTTACCAAGGATAGAGATAAGGGTAAGGTTTCTGAATATGCTGTATAATAAGTACCAATACACCTCCGTACAGCATAGACTACCTGATAGAACTGACTTAAGATACTTTGGCGATGACGCTAAAAAAGGAATGGATAAAAATGGGAAATAGAATGAACTTCAAGGATGAGATCCGTAATACGACAGATCTCAAGATTAAACTCGTTAAGAGTGGGGTATGGGATGCAGATACATTGGGACCCAATATATGCTCTATCCCAAATATCTGTAAGTGTGAGCCAGATAGAATCAGAAACAAGCTCTTTATCAAGTTTGAAGAGGGGTTTGTAAACAATCTGGGAACTGGGTTGAATCCATCTCTGTACTCTATGGTGGATGATAGCATTAAGGCTACCATTACTGATAAAGAGTCAGATATCATCAACAAGGGGTTTATCAATAAGGATGAGCTTGGATCCCTCAATACCATTGGGTATGCAAGCTTATACAATATAGCAATCAATAAGAATACCAATAGTGCCATTATCGAACTTTAATACAACTAATCACCATACCGGCTATCCGGTATGGTGTTAAACTCGTCTTTTTTAGTTGTATATTATAGAGGTAGAAAGGAGTGATAGTATAATGGATATTTTGAATACTATCATAGCGATTGCTATCTCGCTTATGAATATATTTGGTGGTCCGTTTGAGAATGATACCGCCAATGAGGTGCTTAAGGTTACACTCTCTCATGTAGAGAATGTAAATGCCAACTCTAAGGTCAATGAAGATACTGGCCTTAACAATGTACAGGAGAAGTTCCTTGCTGATCAGTATAGAGAAAGCCAGGATGTAGTAGGAAAGCCTGGTTATCTTGATTACAGCAATGATGATCTGTACAACCACTACCAGAATAAGGCAGTGGAGTCTCTCAATCAGTTTCATGAGAGCATTGAGAATGGTGGGTTCTAATCCACCATTCTTTTTTGGCCAAAAATAGGTCTTTCAAAGACCTCAGAAATTATATACTATATAGGTGTATAAGGGATACAAAATATACAGAAAAGGGAGTGATTAAGGGATGGAGACTACAGTCCCTTATATGATCAACAACAGTACCAATCCTATGGTACAAGAGGAGGCGGTATCGATGGATGCACAACAGACCATCCAAAACATCGATAATCCAGAAGAGACAAAGATTGCAGCTCAGGTTGCTGAGGCAATCAATGCACAGAAAGAAGAGGTAAACGACATGGAAAATCAGGAAATCCCGGTACAGGTTAAGATCGGCGACGAAGAGCAGAGCTTTTTCACGAAGGACAATGCTATCAAGGTTGGTCTCGGTATCGGCGTTGGCGTTGCAGCAAAGTATGCGTATGATCGTTATCAGGAGGACCAGCAGGCAGCTGCTGAGCTCAGCGCGGCAGTAGCTGATCTGTTCTAATCTACTCCAAAGTTAACCACCTTATTTAAAAACCCTTATCCAATCCCCAAATTTAAAAGAAGGAAGGACTTATGCCCTTCCTTCTTCTTTTTTTGTTATTCAGCAGCACTGTCTCCATCGGATGGGAGCTCATCGCTATCACTATCTTTGATCTGCTCATGATCATCTTTGATTGGATCGAGTTTCTCAGCATCAATAGTATCGGCCATAGACTGTTTAAGCTCAGCTACTGTATTCTTTACATAGTCTTCATCAGCATTGATAATACCAAGGGTATTCATTGCTTCCATAACTGTAAAGATAGCAGTTGTATCTCCAACAACCTTGGAGAAGTTGATCTTATTAATACCAGTATCTGTTGTATCCATATAAGCCTCTTTAAGAGACTTGATAGCAATAACAGACTCGGTCATGATCTTAACTATAGAACCAAAGAGATTGGTCTCAGATTCAGTAACAAGCTTACGCTCCTGAGCTCTTGCATAGTTAAGAGCTTCCTGCTGGATATCATCATATCCATCAGCCTGAGAGATCTTCATCTTAGCGTTATCATAGATCTCTTTGATCTTAAACTTGTTAGCCTTATTCTCATCAACGAAGTCATTGATGGAATCCTGTACTCGATCCTGAATCTCTTTCGTAATATCCTTAGGAACGATATCACGAGCATTGAGAATGAAGTTATCAATCTTCTGATTCTCAATCGTATAAGCATCCTTCTCAGAGAGTCCTTCTTTAACCTGCTCTTCTGCTTCAGAGATGATAGAAGTAGCATAGTCGTTGATAAGCATAGCGAACTCTGCAAGATAGTAGTTCTTATACTTGAAGTGATCAAGGAGGTTATAGTAACCTTCCTTGAGCACATAATCGGATACTGTCTTATGAGCAAGCTTCTTCTCACGAGCTGTAGCAAGGTTCATTTCAAGAACAGGAGCTACAGCACCTTCAAAGATAGCAGTAGTCATAAGAGTATTCTGTACACCTTCTCGGAATGCTACAGCACTTGCATAGCTCATGTTCTCTTGCAGCTTGTTATCTGCAATGGTCTGAGCAATGCTAGGTTCATTCTCGGGATACAGAACAATCGAATCCTCCATAAGAGCCTGCTGCTTCTTCTGCTCATCTTTCATATTAAGATGCTCAAGAATAGCAGAGGCATTCGTTTTAGGAGCAGTAGTAAATAAGTTCTTCATTATCTATTATACCCCTCTCTTTAGAATAACGGTCCGTCTGCTTCACTAGAAGAGGGATCGGTGTTTACTTCATCAATACGATACTTCTTCGTATCGTCCTTGATATCCTTCGTTGCTTTAACCTCTGCACTCTTAGCGTCTACAGCAATGGTATTAGCAAGCTTGTGGAACATGCGGGCAATAGCAAGCTGACGAGTGATAACTTTCTTCTTATCATCCTCAGTCTTGATATTCGGATTGTTCTCCAGCTCGGTTGCATTCATCTCAAGGAAGTCTGCCTGAATATCAAGGTATGCAGACATACGTGCTCTAGTAGCATACGCAAAGTATACAAGATCACGAATGAGAGGAACAACTGCAACAACAAGAGTACCAAGAACAACAGCGGTCTTGATACCAAGCCAAATGATACCAGCAGTACCAGCAAAGCTCTTAACACGATTCTTGATCAGAGGACGCAGAGAGTTCTCAATGCTGCCATTCTTAGAGGCTTCATTGAACTTAATGAGGTTCTCATATACGATATGATCTTTGACTCGTGCAGGACCTGTCTTATCAACAACAATCTTCAATCCCTCATTCTTCGGATCCTTGATGTAGTTGATACATACAGCGATCATGAAGGAGATGCTGTTGACAATACCAAGTGCAACGTTGCTATAGACCATTACACCCATCTCAATACCACCGAGATAAGAAGCAATGTAGAGATCACGATCATTCTCAAGATTCTTCATTGCATTATCGATGACATCGATAGGTGCTGTATCTTCCTTGTATTGCTCAAAGATATCATGGAGTATAGCAATACACTCTTTAAGCTGCTTGTACTTGGAGAGTCTGCGAATATCACCCTTACTCTGTGGGATATCACCATAGTCGATATCCTCAACCTTATCAACAACCATCTGATAGAGTTTATTGGTAAGGGAGATGAGCAGAGAGTTCTGCTCAGCCTCATTAAGAGCAAGGCAACCATTGAGAGTATCGATATCATAGATATCCATGTTCTCTCTAAGGATACGTTCATAGAACTCCTTGCTCAGAGGAATACCAGACTCTTTATAAGACGCCAATCCATTATGCACAGGCTGTTTAGGAGGAGTCGATTGTGTACTGCTAGCTGCAGGGATAGGATTGGAAGGAGTAGATGACGAAGAAGTTGGTGTGGTCATACTAGCCTTAGGAGCTGCAGGAGTACTTGTTGGAGGAGTAGACGTCGGAGTTGTCGGAGGTGGTGTATAGTCTTCCTCCATAGTACTGAAGATATGACCAGAAAAGCTGAATCTATCTTGCATTCTGTTTACCGTCCTTTCGAGGCCAAGTTAATGACCTTCTTATACATAGCACCAGAATCCTCACGCTCAAGGCTCATGAACGAGAAGCTCTCATAATTCTTAGTACCATCATCATATAAGAAGTCCACACGTTCTTTGACCTCATCAATGATGCACGATGCCATCAGGTTATAACCACGCATAATAGCAAGCATAGTGCCAGCCTTGTTGAGATCAATACGATGCAACCGCTTAATCACATCTACCTCTGCCTGAGAGATAACAATCGTCGAGATAGCAGCACAGCCAACCTCTGCCTTATTAGAAGCTCTAGCAGCCTTCAAGCGATTAGCACGCAGCTCAAGCAGTTTCCAAATCGGATTCGTAGAACCCTTACCTGCTTTAGCAACCGCATCAATCTTAGCACGGTTTACTGCAAAGAGGAAGTCATTGAAGAATGCAATCTCTCCAGTAGTTGCACGGATGAAGTTAAGCAGTCCACGACGATCGGAGTTCTTCATTACAACTCGTGTAATGAGATCCTGAGACGATACGTAATGAATCATAGCCTTAACGCCAATAACGCAAGTGTTAAGAGCAGTCTGTCCATGACCCATATTAGTCTTGAAGTTAACGATCATCAGGCTAGGGATAGCCTCATTAGCCTTCTTAACGTCTGTAGGAATAATCTGCTTATTGAATGCTTGAGTAGCCTGCCAAAGGCTACCAATCTCAGACTCACGAGAAGGATCTACACGCTCAGGGCGAATGGTACGAGTAGTAGTATCATTCTTCTCTGTACGAACGTTTCCATTCCTATCAGTGGTAGTTGTAGTACTTACAACTCTAACCTTCTCATCTCCAGTAGGAGTTGTAGTATGGCTACGATGAACAACTGCTTCTCCGAAGACGTTATTCTTTACTCTGAATGCACTGATTGGGGTAGGATTGATATCATAAGAGAGTGAGTAAGCCATGCACTGCTTATAATCCTCAAGAACTCCCTTGATACCCTCAGCTTCCAGAGCCTTATACTCTGCATCTTCAGTGATAGGATTCGGATCAAACGAATCGAGACTATCGATGACATCATCGACGTCCATATTGCTTACGTCCAAACTTCCAGCAATGTTGTTATGGAATCCAGCCATATAATCACGGACTGATGCTACATTGCTAATCTGGTTAGCAGCAAAGAGCATTTGGAGCATACCAACTGCTTTACGCTCAACAGCCTTAGCAACCATTGCTGCATTTTCTACGCTGGTAGCCTCTGTAACAATAACAGGAAATACTGCTGTAAGACTTACTGCACTCTTAGCAATGTTTCCAGAAATGTTTGGCCCCATATATTTATCATCCGGGTTCTTCTTAGTAAGGATCTTTTTGCTAAGATTGCGACCAAGCTCTGAGAAGAATCCATCATCTGTATTAGATGCTAAACCGCGAAGAAAATCTGTCAAAGCATTTGCTTCATGCAAGGTTCTATAATCTGGTTTACTCACCTTATATACCTCCTATATTTAATCAAGATTACATGAATGTCCCTAGAGTGAGCAAATAAGCACCCCCTGTATAGCATCATAGGGGCGACATAATGATAATTATCTTTGGGTTGGAGGGTGAATTAGATGCCGCCAGAAGTATTGGATACAGATCCGAATGGATCGACAACACAAGAAACCGTATATAAAGGCAGCAATATATCTGACTACAATACGAATATGGAAAATCCTAAGGTATCTCTTCAACAAGAGATGCTTGATGCCAGGTCTCTTTTAAGAAAGACAATGAAAGCCGCAGGTATCTACTCTAAAGAAGATATGCGGTATAAGGATTCTTTCTACCGTTTTAGAAGGATAGATCCATTCTTCATGGTAGAAGGGGCTACAGAATATCTGTTCTTTGTAAAACCAGATCTCAACATTCTTACACCTGGTGGGGATCTTACAAACTATTCTGCATACTTCTCTGCTGATGCTGGTGGTACTAAAGGCTTCTTAGGAGGTCCAACCAACTATAGCATTGCTGGAGGAGTTGCATCCGTACCTTACTTTATAGATCTCTTTAATAGAGGATATAGAGAAAGTGTGTTGGCAGACTTATGTCATAGCAGCAGAGTGGGAGATGGCTGTCCATTCGTAAGAATGCTCAGCAACCGCAAGGTATCCAATATGGATATCCCAGATATCATGGTAGATGAACTTGAGACCTCACAGAATATGTATGGAAGCAGAATCTTCTATGCTAAGTCTTCTCTCAAGTCTGATGAAGATGCTGAGTTCACTATAGACTTTGATGATACACAGTATCTAGAGATCTACCACTTCTTCAAAGCATATGATATCTATAGACAACTTATATGGTTAGGAGTTGTAGCTCCTACTAAGGAGCATGTAGAAAATAAGATACTGTCTGATCACATGAGTATCTATAAGTTCCTTGTAGATACAGATGGAGAGACTATTCTTCATTACTCTAAAGCTACAGGTGTGTATCCTAAGTCTATCAACAGATCTACATTTAGCGAGATACAAGACAAATCATCCTTAAGAGTCACTGTTACATTCAAACTGAGTGGATGGTTTGAAGATATGGAGCCAAATATCTTATCAGACTTCAATAGACTTGTAAAAAATTGGATTGGTGAGAAGAGAGATCCAGCAGAGGCTCCAATATGGGATGAAGAGATAGGAATGGTTAGTGGAGAATCAGTAAAGTACTTCTACGTTACCGAAGCTCCTGGATTTATGAAAACAACACCTGGTCCAGACAGCAATGGCTATAGGCGCTATCTGTTGAAGGGTGGAAAATACTAATGGAGGAAGTGTACTATGTCTGATACGAATACCAATGCACCTAAACTTAGTACTGATATATATCAGATAAGTAGGTACGTAGAATCCCTCAAGAAGAAATATATCGATATACCAGAAGATACGCTCTATCTTGGAGTGTATGGTTATATTTCCTCCGTGTTTACCAATATCATCGAGAATACAACACTGATGGCATCTGAGTACTCTCAAGAGGCCATCCCTACCAAAGCGAAGTTTGAGAGAAATGTTATATCTCATGCTCTTTCTCTTGGTATAAACAAAGTGTTTGCAATCCCATCTGAGATGGATGTCATTCTTGGTTTCCCAGAGGAAGCTCTGATGGCAAATATGACAAACAACAAGTTTGTCTTAGACAAAGAGTTCGAGTTCAATATTGGTACCAAAGAACAGTTCCCATATCATGTGGATTATGATATCGTACTTAGAAGAGATAAACTTCCGAATGGTAAGTACGTATACAATGCTAAGTATGATATAGATGGTAGAAACCAGTTATCTGATATCATCAATCCTTATCTCCCAGCTATTGGAGTTATGAATATAGAGGGAGATTCAATGGTTACTGTCAAAACCAAGGTCAGACAGTACAAGCATACACAGATCTTCAAGAAGATCATCGTTAATAACCCTCTTGAGAATAAAGTGTTGAACTTCGAGTTTGAAGATCAGCTAGCAGCATTCTATGTAGAGGTTAATGAAGCTGGTACTTCTCACTATTTGAAACCAGTATATGATGGGCTGTATGACTATGCATCTGGGAATGAGTTCATCAACTATATCTATCTGGATGAGAAGAATATCCGATTGATATTCAATAGAGACTCCTATACCCCTAGACAGAATGCAGAGGTTATCATCCACGTATATACTACTCTTGGCAAGAAGTGCAACTTTGAGCTGAAAGACTATCAGCTCTTGAAACCACTTACCTCTGATAGATACTCGTATAACGGAATGTTTGTCCTACTGCAGAATGTATCCGACTCTCAGTATGGTGCAGATAAACTCTCTCTTGAAGATCTCAAGAACGTTATTCCTAGAGAGGCACTCTCTAGAGGATCTATCACCACATATACAGATCTGAATAATGCATTCAACTCTATTCAAGCAGATAACTGTAAGATGTACTTCTTAGAGAAGGTTCATAATCAGATAGAGCGTCTATACTATGCATACCTTCTCATGAAAGAAGAAGACAACGTCATTCCTACTAATACTATCACTGCTAGAGTGACAAGAGGTATGTTTGATGGGGTTAATAAAGACTCATTTACTATCAAACCAGGATCTGCATACTACATAGATCCAGATACTGATGAGATCAATGGGGTAGTAAGTCCATCTGAACAGCAGATAAAAGAGTTGGATGAGAAGTCTTTCTTCTATATGAATCCATATCTCACTGTGGTTAACAAGTCTCCATTCTATGTGTCATATTATATGACGTTGATGAACTACACCAGAGAGTTGTTCTTTGAGTATATCAACAACGACTCGATTCTTCAGTTTATCAGTGTCAACTTCTATATGCACAGAGACTTCTACACAGATCCAGATACTTATAAGATAGAATTGAAGGCTGTTCAGAATATCAATACTGACTTCCAGTTGATTACTTATAATGGGTCAGGTGCTCTAGAAGAGTGTAAGCTCAAGATCATTGCAGTCATCTACTCTGTAAACGCTAATGGAGAAGAGATTCCAGTAAGATATATCGATGGAGAGCTGGATGACTTTGCAGAGGATAAGTTTGAATACAAGATGGTATTCAAGTTTACCACTAATGATCAGATCTCTGCTAGAGGTACATTCCTTACAATCACTTCTGGTATGAAAGCTATCAAGTCTGGTAGAGAGATGGAGTACAGTATCGCCCCATCAGTAAAGATGAAGTTATTCTATCTTGTAAAGATGGATACCCGCCCTGCTAAGGGAAGAGTATATGGTACAAATGAGACTCTCAATCTTGATGATATTGTACCAGATTTGGAAGACTATACCCTTACCAACGTATATAATGCTGGTACTAGTGGATTAGACATCTTCTATGACTACTCTGATATACAGAACTCGTTTATCAATCTAGAACGTATTCCTACTGGGTTTGATTTCACCATCCATAAGATCCCAGTTGTTAGATACACCTATATGAATAGAGAGGCTAGGTTTAGATATCTATTCAAGCAGATTGATAAGCGTAGAAGATACATAGAGAGTATCTTACTTCTGTTAGAAGACTCCTTTGGTATTGACTACAAGTTCTTCAATACGTATGGTAAGTCTCTCATGTACAACATCGAGAATACCGTCAACATTGATAGAATCAACCTCAAGCTTGACTTCGAGATCAAGTTCCAGGTTGCTAGTGAGCATGTATACATTCCTGCGATTACTAAGTCTATCAAGGAGTATATCGAGGATATGAACAATCTTGTTGATCTCCATATTCCTAACTTGATTACTTATATCACCAATCTCTATAGAGAGCAGATCGTATACATCAAATTCATTGGACTGAACGAGTATCAATCTCTCTATCAGTCTATCTATAAGAATCCTGAGATTGATGAGAACTACTTCGTAGAGACTCAGACAGTGCCAGAGTTTATCAATGTGAATACCAGACCCAATGATACTCCAGAGATAAACTTCAAGATCGTATAATACCTCATAAAGGAGATTTCATACCATGTCCTACTTTAGTGGTATATCAATGGATAAGGTTCCCATAGCAGAATCATTCAAAGCTGTTATGGGAAACTTCTTCCTTGTAATAACAAATAATGCAAGCATTCTTCATAATGCTAAGAAGAACTACTTAGAGATCAAAGATAAGTTTGATAAGAACTATGTGCTCACCTCTAAGACCAGAGAGATGCTTAAGAACTGTATCGTATCTGGCAACTCTATTCCAGTAGATGAACAACCTGTAGACTATGCACAGCTTACTAAGTTCATTAGATATGATCTCGATGTAGACACTATCAAACGAGCAATGGATAGAATCTATACCTACAATACTACTGAGAGGAAGCTTAAGAAGAAAGCTATACCATTTGATGATGTATTTGCTATCCTTCTTAAGTCTATGACTTTCCTTCAGATCCCTGTTGTGGATAGAATGTCTAAGTTTCAGCTTCCTATCTTCATTGATGGAAGGTTCTTCTGTGTTATATCCTTTGATGAAAAGGATATCCACAAAGTTCTAGTGCTTACATCTCGTAACATGTACGATATACATGAAGCTATACATATCAACTGTAGGCTTGATACAGATAAGAACTTCGATAAAACTCTTTTCTTTAATAAGTGATAATCTACCCCATACATGACTATCTCATGTATGGGGGTATTGTCTTCAAATAAAACCACAGGAAATTGTATACTATAGTTATGGTGTAGTGTCCATATACACCGAAAACTCCTTTTCTGTTACTAGTATCCCTCCCGCTAGCTTGGGTGGGTACTAGTAACATTAATGGATTATAACGCATCGTATTTTTTCTTGTATTGAAAGGGTAAAGGTACGTATATGGAAGAGAAAGATCAGTTCAAAACAGCAGAGAATTATAGGCGCATTATAGAAGCTAAGGCACTTATCGTACACCAATTGATTTCATCAAAAGATATCAGCATGAAGTATAAACTAAGAGTAGACTTCTTAAACAACCATACTTCAGAGAACTATGTGCAGATGATACAGAATAGAACTAAGAAGTCAAAAGATGAACTCTATGAACTAGCAACCACGTTTGTTAAAGATATAAACGGATGGATATACACTGAGCTTTCACATATGCAAGAAGAAAAGTTGGCAGAGCTTATGAATGAGCCATACTGTCTAGACAAGTTTCTTAAGAAACTAAAGAAAGTGATAGGTGAAGACAAGGATGACATTTTTTTACAAAAATGCTGTTAATGTGTTTACGGATGCTTCTGTTATCAAACTACAAGACCAAAAGGGCGGTGACATATTCGTCACCGCTCCTGGTTTTGTCTCAGTGATCGACGGTAACATCGTTAACAGTGGTGTTGAGGTAATCCATGGTGGTACCAACAACTATGGAGAATTGTATGCTATACTCATGGGTATAAGAGAGATAGCAAGGTATAAGGATACAGATTACTTCCTTAATATCTTCTCAGACTCTAAGATTTCTATCTCAGCATTAAGAGAATGGATCTTTGGATGGTATGGTAGAAGTGATAAGAGGCTAAGATCCGGATCTGGTTCTTATGTAGTGAATCAAGAGCTAATGCTCAATTGTATTCAAGAAGTTATCAAGAGTGGAGCACATGTATCCTTCTTTCATGTAAAGGGACATTGTAATCCATCTAATGTAGATAACATGGCTGTCTTTAAGAAGACTTTCATCATGAATGATCCCAAGAGTCTAACAGGCACAGTTCCTGATGAGATTCTCTATGAGATGGCAACAAATAATAATGTCATAGACAATATGACACGGGAGGTATTACATAACGTCGTAGAATCACCAAGCTATGACCCACAAGAGTATATGATAGCCAATAACTGGCCAATGTATTGGTATCCTAACAAAGAGACTCTAGACTACTATAAGTTCCTTATAACAGGATAGCTAGTTGCATACTATAAACATGAGAAAGTATAAGAGAGGATTAGGAAGCAGGTGTAAGAAGGATGATACCAACAGGGTATTCTGTCACCAAAAAAGTAGAACCTGTAGAGAAGGAGTATATCATAGGATATGATGATCTGCAGGGAAATTCCTATGTAGGATTAAGACCAGACTTCGCGATAGAGGATTGGGCAAATGATCTAATCCAAACCGTAGGATTAGCAGAGCTGTGTAGACAATATCCGTACGTTCATATGCGGGTAAATAAGAATAATGGTACGCTAGTGCCAGTAGATGGTAAGAGTTGGTATGCTCGTATTACTAACTTCTTTCATGTGTTGTATCACATGAGAATGGATGAGTATATGAAGACTCATCAACAGTATCCACAATGGCCTCAAAATTCAGCAAATGGCTTCACAAGCAATTTTATCGACATGGCAAGTAGAAGTATACAGGAATATGCTTTTAGCATGGATTTCGATAAAAGTGATGACCAGATTCCCTCGATACCGCTTGAATTAGAGAAGGCATACCATAGGAAAAATGATGAGGAAGTTATTTATCATCAAATTTCTCCACAAGAAGCATTCTTGGAGACTCAAGAAGATATCGACAACAAATATTCGATTACGAATGTAGATGCTACGATATCGACAGACTTCAGTGATGTGAATAAACAGGGATGGCATCCGAATCCTAATAGGAACCAGAATCAATATATTGGGCAAGGGATAGATCCTAGTATGGCATATCCAAATCCATACTATCAGCAGCAGATGATGGGTATGAATCAACCATACTACAATCCATATGTGTATAACCCACAGTATGGTAATGGGATGATGATGAATTCATATCTCCCACAGTATAAGACCACTAGTGGAATAAACACATCTTGGCCTCAAGCTGATACACAGTTTGCTATGTTTGAGGATGCTACTGCTAGAATGAGAGAGCACTTTGAGCATTCTACAGCAGAAGCTGCTAGGATAAACCAACAAGAGAGAATGAAGAATCCAACTATGTTGGATACAAGCAATACTCTAGATTTCAGCAATCCAGAGTCGGTAGCTAATCTAATGGCAAGGAATGGGCAGTATGCTAATCCTATGATTAACAACATGAACAACCCAAACCTGATGCATCCACCTACAACTCCACAACCATACGGCTTAAACAATCCATATCAGACCATATCCAATCCTGGATATGGGTATAACTCTTTCTATCCTAGCTATGGGTTTGGATATGGTGGATGGTATAGTGGGTACATGCAGCAAGATCTTAGCTTTATGGAGCCAACTATGGAAGAGATCCAAGCTGGTACAGCTCCATTAGTTAGGATAGTAAGAGGAGACAATGTAAAGCCAAATGAGCATATTAGAGAAGATGAGAACAACAAATCTGATAGCACTACAATAAAGGTCAGTGTAAGGAGGGAGTATGTAAAGGAGGAAGAGCAAGAAGAGTATATTACTCAGAAAGAAGAGAATCAAGAGAAGAAGTGGTTCTCAAAAGAGTATGAAGAGAAAGTAAACCGAGTAGCAGATGAGATAGCAGTATATGATGAAGCCAGAGCACTATGTCTTGTAGGATCTCTAGAGGAGTTAAGTAGAAAAGACTTCAAGATCTATTTCGATCTCACTCTAGAAAAGATAAAGTGGTATAGAGCCCAAGAGCAGATCCATCCTGATATCGATTATAGAGTACCGTTTCGATATAGAAGACTTCCAAAGAAGTTTCTAGATAAAGAAACTGGTAAGGTTGTATATGAGTCTTATAAGGCCCCATTCAAGAAGACATTCTTGTTTGAAGATAAAGTAGTACCGTTCTATGAGTTTGATAGAGGAGAAGACCCATCTGATGAAGAATGGAAAGACTTCTATGAAGCAGCAGAATATGAACGGGATATCGAGATAGCAGCATCTAAAGCTAAGGCTGCTGAGAAGTATTTTGAAGAACAGGATCAGCAGGACTATTATAATCCATATGATCCGATGTCTGTGAGGATGTATGAGTACAGACAAGCGCAGAAGAAACAGAAACAGCAGTATGATCTCTATCGTACCATATTAGGAGATAGAGTGACAGATGAAGAGTTTGATCAATGGTGGTATGGTAGCACTAACACTATGAGAAGTGGAAATCCGACCCAACAGGATATCGCTGATACCAAACGGAGATGGAAAGACCAGATGCAGGCAAACCACATGTACAAACTCAACAATGCAGTTCCCATAGATCAGAAAGCTCTGTCTAATCAATTCATGCAGAGAACGAATGCTGCGATAAGAGAGTTCGATCGTGGTACTATGGATAACTGCAGCAGTGTACAAGAGTTCTTCGATAATCTAGGATATCTCATGGTACGTATATCCGAAGAGAATATCGAACAACAGCGGATGCAGTCTATGGATCAGACAGTAAGCAGATCTGCATATGAGAGATCATTGCACAGGTTTGCTAATGAGGCAAGGCCAGGATATCCTATAGAGAGATTCTTGGGCAACTATGGGCAGTTGAACCCTAGTTACAACATGCCTCCCAATTACATAGACTTCAGAAGCACAGCTCATTATGAGCAAGCAAAGCAGAGGTTCATGAACTATTGTTCTACCTCTACAGGAACAGTTCTGCTAAAGCCTATCTATGACTAAACGAGGAAGCTATTATGAACGTTAAAGAGCGTAATAGTTTCCTTGCACAAGGATTAGATGCTCTAAGGTTTGTAGGTAAAGGGGATAGGAAGGATTCTATATTAGATATAGCTCGATTAGAGGTAGATTGGCATAAGATGCATAAACCTCCTATAGAGAGTTATATACCACTATTTGGTCTGAACAGTTTATGGGAGATAACTAATGATGTTAAGCTCATGAACCGTCCAGATAAGAGAGTTAGATATATGGATGATCTGTTGAAGCAGTTCAACATATGCTTTCTCAATGCTGGTACTAATAGAAGAATCTACTATCACACCTTAGACCCATATATCGTATTCAAGGTTGGCTCTGATCAAGTTGGTAGATCCGATAATATATCGGAGTATCATATGCAGAACAACATCTTCCCATTCTGTACTAGAACTTATAGTGTTCTTCCAAATGGGATGATAGCTCTATCCGAACGGGTAGAGGTTATGACTGAATATGATTACAAAACCAAATGGGCAAGTGAGATCTTTGACTTAGTCTTAGCTATCATAGCCAAAGGATACATTATGGAAGATATAGGAGGTAACTTCTATAAGAACTTAGGAGTACGGATAGGATTCGGCCCTGTGTTCATAGACTATCCATATGTGTATAAGGTAGATCTAAGAAAGACTCTATGTAGTTATATTAATCCCATTACTGGAGAGAAGTGTGATGGGGAGTTAGATTATGACTATGATAAGGGTATGTCTGAGATCGTGTGTGACAAGTGCGGAACAAGGTTTTCTGCAAAGCATTTAGCAGCAGTCTCTAACGAAGACAGAATAGAGACAAGAAAGGGGAAATTTTCCATGGATAACAACTTCAAGATCTCTGTAGTACGTGGCAATGATACCGTACTTAAGACTTATAATGAATCCGAGGCAGCTTCGATCCAGCAGTTCTCTGATGTGGTACGAGTTACAAGAAGAGAGCAACCTAAAAAGCCCCGTGAGATTGTAGTAAGCCCGAAGTTTAATCAGAGAGAGGAAGTTAAACCACAGTTCCGAGTAAGTGTCGGTAGGAAGTCTAACAACAATCACAGGCCGAATAACAATTCTACAGAGACTTTCTCGAACGGAAACTCTGAGGTTCAGCAGCGCAGAGGAAATAACAATCCTCCGAAGGATGAGCTGATGCCTGATATCAATCAGTTCCTCTATGAGATTGATATGAAACATGGTCGTGGGTCTGCAATCTATCTTGCACGTCGGCTTGGTGTATATTATACCAATCCCAATGATAAGCCTGTTGTACATGAGCAGGAAATCAAAGCGACTCTTAAGGTAGAAGAGGATCCCAAGACAAAAGAAAATAAAACAGCTCCTATAGGATCTGATGTAAAAGAAGATGAGACGCTTCTTCATCAGATTGCCAATAATGGAGAAGATAAAGAAGAGGCTATGATTCCCGTAAAACCAAAGACTGCAGCAGAGCTTACAGCTATGGATAAGAATTCTCGGGAAGAGAATGTAGTTATGGGATTCCCTGGTGAGCCCCTTGTAGATACTATGCGAATTGAGCAGACAATGCCGGTTATAGCAAAGGCTCTTGAAGAGAAGTTTAACAATAAGGTTGTAAAAGCACCTGGAGAGAGTGATGCAGACTTCATGCGTCAGCTTGAGAAAGATGCAAAGGAGTTCCTCGAGAACAATTCGGAAATGAACAAACTTTTCCGTGACGGACTTGATGGACTCGAAGTAAATGTAAATTCTTTCCTTGATCATGTGAACAAAGTGTGCTTCCTTGTCAAGGTTGAAATGCATAAGTCCTCGCTTGTAGATGTAACTATCTATCCTTCTGATGGAGAAGAAGCATCAGCAGAAGAGGATAACACAGCTGATGAGAAGGAGAACGAAGAAATGAGTAGTTCTGACGATCATAACTGTGTAAACTGCGAAGAGTTCTTTGAGCAGTGCATGAAGAACTATGCTATGCATCCAATCATGAAGGACCTCAATGAGAAGCCTAAGGCGGAAGCTATGAACATTCTCTCTCGTAAGCTTTTGAGTGACATTGTTGATGCAAAGCAGCTTCCGTATGCTGTGGCACATGAGGCAGCTAAAGAATTTGCATGCAAGTATCTCGGTATAGATTCTAAGTCAGTAGAATCTGTCACATATGCAGCTGATGAGCTGTAAGGGGTGATTATTAATGGAGAATAGGTTTCTCAAGGGAAAGCTATACGCCAGCAATGATCCAGGAGCAATACCAGATGCATTGGCCTCTGGTTATACAGTAATAGCACTAGTTGATGTGGGTAGTTCTATGAACTACCCCAACTGTGTTATTATGAGTAGTCTATTACCACCACCAGATGCGATATCTGATATACTCAATGGGAATAAGCCTATGGGTATACAACGGTATATAAACTACCTCATGGATCCAGCAAGAGAAGAGAGTGTTGTCTGTCTACTAGCTGCACTGTATCAGAAGCCTACAAACTTCTTACTGTATACGGAATATGATGCAGACAATGAGTTCAATATCTTAGCAAGCTTGGCCAACTTCTTAGCTAATGCATTTGGTATAGTAGTTGGTAAGTATAAGGATCCAAACAATCTAGCCGGTTCTATTGCTACTCCTGGATTTGACTTCACAATTGCAGATCTGTTGTATGTGAACCACTTTATCTCTATCCAAGAGTATGCTATGATGACTCCATTGGATGCTATTCCAACAGCAAGAGCATGTTCGGAGATACTTAGACATATCAACTATGGATTCAACTCCATGGAAGATTGTGTAAGAGCATGTCTTGGTATGATCAATGATGTGAGATCAGAAGTTGCTACTGGGAAAACCTCTCCAGTATTGATGGCAACTCCTGTTCTATCTAAAGATGCTCTGGTAGAACTACAGCAGCGTAAGTCTCAGTATGCTGCTATGGGTAAACCACAGGGATGAGAATGGAAGGAATGGGTATAGGCCCATTCCTTTCTTTTTTATCATGTATTAAGTATAAGACAGCCTGATAAGACGTTCTCTATCTGTTAAGATAGAAGAGTGGTATATTGTATTAGGAGGAATTATCCATGTCTAATAAGGTTCGTACTCTTCCGCAGTCTGGTTTTGGTGGTCAGCAGAAAAAGTATAAGTACAAGAAGCAGAATAAGCCACAGCAGCAGCCTGTAGGACTTAGAGGACCAAAGAAACCTGTTCCTTTGGCTCCACTTGTACCTCCATCTAAGAAGTATCAAGAGACCATCAACTTCATTGCTAAGAAGGGGTTCTTTGTAACTGCCTCTTATGGTAATAAGGTGCGACTTGATCAGGTTAAGGAGTTTAGAGTAGACTCCAAGGATGTTCCTGTACTGATCGTTGATCTTGAGTATAGAAACAATAGGCGAGAGATTGTTCGTCATACAAAGGTGTATCGTATCGTTAGATACAACGAGAATGAGATCATTGGTATTGAGTCTCGCAATATGAACACCTATAGATATAATAGAGTAGACGTGGTTATTCCTAAGGTTGAACAGCCAACCATTGTTCGTAAGAACAACAATTCTTATAGGAAGAATATGAGATATTAAAGAAAATCTCGATTGTACACTATAAATATGAGATGTAAGGAAGTATTAGGCATTTGGAAACAAGCGGTCGCTCAACGGCCGCTTGTTCTCCTTGTGCCTAGTGCTTCCCCTTTGTTTTTGTCGTTGAGGTCTCATATAGCCATGCTCCAGAGTTCCGAAAGGAACCTCGTCTTGGTCGGTGCCGACAAACTCATTGGTAAGTCATCCCATGCCACTGTGGCATGCAACTGAGGGGTATTTACGGTTAAATCGCGTAACTTGCTCCGGAAGGTAGCCATATGCATGTAAAAACTTAAAACAACGTTTGGTAGGGGCGGCCTCTCTGGGTACTGTGATCAATAGTGAAAAACCTATTGGTCTTAAGCAGTACTTGGAAGGCTGCCCCTACCGTACACAGTCTCTAAGCTGATTTTATAGGGGTTTTTTGTTATGAAGCTTACATTTCTAGATCCAACTATGGATCCTAGACTATTAGATTGGGCTATGACTAGAGAGATATCTGGATGCTGTACAGTATTCAGGTTCTATACTATTCATATCTATGGGCGATCATTGGATAATCTTATTCCTTCTAACGAAAGTATGCAGTTGTTGAAGCAATGTGGCTTTGGTGATTCTAATACAATAGAGTTTGATCAAAGATATGCTGCAGAACTTCTATACAATCCTAAGATGTTTATAGACTTGGTACAAATTCTCTTATCCTTGCAAAAGGATCAAGAGACTATCATTATATCTAACTATCTGCATCCATATGCAATGCCTATTGTAGATAGTTTAATAAAGTTCATTCAAGAGAGGTATTCTATTCCATCATTCATAGTGAATGATGGGATGGATATCAATGATTTACAACTGTCTGACTTTGGCTCAGATAGTGGATATAGAAACTTTGTGGATGATATAGATAGATTCCACAAGGAGTATCCTAATAACGGTGTAACAACCATATTCGATATCTAGTGAAGTATGAAAGGAGGTTAAACCTTTGCAACTTCTAAGCAAGTTATATGAAAAGAACACTTATGTTGCTCCGTATGAATATCTCATAGATAAGACCATACGAGAGTATGATTTAGAGAAGGCAAACATAAATATTCTCATAGAGGAAGGTTTGATCTCTAAATCACAATATGATTACTACGCTGCTCTACCTAAGCGGCAAAGAGAGGTGGAAGTGGGTATCCTTCAAAGGGATAATCCTTCTATCCTTAGTGGGTTAAAGCGAGGTTTTGTTAGGGCTCGAGAGGAATTCTTTCGGGTTAATGCTATTGAAGACTCTAGTATTCTTTATATAGACAAAGACTCCATAACGACCATTGAACAGGCAAGAACTTATTTCGGGGTAGGTACTATGCAAACCCGATTAAGTGAATATCTTAATTTCAGACTAAAAAATGAATATACTAGTTTCTATAGGGTCTTTCTTGTCGACTTTCTCTATTTTAACGACGGTAACACTGAATCATTTCGTATAAAGAACGCGAGTGAAAGAGTACCACTGAAGCATATGCATTATATGATGGATCTATTATTAAGCATAGCTTACAGTGGACAGAGCAGTCGCGTGCTAGATACGCTGCAGATGATAAAGAGTGCATACTGTTCGTATACTAGTGGCGAACTTAATCCAAATTTCTATCGTGAGTTCAATCAGAGATCTCAGTTTAAGTTGAAATCTAATAGTACGGCTTTCCAGTACTATAGTGACGTATTGATAGATGATCTAGATCTGATAGATAAGACGTTCAATATGGATATCATACGTCTATTCTATAGATACTATATGAATGAGTACTTTAAGACAAAGAGATAGGCTAGTGGACGTGTATCCACTAGCCGTGTTATTTTTTTTTGTTTAGTATATCGAGAGATGTGATGGAATCTCTACATCACTTCCCCAATAGTTCGGTTTGGAATCTAATACATCTGATAAGTAAGTATACGGGAGCTTATCTTTGAACTCTTTAGTCCATACACATTTACCATTTATAACAACTATATCATCAATAGAGAATGAACAACCACCATATGGATCATTGATACCTAGATTATATGCAGTAAATCCTCTTTGACCATATCCGCAATCAAAATCATTAAGAGTTAGAACACGATTTGCATCTATTACGTCAACAAGTTCACCATTGACAAACATGAACAAACCATATTTAGCACTAAAGCAGAAACCAATATGGTACCAAGTGTTATCCAATACAGGAATTCTGGCAGAATCTGGAGTACGCTTATCTGCTAATACCAAGTGGGTTTGTTTTATTCTTGCTCCCCATATTTTGGTTCCTTGTTCAACAGATGAGATAGCATATGATACCCCACTACTACCATTAGCAAGAACCCATGCATAGCTATGATCTACTTGATCAAGTCTATACCAGCAAGAGATAGTCCAATTTTGTGGATCTAATCTATATTTAGCATTAGCATCTAGAGTTATATCTGGCAAGAGTCTTAAATGGCTTGTACCTGCCGATACTATAGCCCATTCACCAAATTTACCACTTTTAGATTCTACTGTGATACCATTGTTGTAGTTAGCAGCTTTTGGTGTTACATATTTAAATCCATTGTCTCCTAATGCGGGATCTTGAGCCCTTAAGTTTACTAGATAATCTAGCCCCATATATGGTCACTCCTTTATTCTATAATTTATTAAAATGTGGAGTATACCCCTTATGGGTATACTCCATCTGGTTATCTCTAAATAGAAACTAACTTAATTGCCAAGGATCTCTCACCATTCTTAGAACAGTTGACTCTATACAATGGTCGGTTGTATACTCCAGGAATCAATTGTTCATTAAACTTACCCTCAGCAGTGACAACGAGTTCATCAGAAATAAACTGTACAAAGTACTTGCCCCTATTGATGCTTATATCCTCTATATCAGTGATATGAAAGGATCCATTCAATAGTGCAAATATGACAGCATCTTCTGATGCATTGCTAACTTTTTGATCACTTGTAGAGGATAATTTATCATGAAACTCTAAAAGATTCATAAATTATCTATCCCCCCAATGAGTGCATCTTCTACAGCCTCATTCTCTTTACGCTGTTGAGCACTCTTACTCTTCATTTCCTTAGTTACGGTATACCATAGATAGTGGAGGAAGCCAATGTCATAACGCATAGCTTCCTCATAACTTATCCTAGCCCTGCCACCACCATTATTGTCACAGATCATCTTCACTCTGGAATATAAGCTGCTGCGGTCGGTAACTGGGCACGTGTAAAAAGTATATTGAGTGGATTAGAAGGTCTTGCAGGGATATGCTCTCCACAAGTGGGACACTTGGTTGCTGGGATAGCATAAGTGATCTTATCTTGAGCAAACTTAGTTGCAATCTTTGCTGCTTCGGTGCTTACAATTGCTCGTTCATCAGGAGTAAAGGTCTTGAATACTGCTTCAATTCCCTTAACTTTACGCATAGTCGTGGTAGAGAGTTTATCATCTGTTCCGAAATCAATCGGAGAGAGCGTCTTAGACTTCTTATCGATCAGATAGATAGTATCAATGTTCGGAAGCAGAGATACTACAGACTGATGCTGACGTGCAAAGTCGTCATCCAGAGATGCAGGCTCAAACAGGTTGCTATAGATAGATGCAGATACAAATCCGATAGCGTACTTGTCATTGATAACCCGTGGATGAGACTTATAGAACTGAGAATCTACAGCTTCGGAAGCTCTAATCTTCTCGAAACGTTCTTTAACCTCATCATTGGGGAATACAACCATATCCATGATATCCTTCTTCTCAAGGAAGAGCTTCTTGCACTTGGGATTAGGACACTCATAGGTGATATAGTTCGTATCCTTGAAGTTGACTGCATGGATAGCAAACAGCAGTCCATCAATATCAAAGTCACTGATCTGACGGAGCCATACTTCAAATGAGGGTTTATTAGCATTCACAATGTGACGATAGATAGTAGAGAAGATCTTCTTCAATCCAGCTACAGTCTCAAAGCTAGTAGTCTGAGGATTGAGGGTAATGATCTCTTCTCCAGAGAATGTGCTCATCTCAATATTCTTTCCAGAATACTGGAGTGGCCATGTAAGAGTAATAGTACTATTACGCTTATCTTCTCTTCCTACTACGAGGGCACGGTTGAGATTGATAGGCTTAGAAGAAACCGTAAAGCCTTCAAGCCCATCACTCTTCTCAAGCTTAAGCTTCTGTACGAGATCATCGCGATAATCCTTGATGATCTCTCGAACCTCGTCCTCAGAGAGCTGATCTACCGATGTAGACAGATTGTCATCATCCTCATCGATATCATCTTCCATATCGTCAGAGATGTCGAGGGTATCATCATCAGTCTTCTTCTCCTTCTTTACAGCAGGAGCAGATGCTTTAGGTTTCTCTTCTTTCTTATCCTCATCTTCAGGATCATTGAATGCAAGATCAGGAACCATAGGAGAAGAACCCTTATTGGTACCAATGGTTACAATATCCTCATCCATGAGATCAAGGTTGTCATCATCCTTAGCGGTAAGGGAATCAATATCCTTGGATGCATCACGAGAAGAACGAGGAGTAGAAGAAACAGGTGCCTCTTCAATACCAAAGTATGCATTATCTACACCAGCTTTGGTATCCTTAGCAACCTGGAACAAGATATACCCCTTGCGTTCAAATTCAGTAATATCATCGAAACGAGGATCAGTATCCATCATCTCGTTGATCTTCTTGATATGATCACTAACCGTATTGTTTCTTTTAGCACGCTTCTCAAGCTGAGCATACTTGGTGGTGATATATGCTTCCTTGGCTTCATTGATACGTCCACCAGGAGCATTCATCTCTTTCTTAGTACGTTCAATACCCTCATCAGCCATCTCATAGAGATTATCAAGAGTATTTCGGATAGGATCCTTCTTCTGCTTACGAGGAGTCTTAGCAATCTTGCTAATATCAACCTCTTCGCTATATTCATCCTTACCATCACCACTAGTAGGACGAGCGATCTTATGAGATTTAGATTTCTTCTCCTCTACAACTGCTTCGCCTTTGATAACCTCAATCTCTCCAGCTTCTGTACTGATATGAGAAGGAGTAATTACTTCCTTCTTAGCAGCAACTTCTGCAGGAGTCTCATTGCTATCTTCTACACCGAGATCAGAGAGAGAAATCTTCTCCTTCTTCTTAGCCATATATAAAAACCTCCCAAAAAAGGATATGTACTACTACTCTTTCCTCTTACTAACTTTAACTCTCTTAACTTTCTGGAATCCTTTGCCTTTGGTCTTCTTACGTTCAATAGCTCTAGGCTTAGCAGCTTCCAATCCTCTATCAAGAAGATCTTCCATTGCACCAGCATCTAATTTCCCATTGAAGTCTGTAGAACCCTTGGATCCAGTAATACCTCTAGAAGAAATAAGTCCAGGAGCTTTACCACTACTAAGCATTTGAGTTATATTGATAGATCCTACTTTGTTCTGATCATTGATTTCATCATCAGTCATTCGGATCATTGTGTTTTCATCAAAGCTCTCTTCGCTTATATTCTTCTTGATAGAGGGATTGCTCTTCATTATTACCCATATACGCAATGGGTATCACTCCTCGTCATTAAGATACTTGATCTTACTAGAGTCTTTATCATACACAATTTCGAAGATATTCTTGTTCACTGCGATTCTTATATTAACGCAGCCATGCTCTGTCTGACTCATAGTACATTTGACGTCTACAGGAAGCAACTCAGGGATATAAGTAGCAACCTGTTGTTCTATATCATCTTGGAGCATGATTAGTTCTGAATCGAATGCAAAGCGATATCTCCCCTTGATATCTATACCCATATCAGGTATATCAGGAATGGTACCCTTACGCATTACTATCAGTTTTACTAATAGTACTACTGCAGAGTTCATAACCCCGGATTTGATGACACTAAGATCAACCACTCTAGGTTTTCCAAGGTCATCTAGTTCTAGCAAGTACTCTCTGATATTATCGTTACTATCAGCCGGTAATCCGTCTGCCAATAGAATCACCCCACTCTCTTATCATTAAGTCGCGCAAGTAAAGTTTCAACATATGTGCTCATTTATGTTTGGCGGCACATCTTAATAATTTAGTTTAACGTAAGGAGGTCAAATTACAATGTTTAGATTTGACGATAACGATATAAATCAGACCCCCCAGCACCCTACTAGAGAGGCTATGGGATTAGCTGGCATGAACCCAGTTTGTGGAATTGCTGGTAATGGAGCTTTGCTTGTCAATGTGATGAACCATGATAAGGATCTAGAGGTAGGTTGGAAAGACTATAAAGCGGTTAGTAGATCATTAGATCCTAATGATAGCTTATATGGTATTGATGCTAATGGTCGTATACTTGCTAAGAATAAAGACTACTTCATGGATAAGCCAGATGTGGTTGTAGAGGCCTATATCATCAAATCTGACAACGTAGACGAGGTAATGAGAAAGATTGAGGAAGAAGCTAATCTTCCTTATGATCAGAGACCTATTCATAAACCTGATTACCTATATGAGGCATTTACTGGCAAGAGACTATTATCAGAATCTCAACTAGAGTTTGATCCTCTCTTAGAGAAAGTAGAACTTCCTACAATGAGTGGAGTAGTAGCAGGAGAGTATCCTAATACTAATCAGCTGAGTGGCCCTGCCTCATTAGATAAACCAGATCATACAGACTTCATGCCAGAGGTGGATAATCTGAATGGTATGGTAGAAAATTCCCTCTTAGGTATAGATCCTCTCAATATCTTAGAGGCTATAGATAGAGTACAAACGGTAGAACCGTATAAGAAAGAAGTAAAGGAGAATACGTTAGATATGGATACATTCTCATTTAATGAAGATAGCCAGTCGCTTAAAGAAGAGTATACTGAGGATATCAAGACAATCACAGAAGATGTGGATACTCTTGCAAAGACAAAGAGCAATCTTGATAAGTTCTTTGCTAATGCTAGAGTACGTACGACAGATCCCGCTAATATGGATTCAGAAAAGCAGTTCTCTTTTGATGATGACAATATTGACTTGGATGAGCTTGAGCCTAAGTATGCTGAGCCATTCATTAAACCAAAGGAACGATTCTCTTTCGATGATATCTAAAAGAGGGGAGTCATAAAATGAGATTCGAACAAGTCAAGGATGAACAGACACCAGAAGAGATGTTATCCTTGTTTAGGAATACTATACATTGTACCATGTCTGATAGAGGATCCAATGAGCTCTTGTCAGCTAAAGAAAGATCTGATTGGATGACAATGTATAACGATAGTATGATTATGAAATCATATTATCAAACAGAGAAAGAACTTGAGGATGATTGGAATAAGTGGTGTGAATCTGCTTATGACGAGAAACTTAGATCTGATACTATGGCTCTCAAACTCTATGGGTTAAACAATGAGACCATCTATAGAACTTATAAGAGAATCTTCTTAAAGTTTAAGACCTATGAGGGTGATAATTACAACCCCGATAAGTCTATCTTCTCTAGAAGAAACTCTATGGTTACAGATGTAATCCATGGTATAAAGACAGACGTTGGTGATACCACATCATATGATGGTAGATATACTATCAAAGAGTCATATGCTGTCAAAGATGAGTCTATGATAGATAAGCTTAACCAACAGGCATTTGATGCTATACAGAGAAATGGTTATCAGATCATCACTGGTGGGCATAAGGATCTTGATTCTCTCGATAAGGAATACTACAACTATCAATCCATGAGTAGAGATAAGAGATCTAAAGCAGATACATTGTCTCTTCAGATCTATGGGATTGATAATGAAGAGCACTATAAACAGCAATATGTAGATCTGACTAACGATATCACTGGTAATGATATTATAGATGATCTCAGCATACCTATATATGAGCCTGTAGAGGAATCCTCTTCTAATAACCTGAAATCTCTACTTTCTGTATTGGAAGAGGTTCGCAATACTACGGATGTCGTACGGGCATCCAAACTTGCTCAGTATATCAAAGAAGATATAAGACCAGTATCTGTAGTAGAAGAAACTATCCTCAAAGTCATTGATGATGAGGTAGATAAAATAGCCAAGAAGTTAGAAGAGGAAGAACCATTTGGTTTTGCACCATACTTCTTACCTGATGAGATAGAAGAGCTTGGAGCTTACTCTGAGGATGCTAACTGCTATGGGGTATCTTCTGATCTAACAAATGGCGATGATCCTACTCGTACTACTAAGGATTGGTTGTGTAACTACTATGCTAAGAGTGTAGGATTAAGACCAGCGATGAGGTGGTCTAACTCTAGATGGAAAGGTACAGTAGAACTTCTTTCTAATAGACTTGGAGATCCCAAACTCTCTAAGAAGGAACTTAATACAACCAAACAGAACCTGTTAGAGATAGGATGGAATCCAGAAGTTCCATATAGTGATAGTATTGCCTCTATTGCGTCTTCTAGAACCAATAGAAGATTTGCAGAGCAATTCAACTCTAGATACAAGTTCATTGATATCTCAGAAGCTGTACAGGCTTATGATAAGTCCTCAGATAAGATAGATTCTATCCCTAAGGATGATACTCCTATCCTTACATTCTATTTCTTCTCCTCTTATGATGATTCTGGTAAGAAGATCATGCAGGAAGTCTATATAGGATTAGATATCAATGATAAAGATAAGGTATATCCTATAGAAGATGGACTGCTTAAGAGAGAGGCAGACTTCGATGATATCATGCAGCATCTCTCTGATGACGTACAGCTCCATACGTATGTAGTAGGTATGGCTAAAGGAGATATGGATAAAGTTGCTGATGTGATAAGTAGATACTCTACAAATCCAGATCTCTCTAAGTATTCTATGATCAAGACTATCATAGACGAGCTTGATATCCCTATGATCATAGAGAACGAGAAGCTGTTCTGTGCCTATATCTTAGATATGATAGTATTCTTGGCAGATAACCCCAATACTGTATTGGAACCTGTACCTATAGAAGATATCACCTCTAGGCATATAAGAAAGAGAAGTCTAAGACATGTCTATCTTACATACAGTGGTAGAGCAAATAGATACGTTATTAAACACAATAACAAACAGCACTTTTTTGGAAAGTTTGTTAAGTACTCTCTTGCAGAATGTGCCTCAGAATGTACTTATATTGCTCCAATCTCTATATGCGAAGTTACATCACTTCCTATAGAGTTTGATAGAGATGGAAACCTCTTCATCAAACAGAAAGAGAATATAAACTTCGCAGAAGAGTATGCTAAGTGTCATAAACTCTTAGTGCAGTATTCTAAAGCTAAGGGATATGAGGCAATGAAGTACTATGTAGCCAAACTTTGGTACATAAACATCCTCATAGAGAAGAAGCTTCATGACAAAAAAGAATACCCGAAGCAACAATTGACTTCTTGGTACAATACTAGAGCCCATGTACTTTCAGACTTCAAGAAGTATATTGGAGAGATATTAGCACAAGAGCCAAACTTTGACTTTGAGAAGTATTATTCTACAACTCCGTTTGATAAGAGTACCCTCAAAGTAAGCAATACCTTCTTACGTACTATATGGAACATGTTTAGAATGTTCTTTGGTCTATACATTCCATCAATGCCTAAGAAGAAGTAGACAAAAAATAAACCAGGTTCCCATACAACCTGGTGGATTGATTGACTTGGTTCATACGATACATATTGTATTCTTATATGCTCATAGATATATCGGTAATATCCATAGCAGCTAAGATCGCAGCATTTCTATACTCTTTGTATATATCCGAGACTTTTATATCTGGATTTGAGTATATGATATTTGACCTATCGTAGTGATCTAGGATAATCTGTACTATAGGTTCGATATCTTGATTGCGATATTGTATCATATAACCATTCCTCCTTTGGCAAAGGATGGAAGAGTTTCTGTATGGGTCCTCTCTTCATAGATATAATATATAACTACAAAGAGAGAAATTTACACCCATATCCGACTACGGATATGGGGATTTTTATTTGTTACTAAACACTAAGTAAGCCAGGTTTCCTCCAATCGCCTGGTTTATGATATGACTATCATATTTTTCATTCATTTTGGTATGGTAGTTGTTTTCCTCCCCAACTCTACTATTTTAACGATGATAGTAGAGTATCTCATGGTTTTTCTTCTTGCTTAGAAGAATTCAAAACGGCATGACCCCATACTCATTAGAGTATGGGGTTAAGTTTATCTTTAAACACATACTATAGATTTGAAAGGGAGTGAACACTATGGCATATAAACCACAGATCTTAGGCAAGAGATTCTTTAAGACAAGTCAGATTAATAACACACATCCATATCTTCTTAGAATAATTGACGACAGAAATGATATATGTAATAAATATTACTACAGCACTGATAATACTGAAAGTATTGGAACTATCTACAAAGATGATCTTTTCAAGAACTATAACTCCATCTTGCCAAACTACTGCATCAATCTACTTATAGGAAACTCTATAATAGAGGTAATGGATAAGCGTGGAGATAGAAAACGTATTGTTAAACCTTCTGTTTCTATTTATATAGATCAGATCAGTCCAAGATCTTATATTGATGGAAGAAGATACAATATGGATACTGGTCTTGGAAAGAAAGTTTGTTTTGTATTAGATAACGAACCCTATGTCTTAGAGGTTAGAGATATCATCATTGACAACCACAACTCTGTTCTAATACAGCCATATATTAGTCAGTATAATGAGAATCACTTATGTACTATATACAAGAACGTGGGCGAAGAAGCATTCCATTTCAGAGTATATGGATATATAGACAGTGATCCAGTAGAGCTTATCAGAAACCTATGGAAAGATAAGATAGTATCCGATGGTGATATAGAGTACATGTCAGAGAATACATTGAACTCTGTATGCTATAAGATAGAACGATATATCAACAACTTGTTCAATATAAAAACAGTTGGAATTGGATACTATAACTGTACAGAAGATCTGAAGCAAGTATCTTCATTCTTAGCTCACTTTAAGAGGTTTGATCAAGATAAGTTCATCAATCAGTACGTCAGAATGACATATGATGAGAAAATATCTTCTGTAGAGAGTTTGATCTATTATCTAATAGATCCTCCTCCATCTGCATCTAAGTATAAGCTTACAAGCTGTCTGTTCATAAGATACAATAGCTTTGTCAATCTTGTAGAGCTTATGGAGAATATAGATAAGTTCAAAATGGATGTAGTATTCATCAAGTTTGGCAAAGATGTATTGATCATGGTATATGAGATAGAGAAGGTCATTGACCAACCTATCCATAAAGATGATCTTAATAGAAAATTGTTTAAGGGAGTACTCTTAGATAATGATGCCTTGACATATGAAGAGGCTAGTCTATTATTCGCTCACAAACATAATTAATGATATTAAGTACAATCAAGTACTTGATATAAAGCCGAAGTTACAGAAAGGCCGCTGTAACTTGTTAACCTACTAGATCTAGCAGGAGGAATTGCAAAATGGCAAACGAAGAAGTTCAGCAGGAACGCCAGAAGGCAACACTTCAGATCGATGAGCATCCTAAGTTTGAGGGTCTCATTGACATGATCTTCACGGATACCACTGAGGTATGCACGAAGATCAGTCAGGTATTCTCTGGTGTATTCCATGACTGGTATGGATCCCGTATCGATATCGGTCAGAACCGTGAGATTATCACGAGTGTGTTCTTCGCAGAGCAGCCGCAGAATGTTCCCAATGTGGAAGGTAAGCTGAACGCTATTGAGCGCATTGGCTCCAAGAAGGATATTGATAGCACGATCAAGACTATCAACTCCTACATTGGTGGAAGCAACATGAAGCGCTACCAGCTCACTCAGGATGGAAAGGATATCCTTGAGGCTGTTATCCCGTTCCGTGCCCGTAACAACAAGGGCAAGGTCGAGTGGCAGAATCTCACTTCCGAGGATGCAGTTCATAACCCGATGAACTATACTGGTCAGAGCCAGGTTGTTTATCGTACGGTTATTGATCTCAACCGCTTCATCCGTCTCCTCTATGGAACGAAGGATGAGAATGGTGTGGAGTATCAGTATTCCGTTAACCTCGGAGCACCGATTAATCCTGTTCAGACGTTTGATGGTCGTATGATTGGCAATAGCTGGCAGCTGTTCATCCTTCGTCTCAATGGTAAGATCACCAACGATATTCTGAAGCGCTATGGGTTTGGTACTTCCAACAATCTCGGTATTGTGCGTTAAGACAAATCCATAACTAAGAACGGTGGGTATAGGCTGATGCCTATACCCATTGTTTATATATTTTTTATAAGGGAGTAATATAGGATGGCTTTCAAGAAGGATGGTAATCTCTCTTTTGAAGTGAATCCTGATGGGATTAACGAAGTAATAGATGAAAAGGGTAGTATGACCCTTATGCTTAGAGAAGTAGCATGGAATGGTAGACAATCCCATCTAGAACTACGTAAATGGGTTGTTGATGTAGATAAAGAACAACCTATGCGTGGAGTATCATTCATTACTGAATCTGGCCCCCATAACCTTGCAGAGGTATTGGTCCAGAATGGATATGGTGAAACTAAGAATGTATTGAAAGAACTCTCTGCTAGAGATGACTTTGAAGAAGCGCTTGTAGACGTAATCGGTAAGAAGAAAGTAGTAGCTGCCAAGAATACTACAGCCATCGTTTCTGAGGACGATTACTATGATCCGAAGACGTTGATTGCATAAATGAAGTGTATATCAGACTAGGTAGTAATATGCCTAGTCTGAAAGGTTGTGTCTTTGTATGGAAAAAGAGCTTGTTGGAGAGGGACAAGAAGAGGAAAAGATCCAATTTGAGCCCTGTAAGTATAGAAACACCCAAGAGGAATCCAATCCTGGTAGGGGAAGAGATGGTAAGTGCAAGTACATGGATAACCATGGGAACTGCATCTTTGAGAACTGTATCTATGATCAAGAAGAGACTCCTCCACATGTAGTAGAATGGCACTATACATGTGTTGTGTGTCATAGACCAGAAACCATAGATCCTAAGAAGATGAAGATCCATTGGTGTAGTAGCTGTATTGCTAGAGCCAATGATGCAGAGGTACTACCATTTACTTGTAGATACTGTGGTAAGAAACAGAATCATCCATCTGCTTGGTTCTTATCAAAAGTATGTGACTCTTGTATTCCTAAACTGTATGATCCTAACTGCCGTCAGTATGGATGCAAGAACTTCAGAAAATAATATATAGGGAGGTGAAGAACATGGATGATGATAAACAGCAATTCTCAGTATACGATGATGCTATTCATATAGACTATCTGATCTATGGACAGTTCATCAAGTATAACAAACTTAAACTGCTATCACAGAAGGAATTATCTCAGTATCCTTCTGATAAGATCTATAATATCTATATAGACCTATACCAGGTTCTTCTACCTATCTATCGGTATTATAGATTCAATAACGTACTATCTATCACATCTTGTATTGTAAACTTAGCTATACACTTCAGAAACTTCTATCGTAAGTATGGGGTATATACAAACATCTTTCTTATATACTCTCCCAATATGAGCTACAACAATACAAGATTCTGTCCAGAATACAACAACCGCAACATAACCAAGGTTATGAACAACCCCACAGTATCTGAGGCAGTGTCTAAGAACATGGAATTGCTATCTACTATAATCCCATATCTACCTGATATCTATCTTAAGATAGGAACTGTAGAACCTACAGTCATAGCAGCTGATATGATAAGTAGATTTGCCTCTAAAGGGTTTAATCCGCCATCTATCTTTGTAAGTAACTCTCAGTATGCATTCCAACTACCATTGCATGCTCCTAAGAGTATAGTATTCTTTAAGAAGAAGGATAAAGAGTATAACGATCTATCTTACTCTATAAACATCTTCAATGCTTTAGATACGTATATAGCAGAAACACGCAAACAATCAGTACAGTCTATAGGATTGAATCAAAGATGGTTAACAGGCTTTATGACTCTAGCAGGTATGCCTAAGAGAGATATAAAGTCACTTATGAACTATAAGAGTTCTATCTCCATACTTAAGACAATAGCCTCTGGATATGAAGTAATATCTCCAGAGATACTATATGAGACTATATCTAGAACCATGGGAGATAAGATAAAGATCACTATGTTAGATATAGCAAATAGATACAACTGTCTAGACTTAGGATATCAGACACAGATGTATTCTCTGATGCCAGAAGCGCAAGAGACTACTTATTTGAAACAACTACATGATCCTGATACTGTGAATAGTATCAATGGTCAGTATTTCCAAGAGAATCCTATAATGATAGATAAGTTGTAATCATACTAGTTTATAAAGATAGGACTTGATAACCCCTATCTTTTTTTTTATATAAGAGAGAAAGAGAAGAAAGTGGGCGGTTCGATGTATACTATTACACCCATTGAACCTATATCTACAACACAGAATGGCTTAAGGGATAACTATATCTATCATCATATAGATAGCCATTCTATATCTGCTGCAAAGGATATGGGCGATCCTGATGCATTCAAGGCTATACTCAAAGAGTATATGGAACAGCTAGAGAGAAATAAAAGATAAAGCGAACCCTCTATACCGTTATGGTATAGAGGGCTCAGTATGAATTAATGTTCGAGTGTAGTTCCGGTATTAGTCCATTCGAGTAGTGATTCTCTCAATGCTAGGAGTTTCTTGTTTCTTTCAAGCTGATAATCCAGCTTCTCTCCAGTAGCCTTGTTTAGATACATGAGAATCTTGAATACTATATCCCTATCCAATCCACCAGAGTATCTCTCTATCAATTCCCACCATTTTCCAAATATCATATCTGGTGGTACGTATAAGTATTGGTGGTGGTACTGTTGGTGACAGCTCTTACAGAGCATAGTTATCGGAATTCTATTGTGATGGTGCTCATATTTCAATAACTCAGCCAGATCAAACTCAGTCATGGAGTATCCATTGTTGAGAAAGTGACCAGATATTAGTATGGCTATATCATATATATTGAGCATACAATGATGCATCTCTAATGTCGCTACTTCGTGTTCGTCTGTAGACTGTATATATGGATGGAATTGGCATACAGACATGCCAAGCCCATAGATGTATGACTTATAATGAGTATAAGCTCTACTCTTCCTAAACATTCCGATCGCACCATCTAAGAATTGCTTATACTCTTCCAAATCATAAGATTCTTCTTTAGTTATAGCAAATCTGATAGCATAAGTCGCATTTGGGGAGACTATGGTCGGATTAGAGTCTAGGTTTGTGAGAAATACATCAGGAAAGTTGCTTGGTATGCACTGCATAAGACTACCCTCACAAATCTCGTATTTGACCAAATCGATGGTTTTAATTATATGTAACCTGGGCCAATTAGGAAGGTAGGGCAGTGGTTTATGAGCCGTGAGACATCATTATAATTTTGGACTATATAAGATCGGTGGAAGGAGTGCCTATACATGTCTTTACCATTCTCGAAGGATAAGATGCTTACTGAAAACCCCTTCATAGACCTGTTAATGCACGACATAAAAGTTCTTGGATACAGTGCTGTCATTAAAGACCAGTATACTGCTGATAAGATGGAGTCCATGGAGTCACTCAAAGAGTCTGCTATCTATATTGCATGTATGGAGAGCCATGCAGAGTTAGGACTCTTTAAAGATATACCAGAAAGTATCATGGTTAAGGCAGGCGTTCCTCAACTGGTTATAGATAACTATAAGCTTCATGGGAATGATTTGAACCAAGTGCCTGATATGTACCACGCAGATCTGGTTAAAGAATTGACCCCATGGTATATCAAACAGTACCAAGAAAAGAACGAGTATTATCGAATGATCACAGGATTACCCCCTGTTGGTGATCCTGGTATTCCAATGCGAGACTATGAGTATCTCATTCCTGAGGATATAACCTATACAGGTATCTTCCTTCATGATGTAGGTGCAGGAGTCTGTCAGTCATTGGAAGCTGCTGGGGTATTAGAAGTAGTACGAGCAGATTACCCTCAGATGAAGTATCTTAACTACTTAACTCAGGGTATTACGCTATATGATGCAAGAAATAAGGTTGACTTTCAGATTCTATGGCTGCCTTCGGACTTGAATAGCTCTGTGACAGAGAAGTTTAGACTGAAGTATGCTGAGAATAGAAAGTTCATGCTTAGTACTATATACTCTAGCGCTATGGAAGTAGAGTCTGAGTACTATCATAACTTTATGATTGCTTATACTATCTTGATCACTATGATCGATATGATAGTAGAAGTACAGTCTCATATCATAAGAAAAGATGTATTGGATAGACGTTGCATTGAATACATCTTCTCCATGTATGGAGTACCATATTACAAGATAATTCCATACAAGTATCAAGAGAGAATGTGTAAGAATATCTATTCCCTCTTGAAGTACAAGTCTTGTAATAAAGAGATGCTTGATCTGATCAAGATCTTTGGATTTGAAGATCTACGAGTATTCAAATGGAATCTTCTCAAGGTGAGGAAGACTGATCAGTGGGGAGACTTTATCTACTCTTCTTCTAAACAGTACTACTGCCAGAAGAATACCATCATTGATCATCAGAAAGTAGTAGAGAAGATCTCTGACAAGTTTCCTAGAGGCAAAGTACCTAATGATGTGAATACAACTGCTCTGTACTATCCTGGATCTGGTATAGCAAATGACTATAACCCTCCAACAGAACATATTACTTCTGATGGCAAGACTGTAGGAAACAATACTGGGTCTCATGTTACAGAGAGCATAAATCCATCAGCTCAGACTCCTGATTATCAATTGAGACCTGATGAGAGATTCATCCCATTCCCGTTTGAATATTTCCTTCAGAAGGGGAATGTCATGTTTGTCAGGTTTAGAGACTATGTGCTCAAACCTGGTGTAGACTATACCATCCATAGCTACAATATAATCAGATTCCTCAATGGTATCAATCAGTCAGACTATGATAAGATCCAGTATGACTTCTATTATGATAATACAACTCCAAACTCTGATTTCCCTGTAGATAAGGATCACTGTGTACAGACAATCCAGCAGAAGCTAACCTATAATGGAACCAATAGATACTCTCTCAAACCAGTTCCTATAGATAGGTACTTTGAACAGAGAAATCAGGTTATTGTAACCTTAAATACTACATGGCTTCCTCCAGATGCTTATATCATAGACTATGACGACTATGAGATCGAGTTTGATAAGGATGTAGTACTTGATGAGAATAGTGATATCACACTCATCTATGTATACTCTAAGCATCTTAAGAGCAGATACTCTAAAGCCACAGTAAAACTAGAGCAGGATAAACAAGATAAGGTCTATATACCAGAGCCATTCCCTTGTTATGCTCTAAATGGTAATACTTTCTATATCACTCTTGGTCAGACGTTCATAGACAAGTCTAGGTACAAGGTTACACCATCTAGAAAAGAAGGTCAAGCATACATAGAATTCTTAGATAAAGAGATCCTTGTAAAAGGACAAAGAGTTGTATTCAACTTCCTCTACTCTAGTAACTCTATATATGACCCATTAACCATAGAAGAGAAGGTTGTTACCCTTACTGCTACCAAGAGATACCAATATGAATTTGATATAGATTTCCCAGTAGACCACTATGTCGAATGTGGGTATAAAGTCTTTGTTAAGATGCTTGGCTCTTGGCTGCCATCTAAGTTCTTTGATATCGTAGGAAAGAACAAGTTTGTTCTTAAGAAGAGATCTCTTGCTCTACAACCTGGTAGAGAGATAGAGGTTCATCTTGTATATATGCCTGCAGATAGAACTGTTAAACTTAACCTAGAGGTAGCTTATGATGCAGTGATAGCTGATAAAGAGAATCAGATATATTATCCGATCAAGTTCCCAACCAGTAACTACTTTACTAGGGGCAATAAGCTTATAGTAGACGTAGATGGTAGACCACTTGAACAGAAGGTAGACTATGAGGTTAGTGAGAAATCTGGTAAGATTAAGATCACTAACAAATTGGTTAGACCTAAGAAGGGTGGTAAAGTAAACTACACCTTCTACTATAACAAAGAAGCTGAGTACTATCTTGCTATAGATGCTAAAGAAGTCGAAGTAGAGAAGGTCACTAATCAAGACTTCTCTATTCCATGGCCATTCTTCCCATATCTGGAATCTGGTCAGGATTTCTTGGTAGTTGTAGGTACTACCATAGTTCCTAAGTCTAGAATAGTGATGACTACTAGATTCAACTTTAGAATATTAGGGTTAGATCCTGCGGCTATTGGAAGAAAAGTAACCATCTTGTTTATCTATAACAGCTGGTATACAGATGAAAAGACTGCTGATCTTGCTAGACCTAGACTCATAGTAGAATGGAGACCACATGATGTCTATAAAGACAGTATAGATATCAATACCCCATTCAAGAAGTACATAGAAAACGATTGGGACTACTTAGTTACTTATAACAACAGACTGTATATGGAAGAGGGCAGATATGACGTATACAACTCTACGTTCTATACCTATCCAGTACCAGATCTGATGAATAAAGTCTATGGAGATATCATCACCTTCGTATTCATCTACTTGAAGAGAAAACCATGGGTATTTGAATCAGACTCAGAAGAGTATGAGGATACAACAGATCTGAAGTTCTCTAAGGCTCCTATAGAGGATATCCATGCTGTACAGTATATGAAAGATCCTTCTAACTGGAAAGCATATGATCCTATTACTATAGCAGATGGATGGTGGGATGGTTTAGACTACAAAGAGAATTCCCATCAGATTATCAAAGATGCTATATATGAGCAGAAGTTCAACTATGCTAGATCTAAGTACTTTGGTATATCCAACACAGTTGATCTTGGAGAGTACACTGCACAGATGGCATACTTCTACAGCATGCTGTATGATGACGTATTGATAGAGAAGAATGTAAAACTCTTTGTACCTTCACTATCTCCATCACATCAGTTCAATATAGCCTATCTGTTTGTATATATGACTTCATTGACCTATATCTTCAATGGGTTAGAAGACTTTGTATTGGATACTCCTACAAAGTTCCTCTATGTGTCTGGATTCAACTTCAAGACAGATCTAGAGAGATTGAAAGAATATATAGAATCTCTCCATCATGATCCTGATAAAGAGTTCCCCATATGGAACTTCATATCTCCTAAGACTCAGATACCAGACTTTGCTGAATTTATAAACGTATACAAGACAAACTATGCTGTTAGAAAGACCATACTCAAAGGAATGGTTGAATCTAACCACTATATAGAGTATAGTGTATGGAAACTCCTATATGATTCCCTCCTTAGATGGAATTTGAATATGAAGTTCTTTACTCTAGACAATGGATCTGTTGCTAAGACGTATACAGAGTTCCTTAAAGAGAAAGAGCCTCTTCTCTATCAGTCTATTCAAGATATCAAGAGAATCAGTGATGAGGATGAGAGACAAGATAAGATCATCCAGATATGTGACGATATAGTCTATATCATGGAGAAGTATATGAAAGGGAAAGAGTTCAAGTATGTATTTGATCGATTCCCTGGTCATTCTGCATCCCATGCTGCTAAGTATCTTCATATGATGATAGACTTCTTCAAATCATATAAAGTAACTCTGCTTCCTAGAACAGAGACTCTTAATATGGGTGGAGATGCTGGAGATCCAAACAACTATGCTAAACCAATAGATGGTATATGGACCAATGCTCAAGGACTTAAGAAGGATTACTTCCCATTAGTGGAGATTCCTCTTACTACTGAGCATATCAATGTATCTGAGTATGGTAAGTTCAAGGATGAAGATCATAGATTGGTAGACTTTAAGGATATAAGTGGAATAGAAGATTCTACTTCTGTATTTGAGTCAAGCCAATGGATGCTTGAAGCTCTTGATATCAGATCTGGTACAGATAAGATGAGAGTCACATTGGAAGTACCGTGCACTCTTGAGGTTAAGAAGCTTGCATTCTCTGAAGATATTATCACGGTAGATTCTTCAGGTATGGAGTATACCGTTGGTGAGGATATAGAAGAGTTTGAGGGTCTTGCTGTTGTCAAGAGAGATAAGTTTGAGAAAGAACTTCCATCTACTGTTACTATGCATGACTACTTCAAGATGGCAATGAGCTTTGATGCTGCTGTTAAACTTGATGGTAGAATCTTCCTTGCTGGGTATAAGATGATGGATATCTATAGACCTATCTATGATACCATGACTGCTATACCTACAACAGATAGAGATGATATCAATGACAGGTTCATCAGAAGGTATCCTAATAAGAATCTTGAAGAAGCATTCAAGAACTGTAATGAGCTTACCAGTATGGATCTAGAGTTTGATATCTTTGATGCTGGTGGAATGCTCAAGTATACGAATATCAAAGACTTGTTCATGAATTGTTACCATCTCCATACTGTAAACTTCCCAATGCAGTATGTACCAGATAGTGATCATGATAAACATCTTGAACGTATCTTCTATGCATGTAGAGAGCTACAGCGTATAGATAACTTCCAGATCTCTATGTATGATACTACTAAGGGTCCACTTCACTTAGAAGAAGCCTTCTCTGGTTGTACAAATCTGCAGAAGGGTCCAACGTATATCAGATCTACAGATGATATGTATATGAATAAAGCATTCTATGGGTGTGCTTCTCTTAGAGAGATGCCTCGTATAGATTCTCTGTATGGTAATATGGACATGTCAGAGTCCTTTGCTATGTGCAAGACTCTTACAACACTTGGTCCTATCTTCTTCTCTATATCTAACAAACCAGGAAAGAACGTTAAGATAAACATGAGAAGAATGTTCTATGACTGTGTAAACCTTACTGATGTAAGCTCTAATGGTGCTATCAGTATCTCCCTTGCTGATGTAGATATGACCAAAGCATTCGAAGGATGTATCAAGCTAGAGAATACTCCTGTATTTGAGATAAAGAGTAGAGGAAAGCTTGATCTTACTGAGACATACATTGGCTGTAAGAATCTGAAGATTGCTAATAGAATCTTTGGAGAAGGGGAAGCTGAGATCATAATGAATGGAACCTATAAAGACTGTAGGAACCTTCATACCACCTTCCAAGTAGATATAGATGGTTCAGCATCTATTACGATGCATAATACATTCGAGGGATGTACTTCTCTCAGAACAATCTATGATCTGTTTAAGAAATCAGAGCCTGGTAAGGATGTGGCATACTATCTTAAAGAGACCTTTAAGGGGTGTAAGTCACTCACTAACCTAGTAATTGATGCTTCTAGTATCTATAGCGTTGATGGAATCTTTACAGGGTGTACTGGATTGAGATCAGTAACATTTGTAAATCCAAATTCTGTCATAGAGTCGCAACTTACACATAACATACTTGATGGAAACACACTGTTCTACAGAATATTCATCCATAACGCATGATATACAGGAGGAAGTATAAATGAGCGATGCATTTAAGGATATATACTCCTTGCCAGAGAATGTGTCTGTAAGTTCTTCTGATGGGGATAGTATAAATCTAGCAAATGGGCACCCCAATGGGTTTAAGACCAAAGTTACTATCAAGAACCATTTGACTGGTGAAGTAGTATTCCAGGGTTCTAATAAGACTATGATTGCTGGTTCTGAATTCATGGCACTGCACATGTTCAACTTACCACATGATGATCTTATTACCACTACATACAACAATGCACTTGGTTTAGACAATACAGTCTTTGCTGATGAGCCAGACAATAAGTACTGTGCTCAGTTGTTCTGTGTAGGAACCTCTGGATGTAATAGAGAATCTGGACTGTCTTATGATGTGGTAAATAAGTGGTGGATTGATCCAGAGGATCTGGTCCCTTTCCAGTACTTACCATATGATAGAGACCTCAATGCTCTTAAGCGTAGTATCTACTTTGGTAGAAAAGATATTACGGATAAGAAGATGGTTGCATACTACTTCAAGAAGTTTGATTCGGATCCAGTTCTCCGTAGACAGCTTGAAGATGGTACTCCAATTGATGCTAATATCTATGCAGATATGAGTGAGTTGGCAGTACAGACTGTTGTTACCAACAGCATGACTATCACTGTTGATGATCTCAGAGATTACTTCATCAAGACTACTGGTATCAATGATGGAAGATACAACTGTATTCAGCTGTGTCTTGCATGGTATCGAGTAATCAATGGATTCTCTTACTATCAGGACATTCGTCCATGTACTAGAATCAACTTCCCAAATAGATACTTGAGTGATCTTGGTCTATCTTGGGATATCGTATATCAGATCTACTTCTAATATACAATATACTTCCCTCTACTCGTTATTGAGTAGAGGGAATGTTTGTATAAATTATATACTATAGAGGTGTAAGATCTTTCATCACTATAGGAGGAGATTATGATGAAAAGAGTGTTGCTTGTAATGATGGCTGTATTCGCATTAGCTCTAGGAGCTACTACAAATACAGCAGAAGCAAGACAAGATGTATACGTAACAAGCACAGAGAATGCTGGAGACGTATATTTAGATAGAGACAGTGTTCATGTCATAGAATATAAGAAGCGTAAAGACTCTAAGTTTCCTGAGTTTGTATGCACTATCTATGCAACCTACTATTGCACTAAGTATGATTTCCCATCTAATGAGCAATACAATGTAACTATAAACCTTGAAAGAAAGCTTTGTCTTGTAAACATGTATTCTCTTGGAGTAGATAAAGACACTGTATTATATCGTGATAGCTTCTTTATGGTAGATGATGGGAATTTATATTATAAGAGGTTGTTTCTTGCTGCATGGGATGAATACTATGGGAAGTATTACCCATTTGATATAACGGATGATCTAAAGTAGTTGTAAACTATCAAGGAGGAGAAAGAAATGAAGAAGTTACTAGTTATGATGATGGCTGTATTTGCACTGGTATTGGGAATCAATACAGATACAGCAGAAGCGAAAGAGTTCAAATTGGTTGGCTATATGGGCCAAGGGATGGACTATATCTACATTGACGTTGGAAGTGCAGGAGTATCTGAGCACTCATATCCTGAACAACCATATGTATTCGATGAGATGTATATCATCCACTCTACTTACTACAGTACAGAGCCTGATAAGGTGAATAAGCCACTCTATGTGGTTTATGCTGTAGGCATAAAGGGTCGTGAATGCAGTGTACAGATGTACAACTCTGACAAGTATGGGAATGCAGAGGGAGATCCTATTGATTCCTTTACCACGACAAGTGGCGATCGGGTATTTTCTGTAAAGATGTTCCTTAGTGCATGGGATGCAGTCTATGGGAATGATTACCCATTTGATGTATTACCCAAAGACGTTCTTGATCTTGCATTGAAACAGCCTTCTCATTGATCCCATTCTAATATGAATGAAAAACTAACCTTTTTCAGTCATATACTATAGAAGTGTAAGAAGCTATTGTATTCATCACTATAGGAGGAGATTATGATGAAGAAACTGCTAGCTATGATGCTGGCTGTATTTGCATTGACCTTAGGGGTTAGTATGAATGCAGCAGAGGCAAGAAGGGATGTACTTGTAGGATATCTAAATGACGACTTTCAGTATATCTATCTGGATGCGGATACAGTTCGTGTTCTAAAACATGATCGTCATCCATATCCTAGCATTGATGATGCATATCTGATCTATGCTACATACTATGCAACTGGCGAGAAGTCTAAAGGACTTCCACTCACATATATTCATGCCGTAGGTATGAAGGATGATATGTGTTTGGTAAAGATGTTCTTAGGAACTGACCTTGGGAAACCTGGGGCTAAAGCGGTTGATACATTCCTCACAACGGATGACAGTCACATCTTTTCCATCAAAATGTTCCTTACTGCATGGGAAGCAGCATATGGTCCAAACTATCCATTCCCCACTATTAGTCAGAGCGATCTGGACCTTACAATGAATAGGTCTAGGTAATAATCTGAGTTCTATTGTCTATTATGAGAGGAGAATTTACAATGAAGAACATCACGAAGGTGTTTATGGCAGCTATGTTTGCCGTCATGATTGGTATCGGCTATATGCCTAGTGCGGAGGCTCGTACAGATGTATATGTGACGAGCTCACCCAAGGAATCGTTCTACATCGACACAGACAGTGCAAGACTGCTGGCCCATAAATCGGGCAAGGGTGTAGACAATCAGTATATTATCTATGCTGAGTTCCATACCAACACTGGCCGGTTTGTATCTGATACATGGACGGTCAACTTTGCTGGGAACAATATCGAGGTATGGAGCAAGACCCTTGGCCGGAATATCTATCCGTTTAGAGGTATCAGTGCACAAATGTTTACTTCGGCATGGTATTACGCTATGGGATATCCCTTCAGCTAATACCAAAGGAAAGGATGAGGCTATACACCTCATTCTTTTTTTGACACATGGATACCCCATATCCGTAGCCGGATATGGGGAGATGAAAAAGGTTTTCTCAATACAACAAAAGGAAACTAAGGTTCAACAGATAGGATGAACAAGAGGTTGATCAATCCCTCACTATTATGTCATATCTCAAACCAATCTTTGAGCATATATTATAGAGATGAGAGAGTATGAGTGTGTCTATATACAGATATACTACTAGTGCTTAGATAGTACCTTGCCTCTCCCAAAACTTCCTTTTAACAATAGTCTCGTCAACTATTGGCATCCTTTCTGGTAGTTTTGGATATGGCTTTGCTTTAGTTCCGACCTCTCTCCTCTCATATGGGGGTCGAATCATCCTTTATACACTAAGGCGAGTCAGAACCAAAGAATAGGGAGGGTATATACTCCCTATTCTTTTTTTATTTGAAACCAAAGATCTTATCTAAGCCGTATTCCTTCTCTACGTCAATGACGTTAACTGTGCTATCATGGAATGCTTTCATGGACTTGTTCTTGATGATAGAGAACATCTCGTATGCTGCAATACCAACCTGTTTGATTCCAATACGGGTAAACAGATTACCAGCACACTTGTTGCAGATACCCTTAGGAGACTTACACATCATTGCAAATCTCATCTTAACCTTCTTACCAATGTACTTATCTGCTACATCGGAGGTCAACTCTACAAGCTTATTACCTTCTACAATGTAGGAGTACATCCACTCGGAGATATTCTTATTGGTAAGCTCAACCTCAATAGTTCTAGTAGTACCACAGTCACTGCCTTCTTCATATACAGTAAGGTGTTGCAATGCTCTAACAAGAATCTTCTCCCATGCTCCACCGACCTCAGTCTTCTTAGCGCGAGAGTATGGACCCATGATAACAGAGTTAGCAAAAGTGGCATAGTCCTCTTGAGATATGCCATCAGTATAGTTAGATTTGATAATGCTATATCCAGGTTTGGAAGGATCTGTCTCTTTTACAGCCCCTCTAAAGACAAACATGTTCTTGAAGTTGTTACCCCAAGAGATACGAGCCCCAGAATTGATAAGATCCATGAACTCATCATCTTTGAGAATCTTCTTACACTCATCAAGAAGTTCCTTCTCAATCTTCTGTGCAGTAGTAGGATCGTTATCTGCTAACTCTTTCTCATACTTCTTAAACAGCTCTTCTTTAAGCTTCTTGATCTTAGAAGGAATCTGCATACACTCTGTAGTGATGGATGGAGAAAGGATATTACAATATGGCTGATACTTCTGAGTCTTGAGGATATACAGCTTCATTATATCTAAAGGTACCTTATCCTCAATGACTGCATAAGATAGCTTACTATTGATCTTTCCAAGCATACCTTTATCGATAGGCTCATTGATATACTCAAATAGATCAAACAGATCTTTCTCTATGAAAGTCTTATTGAACACCCATCTACCTACAGTTGTTGTAAATGGAGCTTTGTTTCTACGACCAACCGGGCCATAGTATCCCGTTGGTACAACAAATATATCATACGGATAGAATCTTGGTTCATTATCAAACTTACCGAAGCAATCCATTATAAAACTGAGGTTACAACCATCATCTTCTGTCATATTAAGGAGGAATTGGATGTCCTCCGGTTTGGATACTGTTCTTGCTTGTCGTTTAGCCATAACGTCTAAATCCCCCTTTTAAGCCTTATTCTAATGTGAGGACACAGGAAATTGAAAATAATTCGTATTTGAACTTTACACTAAGTCTAATTTGACCATGTACGGTTAAATTGGATAACCAAAAAGTGGGTTATACACTATAGAATTGTATAAGGAAGATCATTTTAGTGGGAGGAAACGATCCATGGAGACGCCTAACGTAAAGGTTACTTATCCAAGGAATGATGAGTACGATTACTATGTGAAAATGGAAAGGATTGACCTAGATAAGGAGTGTCTTAAAGACCTATCTAATCAGCATGGATTCATAATCAAAGAACCACAGCCAATCAATAAAGCACTTAAATCAGAAGACTCTATCTTTAGTTCTAAATTTGGTAGATCACTTCAGGATAAAGATCCCTATTCTAATAGATACTCTTGTAAGTATGGTTGTACTCAGGGAGCATTCTATGCAGTGCCAGATGACTCCAATTGGGTATGCCCTGTATGTGGAACAGAAGTAAAGCTTGTTGGGGACGACTTCACTTATTTCGGATGGATAAGGCTCAAGGAGAAGTATTGTGTCATTCATCCTATGATGTGGAAGTCTCTTGTATTCCTTATTGGTAATGATAATTTAGAAGCTATCATCGAGCCAGAGGTTGAGCTAGATACCAATGGTATGCCAATGAGTTCATATGATAAGAGAATCCTTAAGAAGAAGAATGCTCGTAAGTATAAGCGTAAGGCATCTCTAGATCAGACCTATGCAGGTATAGGTATGCTTGAGTTTAGAGATAGGTTTGAAGAGGTTATCAACTACTTCTATAAGAAGAAACCTGCTAAGAAGGAAGTATATGATGATATAATGGAGCATAAGGACATCGTCTTTACTCACTCCATTCCAGTATACACTACTCAGCTTAGAATAGCCAAAGTAGAGAACAGAAGATTCACATTTGAATCTACCAATGCAGATTTCAATATCTTAGCCAAGTTAGCTGCTATGGTAAACAAGGATAACTTGTCTATCTATCGCAATACTAAGTATCAGAACAGACTGCTGTGGGATATGCAGTCTAAGATCAACCATCTTACAGAAGAGATCATTAAGATCTTATCTGGTAAGAAAGGTGTAATGCGTTCTATCATTTCAGGTAGAACGGCGTTCTCAGAGAGATCTGTTATTGTACCAGATGCTACACTTAAGATGGATGAGATTACTCTCCCATACTTTGGTTTAGCCTTATTGATGGAACAGGTTATCATCAACATAGTACAGAAGTCGTATAATATCACTTATGCTCAGGCATATAAGATATGGTACTATGGAACCCTTCAGGTAGATCAAAGGATACTTGATATAATCAACAATCTGATCAAGCTTGGTAAGGTGCGAGTACTTATCAATAGAAATCCAACTATCTTCTATCAGTCTATTGTATATAAGAAGGTTGTTAGATGTACTTTAGACTTTGTTATGGGTATGGACGTATATACCCTTACAGGATTGAATGCAGACTTTGATGGAGATACGCTCAATATCAAGATGCTGTACAATAAGCGCTTTGCAGATGAGGCCGAGAGGATCTATTCTCCAAGAAATGCATTCTGTATCTCTAGAGATGATGGTCGAATGAATCCATCTGTTAATATCTTTAAAGATACGGTTATCAATCTCAATGCATTGATAACTCTATCTAGAGATAACTACTCTAAAGAAGATTTAGCTACTATTGAAGCAGCTAGTAAGATGGCTGCTAACTAAAGAGGAGTCTATATGCTACATAGACATATAAGTCTACTAAAGGATCTAAAGCCAGAGGTATCTTATATAGATGAGATGACTGGTGAAGCTATTACGGGAATAGTAGTGAATGTAGAGCATCTGTCTCCAGACTGTGCTTTTGTTTACATAGCTAGCCCATACAAAGATGAGAATGACAAAGTAGAAGGTAATATACACTACAAGGATATAATGGTCTTTGATAATAGGTCTAATACTGTAGAAGGATGGCATCTGGATACAGTATTAGGGAACTATAAGTCTAGGCCAAATAAGTGATCAACATTCTTGTTGGTTGTTTATCTTGATACACAATAGGGTATTTGGTATAGCCTCTATGGCTATACCCGTATTCTATTCTTTTTTGTAAAAGTCGATTCTTTCTGTGATATACTATAGTGGTGACTAGGGATACAAGGGTATCCAATTTCAATATGTTTCTAAGAGGAGGAAACAATCATGAAAATCGCTATCACATTCACAGAACGTGAGATCTTTGGTGTCAACCGTGCTTTGTCCAAGCTTGGTCTTCCCAAGATTGAGCCCAAGGCAGCCATCCAGGGATATGGACCTATGGTTTCTGAGACCAAGGTAAAGAGTGATGGATCTGTCAAGTTCACAAACAAGCTTGACGAGCAGTTCACTCTTGACATCTACGGTGTTCTTGAGAACCACGCTCCTGCAATTTCTGGGGCTATCACAATGGCCAAAGGACTTTGGTCTACGTGTGTTTCTCTCAGTCGGAACCTTACAAAGGACCTCAAGGCTGTGGCTGAGAAGTATATGGGTGAGAAGAAGGAGTAATCTTCTCATCTATATACCAAGAGAGATGGGAATAACAATCCCATCTTTTTTGACTAGGAAGAGCGCTAGAGCATAGTTGCCCTAGCGCAGAGGAAATTTTTACCCACTGAATGAAAACAATCAGAGATAACTTCGATCCCTATAGAAATGTAGGGTTGATTATATATTATAACTATGAGTTAACACTTTAGAAGATCTGATAAGGAGGAGAATCAGATGGTTGGGATTAGAGAGTTTGTACGAGAGATAATAAGGGAGTCAGATACCCTTACTAAGCTATTACTTATAGCAGCATTTGGTACTATTTTCTGTCTAGGGCTTTGGATAGGTATACTGATTAACATTTGGAGTGTTACAAAGCACTTCCATTGAGAAAGAAGGATAGCTTGAGCTATTCTTTTTTGTAATTGGAGCCCTACTGAGACATTCTTGTAAGCTATCTTATATAGAGGAGTTGAATAGAATGGCTATATATCCTTACTCTAACATAGTATCCCTCATATCTGAGGATTTAAAGATAACGTTCCATGATGGTACAGAGTTCTTCCTTGCTAAAGGTGTAGCAAGTAAAGATCAAGAGGCTACAGAGTCTTATGACTTCTTAGCAGATGGTGACAAGTGGAAGACTGATGATTCTCAAGCATCTGCTAATATGCTCATAAATAGACTAGAGGTAGCTAATGGTGCTCGTAAGACCAAGAATCTTCCTGCTGCCAGCGCAGGCAAGATATATCTTGTAAGTCCTGAATGTGCAGCAGTTGGAAGGAAGATAGAGGGTAGAAAAGACTTGGTTACTAAGGCTGAATTGATTCAGACTCTTAAGAACCCCTCTACTAGATTCACTTATAAGGTTGCCAAGAACTAGTAAGTAGTAGAGAAGTACTAGAGCTATCTAGTACTTCTTGTAATAATTGGAAATCTTGGTTATATACCATATCAGTGTATTTAGATTTTATTTAGAGTGGGCGACAGCCCAGTGAGGCTGATTCGCCGTTTGGTTTTATTTTTTCTTATTGGGGTGAGACAATGAATCCTAACAAGTACAAGGTACTATCGAATAGAGAGGTACTAGAGCTATTCGGTAGAGGAGACACCACTCCTATCCATCTTAATAAAGACTACTATAAACAGCTTAAGACCAATCTATTGGTACCATCTGTAAACCAATCCTACTCTGTTGCTTTAGAGTATATGAGTAATTGGTTCTATTCCAAGTTTGCTGATGACTTCTTTAAGACCAAGTATGTAGAAGCATCCCATATATTTAACCAGTTGAGAACCAGATCATATAGAGAGATGCTCAAGGTTATCAAACCTGCATCAGTTATACGATTGAATATGGATATGGGATTCAACAATGAGTTCTTAGATCAGTATAACTATGGGAATCTGTTGTATAACAATAGAGCTAGATATAAGGATGCTTTCTTTATAGACAAGGATAGAGATCTCTATATCTCAGCTACTATGGAGCTATTACAACTTAACTTTAGTTTTAGGATAATGGTCCCATATCAGGGATTGCAGTTGGATTTGGCTAAGAAGTGTCAGCTAATGTTTAGATCTAATGCTACACAGAAGCACTTCAATGATGTGGATTACCATATGCCAGATGAGTTACTGAATCAGTTGGCTGCAGATACTGGAAACAAGGTATGTCCTTGCGATGGTAGTATCATAGATGCTACAGAGTTCGTAAAGTACTTCAATAGCCACTCTATGATACCATTGTTGTATAAGTTCAATGCAGCTACTGGCAATATGCAGTACTATCTCAAGATGCCAAATGTGATCATCCATATCAGAACTAATGAGATCGTCATAGATGAGGGAATGAGAGAAGGACAGTTGATGAACAACTATACCATCTCATTTGACTGCACAGTCAGATTCCCAACCCCTAAGTTCTATGCATACTTCTCTATGCATCAGAGAGATGATATCACTTGTGTATCTAGACTTGATCAACAGTCCTTCCTTGTAGCTGTTACAGCTCTATCCAATGTACCTGAGAAGAATAGTAAAGGATGGAGATGGAACCTAAGAACAGAATACGAGTTTACTGAAGAACAAGATATAGAGGATCTTAAAGAAGGTAAGTTGATGCATATAGACTTTGCAGAACTTATGGGAAGCTTTAAAGATGTGATAGATGCTACTAAACGTATAGCTATCTCTCCAGATGTGTTCCTTGATATCAGGGTATACAGCTTCTATAAGCTTGCTAAGTGTTCTGTAGACTGGCAGAACTATAGAATCAATATACTAGAGCCTATAGAGTCTGCTAAGTGCTATATCATCATCTATATGGATACTCAGTACTTCAATGAACAGCTGATCAATATCCAAGAATATGAGAAGCATCGTATAGCTACAGCAGATAGCAATATAGAGCACAAGAGACTAGACTTCAAGCATAACCTCAAGAGAGCATCTCTAGAGAGAAATGCTGATAAAGTAGAAGATACTAACGAATACTTATCAGAGTAAGCCTTCGGGCTTACTCTTGTTTTTTATGAAAAACCATACAGCCGATTAACCCATATTTTAAGCATATACTATAATCATGAATCTAGTCATCCCCGATTTAGATTCATCTCATTCCCATACCACTACGCCCTAGTCCCATATTTATTCAATCACACTCTTTTGAATCCCCAAAACATAGGGCGGAAAAAGAGAAAAGGTTTTCTTTCTTCTTCCTTTTCTCTTTTTTATCAATAGAAGATTTGTTTATAGACTATAGAGATGACAGTTAGACAAGGAGGATGCTATACATGAATGAAAAAATACGTGAGGTAAATATAGCAGAGCAATCATACAATGATCTCAGAGCTTATGCTATATACGTATCTCGTTTTAGAGCTATCCCGAACTATATAGATGGATTGAAACCAGTTGTAAGAAGAATACTATGGTGCGCATATAATGACTTCCCTGGAAATGGATTCATAAAGACCTCGGCTATTATGGGTCGAGTTATTCAGAGATATAACCCACACGGTGATAGCTCAGTACATATGGCCATTAGAAACATGGTCAATGAGGTATCTATTAAGATTCCGACAATGGATGGAGAAGGTTCTTGGGGTAGTAAAGCAAACCCAACTCCAGCAGCACCACGATACAATGATTGTCGTCTCTCTAAGTTTGCCATGGATGTATTTCTTAAAGATATAGATGAGGATAGAAGGTCCACTGACTGGCAAGCAAACTATGATAACACATGTAAAGAGCCAGTATATCTTCCAGCTAGAATCCCAGCATTGTTAGTATTAGGACAGCTTGGTATTGCTATTGGTATCAAGGTATCTATTCCATCTCATAACTTAGGAGACGTTATAGATGCTACTATAGCGCTTATGAAGAACCCAAACGCTAAGTTCTGTTTGATTCCAGATGAGTGTATGCCATGCGAGATCTTCCAAACAGATTTCCAGAAGATCAATGATACTGGTATGGGTCAGTATATAGCACAGGGTATTGTAGATATTATAGACTATAATGGTCATCCTGCATTAGCAGTAAGATCCTTGCCAGACTTTACGTTCTTTGACTCTATTAAGGAGAATATCCTTAATCTGGTCAAGGCTAAGAAGATGCCGTATATCGTAGATCTTATCTCTAGATCTAAGGTAGATCTTAAGACATCTAAGACTTTGATGGAAGAGATCATTGTGTTGAAGAAGGGTAGTGATCCTAACTTCGTTAGAGAGTTCTTGTATAATAACACAGCTATTAGACAGACTCGACAGGTTAAACTCATTACCATCAAGGATAACAACCTGGATACCAATGTAAATGGATATAGAGGTTATCTCTTGAACTTCATTGCATTCCGTAGAGTTACAGTCTATAGAAAGCTCAATGCAAGACTGCAGAAGCTCAATACGGATATCCATGAAAGAATGTTGTATCTCAAGGTTATGACTTCTGGAGAAGTGGATAATATCATCAAGATGATTAAGAAGCAAGATACTAGGGATGACAATGTTCTTGTAGAGTATCTCGTATCCAAGCTTCATGTTACTACTCTTCAGGCTAAGTTCTTGTTAGGTACTGATATACGTAGACTCTCTAAGGGTTATCTTAAGAAGTATCAGGAAGACATCAAGAACTACGAGGCTCAGGTTCATGAGATCACTAATATTCTGCTCAACCCAGCAAATATCGATAAGTATATCATAGATGAGATGCTGGAGATTAAGCATAAGTACAACACTCCTAGATGTTGTAAGATCATATCTGCTGCAGAGGCACAGGGTGTAGCACCAGGTACGTTCAAGCTTATCTTTACTAAGAAGAACTTCATTAGAAAGATAGGAGAGAATGATGCTGCAGGAAGCTTTGCTAATGATGAGTACAACTTTGCTATCACTGTAGATAATACAGAAGATATCTTGGTATTTACTGATCTTGGCAAGGTATTCAGACTCCCCGTATCTAAGATTCCCTTGTATGCTAAGGGAAGTTATGGAGCAGATATCAGAATACTTAACAAGTATATCACATCTAATGTGATCTGCGCCGGGAGAGACACATCCCTACAGAAGCTTGCTACAAAGAATGGTAGCTTTGCTTTCATAGTGACCAGAGCTGGATATATCAAGAAGATAGACCTTAAGGATGTACTTACAGCTCCTCCATCTGGCTTTATTATCAGTAAACTTGATCAAGGGGACTTTGTAAGAGATATCATCTTCGGACCTGATAAGCTTGATATACTTGTATGCTCTGAATCTAAGATTCTTAGAATACCTGCTAAAGAGGTTCCTTATCTTAAGAGAGCCACTAAGGGTAATAGGGTATCCACAGCTAATACGGTTGTAGATACTATGAACTTTCTCTTACCAGGAATGACAGAAGTGGTTATCATAACTAAGAATGGTTATGTGAACAAGATACCAGTAACAGTACTTCCTAGATCTAATAGGGGTAAAGCTGGCACTAAGGTCATTAAGCTAAATAAGGCAGGTAAGGGAGGATTAGACGCAGATTCTATCCTATCCGTATGGCTCTGTTCTGAGAATAACACCCTTGTAGTAAATGAAGGCAGATCTACCAAGACTGTTGCAGTCAAGGATATCCCATTGGGATCTACAATAAGTACTGGAACAAGGTTGTTTAAGAACCCTGTAAGGGTTGAATTGGGTACTATCTAAGACCATATTCGTGGGTAAGGCTAAATGCCTTACCCATTATTTTTTTCGCTTATATATTATAGAACTGAGAAGACTGAGTATTATATTGATAAACCCCGATATAACTCTTCTCACCCATTTCCATTGGGGCAACTTACCGCTCCAACAACTCCTTTTTAGAAGTGCTGATGGTTTTACCCATTTTCCCCCACAGCACTTCTTTTTTTTGTACCCCATTTTATGAAAGGGGAGACATCTTTGTAATTTAAGGATGTGAGGTGTAATCAGTGGCTATAACGAGGAAAAACTTTAACACAAAAGCTACGCTCACAAAGATATATCCTATGGTAGAGGCAGGTCTCAAGAAGAACTACAACAAATGGAAACACTGCATGTCTAACTTCATGCAGAAGAGATCCGCCATGTTGTTTGATACCATGCCGTGTGATCGTATATATTATTACGAAGAAGATGCTGAAGAGTTGTTTACTGCTCTTGGTATTTCTAAAGATGCAGTAGAAACAGCACTGCATGATACATACTACTGGAGTATAGAACCGTTCAAACCATCATCTGCTAAAGATCCATTGACTATAGTGGTCTTGTGTATAGTACGATACTTCCTCAAAGAGAAGAAAGACAAAGATCTTTCTCTTGCTCTTGTCTATCAATCATTCTCTGGGAAGTACTATCCATCTATCCATTATGGGTTCTTTAAGAAGGTTACTCCGGCCAAGTATAGGCATATCATGGAGTATGTGGTAAACTATAAGCTTTCTCATAAGTTTGAGCTCAAGGCTGCTGGTTCTGTTATAGGAGCAGTTAAGACTACTAATGAGACATGGCTTAAGACTTATACTAAACTAATTATGCAGTTTGAAGATGAGGATATCACCTATATTATCCAACAGCTTCATAACCGTATAAAGTCATTCATGAAGAATGTGGCTACAGTCTACTATGATACATATAAGAACAGAGAGTATATATCATATGATAAAGACTCCCTTCCAGAAGAGGAAGGAAGTACAGCTGCTTTCCACTTAGCTAATAATGATTCCTTCAAACTCCAACAGTATGTGGAGAAGACAATGGAGAGGATCAATACATCTCAAGTGGACTACAAGATCTGTAAAGCAGCATCTGACTCCAATGTATCTACAGAAGAAGTTAGAAGTATCTTTGAAGCTATCTTGAACAATAGGAAGAATATTCCTATCATCAAGGAGTATATCACAGATATGATTGCTAGCTTCTTAGCGCAGTCCACAGTGAAAGACGTAACTAGTATCAACTTCTATAAGACCTCTATATCTGCTAAGCCTAATACAAAGGATCCTATTATCCTTCGTATGAAAGAGATTATAGAGACACTCTTAGAGGACAACTCTGTTTCCTATAGAAAGAGGAAGCATCGTATACCTACAAAGGCTTCTTACCATAAGGCCTTTGCTATATATTTCACCATACTGATAATCAACGCTAACAAATGAGAAGGTGTATATAAATGGAAGTATTACAAGAAGCCTATTTTGGTAAGTTGCCGCAACTCCTTCAGGTTGAAGAGCTCTTTGAGAAGCTCAAGATCAAGTATCAGAAACCTGATGGTGGAGTTGATAAACAGCTCTTCTACAAAGAGATCATCAAAGATGATATCCTTGTTCGCATCGGAGAGATTGTAAAGAATATCTTTGCATTCAATGAGGTCGTACTGACTATCGAGAACAACAATGCTCCAAATGCTTGCACATTTATCTATATCAGTGATAAGAATGGCGATGTTGTAGGTAAGACCATTCTTGCTAGAGATGTAGTAGCCAATAATAAGCAGATCAAGGATGCTCTGATTGTAACTAGAGAAGGATTCAAGTTCAATAAGAAGATCTTTACTCCTAACCTGTTGATTCTGTTCAGTTCTGGTCTTCTGTTCTCTCAGAGAATCACTTCGGCAGAGATTGTAGCAGTTATGCTTCATGAGATTGGTCACAACTTTACACGATCTGTTGTGGATAGTGAATCACACAATGCTCGAATTGATGAGAAGTTTGCTGATAGATTTGCTGCTATGTATGGATATGCTGCTGAGCTCAATAAGTGCTTGTCCCATATCACTCTTGATAATGGATATGGTATGTTTGAGAGAGTACGCAATATCCCCATTGTGAACATCTTTGCTGGTATGGCTTATATTGGAGATAAGCTTATGACTAGAGCAGTATTTGGTCTTGATGAACACCCATCGATCAATGCCCGTATGCTTGATACCATCAAACAGATGGAACATGATCTCAAACACACTCCGAATCTCACTCCTAAGATGAAGAAAGACTTGGAGAAAGAGATTGCTGCTGCTAAAGCACAGATGCTCAAGTTCTATGATACATCTGGAGACAATGTAGCAGATAAGATGAGCAAGTACTATCTTAAGAACTATGAATCCAATCATGACAAAGAGCTCAAACAGGACGAATATGCCGATAAGAACGCAGGAATAGAGATAATTAACCAGATTATCTCCAATAAGATCCTTGGTAAGCCTATCAATCCTCCTATCAAGAGGAATGGATACTTTAAGAAAGTTTGATGCTTATGGCTAATATAAAACAAGCGAGAGAAAAAGTAGAAGCTAGAATCTATAAAGTAATGAGTAAGCTTGACCCTACAGGTCAGAATACAGAGTACTATAAGAAGAAGTTTGGTGAGATGAGCGATGCTCAGTTTCAGAACTTCTTCAAACAAGACTTTCCTCTAAAGTTTCAGACTAAGGTCTTTGAGATAGATCCTAAGATAGAGGATATCATCTATGCTTTGGAGAATATACTCAAAGTACCAGTAACTGAAGAGATTACCATGCCCTTTTTATATACCAATAAGAATGGTAAGGCAGTTAAGAGTAAGAAAGTACTTGTAGTCTATATGCCTCTTAAGAGAATGAAACAGATGGTACAGAAGAAGACAGGCTATTCTGTTAATATCTCTAAGAGAGACTATAGAACAGGATTGCTCATTGACGTAGATAAGAATGGTAACTCTACAGATCGAGAGTTTGAATCTCTGGTTATCTATGGATTGGATAAGACTCTTAGAGAACTCTCTACTGTTAGAGCAGATGCAATGGATGCTAAGTCTAAATTCTATGCTGAGATCAATTCTAAAGGTATGGTATCTCAGACAGAGGTAGAATTGGAGAAAGAAGACTCTATTGCTCGAAACCTCATATCTTCATACCTCTTAGGATGCCATCTTAATAGTAACCTTATCAATACAGATTGCTACTTACCACGTACTCTTAAGAGAAAAGCCGCTGGACAAAGAGGACTCTCTAGGGGAGAGTAAAATGACCCTTAGGGATATACTATATAAATGATGCTTCACGATAAAGGAGGATTCAAAATGGAAGATCAGCAGAAGAAAGAGAATCAGTATGTGATCACTGAGCAGGGAGATCTCGGACTCGGGACTCGTCAGCTCACATATGAAGAACAGAAACATGTAGATGAGCGCGATCGTGCTCAGCATCAGGCCGGGAAGTAAACCAATCATATAGTGGGACTATAATGATTAACTTCTATAAGTAACTAATATAAGTGATCAAGAGACCTCATACCCTTAGTGGTATGAGGTCCTCGTTTTGTCTCAGTATGCCTAAAAGGGGAAAGGTAAGTGATAAGGATGATGGATAAGTTCTTTGAGAGACTTATGTTCTTGGTACTGTTCGTGGGTTTTACCAGTTTACTGGTATTGAACGTGTTTACCTATAACAAAGTAGAAGATCTCAAGACTGCCAATGCTAAAAGCGTAGAGTTCATCAATGAAGTAAGAGACTCCAATGATTCTAAATTTAACGATATGAACTCAAGGATGCAAGAGCAAGCTGATAAGATGCGAATATTGCAGCAGGAACTAGATGAAGGTAAGGAAGCAGTAAAAGCACTTAAAGAGAACGGTATTCATCCGAATACTGATATAGGTGCTAACAGCAAGATTACTACAGCTGATATGAACAGAGTCATAGACTACTATGACAAGCATGTCAGAGGAGGTACTCCTTTTAAGAATAGAGGAGAGGTATTCATCAAAGCCTCTAGAGTTACAGGATTGAATCCTATTTATCTATTTGCTCATGCAGCCTGTGAGTCATCATATGGGAATAGCTATCTTGCTAAGACAAGAAAGAACTACTTTGGTATCAATGCAGTAGATTCAGATCCAGGTAGAGCATCTCATATGGGAGATGATATAGAAGAGGGTATTGTAAGTGGTGCTGTATGGATCAAACAGAACTACTATGACAATGGGTATACCACATTATCTTCTATGAAGAATGCAGGATATGCTTCTGATCCCAATTGGGCTAGAAACATATCTTCTGTAGCGAATACCGCTATATCGGTTCTCTGATAACCAATCAGTACTAAAAGATGCTAAGCCTATATACCCAAATAGTGTAATACAGTCCGAAAAGATCTATTGCAAAATTTTAGTGTATCCAATGACATGTTGTTATATCTATAAACATTGGAAATGGTGCATTAGTACACGCTAGATCTATTATAGCACTAAATGTAAGAAACCTCTTTTTGTTACCTCTATATCTATAAAGAATGTATCATATGAGAAGGGACCAAGTCTATATATAATGACACTGATGTTGGTTACTACTAGGCAAGACTCCTATATGTAAATCAAATGAAATACTATATGTAAGCAGAAAACTCTATGAGTATACATACTGTTACCCATTAATATATCCAATGTCTATGGATGAAACTACTGATCTATCTCACTTGTAAAAAATCTATAAATAAATGTAATGATTGGTTCTAACAAGGGTCAATTACAACCAACCAAGTATTAAACGGATTTTATAAAGAATAATCCTAAGGAGGAAGTTTTAAATGTTGAACGCAAAGGTTATTGGTGTTGGTGCTGCTGGTAATAAGGCGGCCATTGCACTCATTGAGAAGCATATTCTCCCTGAGAAGAATATCCTTCTTCTGAATAGTACACTCAGAGATGTTCCTGAGAAGTACAAAGAGTATGCCATTGAGTTTGGCGATACTAAGGGATGTGGTAAGGAGCGTAATCTTGCAAAGAATATGATCCTTTCCGCTCTGAACAATGAGCAGGTTAAGCTGGATAGCTTCCTTGATCCTTCTGATAAGATGATCATCATTGTTACCTCTTCTGAGGGTGGTACAGGATGTGGAGCATCTACAGTCATTGCTGACTATATGAGCTCTCTGCTGAGCATTCCTGTACACATGTTTGTATTCACTGGGTTCGAGGATGACGTACGTGGTCTGAAGAACACAGTGGATTGGTTCTCTGATCTGAAGCCAGAGTATGTCGTTCAGGCTATCAGCAACAAGAAGTTCCTTGAGAGTTGTGGTAACAACCGCTTCAAGGCAGAGGCTGCAGCAAACGAGGAATTTGCTAACCGTATTGGCATCCTGCTTGGTACAGAGGTATATCCGTCTGATAACAATATGGATGATACGGATATGCTCAAGCTTACAACCACTCCTGGTTATATGACGATTGAGACGTGTCATCTAACCAAGCTTAAGGATACAGAGCAGTTCAATGCTCTGATTCAGACGATGATTGATGACTCCAAGAGTCTCGATACTGAGCAGTCTGCTCGCCGTATCGGTATTGTATTCAATGGAAGTCCGAAGACTCAGGCTGCTATCGATACATCGTTTGATCTGATCCGTCAGCAGTATGGTTATCCGATTGAGTTCTTCCAGCACTATCAGAACGTACAGGATGAAGAGTTCATCAATGTTATCGTATCTGGTATGAAGCTCCCCATTGATGATATCAAGGGTGCTTATGAGCGCTATAAGAAGCAGCTCGACCGTGTTGATCGTACGAAAGAGCAGTTCTTCGATAAGAAGCTCGAAACTTCTGATATCGATGAGTATGATATGGGCGGTGGGCTTGGTTCTGTAGACCCCAAGGCTATGCAGAAAGGGAAGAATGACTTCTTCTCCAAGTATGGTATGGGTAAACAGACAGCACAGCCTGCTAATGACGGAAAGAAGAAAGAGAAGTTCACAAACACGACTAAGAACAGCGACGAACTGTAATAGTCAAAATATCCATAAACTATCCATTAAAAACAGTGACCCATACTCTGTTTGAGTATGGGCCTGTTATTTAGTACTAGAGGGGACAGACTTTATGGATAGAAAAGAAATTGTTCCTATGTATGGGATCAATACTGTTGATATGGTACATAGCCCATCTTCATTAGCCAATGTGTTTCTTAATATAGACTCAATGACAGATGAGGAATGCTATAACATTCTAAGCAAAAACTACTCAGTCTTTCTATCTAAGGAGATCAACTCTCCCCACTTTGATAGATTGAGACGATCTTCTAGGTTTATCTCTCTTCTAACTCAAGTATGTATAGAACATGATCTCACTTATGAGCAGAGAGTATATTGTAACTCCATGCTCTATACTGAGCTTACTAAGACTGATAATACCTATATGCAGAAGGTCTACTATATCCTGGGTTGGGTAGTCAACAAGGATATGGTTAGCAAGGTTATGGAATGTAATGTAGACCAAGTATTGGCTACATACCTGGTCATCAGTAGGAAATCTACATTCAATAACAAGGACAATGTCTCTCGTCTAAACTTCTCGATCATGTGCTCTAGTCCAGAGACTATGACTGTACAGAGAATAACTGATATCTATTGTGCTATCTTCAACACAGTATCTGATATCAAAGAGTTGTTCTTGCTGAATATAAGAGATACATATGTATTCACTTCAGATGAGGAGTGGATTACTCCTGATATACTGACTGTTGCAAGAAACATGGATTCTGCTATAATCAGTATATTGGATTCATTGCCAGTGAATGCATTGGAGAAGATGCTCACTGAGTATAATAACATGTGTATCATAGATGAATTGGATGAAGATGATGTGAGATTCTCATTTAGAGATATCGATATCAACAAGTTCAGACACATCGGCATAGTCATGGTACGGTTAGCAGAGCAAGGATTGACTCTGCTATAGAGACTCGAACTATATAATAGGTTAAAGTGCTAACTCTATTTGGAGGGAAGACGATATGTCAAGAGATGATATGAGTCTTGAGCAGGAAAGAGACGATATCAGATCAAACATCAAGAACTTGGAGTACGAGTTATCTGTTTCCCATAAGGGTTCAGATGAGTACTATAGCATCCAAGAGGAGATCAATATGGAAAGATGTCTCCTTGAGGATGTGGAACGCAAACTGAAGGCCTTGGAAGAGGCAAACTGATCGTGTTTAGGGAATAGGGAAGTTAAAGGGTAGTCCTGGGGAGGACTACCCTTCTTTTTTGTCTCAGACCTAGATTTGTTGTGGTTATATACTATATACTTGTATGAGAATACCACATATGGAACTATGTTTAGAGAAAAGGAGTTTGCTATGGAGAACACAAAGTTTGTACAGCTGATCGTAAATGACATTAACCTCATTCAGGAGAGGTATGTTAGGCTTCAAAAGGAGTTAAGGAAGAACTTCCTCAAACTCAGAGATCTTGTCCGCGAAGATGAGGATGATGAGATAACCAAGGTTATCATCAAGAGGAGAGATGTTGCTAAGCTCATTAACAATATCAAAGAGACTCTTAGAGAAGGTTCGGAGTGTCTTGGTATGATGGAGATACTTGACAATACTCTCTATCTGCTTGAAGACAAAGAAGACATCGCAAAGGTTGTCTACTCTGTTATCGATACACAAGGCCACAATAAAGGCAGTGAAGATCTTACAGAGGATGAGATCGAGATTCTTCGAAAGGCTACCAAGAAGAAAAAGATTTACAAATATCTCGACGAAGTCGAAGGATTTCTTCCAGATCCAGAGTTCTATTCGTTTGCTATGCGATACGAGTAAGAACAAAAATGGTGGGGTGCTACTATCATCCCTTTTTTTTGTAATTCGACCGTATAGGCCTACTTTAGATATTTTTTAATTATCTCTAATACATTCTTATACTATGTTTAGTGGAAGAGTTAGAGGAGGAAATATCGATGGGTAGTGTATTGGCGGATATGTTCCGCAAAAAAGTCTCAGAGATGAAAGACTATAACATGTCTAACGAGGCTAAAGAGGAGACAGGTTATACAACAGGATACTTACCATTGGATTATCTGAATGGATACATGGCAACAGAGATGAATCCAGAAACTGGTAAGACAGAACCCTATTACTCGCTTGGTATTACTGATGGTTCTTATAATGCATTCATTGGTAATACAGGGACTGGTAAGTCTACACTAGTTGCTCAGATAGCAGCTAATATAGTGAGGCCATTCAAGACTTCGATGATCTTTGAAGACTCGATTGAAGGAGGATTGACTACTCCTCGTCGTATGTCTCTTTCACGCTTTTCCGATGTAGGGTACAAGGAAAGGTATATCATTAGGAATACTGGAATCAATGCTGAGAACTTCTACAAGAGAATCAAGATGATTCATGATATGAAGACCCAGCATCCAGAGGAGTTTATATATAATACAGGGAGAAAGGATCTCTATGGGAATCCAATTATGAAGTTGGAACCTACTGTATACATCATCGACTCAATTGCTATATTGATGCCTGAGAAGTATACAGATGAAGATGAGTTAGCAGGTAAGTCAATGGGAGCAGCATCTGCTCTTATCGTAACCAACGTGTTCAAGACTATACTACCAATGCTTAAAGCAGCTAATATCATCCTCTTTGGTATCAACCACATATTGGAAGATGTAAACATGACTGCTATGCCGAAGAAAACCTCTGTTCCTGGACTGAAACAGGGGGAGAGAATGCCAAAGGGAAGAACTGTTACATACTTGGCAAACAATATCTTCCGCTTAGATCATGCAGGGAAGTTGAAAGAAGATGAAGGATACAAGTTCAATGGTTCACTTGTAGACGTGTCTATGGTTAAGTCTCGTAATAGTGGACACAAAACATCTGTAAGGCTTGTATTCGATTACAACAATGGATTTGATCCATGGATCTCACTTCTCAGATTTATGCAGGATAGAAAGCTCCTTTATGGGGGTGGAGTATCCATGTCATTTGATCCTGAGAAGAGATTCAAATTCTCACAAGCTTCTTTCAGACAGCAGATTTTTGATGATCCAGAGTTTAGAGCTGAGTTCATCAAGGCTGTTCTTCCACATCTCAAGGGATTAGTCAGTGGTAAAGATGTATCTGCCATTGATAATCACGTAGAAGACCTCCTTAATGTTCCTGACCTGTATTCAGTGTAAACTGATCCTTGATTAGATACTATAGAAATGGTATCAATTTTGATACAGCGGAAAAAGGAGTGTTAGAACACAATGGAAAAGGAAGTCAATCTCACAAAAGGTAAGGAAACTCTTGGTCGGGACATAGTCAGGGTTGGGTTACTAAGTAATTGGGACTACTTAGAGACTATTTCCAATATCAAGAAGAGACAAGCAGCAGGGGAAGAGGGATTAAGTCTGCCGTTTCTCACGGAAACAGAGAGAAATCGGATAGATTTGAAACTTCCTGTCGTAATTGAAGAGTTTAGAAAGGATGCTAAGAAGGAAATATCCGAGGGAGATACTAACCTTCTTATCATTACTTCAGATATCGTATACGACAGATACTATGCAACATACAATGATGCATTGGATTTCTTCCATGACTTCATGAAAGACTGCTATGGTGATCCATCACTTGGAAAAGAAGTAACTCCTGTATGCTTACTGGTCAATGCATATGATCTGTCTACATACTTCTTCAAACAAGGATTGAATGCAAAGGCTAGAGATGAGAAAGCTGGAACATTCTTCTGTATGATGGATGACTGTTTTGAGGACTTTAAAACCAAATGCAGGTGGCTAGTGAAGTTTGACTACACAGATTAAGAGGGGAAAATATCCATGGCAATGAAAACGAGCACATCCCTCAACTTAGCTGAAGAAGTTGGAGAGATAAGCAAACGTCTTCCTAGCCAGGAGTACATATTGTGCAAAGGGCTTAAACAGCCCTTTAACAATATGAATTCTGGTTCTCGTAAAATCATGCAGGGAATACAGATTGAGCAAGCCACGCAGTTGCTCAATGCCGAGGTTCCTATTATATCAACTGGCTATGAAAACCAGTTTGGAGAACTAAACTCAAACTTTATAAGAGCTGAACACAACTATGTGGTTGTAGATAAGATATGTAAGTTCAGTTCTAGCCCTGAAAGACATTACTGGCTGATTCTTCTCAATACAGACAACAATGAGTTGTCTTGTATTGAGCGGATCAGCTATAAACACATAACCGAGTTCTACGGTTATATTTTTGATAATGAGTACCTAGATAACCTGGAACCTGGTGATGGAATCACTAAGGGTGACGTTATCAAACGTACAGTATCCTATGATGAATACAATAATAGAGCAGAAGGTCTGAATATTGCCACGCTCTATATTGCATGCGAGGATGTAAAAGAGGATCCTATCGTCATATCTGAGTCTGCATCTAAGAGATTCGCAGCTCCTATGATAGATAAGGTGGAAGTAAAGATCAATGACAATGATATTCTTCTAAACCTCTACGGAGAAGGTAAAGACTATAAGACCTTCCCTGATATTGGAGAGAGTATCAAGAATCATATCCTCTGTGCAGTAAGAAGAGAGCTTAAAGATGAGGAAGCTCTGTTCTCTCAGTCATGGGATAGACTCAAAGATACAATGATGAACGATAAGAAGTATATCGTTGATGGTACTATCATTGATATCGATGTGTTCTGCAATAATCCAGATAAGCTCACATCTGTGATGTATAACTCACAAATCAAGTACTACTATGATCAGTCTATAGTGTTTGCAGGTAAGTTTGTAGATGCTGTAAACAAACTGCTTGGAGATGACTGTGGTAAGATAAAGATGTCTTATCAGCTTCAGAAGAAGTATATGAGATGCCTTAGTGTAGTACAAGGTAAGCAGTTCATCCATGATAAGGTGTTCAATAACATCATCATGCATGTCTACGTACAGAAAGAAGTACCTCTTGTACGTGGAGATAAGATCACTGATAGATATGGTGGTAAGGGAGTTATCTCTAGAGTAAAACCAGATAATATGATGCCACACTATCTGAAGAACGGTAAATGGGTTCCAGTAGATCTGATGTATTCTATGTGTACCTGTATTAACCGACTCAATGATGGTCAGCTGGCTGAGACATCTATTACTTATGCTGGAAGAGAGTTGTTATGGTATATCAGAAGTAAGCAGATAGACTATGACACAGCATTCCAGTGGATCTATAAGTTCATCAATATCTTTAACCCAGAACAAGCTGCTGAGCTGTTAGAGTACTATCATCTTACGTATCCTCCTAATGATACATCAGATGAAAAGTTCAATAGAGATATGTATATAGAGAGTATGCTCCATGAGGGATTCATTATGCTCTCACTAGAACCTATATCTTCTAATATCTCTATTGATACCATTGCTCAGATCTACAAAGAGTTCCCATTCCTGAATAAGCACTGTGATATCTGTGTACCACAACAGGACTCTAATGGGAACTATAGAATGGTAATGTCTAGACGCAAGTGTGTTGTTGGTCATAAGTATATCATCAGACTGAAACAGTTTGCTATAGAGAAGTTCTCTGTAGTATCTCTTGCATCTACTAATATCAGAAACGAGAACTCTAAGTCTCGTATGAGTAAGACTCATAATGCTAGATTCCCATCAACCCCTGTTAGAGTATTCGGAGAGATGGAGACATCTACCATTGGTTCTCATATTGGAACTGATATCGTATATGAAGAGTTCATGCTATCCTCTTCATCTCCTATGGGAAGAAGAGAGCATAAACAACTTCTTACTGGAGATCCATTTGAATTCAATGTAGAACTCAATGAAGATTGCACTTCATTGAGTGCAGATATTGGACAAGCCTATCTAAAGACTATTGGTGAACGTATACGATTCATCAAGATACGTAAATTCAAACGTCGTCCTATGATCAGACAGGTAGTAACCTTCTTACCTAAGAGAAAGAGAAACGTAGTATACTTCATAGATGATGAAGATATACGTGCAGATAAGAAGGCTACAGCTAAAGAGATCAAGAGACTAAATGCTGCTGATGAGAAACAGTCCTCTCAAGAGCAGATAGACGTAGTAGAAGTCTTACCAGGAGTATTCGAAGAGACAGAACTAGAGATGGCTCATAAGAATAAACTGATTAGACTTGGACTGTTGGAGCGGAAGTAATATATAGCTTGGGAAGTACAATGAACTCGGTAAGGATCTATTCCTTACCGAGTATCGTTTTCTATAATTGAATACTATAGATATGAAAGAGGTGAGTATATGTGATCAATCTAGAAGAAGTATATAATAGAATGCTAACTGGAGATGGAAGAGTATTAGATCCAGAGAAGCATTATATGGTTACTCTAGCAACACTCATCTGCCAAAGAGGAAGCATACTTCCAGAAGAGATAAAAGACTTTGAGCAGATGATCAAGATATCCAATCTGTTATACAATGGAGGAGCTAATGCACTTCTTCCATTATCTGATGAACTGTATGATGGTCTACTGGTTATAGCCAGGAAGCAGAATATAAGCTATCCAGTTGGAGCACCACCGATAAAGTTCACCAACCTGGATACAATAGATCTATTAGAACCCTCGTCTTCTGATCAGTCTGCTTATCCTAAACAGGTGGTATCTCTAGTATCTGATAAGGATAAGATGTTCTATTATAGCACCCTTACCTCTAATAGAACTGCTCCCATGTATGGGGATTATCAGATCACTACGACAGACGAGATGATATCTCGTAAGACTAGAAATGCATCCCATACCTATAACATGTGTGGAACTCTTGATAAGTGCAAGTATGTACTGAGTGATGATGCTCGTAAAGAGGGAATGTTTACTAATCCAACAGTACAGATCTTTGAGAGAGACTTTCTAGGAAAGCATATCAATCAGAGGATGGTAGATCCGAATAATATCTCTCTAGTGGTATCTCTAAAGTATGATGGGATATCTGTAGAAGCAGAGGTTGATGGAGATGAGATAGTATCTGCATGTACTAGAGGAGATACTTCTAATAATGAGGCATCTGATCTGACTCCAGCATTATCTGGTATGAAGTTCCCTAGAGCAGCAAACATATCAAAGGGAGAACCATTTGGTATAAAGTTTGAGTTTATTGTGGCAAACTATAACCTACAGAGAATAGCTCAAGAGTATGGTAAGACATATGCAAATCCTAGAAATGCTGTTATAGGATTAACAGGTGGGCTGGATGCACGTAAATATAGAGACTACTTGACTCCAATCCCACTTGAGAGCTCTCTAAACCTACCGCGTATGGGCGAATTAGAGATGCTAAATTCTTATTATACGCGAGGAATCGATATGAGGAGTACCCTCATACAGGGTACATACGCAGAAGTCCTCTACAAGCTAAAATGCTTTGTTTCAGAAGCAGAGCGTCTGAGACCATATATGGGATTTCAGTATGATGGTGTAGTAGTAGAATATACAGATTCTTATCTTAGACAGAGACTTGGTATGAAGAATAGCATACCCGAGTATGCTATAGCTATTAAGTTCCCTCCTATGAGAAGAGAGTCTATCTTTACACATTATACGTATTCTGTAGGACAGACTGGTGTAATAGTCCCAATGGCTCATTTTCAGCCAGTAGAGTTCATGGGTGCTATCCATAATAAGACCACTCTCCATTCTTACAAGAGATTCAGGACACTGATGCTCAAGCCTGGAGATAAAGTTTATCTTACACTAAACAATGACGTTATAGTATATTTGAACAAGTGTCCAGATGAAGAGCAAGATCCAAATAATCATAACCCATATGAAGAGTTCCCAGAGGTTTGTCCATCATGTGGGCAACCATTATCCCAATCAGACTCTGGAGACAGCGTATACTGCACCAACTTCTATTGCAAAGAGAGATGCATTGCTCGTATAGCAAACATGCTCAAGAAGTTGAATATCAAAGATTTCTCTACACAGACTATGAGACTGCTAGGTATATACAGTTTTGTAGATCTTATGGAGTCTAGAAACTCTGATGCTTTGAACAAGTTAGGAGCAGTAGAACGAGAAAACTTCAATGCTATGATCAAGGAACTATGTAGTACGCAGTATCCTGATTATAGAGTATTGGGATCTATTGGCTTTACAGGTATAGCAGCAGATACATGGAAGCTTATCTGTCAGAAGTTTGAATGGGAGAAACTCATCTTTGGTGATGAAGAAGAGATAGCTCAGTTATCTAAGATCAAGGGTATTGGTCCTAAGACTATCAATACTATAAGAGAAGAAAGAAGGTTCTTCTCCAAGGATCTAGATTACGTAAAGAGGTTCATGGTGATAGCATCAACATTCGACCCAAATGAAGTAGTCAATCGTCCTCAAGTTAGAATGACTGGTGTAAGGGACAGCAAGTTATCATGGGCTTTCATGACCAAAGGTTTTGATATAACAGATGGGGCTGTTACCAAAGATACCATGATCCTTATAGTTCCATACATTGGGTTCAAATCAACCAAGGTTGATAGAGCCATAAAGTTGATTGATAATAGAACCACTGCTATAAACAATGGCACTCCTATCAATCCATATTCTCCAGAGGCTAGACAAGTGTATCCTTGGATTATGGATCTAAATGATGCCAATCAGTTTATAGAAAATTATAATCAAACTTGATACTGATGGTTACTTACGTATAACCGATTGTAACCCTAATTAGGGTTATATACCATAAGTATGAGAAGAGAGCATGCCAAGGGAACCACCCTACCTATATATGCGATGATTATGGTACGTATATAGGCCGGAGGTGGTCCCATGGTATCTCCCTCAGTTTTATAGTATAGGGAGGATTTTTTATTATGAAAAACTATCTGGAGTCTACGATCCCAATGCAGCTCAACAAGATCATGAGCGGAAGAAACTATGGTTGGAACGACCAGTGCAGTGAAGCATGTATCCGTTCCCTCTTTGAAGGTTTCGCCGTATATCTTGGTCGTAATAAGAGCAAAGACACTCCGCTGGCGATCGTACTCAAGGATGTTGATGACAAGTTCCATTTCGCAGCATATGTGCAGTATCTGAAGCAGGGAGAAGCTGGAGCAGATGAAGGTTCTTGGGCGCTGAATTATACCTTCAGTGAAGCTGATCTCGACAAGGAGAACTGGACGATCGTGAACTATCCTGATGATCAGGTAGCGTTCGGTATGGTTTCAGATATTGCATTCAGCCGTTATGGAATGGTGTTCAAGTTCCTTCCGAAAGACGCAGATGGGAAGATTTGTGAGGGTTCTCCGCAGGAGCTTCTTTGCACATGTATCGACACGGTTTATGACTATATGCGTGCAAATGTTGCACAGGATCCGACCCTTGAGTATACGGATTATTTCACAGCAACTGCAAAGGTTGATGGAGATGGCTCTGTTTATGTTGGTATCACTCCGAGTGCATTGCTGAAGCAGCATGTCAAAGATGATTCAATGATCGATTCCAAGTAAGACTCTAAGATACTAGAATACAACAGCTAGAGAAGGTACTTCTTCTCTAGCTACAGATTTTATCGTGTGTATAGTTTATTTTTAGTATCGGAAAGAGGAAATCCCATATGAAGAAAGCTAAGATTGGAAGGAGAATTCTTGATGTGATTGATGAGAGTGAATTCATTAGAAGAAGCTCTCTCAATCCTGATATAGTGGCATCTCTAGCAGAAGATACTGCTATTGAAAAAGATGGGCATGTTTACCCCGTAACCAAGCAGTATAGCAAAGATGTAACAGGAGTTACTGATCTTGGAAAGGTTCTGTTATATTCTTTGGCAGAACAAGACAAAGACGCAGATGAGTATAAGGTTGAGAATGTAATAGACTTCGAGAATGTAAAGTCTCTCCAAGAATCTATTAGTAAACAGAATCAGCTTATGAGTGCTGAGCGTACTATCCTTGTATCTCCAGAGAATATCTTCACCCCAGTTATCAAAGAAGAGGATACTCCAGAGATGAAGCTGTTAAAACAAGCTATCTGTCTCAAGGGTATTGACTTGGATAACTATAAGCAGAGGTTTGGTTCTGACTACAACAACGATCGTAGATTGTTTGAACAGAATAGCATCACTTTCTTTAAACTCAAGAGATTGGCAGAGATTATGGATATGAATGTATCCCTCTCCCTTGAGGATAAACCTGGTGCTCCCAACCCTATTGGTGAGAAACTTACGATTCAAATTACATCGGATGGGGAGCGATGAGATGAATCAAAGACAATTTATTCATGACTTTGCTGCCAAGCACAGGCCAAAGTTCAATCAGAAGCTCTTCTATAGATCTGATGATGAGATAATTCAGCATCTGATGAAGATCATCAAGTCCTGTGAACGAGAGATGGGAATTGGTGGATACTTCACTATTCGCATAGAGAGCTTCAAAGTCATAGACGACTATAACGAAGTAAACTCCATACTCCAGAAGTATCAAGAGGTTAATATCAACAAGTCTTCTAAACTCAAGGGTGTATTAGACAACAGATATGACTTCATTGATCTCAAAGAGTCCGATCTCAAGCTGTTGGTAGTTACTTATTATATAGAAGCTGCCGATGGAAGAGAGATGTTTGACGTAATCATTGCAGTGCCACGAGTAATAGACCAGTTCTATTATCGTATCAATGGTAATATCCGATCAGCGATGTATCAGATCGTTGATGCTTCCACATATAACAACGGCACATCGTCGGCCAAGAAACCAATGAACGTCTTTAAGACCATCTTCCAACCTATAAGAATCTTTAGAAACCTCACTACTCAGACCACAACTGATGGAGAAGAAGTACCATTGGTTACTTACGATGCAGATATCTTTAAGAAGTCTGTAGAAATGAGTAAGTATATCTTTGCTAAGATGGGTCTGATTAGAGGACTACAGTTCTTAGGATTGGATGGAATCATCAATATCACAGATGAGGATGATAAAGATCCTCGATTCTATACGTTCCTTCCTAAGAAATCTTCCAATATCTATATCAAAGTTCCTAGAGCTATGATGGAGCAGAACTTGGTTGTACAGCATGTAACCAACATGCTATGTTCTGAGTTCACACGTAAATTTGCTGTCATGCCATTTATCTACCATAGAGAGTACTGGTTAGATGCCCTGGGTAGACATTACAACTTAGCAACTCCAAGAGAGAAGGGAATCTCCGTATTAGCATCTTTGGAGTTCATCTACGATATTGGTACCAGAGAACAGCTCAGACTTCCTGAATGTGAGAAGAAAGATATCTACTCTATCTTCAGATGGATACTCTATGAGTTTGGCGCTATCTCTAGGAAGAACAATCTCAACACATCTATCAAGAGAATGAGATGTGGAGAATATGTGGCATCACTCTATGCTCCACGTTTATCCAAGAATGGTATCTATCGCTTATCAGATATGGGAGAGAAAGTAGATCTAAGAGCCATTAAGAAGGCATTAATGACAGATCCTATGTATCTGATCAATGAGATCACCAACTGCTCTCTTATCAACTTCAGAGATATGATGACAGACAATGATTCATATCTCGCATTGAAGTATACGTACAAGGGTATTGCAGGTATTGGTGAATCTGGTTCATCTGCTATTCCTGATGTATATAAGTACGTGCATCCTACTAACTTAGGTATAGTAGACTTAGATGCATCTTCTCCAACAGATCCTGGTGTATCTGGCTGCATCGTTCCACTTCTACAGCTGTATGATAATGACTACTTCACAGATTTCCAAGAACCTTGTTCTTGGAGAGATGACTTAGAAAGACAGTATGCTATCTATCGTCAGAAGGTAGAGCAGAAAGAAGTAGTTGAGTTCAAGAGATTGGTATTGGATGATATCAATCCTAATGAGCTACAGCTTAGAAATGCAGAAGATACCAGAGCATTGATGGATCAAATCTTCGGTAAAGATAAAGATAAGTAGCAATACAATAGGGCATATGGGTTGATCCCCATATGCTCTTGAAATTATATATTATATAAGTAAGGAGGTTGAAGTATATGGACATTGGAAACAATATTGAGATTGAGACTCTTAGTAAGGTTTTATATGAGGCTAAGGAGTCCATACAGCATCTAGAAGTCTCTATCGTAAGCAAGAAGGCTCTAGAGAATGCCGCTACACCAACATTGGTGCTCAGTATCGATGTATTGAAAGATGATGAAGATCGTCTTGTTCAAGATGATGACTATGAGGGATATAAACGTACTATCCTTAGGTCATTCTTGAGCAAGTACGATAATTACGACATGCCTAACATCTCTAAAGACGAAGCTGAGAAGATCTATAAGTTTTTTGGACTCTGGTTTGTATCTAATATAAAACCAATAAAGAGCAAGCTAAGGATAGAAGAACTGTATATCCTTAGAACAGTGAACAAGAAGTTTATCCATGTCCCTAAGAACAGTGATGGCATAGATAAAGAAGTAATTGCTAAATATGATGTGACTCTATCATAAGATGTACTAACTGTGTTTACATTCTTAGGAGAGATGAGAACGATGAGCGAGATTGATTGGTTAGATAAAGAAGACAAACCAATTGTACCTGAAAGAGATACATTCTATGACGATTACGAAGAAAGTAATCGCTTAGGGAGCTTTATAGATCTTGTATTTGTTGTAGGACTTGGTACTATAGCAGCTGCTACTGTAGTGATAACTGTTATGATATTAACCGGGAGATGAGAATAAGGTATGAGTAATGAAGCAAGCAGTATCTATACGAGATGCTTTGTATACTCTCAGACACAGCGTCAGCAGATATTAGATATCGCTGCAAGTATGGGTTCGAGCAAACCCAAGCTTGGTAAAGTTGTTGTCAATGGAGTATACAGAGAATATACGGATATGGTACGGGATATGACCCAATGTAGATTCGCAGATGCCGTTCTGGTAACCAGAGGGGATATCAGAGAGATGCAGTTTACAGAAGCGGAATAAGAATTGTGGTTGCATACTATAAATATGATCCCTCCATGGGATCACATCCTTCCTTAGGACAGTCAGCATCTTTATGATGCTGACTTCTTTTTTGTGTCAATATCTGAGTAATAGAAAGGAGATGTCTCTATGGAAGAAGATAAGAAAGAACTAGAGGTAGTCACTCTAGATAAATTTGGGATATGCCCAATATGCCATAGACATATGGCCATGCTTCATGCTAGATATACAATGTATGGTATGACTGAGTCTGGTAAGTATCCGAATAGGATATTTGGTAAAGATGAAGACTACACCATGTCTTGTGTATGCGGATATAGACTTCCTATGACTCAGACAGTATTTGGATTGTATCCAAAGAAACACGTTAAGATCGAGGAAGAAGAGAAGATCATGAATACCCCTCCTAAAGACTTCATTGTGGGGTATGTAGAAGAAGACTAAAACATACTCTAACACACATTCATCTCTCAATACCAAAGGAGCTTCTATTATGAATATGGACTTCGCTGCTATCAATCCATTCAACTTTCCAGAAGTGATGGATGATATCCTATTGTCTCCACTCCCTAACATCAACATTGCTCTACAATCACCCACCGAAGAGTTTGTATCTGCTTTCAGAGCTATGCTGAATGCATATACTAAGAGCAATCTATCTGGCACTATACTTGTAAAGACCTGTGGATATAAATCTATAGATGATGAAGAGCTTGTTCCTACCAAATATCGGTGTATAGACATCCCGTATCCTGATGGGAAGAGTAGAAAGATTCATCTTGTATACAATATAGTACACGATACTCCGGATAATGGTTCTTATGTACTACCCCCTCTTGTATTCCCTCTTCTGACAGATGAGATAGTTATACTTGTCCATGGGTTGCTATCATGCACAGCTACTATACAGAACAAAGCAGTTGTTAAAGACATCTTAGATAGAACGGAATCCGGTAGTTCTGCAGTTACTTTGGCTGTAAGACCGGTATTCGAAGTTGTAGACCAACTCTATTCTTCCTTTGAAAGTCTGTACAAGTTCATCTACGATTTAGATCGTACGCAGAATACGAAGCTGTATTACTCTCATTCCGCATACTTGATCTTTACTACAATCTATCAGCTCTCTGTTAAACTTGTGAGTGAGATGAATATCAACACAACTACATACGAGAACCAAGATAGAATCGTGTTAGATCATGCATTCGGAGAAATATCTAGATATATCGATTCATTCAGTACGCTGATTAGAACCTTTACGTCTCTAAAGATGCTTATTGATTTCGATAGACTCAAGATATTCATGAAGAATAGAGACGATTCGGTGGTGAGCGAAGTACTCGCTAGAGCTAACTATATGAGAAATAGTGCTCTGATCTTGAGTATTATAGGCACATAAGTATAAAAAGATAGGGTTTTCGCTCAACCCTTTCTTTTTTATAGCTAAAAAGGAGGAACTATCTATGAGTTTCCTGAGTAAGTTTTTCAGTAAGTTCAAGAGCAGCAGTGACGCAGATAAAGTCGCTGCAGCAGCAAGCGCTGTTGGTGCTGTCATGAGCCACGCTGATATGATTGGCAACATTCTCAAAGCAATTGAGGATGCCAAGGCTGGCAAGGCTCCTGCAAATGGATATCAGCGCAAGGATTGGGAAATTGTTATCAACAATGCTCTCAATGTCGGTGTTGCCTTCATTCCTGTTACGGACAAAGAGTTCCAGAAGGACGTTCTTGATTTTGTAACGAAGTACAAGAGCAAGACACTTGTAGACTTTGCACTTGCAGCACAGCGTGCAGTGAATGAACGCGATAAGTAATCATATCTATTAATGCATACTATAGTAGTGTATCCGATATGGATACACTACTTTCACAGTTGAACTGGGGGGTGGTTCAATGAAGATTTACAATAGTCCTACATCTTATGGCTATAACTTAAACATCATCAAGGCATTATTGAAAGTAGCAAAAGAAGAGTACTGTTCGATAGAAGATGAAGAATATTATGAAGAGAACGATATAGATGGAATACCTGATCTTGATGATATTATGGATATCGTAAAAGATGAGTTAATGGGTCTATGGTCTAAAGATGTAACCCCTCCATTTACAGATCAAGATAGTGGTAATATCACTATCATAGATAAGAACAACAGATTGAAATATGAAGCGTCTATAGTCTATAATGAGAATACTCATAGAACCATGATTATGGTTACTGTAAGCACTTTCTTGCCAGTACTAGTAAACAACTGCTCTGAGATAATACTACAGACAGAGTACAGACTAGATGGAATATATAGACGTAAACGATATGAATGTAAATCAAAGTTCGATACTTGATATACCAATTGGTAACTGAGTCTATCGGTTACCATATCTCTTTGTGTGTAGAAGAGGGTGAGAATAAGTGAGATTAGCCAGATTGGTTCTGAAGAACTATGTTGGTATATATAACGGAATGGGTTTGTCCAAGATAGATATAGACTTCTCTAGATGCAAGAATAGAATACTGGTTATCAAAGGAGACAATGGTACTGGTAAGAGTACAATGTATAAAGCTATGAATCCTATGAATGACAACACCATAGAATTCATACCTGGATTGGAAGCGAGTAAGATCATCTCATATTTTTTAGATGATGGATCTACTCTTACAATCTCTTACGTATCTCCAGTGTCATCAAGTGGAGATAGAAAGCCTTCTCAGTGTTCTATATTGAGAACCTTTCCAAATCAATCTCCTGTAGAACTGAATCCAGCTAGAAATATAACAACTGCTAAGAGTATAATCTATGAGCTGTTTGATCTAGATGATAATTTCATCATGCTCTCTCAGCTATCTGCCAATCAGAAAGGATTGGGAGGATTAAAACCTGCTGATAGAAAGAAGTATGTGAATGCTATCATAGATAGTCTTAGTGCATATATGGATATGTATAAAACACTCTCTAAGAAGGGTACTATCTTAAAATCTATGATAGGATCTCTATCTACTAAGCTATCTCAGATTGGTAATATAGAGATGATTACTGACCAGACTGCCAAACTACAACAAGAGCTAGATCAGTTAGAGAAACAGAAAGAACAGCTTGTATCAGTAGTAGCTACTATCAAAGCTCAGTTAGATGAGATCAATAAAGATGGAGATATACTCCAGCAGTTTACCACTGCCAATAATGATCTTATGTTCTTGAAAGATGAGTACAGTAAGCTACCCCCATTAGATTCTATAGAGTATTCAGATGATAACTTGATACAACTAGAGAAAGAACTATCTTCTCTAGAGGCTAAAGTAGAATCTGATGAATCCAGGTTACAGGAGTATGTAGAGAAAGAAACTAAAATAAGAAATGAGATCAACTCTATACAGATAGAGCTAGACTCATTAGAAGATCAAGCACTGATCTCTGATATAGACAGTAGAATCAAGATGCTGTCTAATCAGATGAAAGAGTATGTATCTTCATTTGAGTCGCTAGGATTCTCTGCATATAAC